TTGGAGTTGACCCCAAGTATACAATTTGTGATACAACCGGGGATGACGCACCATTTGGTTAACTGGTTCACGTCGGTTTTTAACGGCTTTCGGATTTTTTGGCCCACGCCCAAAATTGACCTGCCTCGCGTGGCTGAAAAGATGGCCGCTGAATACGTCGTGGCCGACGGCAAAATCTGGTTCAAGCAGTACTTCCCCGAAGAAGGCACTCGTCAGGAATTTAAGCGGGCGGTGCTGGAACATCTTGACTATCAGCGGGTGATCGTGACCATGTACTACGCTGGGACGGCGACCCCGGATTGGGCGGGTGAGGGTGTATACATGGCTCCCGTGTATAATGGGCACGATGTGGTTATGATGGGCACTGCCCGGTACGAAGTCATTTTGCCGACGTTGAATGATGAAAACCAAAACGCCCAAGAAATTGCGGAAGTTATCCCTGCCGGAGACGGGCACGAAGCAGGCGCTCAAGCAGGCGGTGCTCAAGGCCCTCCCCGACCGCCGGAAGTCGCTGCTCACGGTGACGACCACGTCCCACAACGGCAAGAAGCGCACCCAGACCTTCACTTTTATCCATGATCTTGACGACGGCCTTTTTGTTTATCGGCCCCGGCGGCTGGATTATCAGATCACCTTTAAACTGAAATCCAAATGAGCGCGCTGATCGAGGAAGGCAGCAAACAGGAATTTAAGCGGGCGGTGCTGGCTGCGCTGCCCGGCAGGCCCGTCTTTAAACAGCAGTCATTTGTGCGCTCCATGTGGTTTCCATTGTTGCTGCTCACCGGTGCTGTGGCAATTATCATGCCTATGTTGGCCGCCATGAGTGGCTGTTTGGCTATTGGAATGGCCGCCGTATGGTTGCTGTTAGCTGTGGAGTTTTATAAGATTTACCGGGTCGAACGACAAAACGAGGAAATCTGGCACAACATCCTTACCAACGAGTGGAAATTCAGATCAGGTTTATTATGATGCCCGAAATTGGAACCAAGCAGGAATTCAAGCACGCTGTGTTGGCTCACTTGCCTGCGCGCAAATTGATCGGATATTGGGTCACCAACGATCCCGAATTGCTGGGCACGACCAAGGGGCTGTGCGGTTTTCGGATGACTGCGACGGAAGCCATCCAGTTGTGCTCGTACTACACTCAGCAGTACCAGCAGGTTTTCCACATTCAGCCGGAATGGAGATGGCCCCTGTTAAATGGTTCCTGAATTTTACACCAAGCAGTCGACAAAGCGTTGGGTGCTGGAGCATCTGTGGAGTTATTACTGCCGTCAATGCGGGGGCCACTTCATCGATTTCTATCCCCGACAAACATGTCCTGAGTGCAACAAAGTTTACTGCGATCCGCGATTGACGGCGCGGCTCTTGCAAGGCTTCCATTAAAATTTAAAGTTGACAATTCGATGGTTGTTGTATACAAGCAGGATATGAAGTCGGTATCGATCAACGAATTTGGCAAAGACCACTGGAGCCTGTTGGCTTTCATTGAGACCCTGTGCGTGGATTTCAAGGGTCTGGTCAGTGACATGCACCGCCGGAATTTCCGGGTCAACCTCACGCGCCATCCCGGTTACGGTTATTTTCCCATGGGTACGGATGGGCATCAATGGAAGTCGACTTATGGTAGCCGGTTGAAAGGGTTCTTCGACAAGAAAGACCCCAAACTGCAATTGAAGAGCCACGATGACTGGGACTGTGCGGAGGACTTTGAGCGGGCCGGTCTGCTGGAAAACCGGGGTACGGGCATGAACCCGGTGTTCAAACTGACGCCGCTGGGGCAGGCTGTGGCGGCGGAACTGCGCAAGCATAAGCAGGACGGTGGAAAATTTGCCGATTTCAATCCAACGGCAGCGGGCAAGAAGGTACTTGCCGTTTAGCTGGTGGATTGAAAAAAGGTCAGGAGACTAACGCGCAGTTGCCAAAAGGCACTGCGCGTTTTATTGTATACGCATGTTACCGGAAACCGGAACGCCACAGGATTTCAAACACGCCATGTTGGCGTTGGGTGTGAAGTGCTACATTTGCGAGCAGTGGTGCCTTCCGGCGGAGCGTGTCCACACGGGTTACACTGAGCCAGATATTCTCCCCCGAATCGCGTTTCTATGCGCTGCCTGCTTGAAGATGGTTCAGTTAGGTTACAGTTACGGAGGCATACAGGCGCTGCGCGTGGCCATCCGCTTTACGAAGTGCGGGCACGTAGCCATATTGCAGTACGAAACCGTGGCCAACTGGGGCACGAAAGAGCCGCTGGCGGATTTGCTGACGATTGGGCGATTGGAAGGTTACTGCGGCGATTGTACGCGCCTGCGTTCATACGGGAGTTCATGGTGATATTGGAAACTGGAACCAAACAACAGTTCAAGCGCTGTGTGTTGGACACGGTCTGCACCTACGTTTACCGTTGCGGACACGTGTACGTTCCCAGCGGCGTGGCACTGGACGTATTGGAGTATGCTTATGGCACCACGACTGGCTTGGACAACACGGATTGCGATGAATGTCGGGCAGCCAAAAGCGAAGTCCTGTACGCCATTTTGAGAAATGCTCAACGAGAAAGTGACCAAACAAGAATTGAAGCGGAGCGTGCTCGCGCTCTTTCAGCCGCGCTGGTGCATTGCCTGCCAGACGAAATGGCCTGTCTTCGAGCCGCCAGTCAATACACCTGCTTTGGAGTGGATATGCCCCAACTGCATCAAAAGTGGGGTGTTCCTCGTGACTCAATGGTATGAATGGGAGCACGATTGAAGAAGGCAGCCCGACCGACTTTAAGCGGTGTGTTTTGGCGCTGGTGCGGCCCTTTCCTCATGTGGGGGACAAGTATACATTGTATGCAGACTGTGCCGCGCCCGAAAGGGTGATTTTCCGCTTTCAAATAAAGGGGATAGACCTGTACAAGGACGGAGGTTGGATTAAAATTACGCCCAATCTTTCGGTGGATGTGGGCCACGGCGTCATGACGTTATCGCGGTTCTTGGAAGAGGAGGACTTTGGGCTGATTGTGCGAGGCTGGCAATGATCCCCGAAACCGGCAATTCCAAAGAGTTCAAGCACTGGGTCTTGGACAACGTCATGGTGCTCCGTTGGCCCCGATGTGGCTGCTCGTTTCTTCCGGCGGAGTACCACCAGCCCATGCGCAAATCTGACCTGTGCCCGTTACATGAGGCCAAGGAATTGAAGCAGTGCGTTTTAATGATGTGCTACGGTGGAGGAAGGTGGACACCGGTTCTTTTTGAAGAGCATGTTCATCGAAGCTGGCTCCAGAGAAGACTTCAAGCATTGCGTGTTGAACGAAGTGCTCAAGTACTGCTGCGTTTCGTGTTGGGACTGGTACCTGCCCGAATACGAGCGCAAAGATTCTGGCCGCTGTCCAATCTGTGGGCCTGATGCAGAACGATATGTTCAGTGCGGGGAATGTCTGCGCGTCTGTCACGAATTCGAGATGGCTTCCAACGGGTGCCTCTGCATCGATTGTGAGGAGTGGCACAAAAAGCATGATCGTCGAAAACGGCACTAAAAAAGAGTTTAAGCGCTGCCTGCTGAAAGCGGTCGAGCATCAGCGCTACCCTTGCGGCCACGTGGAAGTGGCGGAGTACATCGATCATCCCGACGGCGGCTGGATCGGCACGCTGGCGATGTACTGCCCGCGCTGCATCGATCATAACCGGTACAACGTCTGCGTTCGGATGTATCCGGTGCAGCCCGTCAATTAAATTATCATGACCTACACGGTCAGTAATAATGGAGTGTTTACGGTATGATTCCTGAAACCGGCAGCCCAAAAGAGTTCAAGCACACGGTTCTTGAAGACGTGGAACTGGGCTGGTGTCTGGCTTGTGGCCACTACAGCGTGCTTGACCCGGCGCGGGCGGAATTGCATTTTTGCTGTGGTTGCACGCTCGATAAAACGATCAGCACGGTGCGCTTGGGTGAGCGCACTGTATACAACATCAACGTTACGAATGTGCCGGTTGCTCAGGTAAAAGTGCTACTCAACAACTGGAAAAAAGCTTTGCGCCGATGATACCTGAACACGGAACCAGAGCCGAATGCAAACGCTCGTTGTTGGGCAACGTGGCCTTGACCCAGTGTTGCAACTGCGGCCAGCCGTTTGTCCGGCAGAACCTCGAAGCCATCGAACCTTTTTGCCCATCCTGCTATGAGATCATCCACGGCATGTCGACGGCCTTGGACTACTATTTGGATCGGTTGAATGGAGTGCGCGCCCATGATCCCCGAACACGGAACCAAAGTTGAATTTAAGCATTCGGTTCTGACGGAATTGCGGGCCGTGGCGTGCATGGCCTGTGGGATGATGAATGTCATCGGCGTCGGCGACAAGCACATCGGGTTTTGCCCGGAATGCTGTTCGCGCATGAGTGCGTGGAGTGCGCCGCAAACGATAATTTATTGTACGGCGGTCGAAGATATGTTGGTGGATCGTGACCCGATTTCCGTGTGGCCGTCCGTCCCGGCACGGGAAGCGGAGCAGCAGGGTGGACGTTGGATTGATGCCCAAGATGATTCCTGAAACTGGAACCTTTTCTGATTTCAAGCGCTGCGTTTTGTCAAACGTGGAGCTTGACCGCTGTAATGCGGGCCATCGGTTCGTGGCGTTTGAATCCGGCTACGACGATACGTTGATCTTTCAATGTCCGACCTGTAGCTGCCGGTTCAAAGCATGGCGAGACGCCAATGGCCGGTTGGTTCATCGAGCGCTGTTGTCCACAGGATGGACGGTGGAGTTAGAGCAGGATTTGCAGGCGATGTACGGCATTGAACCGGAAAATTAAATGATCCCCGAAAACGGCACCAGACAAGAGTTTAAGCAGTGGGTCTTAAACGACCTTTGGGCGTGGACGTGCAGCGATGGACATCAGATCATACCGGAATTTGAGTGGGTGCGCAAAAATGAGAAGCCGCCCAAAACTTATCACGGGCTATTGTTGTGGCACTGTAACCTCTGCAAGCATCGATGGTGGGGCTTGCAGGCCGAACTGAGGATCGAGCGTGGTCATCGAATACGGCTCAAAAGAAGAATTCAAGCGCTACGTGCTGGCCGAACTGCACGCGTGGACGTGCGCTAACGGCCATCACATCGTTGTGGCCCGCCCGCCCCCAGACATGAATTGGGTTGCAGCGGCGAAGGAATACGGGCATTTATGGGGCTGCGATTTCTGCATCCTTGCCTGTCACGAGATGCTTTTTGAGGCTGACAATGATAATTGAAACCGGCAGCCGGGTCGAGTTCAAGCACACGGTCTTGGCGACGGTGCGGGTCTGGCACTGTGTCTATTGCGGCAGAGGTTTTACCATCCCGGCAGATTGGACAGAGTGGTACGATCTCAACACCGACGAACTTGACATCCGTTGGTGTCCCGTTTGCTGGGCCGATTATCGCAACGGTAACCAACAAAGAGAATCCGAATGGATGTCAATCGAATGCCAACGGCTGCTCACCACATGATCCCGGAAACCGGCAGCAAACAGGAATTTAAGCGGGCGGTGCTGGAAGTGGTGCAAGGTTACGCCTGCGCCGCTTGCGGCTGCGGAGAGACATACGACGCGGAGTGGCTGAATTCAAGTTTACTCGACTCCAGCCATTGGAAGTATCTCATTAAAGCGTTTCCCGAAAGGCTGTGCCACCGATGCAATGAAAGGGCCTATCCGCGTATCAGCGTCATCACGGTTGATACCTGTGGCGTATGATCCCGGAAACCGGTCATAGGCAGGAGTTCAAACGGATAGTGCTGGACGTGGTCGTGGTCGAGCACTGCCCCAAGGGACATCCGTTTGTTGCCATGAACCACTGGGATCAGCGTTATCCTTATCAGTGTCCGTTGTGCGGTGTGTGGGGCTATCTACCGCATCCGAGCATTGAGCATTTGAGATTGTACTATAATGATCCAGATTCCTGAAACGGGCAGTCCCAAAGAGTTCAAGGCCGTGGTGTTGCGCGAAGTGCGCCGGTGCCAATGCCAGTGTGGCAAGTGGTTTGTGCCGGGCGTCATCGGCTCAAGCTACTCGTGGGATCGGCACTATTGTCCTGATTGCGTCGGAAAACTACGCGATGTATTGGCGTTGATACCTGAAATCCTTGCACCCGATTATGATCCCCGAAGATGGCTCCTTTAAAGAGTTCAAGCGCGGTGTGCTTGAAAACGTGAGGATACAGCGCTGTGAAGCCTGTGGCCATCCCAAACCGCTGAGTCTTGACGACCTGTTCTGGGAGGAGATGAGCGGCATTGAAATCGGCGTATTGCTTTGGTGTGAGCACTGTCATGCTTATGAGACTGTTGATATTTGTGGCACTGGGCCAGTACGACAATGATCCCCGAAGACGGAACCAAAGCCGAATTTAAGCGGGCGGTGCTTGATTTCAGTGCCGGTCTGCGCCCTGAAGTGGGCGGCTATTATCTGTTGTTTTATGGCAATGGCTTGGAAAATCAATGGTTAGAGAAGGTGCAGGTCAAGGTTTTCAGTCGGGGTGTGGTGATGCTTGAATACGGAAATAAACTTTCCCAAACAATGAGCTTGCAGGCGTGGCTGGAAATGGCCTATTTGAAAATCATTCAACCCGATGATCCCTGAAGCAGGCAATCCCAAAGAGTTCAAGCACTGCCTGCTGAATACAGTGGTCACGGACATGTGCGTGTGGGGACATTTTGTTGTGGCCCTCAAAAACAGGGACATCAGGTCGTTCTGGGAATGCCCGATATGTGGTACACATCACTGGAGGATGGCTGCACCGATGCGCCGTCATCAGCTTTATGATGACGACATACCTCGTGCGCCTCTGCTTAGCGGTCGGCTGCGCGATTGAAACTACTCGGCGAAGGCTTGTGATGACGACGCCTCCAGTGCGTTCAACGCGGCTTGGATGCGTCCATTGAGGCCCGCCACCAGCTTCAGGTCTTCTGGGGTTCGTGAATTGAGGCAGCAGACGTTGTGGAAGGCCCGGCGCTCTTCCAGTGTTGTGGTGGCCCATACGGAATTGACGGTGACCATCACGGGATGCTCTGGTGGCAACACGTGGCCGGTGGTGGGATCAAGGACAGCCGGGCGACAACCGGGGCAATCGTCGTTGAATTGGGCAATGCTCATGGCGGGGTCAAGGCGATGTCGAGGTAGGCAAAGAACCCGCCCAGCAGGCATAGCGCCGCCAAAAGGACGAGCTTCCAGCACCACGACAATTTGGTTTCAGTAAATTTTGTTGCTGACAAAATCATGAAAATATCACGAACGGCATTTTTGGCTTGCTTTTGTTGTATACATTGGATATTGGTCTTTAGCTATGCTAAAGACCACCGCCACAAAAAGTCAAGAAGTATTGTTTCCGGCGTGGTGGTTGGAGTTTTTGGATAACTTGCAAAAATGCCCTCAAATTGCAGACGCTGCCCATAATAGCAGGCGTCTTGCTCGCTACGAAATTCGATGTTCATGAAAAAACCCAAACTGTACTGGCACATCCATCATCGGTCATTGCTGGAGCCAGCCACCGAGCCAATCAGGAATAGGATCAAGTTCATCCGCGAAGAAAAATACGCGTCGGAAGTGCCCATCCGGCTGGAGTGCCTGAAGCCGGTCAAGCGCCCAGACCTGCTGCCACGAGAAGTCAGGTTGGCGGCGGCAAAATTGGGGCCAAATGATTGGGACGCGTCGTGGTGCGTGTTTGCCGATACAACCCGCAGACATTTCAAGCGTATCATGGCGCGCCATCGCAAAGAGTATCCCAAATGCACTTGTGACCCACACGGACAATTGATATTCCCCGGTTATGGCCGATAAAGTCACGCTCAAGCGCCTGAGCATCTGCCCGTGCGGCTTTCCAGTGCTCAAGGACGAAATCCCGCTGGGCACGGAGTATGAGATCGATCCGGCTCAAACCGATCATTTTACGTTTATTTGCGGCGGTTGTGGCAGGCACATATCGATTGAAGGCATCTGGGTTGAATCACGGGAGCCGGGAACAGAGGCTGGATTCCTGCCCAAACTGATCTTTGAATCTGAAAAGTAAACACTGTCAATAGTATTGTGCAGGTGGTTTTGGGCTGTTATGCCATCAACTTGACCTGTATGGCACAAAAATTGGCGGCGTCAGTATGCACACTTGGTTGGTTTGCAGTTGGTTGTGCATTTGGCTTGCTAATTAGTTGGCAATTGATTGGCAATTGATTTATCCGCAATGGAGCGGCGGTTAGCTGTGGGATCGTCGTTTAATAACAGGTGGCATGATTTGTGATGACCCGGCGGATAGTGACACGGGCACTGAAAACAGTTCTGTGTTTTCAATAATACGGGTCTAATGCCGCCATCCACAGCGAGTTTTGCCAGCGTGGAACGACGTGGCCGGGTTTTATTGTTACCGGTGAGGAACAAACCATCGGTCTGGTATCGTTTGGCGTCGCTTGCTTTTTTAAACAGGGGGCAGGTGGACGCACGCGCTGGCTGTTCTTTACGCGTATGAGCAGTAAGAGGCCGGGACGCAAATGCGTGGTGTGCGGTGCGCGGGTTGTCAACCAGAACCCAAAGACCGTGACCTGTGATCCAATCTGCACCAAGGCGCACCATGCGGGCCGCACGCGGCAGGAGCAGATCGAGATTGAGTATGCGGCCAACGCCGAGATTCCAGAGCATGACGGTACCGGCTGCCGGTATTGCGGTTGCCGTTGGTGCATTTGCGAAGAATGATTTGGATTGCAATCCAATTTCACACTGTATACAAGTAAACGAAAGTTCCAATTCATTGGATAAATTATGATAAACAAGTTGCCAATAATCGGATGGGCGATTTCGCTCATTGCCAACATCTCGCTCTCAATCCCGTTTTGGATCGCATGGACGGTCTGCGGAATCGGAGCCAAGTACTTCTACTGGCTTCCGCCGGTATACCAGATCATCCCGTTCTGGAATTGCGTCGGCCTGTTTGTCTGCATCAGCATCATTAAAGGCGCGCTCATTCCGACGCTCGCCACCGTGTCCAACACCAACAAATAATGTTCAATGCCACCGGAACCACCAGTCAATGGCATGAAGCTGATCCCGATGGGGATGCCGTTGATGTTCGAGGCGTGGGCAGGCTGCGTGGGGTGGGCGGCTGAACAGAAGGAAGTTCGCGAAAATTTTACCACAGTAACTGGTTTTAAGTTGGAGCACTTGATCGGGCGCGCCTCCATCGACGCGATGATCGACAAGGCCACCGGTTACGAGCAACAGGTCTTGGCGGCGTTTTGTGATTACGTCACCGAACACATCTGGGGCCAGCAGGAAAAATCAACCGTATGACACCGACCGCAGCAGAATACGAAGCCCAACTGGAGGCCATGGCGGAGAACGCCCGGCGCTGGCGCGCTGCCAACGCCGACAAGACGGTGCTCGTTCAGTTTAATTTTCCGCCGTTCGTGGCATTGATTGCGCCGATCAGCGTGGCCGTCAAGAAAGGTTTCGTCACCACCAACGATGCCGGGCTGGAGTTGCTCAAGGCGCTCTGGTCGTGGGATGCCGACACCGAGCCAACGGTACTGATGGTGCGGGCCGCTATCGAATATGAAAAAACAGAAAATCAAAGTCACCAAGATCGAAGTCAGCCAGACCGACCCCCAGACCGACGTATATCAGGTTGAGATCGTGGCGGAGGACAACAAAGGCGCGTGGAACGAAACCTTCAACACGCCCGAACTGCTTCACGCGTTCCTGCGCGGCCTGCGCGTGGCCACGGCCATGCTGGGCGAGACCTTCGCCATGCGCGATTACTGGGAATTTCACCCGGATAGCTGTATACACGATCTGCCATAATGCCTCTGATGTGAAAACGAAGATAAAATACTGCAAGTGCGGTTGGACTTTCTTGGCGCGTTCGTCCAATGCGCCCTGTAAAATCTGCGGGCTGCCCATCAAGCCAAAGAGAAAGAAGTGATATGCCGCGTAAATCCGCCAAAGCTCTGCCCCACTGTCCAACGCTGGAAGAAAATTACCTCTTTGAATTTTGGTGGGTGACTTCCATCATCGGCGGCATCAGCGACCGCCTGCTGGTCAACGCCCATAAATTTAACTATGTGCCGCCCGACGAGATGGACGAATTCGTTGAACAGGCCATTGGTCGCCTGCGGCAATTCCAGATCAAATACCGCAAGCAGTACCGCAAAACCAAATTTCCGCTGGTCAGGTAAAAACAATATGACATCAACAACTTTGAACGCTCTGAAGGAGGTCATCACCCATTGGCGTCGGCTGGCTACTGGCAAAACACAGCGATACGAGGGCATCGGCCCCGGAAACTGTGCGCTGTGCCACTTGTTTAATAATGCAGCTTTCAGTTGTGTCGGCTGCCCGGTGCAGCAAAAAACAGGTCGGACGGGCTGCGCCGACACACCCTATCGCACAGCAGAAGTTGCTTATTTTGATTATGGGCGCAATTCCAAGAAGTTTAGAGCAGCGGCCAGAGCCGAGTTGGAGTTCCTGAAAAAGCTGCTGCCAAAAAAGCGTATACACAAATGAGCAAGTGGGTTATGCTTTGGATTAGCACCGACGGCGATTGAGATATGTTTTACTGTGATCCATGCCGGAAAGCAGCGGACTGGCCGATCTCCATGGCCAAGTCCGTGGGGCCGTGCGAAGTCTGCGGTGAGGTTCGCGAGTGCTACGACGTGCCAACCCGGCTGTTGCCGTCGGTTGAGTTGAAGCCCAAGTCGGAGCTTGGTGTCCGTTATATTTATAGGTGTCCGAATTGCCACCGCGAGGTTGTCGGCATCCCGCCTACGAGCGAAGCGCACGGCGTGATTGACGGGTTGCTCTGCCCGTGCTTTGCTGAAATCGGTTTGAGTGATTTTGTCCGGGTGGAAGTTGCGCCCATTAAAAAATAACGAAATGAACCGCTGGACGATATGATAAAGATATTTTTTAGTGACGCCGTTGTTTATGGCAGACCTCTTATGTTCCATAGGCTTTTTAGCGGGAGGGCAGCCCCAAGGAGGCTGGGCAGGTTTTGGAGTTTTGTTCGCCCTCAACACCATAGCCTTAGCGGTCTTATTAGTTGGTTGGTGTGTCTCAGACGACCGTTTGTCCAAACAATAATTTATGAAAGTACCCACGGCCAAAGAATTGACGGAGCAGTTGATACCCAAAGCTTACCGCATTCCGATGTTGAGCGAGGTCGGTTATGACCGGGTGACCATCGAGGAGCGCTCGACGGAGGACAGTGTGCGCCGGTGGGCCGTGGTGTGCGCCGGTTCGGTGCTCAACAAGGAAGGCGGTTGGGAGTACGAGCCAATGCCCAGCAGCCGGAACGAGGACTTTCTGGATCGCTGCCGGTACACCACGCTCGAATCCGCATGTGAACAGATCGTGCGCTGGCTGGCGACTAAACCGGAAATGAAGAAAGAGGAGGACAAGCATGACGGAACATGACCGTATACGCCGAGACCGGGCGCTGGCCTGCAATCGCGATGATCTCGCATCCTTGGGCGATGCGCTGCGCGGCCTGCAATCCACTGACGACCCCTCGCTGGTGCCGCTGTACGACGAGCTTATGACCCGGTATAACGAGTTGTCCACGGCCAAAAAGATAATCCATGCACCGGTTGGCTCGACATCAACACGCGCACAACATTTGGTGTGGTGTAAGAAACGCGCTCTCGAATACTGTGACATGGGAGAGACGAGCCAAGCTTGGGCAAGCATGGTCAGCGACATGCGAAAAGACCCTGCAACCGAAAATCACCCCGCGTTGGAACTCGGCACGATCCTGTTGCTGGGAGGTCTCAACAGCACCCCGATGGAAATGCGTAAATTCATCGAAGGGTTTAATTGATGTCGAACTAAAGATCACGAGGATACGTATGTCCCTGACCATCGATTTAAGAAAGGAAAAACATGACCCTAACCACAGACATAATCCAAGCGGAAGCCGACGGACTTCGGGCGACCGGCATCGACCAGTTGCAACGGAACCACAACGAGTACATTCGCGCCGCCAAGACCCATCTGGATTGCGCCGTCGTAATTCAGCGGTTCGGCCCGCTGCCAGAAGGCTTTTGCCACGCCGGTTGGCCGTGGCCGAAGCAATACTGGCACCCGGAGCGGTTCGACGCCCAGAAGCACGTGCTGCGCGCCGCCGCGTTCATGGTGCTGGAGTTCGAGCGGATCGACGAACAGAACGAGGCGTTTCTGGCGCTTAAACATCAAACCCATACCACCGATGCCCCGGCTTAAATGTATCTGGTGTATGCAGCGCACGGGCACCAAGCCGTGCGAGCACTGTGGTTCCACGCAAGTAGAGAACATGGACGCGCCCCATACCTGCGAATGGAGCCGCAAGACCATCGACACGGTGGAGTGCAAAGTATGTGAGCGGACAATGTCCATGGAGGAGTATTTGAAACATGCTGCGTCTTGAATTATTTAAACAAGGCTGCGATTTTCGCTGGCGTTTCCGGCGCGGGCGGCGCACGTTGGCATTTAGTACGCCACGCATGAACAAGCGGTCAATGCGCCTGTCGCTGGTGGCGTTGCTCAAGGATATTCAGGCGGACGACTTCATGGTGTACGACTTGACGAATGAGACGCCGACCAAGAAACCACAGCCGAAGAAAAATGGGTAAACTGGCGCGTCTGCCCGTACTGGCGCTTGTCGAGGAAGGAACGCGACAGGATTTCAAGCGTTGTGTTCTTGCATACATCCCGAAGTACCGGAAGAATCGGGCCAAAAGAATAAAACGTAGACGCCGGTGATACTATGAAAAGCTCCACTGCTCGACAAATACTTAAAATCTACCAGTGGGTCGGCATCGGCCTGCTGGTTGCCGCTTGCCTTGGGTTTGCGGCGTTTATCGTTGTCATGTTCTTCAAGGACTGGAAGATAATGACGTGCGTTACGGGTTCAATCGCCATGCTGATCGGTGCTGCATGGCTGTGGATCGAGGCTGACATTGACAAAAATAACCCTGATTAAATCCAGTATGGCTGTCTACGTGGACGCGGCGGTGTGGCCCTATGGACGGATGATCATGTGCCACCTGCTGGCCGATACTGAGGAAGCGCTACACATGATGGCTGACCGGATTGGCGTGTCGCGCCGTTGGTTTCAGCACCGGCGGTATCCGCACTATGACATTTGCAAAGCGAAGCGGGCGCTGGCGGTCAAGTACGGGGCCAAAGAAATAAATCGTAGACAATTTGTGGCCATGGCTACAAAACTTAAACATGGCGCTTGATCCTGATGCTTTTAAATTCATCGATGTTGAAGAGTTCATCACCGTGGACGGGAAGCAAATTCCAAGCAAAGGTGTTCGTTTGGTTCACATACTCACTAAGTTAGATTTTGGTGTGTATTTTCAAGCTCAGGTTCGCAGCATGGAATGGAAAGCCGCCTACATCGTTCACGACAAGTATCGCCGCAAATACAATCTGGCGCACGAAGACTTGGTCAGTCTTCGCGAATTCGCAGAAGATTTTTCAGCCGAACGAAAACGGGCGGGTAAGTCCCTGAACAAAGATTTTTTGATCCAAGAACTTTCAGCAGAACTTAAACGTAGAGTTGCAGCAAAAGGAGGTTAATTATGCCTGATCCAAAACTTAAAACCGCGATGGAGGAAGTCAAAGTTGTGCTCGCCAAGCACGACATCGCCGGGGTCGTCCTGCTGGCTTCCCAGACCCACACTGAATATCTTTACGAGTTTTCGACCTCGTGGAGTTGCGCCAAGATCGAGGGGGATCAACTGCACATCAAGGCCAAGCGGGAACACTTCCCGTCGAAGGAAGCGCATGTCAAATGTGTAACCGAGACCGTGGGAATGCTCGCGGGATTCGGTGACGTGATGGCGCAGGCGCTGGATGCCATGACACGGGTGTTGAGAGCGTTGGGCCAGCAGTTTGAAATTGCCCACCAAAGCAGGCACGAACCACCGCACCCAACTCAGTAAACGCGAGTGCCGGAACTGTCCACGGTATTGGCGGCTTGGGCACCGGCAACATAGGGGCCGGTAATGCTGTACACTCGGCCCAGCGTGGCGACGCCGGTGAAGACTTGGCCGTGCATCCCATAGCCGTCGTCGGCTGAGCCAGTGCGGGGCGTACCGCCCATACCAGCGGCATTGGGGCCGCACCAGTTTGAATCGTTCATCTGTGATGGCATACACTAAATACGATGTTCCAGCAGTTCATAGAAGAGGGGAGCCGGAATGATTTCAAACGCTCCGTGCATCGAGCATTGGGTGCGTGGCATTGCGCCATCTGCTTTGAGCCGCTGACTCATCTGGAAGCCAGAGCGCACAGTAAAAATGGGAACACTGCCGATGTCGTCTGCAACCAGTGTATCAACAGCAGCAATCCTCAGTTTCAGCGATGGGCCAGAGATATTGTATTCAGCGGTATTGGTGGCCACCAGACCAGACGGCTATATTAGGCTGGTTTTACGCATTAAATTCTTCTATTGACAGATTTCGTGGCATCGTCTACATTGGTGTATATGGATGCCAAAACGTTAGAAGAATGCAGGCAGCGTTTGATTGCTGGCCTCAAGGCCAAATATCCCAAGCACATTATTGGCCGCACGGCTCAAGGTGAAATAACCCGGCGCATTCCCACCCGCTATCACGTCGGCAAAGGTTCCCACAATCATCCCGGCAGGGGCCGCGTGGTTGTCCGCAATGTGCTGGCTGCCGTGTACGACCCCGCCAATTATCAACTACCATGAGCAGCACCAAATCAACACCGCTGGGCCGATTCATCGATGAATTCGGCAATCACATTTCCACTGCTGGTTTGGCCAAGATCAGGGCCGAACATGCCGCGTTGCGCGGCAGCAACGATGTGCTCAAACGCGCCGTGGCTTATCTGGTTTTAATGGGAGCCACCGAAGGCAAGTATTGGGATGAACCAACGGTAAAATGGGCACGCGATTTAATGATCGGAGAACCCAGAACAGGCGGCCAACTGGTTCACGATGCTCTCAAAATTTTGACGCGGCTGGAAGCCGCTCAATCCGGTAAACGCAAGAAGAAAGGGAACGCATGAACACAACCCCGATACCCAATACCCAGATGCAGGAATTTCACCTGCCGCAGAAACCCTACAGCGTCATCGACGCCATCAACCGTCATGCTGCCGGTCAAGGCAGTGTTGGTTGTGCAATCGCGGCTGCCGATGCCAACTACAACGGCCATGCGATCATCATGGGCTGGAACAATTACCGCCGCTATTATATCTGTGAGCATCACTGGGGCGAGCGCGTCGTTCATGCGCGGGGCACCGCCGAGGAAGTGCTGCGGGTCGCTGTTGATGAATACAAGCAGCAGGGCCGGGGCGCTACGCTCAACGTGTGGCTCAAGCCGCAGGACGCCCATCTGGCCGCCAAATACAATCTTCTGCCGGGCAGGGAGGCATCCCCGCAAACGTGGCGTACTCCACTCCATGCTGAATTGCTTGGGGCCGCGATGTACGAACGGAACGGTCTCTGCCCGGCTTTCGCTTTTCTGGCCAACAGCCAGACGGTGGAAGAATACCGGCTCAAAATCAAAGCGTTCTTCGCATTGCACCGGAGAATGGTCGCCGCCTAAAGCGCAAAATAAACCAGATCAAACAACATGAAACCAACACCCGAACAGATCGCCAAGCTGCCCAAGTGGGCACAGGAGCACATCAAAGACCTCAGCCGTGAATTGGATGCGGCGAACGCCACTCTTGCGCGGATGGCCGACGAACAGACGCCGTCGCCGTTTTATGTCGATGCGTGGTATTCGACGCCCCGCGTCAAGCGGTTCATTCAGTCGCCCACCAACCATTTGACCATCGAACACGCGGGCGTGCATCTGGAAATCTTTTTGGCCCCGGAGCGCGATGGGCAGCGGCTGTACGGCATTGAGCTTCAGTATTCTGCCATAGATCGCACCATCGGGCATTCCACGGTGGCGCTCATGCCCCGTGGTATCGGCACAATTCAATTGGTCACCAAGGAGAACATGCGATGAGCCTGAGCAAATTAGCCAAACGGTTTCGGCCCGTCAAAAAGGGCAATGTTGAAATTGACCGCATCACCGTGACCAAGCTGGACGCGCTGATGTCAATGATCCATGGCAGTCCGGCCTACGAGGGCACCTACGCTCGCCTGCGCATCAATGGGACGGTCGTGATGTCCGATACCCAAATGGAGCGCCGGACGAATTCCGAGTTCCTGTATCGGGCGCACGGCCACGTCCTGCTGGCCGGGCTGGGCTTGGGCATGGTTTTGGACGGGTTGAAGGACAACATGGATCGAATCCAGTCGATTACGGTCGTGGAGATCAACCAAGACGTGATTGATCTGGTGGCCAAGCACTACAAGCACCCAAAGATCAAGATCGTTCAGGGTGACATCACGACGTGGATGCCGCCGGAAGGTATGAAGTACGACGTGATTTACTTCGACATCTGGTCGGAAATTTCCGAGGACAACCTGAAGCTTATGGCCCAACTGGGCCGCCGTTTTGCCAAGTACAAAAACCGCAACAATCCCAGCGTCTGGATGGAATCTTGGTCGCGCCCGCAGATGCGTGCCAATGCCCGTTCTTCATTCCGGGCCTTTTATTGAGCAAATTACCGGTTGAAATATCGGGCGCGACAGCGTATACAAAAGAAAATTATGAAAGAATTAACAGCGGAAAATGTCGATGCCATCTTCATGGACTGCCTGTTCGCCGAGGGCGAGGATACGGCTGATCCGGTGATCGTTAATGGCATCCTGCACAATTTCGGTTTTCATCGCGGGCGATTGGCGGGCCACAAGCAGGAGATTGCGGAACTGCTCAGCAGTTTGCCAGAGGGATTCCGCACCGATAAAGGCGGCGGCTGGAGCTTCCTGAATGCCTGCATGACCAAGGACGGGCGGCAGTGGGGTGAACACCGCAACGTTGAACAACTGCTGGTCGTTGAACAACTGCTGGTGCTGGGCATTGCCACCGGGCAGGCTTCGATGTTGATGCCCCGCGAAATGTGGAAGGCCATGCCCGGCGGGATGCCGTACTTCTCGATTAAGATCGCGCCGGATGCGCTCGTGCCGATGGACAAGTTCAACAAGGTCTTTGATCTGCTCGTCTCCATTGGCGGCGCGCCAGAGTCCATGCGGACGGACTTTTTATTGCATCACACCAATGATCCGACCGACGAGTACCGCTTCCAAGGCCATCTCGGCTTCGGCGGCAAGTATCGGCGCAAGACCAACACCGTGGACTGCTATCGCGAGGACGAAAACGAGGAGCGGCTTAAAATCATCGAGCGCCTCAACGCCGAACTGGCCAAGCTGTCATGAGCCAGACCGAACATGATCTTCATTTGCGCAAGCCCGTCTGGACAGGCCGGGAGAATTACCGGGGTTACACCATCGCCGAGGCCAATAAGCGTGGTGGCAAGGCTGGGCGCAACAAGAATCACACCAGCACCATTCAGGTGCGTTATCCGCTGGTCAAAGGCTATCTGGTCAAAGGCCAGTTCCGATATACGGTCGGTTCGCGGGACGAGCAGATCGTGGCTGTGGAAAAAGCCCGGCAGCGGATTGATTCGTTCTTTCAACCAGCATGAAGTTTTTCATTCAGTACAAAGGTTACGTCATTGCTGACGCCAGTAAAAGCGGCGGCAAAGCGGGCCGGGGTAAAAACAGCACCAGCACCATTCAGGTGCGTGACCCACTCTCGACCGGTGGGTACTTGTTGCACCATCATTTTCGGTATAAGGTGGATTCGACGGAATCGCGTGAACGGGCTGTAGCCAAAGCGCATAGCTGGGTGGATGGCCTGCAACCTACCAAACTGTGAAAACGCGCAAGCATCACAACAATAAAGGTTATCGCCAGATCAAACGCGGCAAAACCGTGGAGCAGGTGCGCCGTATTGCTGCCAAACTGGGTCTTCCCTACGCCAATGAAAGAATTTACCGATGACGAATACGTTGGCTATGGTAAGCTCGTCTACGACGAGCCGCTTTGCACGTGGCTGGCCGAGCACGACCTGCGGCTCCGGGGTTACAAGCGTGTTGTCATTCCCCACATTCGCACGGTCGGGGAAACCGAAAAACAAAAGGGTGTGCCCGTGTTGTCCGATTGGAAGGCGGTCGTGGCCAATAACGTGGAGTTGATGATCAACAGCATCCGGGAACTGCCGCTGTTCTTGTACGCTGTTTGGAACTTTGACGGCGGTACGAAGTTGGTGCCGTTTATAGTTAGGCAGGGGACGTTTGTTAAGACGCATTTGCGGGATGCGGCCAACAAGCCCGTGTATGTAGACGTGGTCGAAGAAGAGCACATCAAACTGATATGAGCGCAGCCAAGATCAAATTCCGGGAGCATCGAGGTACGCTGGCCGAAGCCATGGAAACGGTCATTGAAGTGGATGCCAGTCTCGCGGCGTTGGCATCGCTGCTCAAGGTCAAACCCAAGCAGGTGAAGGTCGAAAAATACATGTACGATGACCGCATCGGCTGGGATACGCACATCGTGACCGTGGATGGCGAGGCGGTCGGCTTCACCAACGGCCCGGTGCATTAAACTTTCCTATTGACACGCATAGCCTACGCGTATACATTGCACGTATGCCTGATCCAATTTTTGAAGTCTTAGCGAACGGAACGGTTGCTGCCGAGCAGGCTGGGCAGATCAATTCCGGCGACGCGGAGGCGTTGCGCAAGGAAATGCAGGAAGCCGCCGCCTTGGAAGAATACGGCGGGCGGGAAGCTCCGGTTGAAAGAAACAGGCTTTTAAAAGCGCACAAGACCGCTCACATAAGAATAAAACGCGAGCGGGTTATTCTTTTCGGCAGTTGTTTCATTGTTGAATCCGAAACCGAGTCGTTTCGGGTCTTGGCGCGCATCTTGGGCTATTTGCTGTTGGATCGAAGTCCGTTTTTAATTTCAGAGCGGAAACTTGCTTGATATGAAAAAATCAGAGGAACGTGCCGACGTGGTCATTTTCGAGAAGGCCACCCGCAAGGTTGATGCCGTGATTGGCAAGGACATGAAGCGTTGGCCCGGTTACGGCTCAGGCCGTAACACCGCCGAACTTCGGCTGCAAACCGGGCAGGAAAAGGTCAATGACCGTTACGACGTGATGATCGTCCCGGCGGGCAAATACAACAAAGGCGACGTACTGCCGGACGAACCATGAGCACTCAAATCCAATTAGAAAGCGGTAATTTCGTGCGTGTGCGTGCCGATCACCCGGATTGGTGGCGCGCTGGCCGTGATGCCATGGTCAGCGCGGTGGATACGGGTGACGGCACAGTGGGATTGTTTTTCGGTTACGACCGCTATAATCAGCCGCAGGGCTGTGAATGCGTGGGCACCGAACTTTGGCATCTGTCCGAGCTTGACCTGATGACAGTTCATTAGCATGAGCCGTGATTACCGCCCAGTCAGAATGCACAACGGCAAACCGACGTTCGTCAATGTCGAGACCTTCAATGTAAATTCATGGGGCACGGACTTTTGGGGTCGCGTTTTTCAACTCGCTGACCTGCCGGTCTTGGAGGAAAGTCTTACCGGGGAAGTGCGACGCACGATAAAACACGAGTATGCCGGGCAGGACTTGGAAGCCGTGCGCCGGGTGATCGCTTTGCCTGATTTCAAGTACCGGCTGCTCGGCGCAATTGAACTGGCGCTGCGTGAATTTGGGGATGAACAGGGCACCGAGGCGGCGGGCTGGTGCCAGAGCGCCATTGCGCCCTTTTTTTCATGGTGTCGCGACCCCCTGACCGTGGCCGTGGCCTCCGATTATTGCCCGCGATACAACGAACCAGAGGAATTGATATGCCAGACGAAAAACCCAAAGTAAAAAGGGGCTACCAGATCGGTGACCGGGTGGGAGCCATTATGTCCGCTGACAAGGACGAAGTTCGTATCTTCGGCTATGGTCAGTACATGGGCGAAGAAGTTCCGCCCCCGGAAATTACCATGTTTGGTTTGTCGCTGGCCGCAATGGGCCACACCAATCCCAAAATTCTGCTGGACAGCGGCAAGGTCGTTTGGGGTTGTGAGTGTTGGTGGGGGCCAGAAGATCAGGTCAAGGCCAGCGTCCATGACCGGAAAGTAATGGAATTCGACATCGAACAGGAGCGCGTTAAAGCCAAAGCAGGTTAACCCAGATAAATTATGAGAAAAATACTAATGCTGACACTCGTTATCGCGTATGCAGCTATTCTGGTGCTTATCATCATGACGGCGCGTACTCAAGAAAAAGTCAATGCCCGGCATAAACTGGAACTTCAAATGCACGACATCCAGAAGTATCAGGAAGGTTTTGCTGACGGCATGAATGCGACCCTGCGCCACGTCAAACTGGCCACCAATGTCGTGGAGATCGCGCCCATCTTGGAGGAGATGAAGCATTGATTATGTTGCAGTTTATCCGCTGGGCAGCTTTTGTGATCGGTTGTTTTGCCCTGTACTGCGATCTGCGGGCTTTGCTTATCCTTGTTGCGCGGCATCGCCACGGTTTGCCACCCGATCTGGCGTACTGGCTGGCGCTGGCGGCTGCATCGGCGGTGTTGGCGCTATCCATGGCCCTCGCCTACAGGAAAGAAAAGGATAAGCATTAAATTTAACTGTTGACAATTTCCTGCTAGTTGTATACGTTGCTGAACCGGTATGAAAAAATTAGCTTTGCGCCTGTACAACCTTGACCGGCAGTTTTTCAAGGCGATTTTGGTTCTTGGCTTGATATGGGCGGTCTGCTGGCTGTTCGGACGAATTCATCCGTAATTCGCCCGCCTCAGCGGAGATGCTTTCTGGGTTGATCGCTCTTCGTGTGGCCCTCCGGGATTGGGGGCGAGGCGGGCATTTTGTTATGAAACCACAATCGAAAAAAGAGTCCAGACTGCGGGGCCGATTCATGTCGCCTCACGATGTATGGAACAACGGCGACCAAGCCAGACGGATCGCCCGGCGGCGCTGGAAGCGTAAAACGCACAAGCTCCAACGCAAAGAGGCCAAGCGTGAAATCGTTTCTGCCTAAACTGACCAAAGATGAAGCTGAACGACGGCAACGATTGTGGTACGAGATGCTGGGCGAATGTGAGCCGGAGATGCGCGCCGCCATACAGGCCGATCCGACTGGCACCGATGCCATCGGGCTGGCCATCATGGTCGAGATCAGGGCGGTGGCTGAGGAAAAACCAAGAATAAGAAAATGAAAAATTTGACCGACGCAGAAATTAAACAACTTGCCGTGGATTTTCACCACGGAATGATTTTTTGTGACCGGCACGTTGCCCGACCGGATGATCTGCCGATGGTGTTCATGATTTTGAACCTGATGGATGAAAAAGCATTCAAGAAACTCAAAGCCGATTCGCCCGGATTGATTTACGAGTATCTGGAGAAGGCGGGGCCAAGGTCGATCAACGGGATGCCGATCTTTTTTTCAATGCGCATGTTGTCATCGGCGGATACGGTCAAAATGTTTAAGTTGGTCGACAAACTGAAGGCAGCGGAGAAGGCCGTATGCGAAAAACCAGTGTAAAAGATCAGATTTACGATATGTACTTCGGCAAAAAGTTTCAGCCGAGGAAGCCCGATGATTTTCGGCGCACCTTTCAGTTGATCATCTATGCGATAGGCCGGACGGTCGAGGAGGCGCTGAAAGAGCTTGGGCGCACCAATCACTGGAACGGTGTATACGACATTAAATTTCAGACTGAAGTCGACAAGCCCTGCGAATGGTACGTCCGCTTCACGATAGGCGAGAGCCGCACGAGTATGAAAGCTGCCGGGGAATACGTCACCGGCGGCGTAATTGTAACGTGGTGGAAATGACTCACCATCTTGAAATCGAAGAAGGAGACCGCCAGATGATATTGCTGGCGCTGGCGAAACTGTCACTGGAACGCCCCGGTTGGGATGCTGCCCTCAATGAACTTGCTTTGAAGATGGACAACCGGGATACGAAAGGCCGGGCGGAGATGTACGATAACTTCCGGCAGTACAATTATAAGCCTGCATGACCTCTGGTAACGCGGAACCACATCCTCGAAGAAGTTTTTTCGGTCAGCACGCCAAGATCATGGTGGGCATGTTGGCCAAATCCGCCAAGCTGCTCAAGTCGTTCAAGCTGCTGAAGGTTTTCATCTCCATGATCAGCATGGTGCTGTTCAGCGTTTGCGAATCGTTTGCCTTGGGTCTGGCGATGGCTGTAGCCCTGTTGCTGTTGATCTTCCTGCATGAAACGGGCCATGTGCTGGCACTCAAACAAAAAGGCTTCGGCCTGCGGCTGCCGATCTTCATTCCGTTTCTGGGGGCAGTAATCTTCGGCCCGCGTTTGAACAACCGGCACGACGAAGCCTACGTGGGTCTGGGCGGGCCGTTGCTGGGTACGATTGCAGCCATGGTTTTTGCACTGCCCTACTTGTTCAACGGCCAGCGTTTCTGGTTGTCCGCGTCGTTGATCGGTGTCGCCATCAACCTCTTCAACATGATCCCGATCTCGCCCTTTGACGGCGGGCGGATCACGCAGGCCACGGACTACCGGCTACGCTACCTTGGTTATGGTTTGCTGCTGGTGTTTACCGCCATGGTGGGTGAACCCGGCATGTTGATTTTGTGGATACTCGTGGTCATGGACATTGACCGCTGGACACACAGGCGTAAGGCGGTGGCGGTATACTCTATTTTCTGGGTCATGCTGCTTTTAACCTGCCTTAATGTTGGTCATCATTTCTGGGCGAACATGGTCGATTGCTCTTTCGGCGCGTTCATCGCGGCCCTTTATTGGCTGGGCGAGTGGTTCCACCGGCGGATTCGGCGGCGGGAGGGTAGTACGGTTGAGGAACCAGACCAAGACGAGCGGCCCGAATTGCCGACCAAAGATCGGTGCCTGTGGTTCGTCGTCTGGCTGGCACTGCTGGCCATTCAGGTTGTGTTGATGTGCGGTCAATATCGTTTGCTCAAGCCGCACTAAAAATTTCGTCAATAAAAGATTTTTAGTGCTTGCCAAACCGCGCAGCAGTTGTATACAGTCCTCCCGAAGTTCACGGACAAAATAAATCAACATCAACCAAAATTATCAGATGATCACACTCAATCAAAAAGTTAAAGACAGTGTCACTGGCTTTGAAGGCATTGCTACCGCCATCAGCACATTTTTGCACGGCTGCGCGCACATCTGCGTCACCAGCGCCAAACTCAAGGAAGGGGCCATCCATGAGGAGTGGATCGAGGAAAGCCGCCTCGACAAAGACCTTGCCAAAAATCCGCGTCCGGTGCCCGCCGTGCTGGGCACCGAAGTTAAGGACACGGTCACTGGCTTCAAGGGCATCGCCACCGTGCATACCGAATTCCACAACGGCTGTGTGCGCATCGGCGTCACGTCCAAAAAAGAGCGCAATCCGAAGACGGCTGCGCCGTTGGAACTGCATTTTGACGAGCAGCGACTGGGCGTCAAGAGCAGCACCAAGGAAGAGTCCCCCGGCGGCCCCGGCGCGGTTCCACCTTCACGCGATGTGTCCACGCGGTATCATCAGCCATAAACCTGCTGACGCTGCCTCCGGCGGCAAAACCAAAAATGCCACAAGTATTTGTTCAGTTGCCTTCGGGCCAAACGTTTTCCACGCAGGTTCCCATCGAAGAAATGGAGGCATTCAGCCAAGTGATGCACATACTGGCTGAAAGGCTCCATCTTCGCTTGGGTATGGCCGCAGGGATACGGCCCATGGACATCGAACTCCTTGAAGAACCTAAACCCACTGAAACCAAACAACTGAAAGCACCAGACAAATCTATGCCACCCGGCAACTACACCAAAAAATCTATGAACATGGCCGACGTACAACCTTCAACCCTTACACCAACACCCTTCCGTAAATCAGCGGATGACGAAGCCAACGACGGTACGACCTTCAAGGAAGTGCGCATTCTCCGCGAAGGCACCCAGATCATCATTCCCGAAGGAATGTCCTACCCCGAAGCGCATATTTGGCTCAAGCGGCAGGAAGAGGCCGAGGAAAAGAAAGTCGCCATCTTCGACAAAATTGCTTGCTATCCGCTGGATGGCATCGTGGCGGTGATGCGGGCGCTCAAGGAAGTATACGGCTTTGCCAGCTTGGAAGACACGCCCGGCTTTTTCGGCGAAAAAGAGCCACCAATGATGGTTCAGGTGCCGCTGGCCAACGGCGGTTTCGAGACGGCTCCGCTGGGCCGGATCGCCATCCCGAAGTGGGAAGGTGGCTTCTTCGATACTGAACTGGCCAAGGATGCCGCCTTGGTACTGCGTGGCGAGATCAAGCGCAAGTTTGAGCCAGAGGTCAAGCGTATCATCGCATTGGCGCGCCAGCGGCTCAAGGAGCAGAGCATTTACAAAGGGCAGGCGATCACCATTGACCTGTCGTTCATCGACGAAGACCGGCGCTTTAATCCCATTAACGACGCGCCCAATTTCATCGACGTGAAGAACGTGGATGAAAATATGCTGATCTTGAACGACGTGACGGACTTTGAACTGCGGGCCAACGTTTTCACCTTGATCGAGAAAACCGAGGCGTGCTTGCGCAACAACATCCCACTCAAGCACGGCTGCCTGTTGATGGGGCCGTACGGCACCGGCAAGACGTTGGCGGCTCGCGTGCTGGCCTCCAAATGCGTCCGCAATGGTTGGACGTTTATTTACCTCAAGAATGCCGAGCAGCTTGCTGATGCGCTGGTCTTGGCGCAACTGTACGCACCGGCGGTGGTGTTCGCCGAGGACATCGATCAGGTCATGAGCGGCGACCGCGACGGTGACATCAACGAAATCCTGAACACCATCGACGGCGTGGACACCAAGGACAAGCCGATCATCACTATCCTGACGACCAACAAGCCCGAAGACATCGAACCGGCTTTTCTACGCGCCGGGCGCATCGACACGGTCATCAGTTTGGATGCGCCGGATGGCAAAACCTCGGTTCGGTTTGTGCAGATGTTTGCCCGGAACGATGACGGCCATTCGCTGCTGGTCAAGGACATCGACCTGACTGAGGCGGGCAAAGAACTGGCCGGGTTTGTGCCCTCGTTCATTGCCGAGGCGGTGCAGAAAGCCAAGCGCTTTGCGATTCATCGCGAAGGCACTGAAATCATGGGCAAGGTCACGGCCAACGATCTGGTGCTGGCGGCCAAAGCGCTCAAGAAACACATTGAGATGGTCGAGAGCGAACATAAGCCCACGTCTGAGCAGCTTCTGGGCGAGGCGGTACAACGGGTTCACCAATACCAAACCACTGGCGCTATCGACGGACGCGCCAGCCAAAATGGAAACGGAGAGTAAACATGAACCAAGTCAAAGTTAAAAAAGACGAACTGCTGGAAATTCTGTGCAGAAATCGCGCCGAACACCGGGCCATTTTCTTGAAGGCACAGGAGAAGTACCGGGAAGTGGCCATCAAGGAACTGGATGCCCAATTGAAGGCAGCGCGCAACGGTAAGCCGTTTGTGTTGGCCAGAATTACACGGCTGGTGCAACCACAGGATTACACGGCCCAGTATGACCGGGCGATTCAGATGCTGGAAATGAGCGTGGACGACACTATCATCATCACGGCGGCTGAATTCTCCAACTTTGTGCAGGACATTTGGGATTGGAGCTACAAGTGGGCAGTATCCAATTCCAGTTACGTGAAATCAGCCAAGCTTGATGCGCTATCGGCGGAGGACTAAAAACACGGCGGAGTGCCCGGTTTTCCAAGGCGGCCCGTACTTCCCCAACCCTTGCCGGGCCGAACTGCTGGGCACTCCGCTGCTCTTTATGATCCCCGAAAGTGGCACGCGCTACGATTTCAAAGCGTGTCTGCTGCGGGCGGCGGCGGGGCTGCCGGTGGAGGGTTATTCCTACGTAATTCCCAATCATCGTGATCCAATGGCGGTTTTGGCCGTCTCTGGCTACTGGGTTCACATTATCACCCTTGATCTGTATACATCAACGTCGTATTATATGGAAGCATGGCTGCAACACGCCGAGGAAGGTTTGATCCGCCGGACGGACGAGCCTTGGCACGACCTGTCGGAGACGCGTAAAGTCATGTTTATATGAACGAGAGCACGACCAAATGGGAGCCATGGATGGACAAGTTGCTTGATCTTCTCAAGCACGTATACACGACCAATATGACTCAGCCCGCCAAAACGGGAGCGCCGCCACCTGTAGCTATGATTGACGCCCAGCGCCGGTGGACTGAAGTCGAACCGACAGTGCGCCGGGAAATTGAAGACGCAAGAAACAGCCCAGCCATCATGGAGTTGTTGAAGCGCTGGTATCCGCAGGTATTTGAATGAGCATCAGTGCAAAACAGGCCATTCGACGCGTGAAGGAGTCACGCGCCGGGTTGCCGTCTGCGCCATGGGAACCTTGGATGCAGCGGCTCTTCAACAACATCCGCAGCCGCTTTATTGAAGAGCGGGCCTATGGCTGGACGGACAAAGCCGGTCAGGTGCATCCACCCATGGGTACGGAAGCGGCCATCGAGGCGTGGCAGGTTCAGGTCAACAGTATGAAAAAGCGTATACAGACTGATCCAAAGATACGGGAACAGCACGCTGAACGTTTAAGCCGTCCCGGTTCTTCACCATTGAAGCCGCATAAATTTACATGAACGCAAAACAGACGATTCAGCGTTTGCGGGAGCATGACGTTTTCAGTGATCCTGATTTCGACAATCCCGACTTGTGGGAACCTGATCCGGTGGTAATGGAGCGGGTTATGGGCGCGATGAAAGACAGGTTTATTAAGGAACGTGTTGCAGGTTTTACCCATCCAAGCGGTGGCGCATCTTATCCTCCTGTCTCACGAGAACAAGCTGAGCAAAGATGGCTTGCGGCTGAACCTCACTTTCGAGAAGTTTTGAAAACGTATGATCCTAAGATCAACCGCCAACTTGGAGGTTGGCGGCGTAAACAGCTACCTACACAATCAAGCGCAATATGAACGCCAAAGACACGATCCGTCAGGTCAGGGAAGACCAAGAACCTCCGCCTGAAGAACCCGCCCCGGCGACGCCCGCCGTGCCCACAGCCTCCGCTCCGCCTGCTGCCGAGCCTGTGGCTCCAGAAGCCGCGTCAGAGGGCAACTGGGAGCCGTGGATGCAGCGTGTGCTGGATCAGGTCAAGAAACGTTTCGTCGACGAGCGCGTGAACGGATTTACGAGTCCGGTTACGCAGCAGACGTATCCGCCGGTCTCCCGCGAGGAAGCCGAAGCTCGTTGGTTGCGAGGGCCGGAAAAGCGCTTTCGGGATGTACTGATGACGGACGAAGAACTTCGGGCCAAATTTGGTGCTCCTCCCGCACCACCTGCCGGTGCCCCCGCAGAGACTGCGGCAGCCGAACCTGCTGTGCCGGAACCGCCAGTCGAAGCACCACCGGCTGAACCTCTGCCAACGGAACCACCGCCAGTTTAATGACTTTGTACCGGACAGGCCGCGCTGAAACGCCTGATGGCTTCTGGACGCCTGACCCGGAGTATGCCCATTACATCCGTGTTGGTGACCGGCCAATGATCAAGGCCGAGTTGCTGGACACGGCTCGTGTCAAAAAACTCCCCGGCAGTCCCAGTCCCGCCGTCATTGATCGCGAACGCGCCATCGGGGACGCCGACGTGCTGGTTTTCGAGGCATGGGACTGGGACACACAGGAATACGTGGTGTTGAACACGGCGGTACTCAGCAGTGTCGAAGCTTTTGGTGGGTAGTTACAAAGAGGCAAACGTTTGGGTTAGGGTTGCAGCGCGGCTGGTTTGATTCCCAGCCGCGCTGTTTTGTTTGACAGGGTGTGAATCAATTGGTAAACTAATTACCAATTAAATATGCCACAACGAGTCTTACGTGTTGATATTCAGGTAGATGATGTTTTCGTAAAACAGATAGACGAGCAGGTAAAGGCCCAGTGGGGCCAAATGACGAAGGACGAGCAGGCAATTGTTGGTGTGCTGGTGAAGGCCCTCAATGACGCTCGTCAGGTCAAGACCAGCGAACTCTATGCGGCAGCTTGCCCGATAAGTTCCTCACTGGACGACATCGTGGGATCGCTGCGCACCAAGCATCACATTCCAGTGATTGTGAGCGTTGGCAGCGGCGGTGGTTACCGGCTGCCCATCAGCCGGGCAGAGTGCAATCTGTACTTGCAGGCGGAAACAGCGGTGCTCTACCGGAAAATCGAAAGGCTGGTGACTATTGGCCGTGCCATGGCCGAGTATGGTGCCGTCAAGCCGGAAGGCATGGACAGCCTCATTACGCTGTTCAAGGCGCATAAAATGCAATCCATCGACGGTCAATCACTTTTAGCCCCCAAGCATGAGCGCCGACGCCGATAGCTCCACTCAACCTCCCAGCCCGCCGGTGGTGCCTGAATACGAAAGGCGTCCCATCCCCTTTAAAGGCAAGGCCAGCAAGGAATTTGTGCGCCGGTTGATTGCGACAGGCCGCTACACGGTCAATACACTGGACGGCACGCCCATCACGGATTGGAAGCGTCTTTTTCAAGACATCCACGAGCCGAGCGCCGCCGATGCCTTGGACGGTGATAAGCCAATACCGGTAGCTGACGTGATTCAGCCTTCGCCGCCAGTGATTCAAGTGCCACGAGCCGCCCCTTCGCCCCGTATTTTGATACAATCCCCGGCGGTCATTGTCGGAAACAAGAAATACACGAACCGGCAGTTGGAACATTTTGGTGATGCACTGGTGGCGCTGACCGGGCGGGTGATGGTGCATGAACTGTGCAGCACGGATCAGCGGCTGTATTTTGATTTTTCGGGCCAATTGATCCGCAACAAGAATCTGGGGCACGGTGATACGCGCCGGGGATCGGCGGCAGAAGTTGAAATCGGCCTGTGCTACGTAGAGTCCGGTTTTGACGCCGCTTCAGAGTGCGCCCGCGCCATCATCGAAAAAACCGAGTCATGGCAAAACCTTGTAAAATTTATGGAAAGCAAAACTAAATCATTGGATAAAAACGCCGTCATGAACGAAGTCAAGGAGACCGAGTTCTTTTGTCTGGACGGGAAGTGGTTCCAGTGGCGGGATATGGGACAGCAGCAAAAAGTCAAAGTCCGTCAGCGAAAGGTTGCCATTGCCCAAGCGACCCGTAACGAAGCTGACGAGAAATGGTGGTCGAATGTCCGAATTCTCTGAGTCACAGCGTAAGTGGGAAAAGCGGGTAAGACTTTTTAACCTGCAAAAGGGGCTTTGTTACTGGTGCCACAAGCCCATGCGGTTGATGCAGGGGCACGTCCGGCACCAGCCGCAGCCGTCCGATCTGGCCACCTTTGAGCATCTTGATTCCCGTTATTCCCCGGAGCGCGGCAGGCACAGCGGGGAGAGACGGGTGGTGCTTTCACATCATGCTTGCAACCACGCCTACAACATTGTCACGGAAAAACAGGTTGGCATTGAGGAACTCCGGCGGCGGTCAGAATGCGGCAGGATACGCCAGCGGAACCGGAATACGGCCCCAGTGTATAAAAATATGAATTGCGATCCTCAATCGTAACCGCTATTTGTATACACATGAATTTGCTGGGCGGAGCCATCCATCAAGACGCGCTGTCTTTGCTTCAAGACCCGTTTGCATCGGCGCATATTACGGGTGTTATGCTGCGATGGTACAGGATCGAGGGGTGGCCCGATCATCCGCCAGTGATTTATGCCAACGTGACATTTAAAAATGGTAACACCACCGGTGAACACAAAATCGAGGCGCGGACGATGGGCGAGTTGATTGCCAAGGTGCAGGCTTTTATCGAGACTTTGCCCCGTGTAACGCCGTAGCTTTTTACCAGTTGCCTTTGAGATAATCCACAATGCGCCAGCGCTTTCCTGTGATATGATCCACCGCTTCACCCCGATGCAACGCTACCGTCCGGCGTTTGTCGCCGCGCATTCCGCTGCCGATTTGGTCGCGGCGGATGCCATTGGCCTGCTGGACGGTTTCGTGCTGGCGGGCCTCCCACAGCCGGGCGCGCAGGACGGCCAGCGCAATTTCCCGGTTTTGGTGCTGCGACCGCTCGGTCTCGCAGCGGACGTACAAGCCGGTGGGTCGGTGCCTGATCTGGATGGCGCTGCTGACTTTGTTGCGATGCTGGCCGCCCGCACCGGAACCCCGGCAGGCGGTGATGTCTACGTCGGCCATGTTGAGCGTAAGTTGGCCGGAGGTCGGTTCTTCCAAGACAGCCACGGTGACGGTGCTGGTGTGGACTTTGCCGGTGCGATCTCGCATCCAGCGGTGGCCGCCGGATTCGTTTTGGAAGACTTGTTGGGCAGTAGCGCCGGTGACGCGCAGTGCGGCGAAGCCGGGACGGATTTCGACCGCTTCCAGTCAGAGACCGGCTTTGGAACAGAGGCGAGAGTACAGCTTGGATTGCTCGACGACCAATTGTTTGGCATCATCACCGCCTTCGGCGGCCCGAATTTCAATGACGAGGTTCATGCCGTAAATTACCACACAAATTAAGGATGTAAACAAAATGAGTGCTGAAAATAAACTGGATAAAGTTCAGGTCGGTGACAGCGTCGAACGATTAATCGGCGGCGTTGGCGGTGCTGTTATGACGTTGAAAGTGACCGGCGTCACCAAAGACCGCATTTATTGCGGCCCGTGGGAGTTTAGCCGCAAGAATGGCGCGGAGATCGACGAGGACATGGGCTGGGACGAGCAGGCTACCGGTTCTTTCATCAAGCCATGATCCCGGAAGAAGGAAGCGCCAGCGATTTTAAGCACGCGCTGCTGCACGCATTGCCGCCGATACCACGTTATCGCGAATTGCACTGGCTGGACAACCCAATCGTCAAGTGGGGCGTCATGCTCAACGGGAGCATGGGTGCGGATCAACTTCTCCTGATGCTCGTTGATTTTGTCTATGGTGTCAGCACATGGACGACGTGGATGCGTCTTCCAGTCAGTATTGTTCAATTTGGCTGCGTGTGGCTGTTGCTGGTCTCTCACCGCCACGGTGAAAACAGACGGGCCGTTATTTTTGAAGAATTTCGGACGTACTATGACCGAGCCAAAGAAGCTGGTGCTTGGTGGATTATGGACAGCGTCGAGCAGCGGATGGCCAATATGATACGGCGCAGATCGTGCAACTTAATCACCGACTGGCGAGTCCTCCGGCGGAACAAGCGCCGTGTGGAGACGCGTCAGTGTCCGTGCTGCAAGCAGATCAGTTATGGACGGCGGTCGCAGGAAGAAGGAGCTTTCTTTACGGAGACGGTATACACTTTTTTGGAAATCTGTCCTCTGTGTGGCTGGGACTGGACTTAACCGGATTGTGATTCAACCCGCGCACAAAGACACACAAGAGAGCCAGCGGCAAAGATTTTCATTTGGGGTGGTCATGAATTTTTACGAATACATCGCCAGAAACAAATTACTGATATTCCCAAGGCACTTAATCCAGCCGCTATTTTCCAGTCCGCTGATCCAAGTAAAATAGAAGCAATCAGAAAAAATAAAACTCCCACATATCCAAATATAGCGTTATTTTTCATAAGATTTTGCGCGTGTTGTCATGGGGCATCAGTCCAAGTATAAACATGGTTGGTTAAGTGAGGATATACCACCTGCACCCCGACAATCAGAGGGCCGACAATTTGAAAAGTTCCATTGTCGTAAATTTGTCCCGTAATCAGGTTGCGCGCTTTGTTTTGAAATTGAGTCCCGGCGAAACCCCCTCCAACCAGAATCAGGGTCGTGTTGTCAGATGTAATTCCGGGCGTTGTAGAGGCCCCCAAAAACCCTCCGACCCTTATTGCTTGTGATCCTGAGTTTGTGCCGCCGGGCAAATAAATGGATGCCCCATTCGCAAAGTCATTGGAAAGAAGAATTCCGCCAACGAGCGTGTTCGGCACCTGTTGAAGCAAAAACAGGCTTGCATTGTTAGATGGAACCAAAAAGGAAAATGTGCCGGTCGCAGGGCCAACGAAGTTCGTCTGGAACCACAGATCGCGAACGTTGTAATAGTTGCCGGATGGCAACGTTACCGCGACATTCTGAGCGACATTGCTGAAGTTGAAGAAGGCAACCAGATTGCTCGTTCCTATAGTTGGCGGAACATTTGTAGCCGGATAAGAACCAAGGGCGCGGGTAAACACCATCGCTTGCGTGTTTGACGAAATCAGCGTTCCCGGCGAACACAAAGGATTTTTAATCGCTGCATTCACTTCCAAGTTTGTGAACGGGAAAAGGTTGATGGGATTGGTAACTCCTGTCAACCAGACATCGCCCGGCATCATTGCGCTCATAGTCACAAATGCTTGCTGGGCATTCGTAGTCATAACCAACTGACTTATTCCGCAGGGAACGGCTCCAATGCAATCATGCAGAGAAAAATAATTCCCGATGTCTCGTTCAGATGTATCTTCGAGAAGAACTTTTCCGCTGGTAGCAACCGCTTCCACAGTATATTGGTCACCGAAAAACGGCACCCCAAGAACCGACGAATTGAAATTCAATGATTGGCTTCTCGCATCTTTGACCAGAGTGCTTGTGCCATAACCAACGTAATTTACTGACCCCATTAACAGCATGGAAGGATTGTTTGATAAAGTAATTCCAAGCCCGTATTGGCCAACCTGATTGCCAGCATTGAGGATGGCGGTCGAAAACATACTACCCGATACTTCCGGCCTGCCGACACAACCATCCACAAAAATTCCATCTAACCCCCAGAGCATGAAATCAACTACATCCTGCTGCACATAGTTTGCTGTCGAGCCGGGAAAACCCGCGCAAGTGGTCAATCCTCCAACATCATAGATGATGACCTTTATACCAAGAGAGTGGGCAAAGGCGGTGATGTTGGTTATGCCATGCGGGAACTTAGCCGGGTCGGGCACAAGATGGCCACCAATTCTGGCCGTTGCCATCCAACCATCATCAATCTCAAAGTAATTGTAACCAGCCGCATAAAGACCGTTGGTGTACATCCAATATATTTTGTTGGTTGTCCATGATTCGGTATGGTTGGTTTCAACTTCAAACCAATCCGAGTAAAGCAATATCGGCACAGGTTCCATCTGGCGCATATCAAGGTGGTTATCCACAACGATTGGGATATTCCCGCCGGATTTTATTTTAAAATTGTCGCCCTTGAAATTACCTTGGATACTTCCGTCATAGCCCAAAAATTGAATCCCGGTTGTGTCACCATAAATGTTGAAAATGTTTGCCTGAGCATCGAAGCCGGGATAATTTGGATAAGAATTGAAGTAAATCTTTTTTCCGCTACTGCCATAAACTGCCGGGTTAGTGTCAACATATCCCCCGCCTTTTAACACCCACGCATTCGTCGCCGTGGTGGAGTAGCCAACTGAAAGATTGGGAGCGTTGGTATTGCTTCGGGCCAACTGGTCGTTGAAGTTTGTACTAGAAACAGTATTTGCTACACCGGCATTTGTTGCATAGCTGGAAGGCCCATTTACGTTTCCATTTAGAGTGCCTGTATAAATGTTTGCAAAAACCACGTTTACAAACGTTAATACTAAAATCAACAAGATAGTTTTTCGCATAAAATCAGTTCCAGCCTCCTTGGTAGTACTGCCATTGTTGGCCATTTGTGTCTACGACGATGTATGCCAGCGTTACCGGTGGATTTTCCGTTGGTGGCCCCGCATAGTTGATGTGGGTATCGGCTCCGCTGCTGGCGTCGTCGGCTGAACCGGGATTGGGTACCAAAGTCACCGGCATACCGGCTGTTTTTGTTGTTGGTGTGCTCATGCTGCTTTACATGTAATTACAGGTACCGGATGCGTGTTTGCAGCGTATACAGTTGCAGCCGCTCCGGCCTGTTCATAAATCATGTAGTAAAAACGGGTGTGGGATAAGAGAGCACCGGCAAACTTGGGACGGTCGGAACCACATCCGCCACGGGAGTCAACACCCCGCTGGAATTGGGATAAACGACGGAGGGCGCTACATTGAGCGTGCCCGAAGCATTGGTGATCGAAGCAGTCGCTCCTGCTGCCATGTTTTGAATCGTAGTCCCGTTATAGAGACTTGTAGTGCAAGGACTTTGATTGTCAACCGCGATCAAGGCCACCGCACCGCCGTCAATGATGCAGTTGTAGAAATTGACCCTTCCGGGCAGACCACCAACCAAGTAGTTGGCGGTTATTGCCCCACCACCGCCCGCAATGCTGGTATGCCTGAAATTCAGGCTCGAATTGTAAACATTTACACTTTGGCCAAGGGGGCAACCGCCGTCCAACACTAAAATTCCATAGTTTCCGTAAAGAGTACAATTCACTATGTTCCCACTCAAGGCTCCCACCGTGCCGTGGCCCGATTCAATGGTATAGATAGGGTGATCGCTTAGACCCGCGTGCGTCCAGACTACGGCACCCGTCTGGTATCCATCTTTCAGGACAGTTGTGTCTGGCAGCATCCATGGGACGGGATCAAGATAGAGATCGTACAAAAACATGTTGGCGCTGCCAGTGTCCCCCAATTGAAATTCCCGTCCCTCAATGAACTGATCGGGCCGGTCATAGTAGCCGGTTATTTTCAAACCGGCGATGACCGAGCCGTTTGCTCCCAAACGAATCACGGCAAAAGTGCCCCAAGTGGAACCGTCGCAAGTAAAGAGTAACTGCGTGCTGTTGCTGCCAGCCCCGTAAACGGAATTGCTGGAGGTTCCTGCGTTTCCCGACAAGGATGTCGAGCCATTGCTTAAATCCAGATAGATGTTTCTGGGATTGGCCCACAGCGCGCCGCCGGTATCGAAGGTGCCGGGACTGATCCAGAGATCGGCGTTCGGAAGCAAATTAAAAGCATCAACTGCCTGATTCAGCACCGCTCCTCTGGAACCGGCAGTCGGAGCGCCGTATCTGGTTCCGTTATAAATGCAGCTACCATCGTCATCCACAGTCGCCGGATATGTCGTCCAAGTACTGGTGTTTTTATTAAAAATGGCCGCTCCACCGTAAGCCATGTGGAAAGCAAAGAAAGTACTGCTTACAGAGGACGCTGGTTCTGTCGGAACATACGTTACAGGTACGCCGACACTACTCGACGTGACGAACGCTGTCGGCGCAATACCAGACAGATCATCCAGTACGAGCGTTACATCCATTCCGGTTTCTAAACTTGTCGGTGTGGTCATGGTCTTAATGCAACACTTGGTACCAGCATCCCACAATGGTAGTACCACCACTGCCAGACATGTTGGTTACGATCACGGTGTCATTTGAGTTGCAGAATATCGCAGCTTTGTCTACAGTCTGGGAAGTCCCTGTAGGGTTTTGCAATTGAAGGCATACATGGCTAACGGTGTTGGTTAGCCAAGTTATTTGAGTGTTGGTTACAAGAACGGAAACAGATAAGAAACCGGCAGCATTAACTGTTACAGGGCCTCCCGATTTTAAAAATGATGCTGGACTGTTGGTAAATAAAAGACCGGTCAAATTTGTCAACCCCTTACCATTGCCAATAAAATTGGTAGCCACTATAGTATTATTGAAATTGGTTCCAGCTACGTTAGTTGGAGCATTAATTGGAGGATATTGGCCAGTAACGCTGGTCGCTGGAATGTTAGTCACCATCGACCCATCACCTTGGAAAAAGGCAGCGGAGTCGGTGCCAACCACACTAATCAGTGGGAATGAACTGCCAACTGACCAAACTATCGGCGATTGAGTCAGATCAACATACGAAGCGGTGAACGGGGCTGAGACCGTGTACGGAGGGCCGGAAATTGTTCCAGCGATAGCCGTGTCTGGAAAGGCTTGATGTATTTGGGGGTTTACGAGGTAAAATTGACCTGCCGAACCAAGCAAACATTCAAATCCGGTGGACTCAAACTCGTCATCATACGAAATAAAGTGACTGAGACTGCCTCCCGGCGAATAGTATCCAGCCAAGCATCTGTAGAAAAAATTGCCCCTGAAATTATAGTAACCTTGGTTAGCATTGGGAGTCACAATGAAAACCGCGCCAATGGAGTAAAGAGACGTTGAATCCCAGTCGGTTGACACGGTGGTATAGCCGTTTCCGCCAAGATTATTTCCACAAAACGAAGCCTGATTATATTCACAGTCGAGATGGTCTATATCAAACTCGACGGCTGCAAGCCCAAGCATGTGATTGCGGGAGAAAATGCTTTTGTCGGCTGATTCCGTTATATGAATCACAAGATTGGCTTTATCTACCGCTTCTCCAGTTGTGGGGGTGACTAAGCCAATCACAGTCCCGTTGACTTGATTGTTGGTCATAAACCCCCAATAACCAAACCAATCGTCTTCAAATTGGAACCTGTCTCCGCCGTCCATGAAAATCAGGAAGTTGGTCTGGTTTTGAAGGCTCGAAATTATCAAGTTTCGGATGGTCAAGTTCTGGCTGTAAAAAGAATCACCCGAACTAATCATCTGAATGCAGGGGTTGGTCAGACAGACCAAGGCACCATAAGTGAAAGATGGCGCATATAGTTCAAACGACTCAATTCCGGCCCCGGTGTTGGTAAATATGATCGGGTCTGGGGAGTAGTTGATTCCCAAAACCTCAATGCGTCCACCGCCCACCTGAAATCGATTAGTCTGCTGGTAATATCGCAATGCGTTCACCGCCAGTTGGACATAGTTGCTGCCACGCCATGGCCCATACCATAAAGTTGAATTTGTAACCTTATCAGTAAGATTAGTCCATGGACACACGTAAAAAACAGGATTGGCGTTTGTGACAGTCTCAATTCCAGACACGGTGGCTATTAACCCATCAATTCCGGGAGGCGTAGTCAGTTGCTGCACAGAAGGACTAGCAGCAAACAGAATCGTAGCCGCAAACAGAGTTAGAATTATAACGCAATTTTTCATACCCATTTTTGATATTTAACAGACCAACCAAAAAAAGCACCAGTACCGTCAGCCGAATAGGCTGTTGACGGCGAATTGACATCGGCAGGTTTCAAATCTTCAACATTTGGGTCAGCCGTGTAAATAACGGGTGCGTTTCCGCCTCCTGCGGCGGCTGCGGCGCTACCGGGAGTCGGCACGTATGTTACGGGCATTTTTGCTGTGCTCGATGCAACGGTGCTCATCTAAACTAATTACAGGAGGACGCGGGCTTTGCGGTTGGGATCAACTAACGGGATCACGATTTGTGAAGGCTGTGATTTCGATGCTGTGTTTGGCCACGAAAAAGAGTGAGAAAATTATTTTAACTTAAATCTTGCAGCCAGAGGTTTTTTGGCTGTATACAACACATAAACCAATATGGCTGATTTTTGCAGGCAATGCAGTATTGAGAAACTTGGCGAGGACTTTGGCGATTTGAAGGGCCTGAGCACGCCGGAGGACACGGCCAAGGAAAAATTCATGGAAGTGCTGTGCGAAGGGTGCGGGCCGACCTACGTCGATCATGAGGGCGTTTGCCGCTCGTCGGATTGCCTGTGCCATCACGGCGCGGAATACGGTTCTAATCCCACATGAGCACAGAAACAAATCCTGCTGAATCGACTCAAGCACTTGTTCCGGCTGCGGTCAACACCACGACGGTTGTAGATGCCAAGGCCGAAGTTGACTTGTCGGCGCAGACGCCGGTGGAAATGCTTCAATGCCAGACGACCTTGATTGAATGGTGCAAGCGCAAGCTGGCCGTGATCTGTACCGAGCGTGATGAACTGGAAGGCGCATACAAGCACGCAATTGCGCACAAATGGAAGTCCGGCGTGCTCAAGCGGCACTGGGAACTGGCCGCCAAGCGGGTCGAGTATTACAAGAAGATGCTGACGGCGTTGGAAGCCGGGTACTACATCGTTCCCAATTTTCCGGTGACATTATTTGCCATCCGCACTGATCGCAAGAAGCCTGCCCGGATCATCCGCACGGAAAGCTATGTGCCCAATTTGAGTCAGGATGCCCGTGCGCTTCCTGTGGGCGAAGGTGACTACAAAAACCCAGTTCCTACGTTGCGTCAGAGCGAGCAATTCAAAGATCAGCACGGACGCACCGTGCGCAACTACTGGGTTGACAAATGGGACGAACTGGAATTTCCGGCGAACATGGCCAAGCTCCACATCATGGAAGCGACCACCCACGCAATGCAGTTGAAGGTGTTCGACGAACTGGGGATGCTTCCCGCCGACCGGCAGCGACATCCTGATCCGATTCTCGTTGGTCGAATTGTCGATCCACGTCCGGTAGGTTATGGGCCGAAAAAGTTCGTCACTTTTATGATCGCGTGGCATTTGGACACTGGAACGTTATGAAACACGATATACAGGCGGCAGTGGACGCGCTGAACGACGCTTTCAGGCGTGATCGGGTAGCTGTGGAAAATCTGATCCGGCACCGCGTTGACTGCAATCATCAGTTGGCTGAACACCCCACCGTACAAGTCCGGGCCTATCCGGGTTTGGGTGAGGCAGTGGACAGCTATAGCGCCAGCACGCTGGGCCTTTTAAATGGTGTTTTGGAGCCGTTGACCGGACAGCGGGTGGCCATTGTGGTTGAGGATGAAACGCCGGAAGCGCCGGGTAAAATGCTTGGATTTACTGTATACAAAAAGTAATCCGTTTAGATGAGCATAAAAATTATAGATGAAGATAGGGGCAGAACTAAGGGAAACTGGGGTGATGTTTTTGTGGTTTGTACTTGGATCGGACTTTTATGTGGATTTATACTCTTGGTATACAAGTATTTAATGAAGTAAAAGCATGAAAACTCGACGTAGTTTTATAAAACAGACAATGAGCGCAATTGCCGCACTTGTCGTCATGGGGCCAGCTTTAATTGAACGGCAACCAGAATTTCCAGACGAGGAAAACGGAATAGAACTCAAACATATTTACCGAAACGGAAAGCGTGTGCGTATGCGGCAGCTTGAGTGCGGCGATATTTTCGAGGTACGCTTCATTTCTTCTGATTTCGACAGCAAGCGAGAACTTTATCGGGCAGTATCTAACGCGTATACAACCGAGTTAAACGGCGTTAAAATTTGGAGTATTACCGTGGAAGGTGTTCTGAAACACTGTTCTTAACGGCATGATGAAAACTATTGGAACTTGCTCGATTTGCGGCGGCCCTGTTCAGGTGCCGGAAGAAATTACATCCGAAACCACTTCAACGATGCCCAAGTGCGCCAATTGCGGCGCAACGCCGGAAAGTCCACACGGCCCCACACTGAAAATGAAATCATCGGGAACTTCATCGCTGGACGAATTGCGCAAGACGCTGGATACGGTCGTTGACCGCTGGTGCCCGAAGATCAACAAAAACGCCAAGGAAGCTCCGCCGGAATCCTTTGAGCAGCGGATGGCCAAAGCCCTGCTCAACATCAACGCGTTTGAAATTGATTACCGACGGGTGCTGGCTGGAGGCAAACCTTTGAATGTTGATTATCCGCTTCCATTTCCGGTTAAAACCGAGTAGTATACAACCATGCTTGACCCTGACGATCTAACGCCGACTGAAGCCAAACAGCGGTTGATCAAGCTGGCTGTTCGCCCGCCGATTTTTAAGTTTGGTGCCGGGTATTACAATGCTGAAAGCGTCGTCAGCGTGTGCGCGCACGGTACTACCGGTATCAATACATTTGGTGTTTATATTCGTTATCGAGATGCGGAAAAAAGCACCCATACCTTTCACACTGTCGAGGAAAGAGATACTTTTATAGAAAAATTTGCTGCTGCATGGAAGGAAGCGCTATCCCAGCTTTACGAATGACAACTGCAATCGAACACGATCCTAAAATTGATCCGCAGCCCGGTGATACCCTCACCGCCTTTAACGGGCGGTCGCGCAAGGTGATTCGTCGGGACAAAAACTACATCTGGTATTTGCTCGACACCGGTAAAAAGGAGCATAAGTGCTGGCTGGGCCAATGGCTGGAGTGGACACAACAGCACGTCCCGTGAAGATCACCGGCGCGGCCCAATGGACAAGCACCAGACGTTGGCGGGCAACACTGTGATTGTTTTCATGGCTGGCCACAGATATGAGTTGAATCCTGACGGTGACTTTGTATACAGTCCGTCAGGAAACAATTGACGACGCTGCTCCACAAAGTCATCGATGCCCTTGGCAGGCTTGGCATTGCTCCTGCGGTAATGTTGCCGGAGGAAGGATCGAAGCACGAGCTTAAACGGGCCGTGCTGGCGCTCTATGCGGTTCCGGGGACGTTTGAGATGTGTACCACGTGCCGTAACCATGGCCAGCGCTATCGAGGCGCGCATTACGGTCAGGCGGCTTTGGCGGACACGAAGGGCTGGTTTTACTGCGACCGCATTGTTGAAGCAGAAACCATCGTCCAGCCGGTTGAAGGTAGCTGCCACTGGTATAGATCAGGTGGTAAAACGCACCGAACCCCGTTGCCGGGTGTACGCCAAGCATTGAACCCGAACTGGCGGCCCGGCCCCGTTCTTGAAGGTAAATGAAGACTCTATAAAAAGAAGTAGCTATGGCGGTTCCATTCAAAATTAAACCCGGTACGAAGTTGGCGGCCCTCCCGGTCGAACAGCGTATTTTTCTGCGGTTGGTGACGGTAAAATCGCGCCAGAATCAGATTGCCAGCCTTAAAACAATCGCGACTGAGGTTGGCTGTACCTTTTTCGAGACGATGAAAGTCGTCGAAGCGTTTCAAACAGCGGGCGTAATTTCAAACATCCAGCCCATTGACGTTTCGGATTTTCGTTTCGACATGGACGCGGAAGTCAAAAAAGTTTTGCTGCAACATGCGGCAAATTACAGCAAGCACTTAAAAGCCAAGGCACTCCGGTTGGACAGAAGAGCCGCCGCAGGCGTGCCTCCGCCTACACCACCGCCCGCGCATCTGCCGTCCATCACCAAGGAGCAGCGCGAGCCGTGGATGGAAAAGGCCAAAGTGCTGGCGGCCAAGATCAATCGTCCACTGGTGGACACCAAAATTGCCAACTGTATTGTCCGGGTTGGCGTGGAAAACGTTGAACGGCTGATCGATGAAGCCATTCCCAAGGCCACCCCTGAGTTTTCGGCTCGACGGATATTCTTTGCTTCCTATACCGTGCTCCGAGACCAACTGATACCAGCAAAATGATTCCCGAAGAAGGCACAGCCCGCAATTTTAAACGGGCAGTTTTGGCGCAGGATGTAGATAAAAACTACATCATGGATTTGGTGCGCCAGCACGAGGAAAGCACCGGCTTTTGTTCATTGGCCGGGCACATGCGCCATTGTTCCACGACGTATGCGGAGATCATGCAGTACGGTCGGATGGCCCTGCCGGGTATTTTTCAATGGATGTACAACAAGCGGGTAAATCACTGCTACTCCAGCATGGCCGTCATGCTGCTGTTAATGGACATCGTCAAGGAATCGCCCTATAAGCCGGAGGTCGAAGGTGGCTTTGCAAAGTATACCGTCGCTGACGCCGATGATGCGTGGCTTGCTTGGGGCTATGAACACGGACACCTGAACAAAACAGAGTGCCCTCTGATTCCAATTGAGCGGAAAAAGTGGGTGAATCCCATGCCTGCGGTTGAGCGCTTTTTGGGTGTGAAACAGGAAAGCAGATGGCGGCGTTTGCTGTTTTGGAGGAGCCGATGACTGAAGTTACCCCAGAAGATGCTGTGTTGCTGGTCAACGAGGTTCAACTGCTGCGTAAAGCGCTGGCAGAGGCCATGTTCAACCGGTCGCACGTGAAGGAAACCTGCGTTGATTACGACCCGGCGGGATCAACGTACGATCTCGACTGGATGCCCCACGTCAAGGAATGGGCGGTATTGTGCGGAGTTGATCTGGAAAAATACGATCCATTCTTTTATAGTCGTCACTGAGCTATGCTGCCTGAAGAAGGATCACGTCAGGAATTTAAAGCGGCGACCCATGCACAACTGGCCAAATACGGGATATGGGACACGCGGGACAAGTGCTGGATGGGCAACGACGAAGGGCCACTGGTGTATACCGAGGAATGGATGGCCAAAGCCGCGTTGACGATTTTGTCCGAGCAATTCAGGACAACGCGGTTTCGCAAGAAGATGTTTTGGGAAGACCACGTTGTGCTCAAAGACGAAGTGAAACCGCACATGTCGGCGGTCGAAGCCATCCGGCAGATCGAAGGCACCAACGATGGTAGCTAAACCAAGAGAAAGGCTTAAATATGAATCAACTTTTGTGTCATTTATTTGGCGATTTTTTCCTGCAATCGGATTGGATGGCCTTGAACAAGTCGAAGCGGTCATGGCCTTGCCTCGTCCATGTCTGCTTGTACGCGTTGCCCTTCCTGCTCCTGACGCATTCGTGGAAGGCGCTGGCGATCATCGCCGGGACGCATTTCATCATCGACCGGTTTGGTTTGGTTCGATACGTCATCTGGTTGAAGAATCATATTGATGGCCATGGTTTCCCAGCGTGGAAGCTCTGCTCGCGCACGGGTTATTTTGATGAGCGCACGGAGGACGAATTTACCGTCAACTTTACCACGGCGTTGAGCCAGTCAGGAAACGTGGTTGTCCCGCCCAAGGAATTCGACGAAAAGATGGATTTGCTTCAGGCGTACATGGCGGCCAAAAAGACCCATGCACCCCGTCCGCTGTTTATCACCGTCTGGTTGACCATTATCGCAGACAACAGCCTGCATTTGCTGTGCAATTTTCTGGCCCTGAAATACTTTTAAGATGGCGCTAAATTTTCTTGATGACGGTTTGCTTAACGTGTATACAGGTGTCGCATGATCGAGATCAATCCTGAAAACTACTACATTGGCATGTGGTTTTTTGAGCTTCCCAAGCATTTCAGCCGGTTTGGCAACGGCGGTGACTTCATGTTGTGCGTGTCCCGCAAAATGACGGAGCCGACCACATGGAAAATTGTTTTTCGGTTTCGGCATAAAAAGGATGACCGCATCTGGGACAGCGACGACGAAAAAAGCTGGTATAGCGCCACCGCCACCAACAAGACCGAGGCTCAAATTGAGCAGGACATGCACAACTACATCAAGACCATCGGCGTGGTGGCGCACGAGATTGGTGACTTCTTTCCAATTCACGGGGACGGTGACGAGTTTGCCCGCAAGATAACTGAAACCCCTCCACCTTGGATGCACGCCAAGCACCTGACCAAAGAGGAGGCCAAAAAGGAATGCCTACAGTCGGACTCAAGCACTACGTCCTCGTAGGCAAAAAAGTTGTTGCCTTTAACACGCTGGAAGCGTGGATGGCTCACCGTATAAATCATCCCCACGACGATCCTTTGATCGAAGTGACGCAGGTCGGGGACATGACAGTTTCAACCGTTTTTCTCTCCATTGACCACAACCATTTCAGTCCGGGTGATCCGCCAATTTTGTTCGAGACTATGATTTTCGGCGGCTGGCTGGATGGGAAACAACACAGGTGCTCCACCTATGCGGAAGCTGAAAAGATGCACGCGCAATGGGTTCGGGAGGCCGAAGCCGTGCAAAAACAACTGGCTAAACTGGCCTTGATTGCCACCACCTGCGATTTAGGGCTACCGGCGGCCAGTAGTTAAAGGTAATCCTATGAGTGATGCAGATTCATTGAAACTGGACACTCTGAGCTTGTACGAATTCAACGGACGGCCCGTGGCCATCCGGCCCATCAACGGCATGGGCAAGTGCAACCTGTGCAATAATATCGCCAAATGGACGATTTTCGAGTTGTGGGGCGGCAGGCGATTCGACGATGACGCCAAGGAAGTGCTCGTTGTCTGGCATTGGTGCGGCCAGTGTGACGAACCATTTCCACCGATCAATTCCGTGCGCTGATTTTTCGGGTTCTTACCCGACATGGCGCTTAATCCTGTCACTACCTCAATTTTCGGCGGCCTGACGCTGGCCAGCATTCTGGCTTTGGCGTGGGGCTGGATTCGCGGCGTGGGCACCCGTTTGATCAGCCTGTTTATTGTCACGGTACGCATTGACGGCTCTCCGGTGCTGGATGCGGTAGCGGGTTATTGTTGGGCGACGATGCGACGGACTCCCATCGGGCCGCGAGACTATGCCGGGGACAATCTGTTTGTGCGCCCGGTGGCGCGCACTATTGGTATTGCCTACGAAATGCTGGGCAAGGACGCCATTTTATTTTGGTCGGGCTGGCGGCCAATCCTTTGTGGCTTTGGAGCACAGACCGACGGCGGCTGGGAAGGGGGCGTGCCAAAAACCGAAAGCAAAAATTTCAAAGCCACGATCCGCTTCATCCGGGGTACCTTTGACCCGGATAAGCTGATTTTGGAGGCGCTGGATCGGTATAATAAAAACGACGCCAACGGATACGGCAGCAAACGGCGTTTTTACATCGACCGGGTTTTTGGGTCAGGTGGACGCCGGGGTTACGGCAACAAGGACGAACCTGCCATGCCCACGGCTGCCGGGTGCAGTTCCAAAGGCATCAATGACCGGCGGATGAATGAATCGGTGCGCCTGCTGCGCTGGAAACGGGACGAGATCGGCGTTGAAATCATGGAAGTTGTTTCGCCTTTTGATGTGCTGTGCTACCCGGCGGAAGTGCTGGAACTGGTGGAGGAAGCCCACCGCTGGAAGGTGAGCGAAAAATGGTACAAGGAACGCCAAATCCCGTGGCGGCGCGGCTGGCTGCTTCACGGGAGGCCGGGCACGGGCAAAACCTCGTTGGTGCGCGCCGTGGCGCAGACTGAAGATTTGCCGGTTTGTATTTTCGATTTGACCAGCATGTCTAATCGCGAATTTGTGAACTCGTGGCGGCAGATACTGACCAGTGTGCCGTGCATTGCTTTGATCGAGGACATCGACGCTACGTTTGACAAGCGCACCAACAAACTCAGCGAAGACGGCGGCGGTCTGACCTTTGATTGTTTGTTGAACACCATCGGTGGCATTGATTCGGTGGATGGCATCTTTCTCGTGGTGACCACCAACCACGTCAACGCCATTGACGAAGCGCTCGGAATTGCAGGTACCGGTCAAATGACCACCCGACCGGGCCGGATTGACCGGATTTTGGAATTTGGCCCGCTGGACGAACACTGCCGCCGGGGTGTGGCCAAGCGCGTACTGCGGGATTATCCAGCCGAGATTGAGATTGCAGTGTCGCAGGGAGGGGGCGAAACTGGAGCGCAGTTTCAGGAGCGCTGTGCGCGAGTTGCACTGGCGCGCTACTGGAGTGACAAGGCGGCTATTTAAGGCGGCAGGTTTGAAAACGTATTTGACCATATTTTTAGCGGCTCTGCTGCTCGTGTCGTGTGCTATACGGCAGATACCGACCGGCCCGCCGTTGCCCTTGCCAGCGGGTGGTAATAAAAGCGTCAGTGCCATTTTAGCGAGTTTGGCGGTGCCGGTCGGCCCGTCATTGGCGTCTACCGGAGTAGTTGTGTCGGTTGTTCCGCCAACTAATTTTACGCTTTATGCTACCTCCAATTTGTTAACACCGCGCACCAACTGGACTTTAATTGCCACTGGATATGCCAGTATAATTGTGCCAGCCAGTACGCTAAACGTTTTTACCAACAAGCCAAAGTGGGTGCAGGGGCTTGAATGGGACATAGCCACCAATCCGGCTGTGGCAGGCTACAACCTTTACTATGGCCCGGTCAGTGGAGTGTATACAAACCATGTAAATGTTCCTCAATCGGATTTCTGGACTAACAACGGAATCTTAGAAACAAACATGGGTGTTATTGTTTCAGGTTTGTCTCCGGCACAGTGCTACTATGCGGCTACGGCGTATTCAACCGACGGCCTTGAAAGTTTACTTTCCCCTGAAGTATCAGGAATGCCGCTTTTGATTTATGAGCCATTGGCGGTTTTCTTTTGCGCGACAGCGCCGGTTAAAATAAGTTTAAAAATCACGCCGCAAAAGTCCAGTCCAATGGCATCTTTCCGAGTGCGAAACTTGAATCGTCTTGTTCCGCCGCGTCAGATGCGTTGAACATTTGACATCGGGTCGTCACCGTATACATTAGGCGCATGATCAGCGAGTTCAAAGGTGATTACCGGTTTTTGTCTAATTTTTACGCGGCATCCGTTTATCTGGATGGCATTTTGTACCCTAGTGTTGAACATGCGTTTCAGGCGGCTAAAACCGAGAAGCGGCAGTGGCGTGAGAAAATCCTGTTGGCGTCTTCGCCGGGCATCGCTAAAAAGCTGGGCAAAATCATTCCCAGAGAAGATTTTAATCCCCATTGGAACAAGGTCAGGCTGGAGGTTATGGCCGACCTGTTGACGCAGAAATTCTTTGATGCCGATCTGCGGGCCAAGCTGTTAGCCACAGGCAACGAGGAATTGATCGAGGGCAATACGTGGGGTGACACGTTCTGGGGTGTATGCGACGGCAAAGGTCTAAACAAGCTGGGCCAGCTTTTGATGGTCGTGCGGCAGATGTACCGCGTCATCGAGGGCAATCCACAGTACGAGGAGGCTCTGCCCGACCGTTTGAAGTGATGTGGACAGTAGTGAAATGGAAATTCGACGATGCTGTTTTCAAGCGCTGGTGCAGCGATGTCATGATGTGCTGTCAGCCCATGCAAAACTATCCGGCCACGTACCGCGACATGGAATTTGAAGCCAAAGGCGGTTACTGGTGGTTCAACGGAAAGCCTTACGCTCTGCTGGAAGACCTCTATAAAGCGCTGACCACTTACGACGAAGAAATCAACCGGCTAGTGGCCACCGTTGCCGATAGTTAGAGCGTGACGCCGCGCTGCCTAGTTTCAGCTTTGCTTGATGCCGTGGATGATGTTAATCCACGTCAGTACCTGTCTGATGTGCCAAAGGGATTGCTGTTGGAGATTCGGGGCGCACTGGAAAAATTGGGTTGGCGCTTTGTGCAGATGTCGAAACCCAACGAAGCTCAATACGAAAAATTGGCGCGTTTCACTGAAGGAAAGACTTTGCTGTGGATTTACGTCTGGCAGGCAAAATTATACGCGTATTCCAGTGTTCATTGGATCGGTGTAGGCTGGAAGCCGCAGGACGAAATGGAACAAGAGGCGGGACAGCCTGTTGAAGTTTTTGCCCAAGCAGTTGATAACGAGTATTCGCCGCCGGAGCATGGAGACGCGGACGACATCCATCTTGAGCCACCCGGCATGGACGAAGCGTTCGATCCTGATGAAATTAAACCCAAAGAATTTCTCCGAAAAATTCCAGAGCGATTCATGGTGGAAATCTGGGTGGATGAAGAGGACGCGCCAGAGGGAGTGCCACCTGTGACAACGGATGCTGCGCCATACTTTGCTACCAAGTCTGATAAATTTATTGAGAACGTATACAGCAATTGCAGACGACGAAACGATTCGGATGAACTCGCGCTAATCAACTTTGGTTCGGAAAATCCAGAAGATGTTCAGTCGTTGAGAACCATGGAAGGCACGGGGTACATTGCGGAATATATTGATCGTTGGGGGACATCGGCTTCGATGACTGTTTTCCAGAAAGCACTGGCGCTTTGGATACGACGAGCGCGCCCTGATTTAGCCCACAAGCTCGGATTGACGGTCAATGAAGCGCTCGATCCTGACGAGATAAAGCCCAAAGATTACACCAAAGGGATGACCCCGCGTGATTTGAAGATTCAGGGTCGACTGATTGTGATTGCCAATCCAGAAGACACTGGCAATCCACTGGTGGAATGCCCGATCTGCCATTTCCGGGGGTTGTTGATGGATGATTTTTCGTATCTGGAGGCTGGATTCAACGGCATCAAGCCCGGCGACGAAGATGATCTCGATTTGCAGGAGTGTGGCCGTTGCAGGGCTAAATTGGAATGGCGGCACATCCCAGAAGTTGTGGAGTCGATTGACCCGGATCAGCCGCCTCCAGCCAAAGAACTTTTCCGGCAGTTGCCGCAGTCTTTTGAATCGTGGCTTAGAGCGCACGGTTTTGAAGGACGCGAGGACAAGGAATTTGTGGCTGATCCAGAATTGCCGGTGATACAGGGGCAAACCGTAAGTTATCCTACTTTTGAACGTAACACTACTGATTTTGTTTACACGGCAAGAAAGCAGGAGGACGGTCTGTGGACAGTGTCTGTGGCGGATTGGCGTGAGGGCGAAGACAACATCAAAGGAACTCAAAAATTTGATCTTTCGGAACTCGAAGCCAAAAAGTTGATACTTAGTTGGATTAGACGACACGGATGAATGCGCACAACATTGTAAACCGGTTGCTGGAAGTTGGCCCGGACGAACTTCGTCCGAAGGACTATTTGCAGCACATCAACCTGCTGTACGAGTACCACGTCACCGTTGACTTGCCCACGCCGGAAGAAGGATATACTGCGGTTGTGATCGTGCCGCTTGCGCCGCCCGCTGGGACTGAACCTGACGATGAAATCGATGAAACGATTTGGGTGGAACAGTTTTTCAATGCCATTGACGCGCTCAATCGACCGGATTTGGTGCCCAAGGATGACGTGTCTTACGTCATCAGTATTCAATACATCGGGCCTAAAAATGTATGAACACGCACGATCTTGTAAACAGGTTGCTGGAAACCGACCCGGACGAAGTTGATCCGAAGCATTATGTGCGTATGGCGCGTCCGCAGCAGCGGCAGAGATTTTTGAAGGGAGAACGGGTAATGCTCAACAAGCGCGGCTGGCCTCGCGAAAAAGCAACTGTGGTTACAACAACCGACGATCCAGATTCGGTTTGGATACACGTCGACGGATTTGAACCCGGAGACAATCTATATTTTTACGCCGCCGAGCTTGAACCGCTGGTTGAATCGCGCCTTTTTTAGTTAAATTTTAGTGTTGACAGAGTGCCGGTTATTGTATACGGTGCTTTGAGCATGGACGATAATTTCGATAAAGCGTTAAGAGATGCTGCGGTTGCCGCCGTCAACGGTGTTGGCGTGATTGCCAGCGCGGTAAAGTACTTGCACCGATTCACCGAGGCAGTTGACACCGGTGAAATTGTCTGGACGGATAAATCCACCCCCAAAGGTTCTCGCGGCTTGGAGGGCAAATCCACGGAGTTCAGCGCCATGGTCGTTCAAGCCAACACATCAGAGGGGATCGACCATTCTGGCGTCTTTGTGCTCAATCATCCCGCCGAAGTCACGGTCGTCGTCATGCCCAAAGACATGGCCGTTTGGGTTTATCGCAAAGCCACGGCCAGCCGCAACTGATATGAACGATACCCCCTCAACGTTTGCCTCGGCGTTTCAAAAAATTGCGGAGATCGTGCGCATCCACGACCTGTACGAAGGGTCGCCCTGCTTCAATCAGCGGCATCCTGACGATACGCTGATCGCGTATGCCCAGCACGGACTAAGCAGCGTCGAATTGACTTTGGGCGATTGCCGCGCCCTTGTTTCACCGCGCAACGAAATCCGCGTCATCATGCCCTACAAGTGGAACGGACTGTGGGTTTTTGACGACCCCGCCACGGGATTGAACAAGGAGGCTTTCGTGTCCGGGGTGGACACCATCCTCGACACGATAACCTCCAAGATTCCTGATGCGGAAAACGGATTCATCTGCATGTTTTCCGACCGGCCATTTCCGGGGACGATCATCGAATTAACGTGGTTGCGCGGGGACGAAAGCGGCACCGGCGACTGGTACTTTTGCGAGCAACTCAAAATGGAAGGTTGGTTCTGCCCGGCGCTGCTGCGCTACTTTGCCGAGCCTCCCAAGAAAATTTACGGCGCTTTCCGGCCACGTGGCGGGAATATCAAAACAAACAGTAAAACAAAACATCAGACAAAACTATGAAAGACACCAAACTACCAACCATAGCGTTACCAAGTGACTTGGCCCTCTGTGTGGACGCCACCGGAGCCATCTGTGACTATCAAGGCGGCGAGGAAGCAGGCAAGAAGCAGGTGACAGCGGCAGAACTGGATCGCATTGTGGAACACGCCCGGTACATGCACGACCAGCCCAAGCCGCCCAAGACCATTAGATCAGTCACCGGCGGCCATACGGTCAACTTTTCCGTCGACAATGACGGTGGTGACTATGATGGCAAATTGGGCGACGTGTACATTGGTTGCGAGCACGTTCCGTATGCCGTACTGTTGCGGGCGCAAAAGGCCAGTCTTGCCGTGCGTGCGCGCAAAAACCGGCAGCAATAATCAACGCGTTGAATTGGCCTGCCAACCTCTGTTGGCAGGCCAGCAATGAACCATGAGATACGTTTTTGTAGGTGGCAATTTTGACAATGCTGGCGGCAGACCTTCCAGTCTTGCGGCAGCGCTGCATCGCGGCGTGGCCGACGTTCTCGGTGCAGAGGGTATCTTTATCAATGGCGGCGGACTGGAGAAATTGCAAGAGGCCAGTGCGGCAGCGCGTACACTCGGTATTGCGGTGATCTGGATTGCCAACGTGCCCAACGACGCGCCCAAAACCACGGTGCGCGAGATCAAGGCCCAGAACAAAACCTGCCTGTTGGTGACTTCCAAGCGCGTGGTCGAAAAGAATTATGATCTGGCGCAAATCATCCAGCACGCGCTTCACCTGAAGTCCAATCTGGTCGTTGTATTCACCAAGCAGGATAGCCGTTATCGCGCCCGCTTATATGATCCGTTGGGCAATTTGTTTTACGAGTCCATGGATTTTACGGACATGGGCCGTGCCATTGGCAATCGTCTGAAGTTTTTAGCGACCGTCCTGCGCATTGGCACCGAGCGGATTGAAGGTGCCGTACCGCCAGTGCCGGAAGAAACCGGATTTTTTGATTACATCCGCACGGCAGCGCAGCAATTCAGTGGGCTGTTGCCAGTGCCCAAGATCGTTGAGCGTTTCGTCGGGAATGCTGCCTTTCGGTGTAGTCACGGTTTTCCCGCCTTTCGGGATGGCGACATTGCTTTTATTTCACGGCGCAACATCGACAAAGCATCCATTGGTGCGGATGGATTTGTGCCGGTGATCTTGACTCCGGGGTCGGGGCCAAAAACTGTCTACAAGTATTTTGGTGAACATAAACCTTCCGTAGATACTCCGATACAGGCGCATTTGTTCGCGACTTATCCACGCATCAAATACCTGATTCATGGCCACGTTTACGTGGCTGGAGCCGATTTTATTGACACCCTCTGGCCCTGTGGTGCGTATCAGGAAGCGGGCGACATCGCGGAAAAGATTTGGGATGGTCACGGCCCGGAAAATGTCACCCGATTTGTATTGAATTTGAAAGGCCACGGTTTCATTGCGGGAGCCGACGACTATCGCTATTTCGAGTCACTTAAATTTGTGGCTCGACCGTTCCCTGAACCTTATATCGAAACCAAATTATGAAAACTTTGTTTGCAGTTATTGCTCTGCCTCACGGTACCAACGATCCTACCGCGCAGATGATGCACCAAACCCTTGAAATGGCCAGAGCCAACGCGTCGTACGCCAGCGGCCAGATTGCCGAACTACAACACCGCATTGACCGGCTGGACACGGAATTTCTGATTCTGGCACTCGCCTATCTCCTGCTGGCAGCGGCGGTTTGGTGGTTCCTTAAAAAGGCAGAATGCCATGATTGATCCTGCCGAAGCTAAGATGATGCAGCGCTGGCCCACCTTGAGCGCGGTGATGCAGGATATGCACGCCGACATTCCGCTTTTGATGTTGTCCATCTACGAGCCGAAAAAACGACAGGCTCCCGGCACGTATCACAGCAGCAAGGAAGTTGCCGTCGGGCTGCATGTGATGGTCGGTGAGAATGCAGAGGACATCGCTTCCGGCAGACCGGTGATACCCCAACGGATTACAGCGCAGGCGATTTGTTACGAGGTCATCAACCAAGATGTGCCGGTTTACTACGTGGCCGACGAGTTCATCCGGGCGGTGGCGGCGACGGAACTGCCCAAAGACCTGCGGATCGAGGAACTGAAGTGGCCCATGCCGGGCTTGGTTTTTGGATTTCCAGCGAAATTCATGCACGATTATCTGGGTATCGATACCTGCTATGTATACGCGTGTCAGCAATGGAAAAAGCCGATGACCTGCAAGTACTTTCCCGGCGCGCCGGAGATCGAGGCGACACAGGACAAGGTGTCATGGATGTGGTATGCGTGGAAAAATGGCCGTATGGAAAATTACGTGTCCAGTTACTGGAACGAGACCTTGGCTGACGCTATCACGAAGGATTTTGACTATACCGACTGGACAGGTGCCCCGGCAAACGTGGTGGCCAAGAACAAGGAAGCCACCGATAAAGTGTCATTGTTGATGCTCAAACTTCTGTGCGTACTCAACTGGCGTGATGGTCTGGTTGGCAAGGAAAAAGTGGATCGTCCAGCCAAAGTGAAACGAGGCGTGGAACGCCCGGCAATTTGGGCACCCATCATTATCGGAGCCAATTACCGCATGGTGCGCCAGAGCGACGGCACCGGAACCCATGCCAGTCCGGCGCTTCATCGCCGGGCCGCTCACTGGACGTATCAAGTGATCGGCAAAAAGAGCGAATTGGTGCCGGTGGCCCTGCTGCCACGCACGGCGGATGGCTACATAGACTGGGCCAACGCTGATGAAGCGGCCAAACAGGGATTTTGGAAGACCCATAAACGGATTTGGCTCGATCATACTTTGGTTGGATTGAATAATGAATAAGCGCTGTCGAGGACTGTTTGGGCTGATTTTCGGCCATAAGTTTAAGCCGCGCTACAACACGGCCAGCGTGGATTCTCATGTTCATCATCCGCCGTCGACGGCTGAGGATTTGGAGCGCCTTATAGATGCGGCTCCGATAGGCGAGGAGATGGAAGCGTTGGATACGTTTGAACGAATGTTAAGAAACGGCAATGACGTGACGGAAAAGCAGTATGTCTGCGATGTTTGTGTCCGGTGTGGCGAAGTAATTAGACTATGAGCAAAGCGAAAAACATAGTGGATGTTTTGACTGAAACTGATCTTGACCAGCCGGTGCCGCCTCCGCCGCAGGGAGCCGACGAGCCGACCGGCGAACACTCTGAACTTTTTAAACACTGGGATTCGATTCATGCCAAATTTCTCCAGTTGAAGACCCTGCGTCGGAAAGCCGATGCTACGTGGGACGAACTTCGTTGTGTGGTAGAACTTGAGCGCGAACTTGCGCGGTACGGCAAAAAGCGTAAAGATGTGAAGCGATTTATCACCGGTGAGCAGCTTCATTATTCCGGTACCGGCCCGTATGCCAAAGGAAAAGCCGCTTTAGCGGCTAAAGGTTATGGTTTGCGGTCGGCGTACAGGAAACCGAGTGAAGGCCAAATGGCCATATTGCCGACCGATTATGTCGGTGCGGAAATGAACGACGACAGCGTGGTCTGGTTTGACAAACCCATCAAACCGTTCACGCGGTACAAAGAAGAACCCAGTGAAAAAGCCCCTTCAACACCAGCACCAGAAGTTTGACCCGGACGCCCTCGATTTCTACGTATGGGATCATCTGAACGTAACCGAGCGGTTGAAGCGCTTGGAGTTTAATCTTAATAAATCGGCGAGCAGCAATCATCTCAAGGCATACGTTCGAGATGTTCCACTGGCCAGAGGCTACAAACACGAACGGTCAAAGCGTCCAGCAAGTTTTTGCCGGATATTTGTGAATTGTGGCGCGGATGGTCACGTTTTGGACAACACGTTGACGACTTGGTTTGCTTTTGGATGGTTTCGGCGCGTGTCGGGGCGGCGCGGGATCAAGCATGTGTTGGTGGTGACGCCAGACGGTGAATTTACCCGGCATTATTCGATACATGAGCACTCTGATCTGGAAGAATTTGAAACGGAGATGATTGGCATCATTCGTGTTCTGCACACGCATTCGTTTGAAGATATTAAGGAGCTTTATGTTTTTATGGATGCTTGGATAGAAAGGGCGTTTTCGAGACCACTACTACCTGTAAGCTTGAATGCCAGCCGGGTTGAACGGGCGTTTGCCACCATCAATAAGGAGCCAGATTCACCGGCAATCGTACGGATGCCAAAATCAAGATTGACGCGTTATCGGATGGGTCGTCCGTTGGTGCGCCAAGGTTCGGTGAGGTATCGTGGAAGATGATGTCGTAGTTAAGGCAATGGTCAAACTAACTGCTGCCGAAGTCGTAGACAAGCTGCTGGAATACGCTGGAAATACACCTGTGCCTGTTGGTGGCGCAAGTGATCCGTGGCGGCAAAGCGGTTTTAAAAAGTTCAAATTCACGGCCAAGGACTTTTTGGGTCAACGGGCGTATTCTGCGCAGGTACCAACAGTGGAGCCGGACGAGCAAACCTCAGCCATCTCGGCTGAACCTAAAGCAAGCAGGCCGACGATTAAGATTAAAATACCGCCTAAAGCGGAAACGCCGTCGTTCAAGCACGATTTGACCACTCGCTTTAAGTGGCATCCTCAAAAAGACGACAAAACAAGCGGCTGAACATGAGCACCAGAGCACGCCAGATGGTATCCTTTTTGCTGGAAGATGAACCGACGAGTGCGGCTCCTCTATCCAGCACGCTGCAACCGGTCGAAGACCAGCCGGAAGTTTACGGTGTACATTCGTCGGATGGCCGGTGGCTGGGCATGATCAGCAAGCACATGGAAACCAACCTGCCGCCGTCCATGACGCCGGAGGCCAAGGCCCGGACGCTGCAAAGTCCTTGGTTTGCCATGCCCCGGCGCGCTCCCCAAAAAGATGGCTTTGCCACGCGTGACGATGCCCAGCGCTACGTGGAGCAGACGGCCATGAGCGCGGTATCGCAGTCGTGAACACCCCGCGAGCACAATTCATCGTTTCCCGCCTGCTGGAAGCTGATCCTGACGACGTTGACTTCAAACAGCAAGTACTTCACATACCGGGTTTTTGTAAAAAATGCGGTAGTGACGTTGACCAATCAGGATACTGTGCTGATTTAACCTGTCCATTCAGTGATTGGCCCCAACAAGTGGAAGAGGAAGAAATATACCATACACCACGAGAAGAACTGGAACGAAAATACGGGATCGTTTCAAAGCCCAAATATCGTAACGAAGCGCTCGATCCTGATGACATCAACTTCAAGCGCTTCAGCCTCAAGCACGGCCACAAGCCCTGCCGATTGGTATCATCGTGGGATGGGTGGAAATGCGCCTGCGGGCGTTGGAGCATGGTGACCAGTCCGTTCGACATGACCGGCGTGGAGAAAAAGCGCGCCAAACAGGAATGGGCAGACCACCGGGATCGCGTGCAACGAGTCAGGGAAGCCATCGATCCCGACGAAGTTGACCCACGGGTTATGCTTAAAAAGCTGCCCGGTCACTACTGGATCGTATCATTCGAGGGAGCCAAAGACGTTGAGGGTAGGGATATTGAAGTAGATGGCCCACCGGCGCTTGACTATCCGGTTCAAGCTGTTTCCAAGGAAGATGCTGAAGCGCTGGCGCGAGCGGAGTTGACGAAGGCCGGTTATGATCTGGATCAGGCCATTTTAATTTACGCGGGGGTTGCCGAAAAAGGGGACTGGGATCAATTAAGGCAGATATGGGTCGAATTGACTCAGCAGGATATAGAGCGCGGTAAATTCGGAGCAACATGGTCTCACCGTTGCGCTCACTGCAACAAGCGGGTCAAGCAGGAACAGGGCGTTTTGGTGGATGATACCGGGGGCGATGTTTGTGGTCATGCGGGTGGCAACGAGCCACATGAACCCAAGTAGAGGCGATTAAATTTTTCTATTGACATTATTGTCATACCCGTATACATTACTGGTATGAACGCGCAAAAATTGTCTGATAAAATCAAGATAACTCCCATCAAGCGGGGCCAAACTCTTTACATGCGGTTTTCGGGTGCTGACGTGGGTTCATTTCAGTTCGTCCGCTGGCAAACAATGAAAATGCACACCGGCAGGGAAGATACCCATAAACCGGGCGTTGGTTGCGTTGGACGTTCAAGCTGGCGCTTTTCCAAATGTATCATAGGCAGAGTCCCAAAAGGACTAAAGCGCGGTCAAGACCTGCTACGCCCCTATTGGGATTTATACACCAGCGAACGCGGAGCACGAACGCACAACAAGCGCTATCTGGTCAAACGCCCGCCGGTTGAACACGTTCGTAAACTTCAAAAGCGAAGAAAATAGTGTCCTTTAGGGGTTAACGCTGTCCCCATTATTGGTATAGAGATATTATGAAACAAGCATTCGTAGAAAGCCGCTGGAGCGACGAAAAACGCGAACGCGTTCGCGTCGCCAATGAAATTATTGTCCGGTATCAGGCCCAAGGTCTCAAGCTGACGTTGCGCCAGCTTTATTACCAGCATGTCATCGCCAACCTGATCACCAACGAGGAAAAGTCCTACAAAAACCTCGGCAAGCTGATCAGTGACGCCCGGCTGGCCGGGCTGATTGACTGGGACGCTATTGAGGATCGCGTCCGGGTGCCCAAATCCCCGCCGGAATTCGAGGATTTGGATGAATTGCTGGACGCCGCTTTCCACTCATTTCGGCTGCCCCGGTGGGCGGGCCAGCAGCACTATGTTGAGCTTTGGGTCGAGAAGGATGCCCTTTCCGGCGTGCTGCTGCCCCTTGCCAACGAGTTTCACGTCACGATGATGGTCAACAAGGGCTATTCCAGTCAGAGCGCCCTGTACGAGGCGGCGCAGCGAATGATCCGCCACGAAAATAACGGCCAGACTTCCATTTTGTTTTACCTCGGTGATCACGACCCCTCCGGTGAGGATATGGTGCGCGACATCCGTGAGCGGTTGCACATGTTTGGGTCGGAAGTGATGGTGCAAAAGCTGGCCCTGACGATGGAGCAGATCGAGGAGTATAACCCGCCGCCCAACCCGGCCAAAATGAGCGACAGCCGGGCTTTGGCGTACGTTGGTCGGCACGGCAATGAGTCGTGGGAAGTTGACGCCTTGCCGCCGGAAGTTCTTGGACAGGTGATCCGCGAGGCGTTCAGTCACGTTTTGGACGAAGACAAAATGGACGATGTTAAAGCCAAAGAGGAAGAGGACAAGAAACTCCTACGGACGGCGGTTGCGTCCTTGCGTGCGGACAATCAGAAAAAGAAATGATAATTGTCCTCAGAATCTGGTCTACCCGAAAACGACGGCTGAAGTGGAAACGTAGGCTCAGGAAACAATACCAGCGCATGGTCACTAACCGTGTGCTGGTGCAACATCTGGCCGAAAAACTCAAATGCCCGCCCGAACAATTGGCTCAACGTGTCGAAGCGCTCGTGCTCGACATCGAAACTAAGCACATCAGGCTGAAAAATGACGTTTAATTTTTATGTTGACGAATTTAAAGCGCGGTATACAGTTTAGGCATGTTCGTTTGGTTTGTACGTATTTTCGTAACCGAGTTCGTGTACGAGGCAACGATCCGCTACTGGGCGGCTCGGTTTGCGAAGTACGTCCACGTCCAGATCAAGCGGTTCATGGCGGACAAACGGAAGATTGCTTACCGTCCGTCGATTAAGCTGGAGAGACTGTTTTCACTGCCCGCTGATGGTATTTTGCCATCAGCGGGCACCTTATTGTAGGCGGTAGTTAGCGTGTGAACGCTAACGCCTTGTTTCAACGCAGGTATGCCGCCCTTGAATACCGGCCCGCTCCAATAAACGGGAGCCACATCTGGTATTGGTCGCTGCTGCCGCTGCCCGACGAAACCCACGCGCTGGCCACGGGCCACGCTGAAAACAAGGGCAAGGCGTCCATACAGGCCCGGCAGGAGGCACGTAAGCAGGGCTACGCCATCACCACCATTCGCGTCCGGCACGCTCAATTTGCTGAGGCAGCCGCCCAGCGTATACACAAGCTGATGGCGCTGCGTGAAGCTGATCCTGACGATGTTGATCCTCGTCATTATGCGCGCAGCACCTTTAACTGGCTGAAGACGCTGGGTGAACGCGGATTTGCGCTGGAAGCATCGAGACAAGATTCTCCGGGTTTCTACTTTAAAAACATAGGCAATTATCAGTTGATTGTCTGGCCCAACCACAGCCATTTCGGTGCGGGGGAGCCGCTCGATGAACTTACTGTGCAAGTGTACACAAGTGAGAATGGCAGATGGGAGCTTACAAGTTCCAAATACGTTGAGCGCGCATTGCTGGGAGTGCGCCTTGATCAATTGATAGCTGAATTCAGCATCAAAGAGGCACTTGATCCAGATGCCGTTGATCCCAAGGCGTACACCCTAACAACGCCAGATTTCAGGTTTGCTAAATATGCTGACTGGTACGCGGTCTTAACCGATGAACATGCACTCTGGAATAATGGCCTTGGTAAAATAGGTCTGAACAAGTCTGGTAAATGGCGGGTTATTGACGCTACGGGCGTTCCAACAAAAATTTTCAAAGGTAAAACATATAGTACAGCCATGGATGTAGCCATGGCGTTGTGGCTGGAAACAAACAAACGCGTGACTGAAACTTTAGACCCTGACGCCGTTGATCCGCGTCAATTTATTAAAACCACATTCGAGACCAAGGCCAGAGTCGACAAGCTCATGTGGGCTATGGACAGTGTTGGGTTGCGCGCTATCGGCGTCTGTCGCCACGAAAATAAATGGCGTGTATACGGCCATGTTTACGCCACAGCACGGGGAGCCAAAATCAAGGTCAATAAGGCGCTTAATCAGTTTGGTCTAAAACCCAACGGCCCTGTGACTTGGGTGCAACTGTCGTTTGATAATCAAGCGGCGGTGAATCGCGGATTTGAATTTGAGTTACCGCGTCACGCACTTGAATACAACACGGCTGCCCATGACGCGGTCAAGCCGCCGGGCAGCCGTACGTTTCTGCACGTCTGATCAGGCCGGGTGCAGTTGGCGAGCCTGATAGCACTCTTGCGCCGCGATCTTCGAGGCAACGCGCTCGGCGAGCAGGGCTGTGGCCTTGTCCCGAAGCTGTTTGAGCGCATGGTTGGGGAAGAAGCCCCACTGGGTCTTGTGCGCTTTGGCGATGGCCTCGTAGCGCTGGGTCTGCGCCGCGTTCATCTTGACACCGCCGCGCCGTGAATCCTCGAACCACCGGGCGAATTTAACGTCTCGGATTTGCTGGCTGAGGGTTTGGTAATTGGCTTTCCACTCGGAACGCCAGCGTAAGTATTCGTCTTTGGATGTGAATTTCATAGGTTTTGTTTTGTTCTTTGTTATATGGATAAAAATGCTGAAAAATCAAGGCAGTTGGGCATGTCAGTTGGTACGGCCAGTAATCGTTTGCGGAAAATGTTGCTTTATATGCTGGCAGTAAAAGCCGGTATGGCTACATGTATACGCTGTGGAAAATTGATTGCTTCCGTGAATGATTTTACGATTGATCATGTTAAACCGTGGCTGCACGAACCAAACGCCATCGAACTGTTTTTCGATCTCAACAACGTTGGTTTTAGTCACATGCGCTGCAATCTCAAGAGTAGGCGACAATGTCTGGTTGTGCGCAGCAGTAAGAGTTTCTTCAAAGGTGTTGAACTTGATCCTCGTGGAAATCGCAAACGGCCTTGGCGCGCTGTGATCTATATCAACAATGGCCGTAAAAATTTTGGATACCATGCAACGCCGCAGGAAGCTGCGGCTGTCTTTGACGAGGAATCTGTGCGCATATTTGGTAAGATGGCTGTCACAAATAAAAGTCTCGGACTGTTGTGATGTTTGTAAGTGTCGCGGAGGGAACGGATCGAACGTCCGACCTCGTGAAACCTGTGAAGGCTCCACGCGCTCTGCCAACTGAGCTACCTCCGCATTAAATTGGCGGGGTGGGTGGGGATCGAACCCACTTAGCACAGCACTTGCGTACTGCGGCATTGCCATAATGCTACTTCCCACACGTTCTCTCTGGTCTGCGCTTTTACCCCAAGGGCCAGTTTCCTCTGTGTGTAATGCACCCCGTAAATTGGTGAGCAAGGGTGGAGTCGAACCACCAAGTCGCACGGTTAGGATTTCACGTTGTTCCAGCGATTTCACGCGTATACTTTCGCCGTCTCGGTTGTTAGCCGTAGTTTTCTCCGTGGTCTGCATTGTCCCATTCTGCCACTTGCTCAAATTGTTCATAAAACTTGAAGTCTCCTTAAAAACGGTGTGAGTTGTTCTTCAGTGGCCGGGCCAAATCCGAGCGCCGTGACGGTCGGCTCACCATTGAAGAAATTTTTGCAGCCTGAGTCAATGATCAAGCAGTGGGGAATACCCGCCTTCTGGGCTTCTTCCTGAGCGCGCCGGAGGGTGTTCAGGTTGCCTTTGAGACAGACCTTGGTGCCGGGCGTGGGATGCTCGCTGCTGTAGACAGCAACGGCGTCAGGAGTTTTGCGGGAAGCCTCGATGAACGCTCCGAGGTAAGCGTGACCGGCCTGTGAAGCTGTCTTGCCGGGAGACATGCCTGCATCCGTGCGCACGAGCGCGTAGAGCCGGAGACAGGAACCGTTTGAAACCTATGTATCTTTCATGTGCGCCAAATAAACCATAAGTCAGGAAGGTTGTCAACAACTAATTTTAACAAAGTTAAACATCGAACTTTTTCTTCAAAATAGCCTTGATTTCATCAGCTATTTCGCTGATCGGGCGTTCGGTACTAATCTCAGACACACTGGGTTCTTTGGCAAAAAGGCGCTTGTACACCTTTTCCATGTCCTCCTCGTATTGCATGGCACACTCCTCTTTGCTGCCTTTGTAGCCGATGTCCCGCCCGGCGCTGTAGTAATACACGCCTTTTTCGCGCAGCAAGCGCTCGACCGCTGTGCGAATGGGAACCTTGCAGTAAAAGACCACGTCGGGTTTGCGCCAGTCCTCGTAAATGTAATCGAGGATCGCATCGTTGACGCCGCGCAGGCTGTCACGGACGTAACTGGTGTAATAGTAGCGGTCGCAGATTACGACTTTGCCTTTGTCGAGGGCGGGCCGGACGATGTTCTCGTAGCGCCACGTGAGGTCGGCAGCGTGGAGCAGGCTGAACAGGATGGGCGAAAGTTCCTTGTGCTTTTTGGCTTTGTACAGCGCGCCGTTGAGGATTTCCGATGAATTCCATTTGGTGGTCTTGACCTTGTAGCCGCGTTCGGCGAGCCAGCCGGTCAGTTTCCTGACCTGCGTGGTTTTGCCCGCGCCGTCGATGCCCTCGAAAACGATCAGCAGGCCGTTGCGTCCATACTTGCCCTCGGCTTTTGATTCGGCAATTTTGCCGATGGCGAACGCCCGGTCAGCCGCGTCCTTGATCTGTACGTGGCAGTTGAAAGCCAGTTCGCCGATCTCGGCCACTTTCGTCCATTTGACGTGTTTGGCATCGTCACCCCGGCGGGCACTGGCGTCATCGTCTACAACCGTCCAGTAGAAGTTGTCGAAGGCATCCCGTTCCGGGATGAATACGCGGTCAAAGTAATGAAGTTGGGCGGCCTCAATACCCGTTTCTTCTTTAAGTTCGCGCTTGGCTGCGTCCGTAAGCGCTTCGCCTTCATTGGCATGGCCGCCCGGCGCGCCCCACTTGCCTGCTTCCGGCGGATTTTTGCGCTGCACCAACAGGACTTCCGGGTCGTCCGGGTTGCGCAGGACGACGACGGTCACAAAGCGGTGCTGGTCTTCAACTTCTTCCAGCAAAGCGCGGACGATGGTTTCAGCGATCACGTTTTAACTACACCAACTTTGTAAAGGGCGTGGGTTGGCCTTTCAGCGGGAACATGACTTCATACGCGGTGCCACTATAATCGGGGCCTAAATTTCTGGTTGTCATTCCGTGGATGTCAATTTGAAGATTCAGTTGTCCCGTTAAAAACACATGTAGCCAGTTTTCAAGCCTTTCTTCGGTTGTCCATTCGGTCAGTTTTACGTGAAGTTTAAGGATGTCGGCGGCCCTCTTGTACGCGAGCGTAAGAATGCCTTCGTTTTGCAGGGCGTGAACGATTTCCTTGATGTCCGCCGCCGGATCAACGCGCAGCATTTCCCGTTTCGGATTGATTTCATCCGGGCCAACTTCCAGCAGTTGGTTTACGATTTGTGCGGCTTTCAATGGTTGGCCTTTCGTACGTTTTCCAATTGTTGTAAATAGGCGACAACACCCTTCAAGCACTTAAACTCATACGTGCCCCCGTGGGCAGGCACGTTAGGACAGTTGACGATCAAGGAGTATTCGCACCACTGCCAGCCTTTGGCGGGTTTGGTCGGGTAACGAAGGCAGACCCACGTCTGATTTTCAGCTTCCACCCGGCCATCGACTGGTATTCCCGCCAGACGCGCCATGTCCAGATCGCTGGGCAGCAGACTGAATTCGTCATTCATGCCATTCATATACTCAGAGTGACGGCACCGTTGATGTTGACTGTGTTGTGGTGGCCGTGGGTGGTCGTCGTGAAACGGATGGTAAACGTTGTCAACGACAAAGCCGGAGCGATCAATGATGCCGGGGTGTTTTGAAGTGTCGAAAACGCGGCTTGAGAAGCGATGGTTTGGCTGGTGGCCAATCCGTTGTCGCTAATGAACACTGTGCCGATATTTTGGTGATCAGCGCCCGCGCTGAAAGTCATGCTGCCGGAGAAAGTAAACAGGATGCTTACGTCGGCATTGGTCGGATTGCAGACAGTCGTCACGATGTCGCCCAACAGCGTTTTGTTGCCAGTGGTGTTCGCGACGATACCGTTTACGGTCGTGCCCGTGCCGGAAATGGTTACTCCGGCGGCATAGGGGCCGCCTGTCCAGATCAAGTCGTGAATATCCGAAGGATTGCCTTGGCAGTTGTATCCCGTCGGAGTGGTTCCGCTGGGAGTGACGGCTGCTTCAGCTTGAGCAATCAACTTTTTAGACTGGGCGGCGCTTTGCGCTTCAATGATGTAGTCGGGTGTCCAGAATTCCGATTGGGCCACGTAAATGCCTTGATCGATCATCCAAGGAATGCAGGACACAACCACCGGCACGGATTTGTCGGTATCGTAGTAGGAGGTAACCGTGCCGTTGCCGTTGTACGCGAGACCATACGGAATCAGCGCGTGTTTGCCGATGTGTCCGGGCAGGGATTTGACGAATGCACCAACCTGTTTCACGTTGCCACCGGTATAGGCGGTGTCGATATTGGTGTCGCCGAAAAAGGTTTCGCCGACTGTGTAAGTGTTTGTTCCGTAAAGAACTGGCCCGGATACGACTTCGTATTGCCGCCCGTCAACAATGCCCAGCGTGTTGTCAATGTTTGGCACTTCGCGGAGCCGGGGGTGCGTGGTTTCAATGAAGGACATCCAGTTTTCGGTGGCGTCTGGACTCCACTTTGAACCGGAATCGCGGAAGGTCGGCAGGTTGGTGCCAAAAGCAGCCACTGCCGTCGCGTAGTCTTGCTGGATGACCCGCTCGGCCCGGTCGACACATTCCTGCCGCCAGCCAAAAAATTCGTCAGCTACCGGCGTGGGGGTATAGGTGCCAACGGTCTGAATCTGAATTTGTTTGAACTTGATCGGCATCTGAGCTTCGGCAGTCCAGTTGGCGTTGAACGTGAGCAAATTGATGCTGTTGGTGGAATTGAATTCAAAGCGCATGACATCCGGCTGGAAGGCGGTGCCGGTTACATCCACGTAGGAGAGGGCATTGCTGCCGAACTGGCCCTGAACTTCGTAATGGCCGGTGGTGGTATCGGATTCAAAGATGATCCTGCGCACGTGCAACTGGCCGGTGCCGTATGTCCAGAATACCGGGAAGGAGAAAGCGCCGGTATTATCCACATCAAAACCTGCGGGAGCCGTTTCGATAACTGTGCCCGGCACGCCGCTGAACGGTTCGGGAACGATGTCCTGAATAACGTTGACCGTGTTGGCTCCGTTGGCGGCGTATTGGGCTTTGATGCCAAAGCCCGTGGAAAAGCCGGACAGGTCGGTGTAGGCGACGGTGGCTTTCCAAGGGCCGGGAGTAAGAGCCAGTTGAAAGTTGATGGCGTACTGCCGGATGGACGAGGTCAATGATCCGGCTTGGGTGTAAGTGGAAGTGCCAGAAACACCGGAGAAAATATCTCCCGCCGCATAAGTCTGTCCGCTGTAGACGATGCCATCGCCGTCTTCCACAAGGTACTGTTTGCTGGCGATTGAACCGGAAGGTACGTTGATCTCGAACGTCGCTCCGCCGAGGGTACCTGATGTGTTGGTGATGTTTTGAGCGCCTGCGATTTCAACGGTCGGACAAGGCACGGTTAAGACGCTGACGCGGTAATTGGCGGGCTGGAGCACACCGGCCATGCTGAGGGACAACTGGCCCGGCGCGGTCAAGCTGGCCGAGTCTGCCTGTGTGGTGCCGCCGCTGGCGGAATCAGTGGCGGTGAATCTCAAGAAAGCAGATGTGTCGTTGATCTGTTCACCCGCCGGAATAATCAGACCGGCCTTGAGCCGCCAAAACTGGGCGTCCTTCTTTTCCGGTATTTCAGGCAAGGTGGTGAGTAGTTGTCCGGCATCGATGCCGGGGATCGTCATCGCGTAAATCTGCGGAACATGGATGGAGTTGACGGATTCCCGAATCCATTGGAGCGTTCGGTTGGCGATGCTGTAAATGAGCCGGTTTCGGTTGGGCAGGGCGGGTTCCGCTTGCCAGACGCGATCCACGCCGTTGTCACTGGCCAGCACGTATACTTCAGGTTCGCGGTAGCTGATAGTTGGGCCGTCGACCTTGACATAAATACGCAAAGCGTGGGCGAAGGGATTTTTCAGCACCTGTGCCAGATTGGCTACGTAGGTTGCCAGCAAATTGTCCCGGTCGGCAAGGTTCTGGTCGGGCAGCTTGAACAGGTCGCGGTTGAGGGGCAGCGCCGGGTTGATGTCGGCTTTGACGGCTTGACTTTCAGCCAGCGACCACGCGGACGTGTCGGGAAAGATGGTTCCGGCGGAGTCAATTCGAGAAATTGGCGGATTGATAAAAGCGGACTGGCAGGCTCGTGCCAAGATTTCGTATACCAAGGCATCGCGACCGTACAGGTCGCTGTCCGTGTAGCGGGCGGCGTCCCACGGGATGGAGGAATTTTGCACGTGGCGCACCAAGCTGGCGGTACCGGCATCACTGATTTCGTCGGCGTCAAAAGGCAGGTCTTTGACCGCCGGGCCTTCCAGTTGGGGTTTGATCGCCGGATAATTGTAGACGTTGGAAATCTGAATGGACGTGTCGGCGATGGCCGCACCGACGACAATGTCCCGGTCGGCCAGTTCGCGGTCGCGCTGTTGGTAAGTCAGCGGATTAAACGGCAGATCAGGGTCAAGCGGGATCAGCGTGCCTTGGGAAGGCGCGTCCACTGCGCTTTCCCAGTGAATCGTGTCCCGGATGGCCAAAACCAGCGTACTTTCAAGTTGTCCACTCATGGTTGTAAATCGGACTTTATTGATAAAACTTCATGGAACCGGTGGCGCACACCGACAGGTCAAGATTGCTGGTGTTGTTGGCAATCAGTATTCGGTAAACGCCGGGACTCTTCATCACTTTTCGTTTGTAAGGATTGAGCATGGCCGTGCCGTTGGTGGTGATTTTGACGTAGGCCAGTGGACTGGAGATCATTGGGCCAAAGTACAGACCAACGCTGCACAGTCCGAATGCCGAGTTAAGGTAGACTGGAATCTGGCCGAAAGTCAGCACCCTGACCAAGTTCAACGTCAGCATCCGCATTTCCAGCGTCTGGCCTTGGTTGATCATTGCCTTGGCGATCTGGATGACCTCGCCCCGGCGCAGTTCGGTCTGGGCCATTGAAATTGGCAGTTCAATGGTGCGTGCAAGTCGTGATGGCGTTACGTAGCCCGTCATAAAATTATGATCCCAAATCCAGTCGGACTTGGCCGGTGATAGTGACCGTGTAGTCGATGGAAAGCGCCGAGTTGATCAAGGACGACGCATCCGAAGACGGCTGGCAGTTGTTGGCCACGATCCACGAATAAATGCCCGGCGTGGTCAACGTCACGATGTTGGTCACGTTGCGCTGAAATGAACCCAACGATGAAGCAATGAGCACGTCCAGCGCCCCCGCCGCTCCCGGCGAACTGCCGGAGGAATAATTGAGCCACAAGGACAGGTACACGAGGCCCAGATTACCGAAAATCTTGTTGACCGCTTGGATTTGCGTCGTGTCCACTGTGCTGTCCAGCAGATCGAGATTGGCAAACTTGTAGGTCAAGGTCATGGGAGACAGTATCTGGATAGACCCGACCACCAGCCAGTCGCCCTGTTGCAGGGTGGTGGAGGGCAGCGCCAGCGGAATATCCATCACGCTGTCGAGTCGAGCTTCAGTCAAATAAGCCATAGTTATTGTCCTTTCTTAAAAAGGCGGTCGTGTATTTCAATTTGTTCTTCCGGTGTAAATCCAACAAGATGAAAACTTCGTTCTTCATCCTCGCCGGTGCGGTAATCAACCGTGCGCCAATCTGTTGAGAACCAATCGCCCGGTGAAAAATGGCTGGAAGAGGCGGTGATCGCGCCTTCATCCCGTAAAAATTTTACCGTCTTGTCGACGGCGGTGATGCCATCTTCAACGTCATACAGGTCAGGGGTCATCTCGACACCTTCTTCGTCGATCCAGCCGCTGGAGGAAAAGTCACCCTCGACGGCGGATTCCGGTGTGGTGCGGCTGAACGTGATGCGTATCCGTTTGTCCGGCCCGGTCAAATCCTTCAAGTAGCGGACAGGGTCTACCACATCCGGGTCGTCTTCCAGCAGTACGGCTACCAAGCGGGTTGCTTTCATACGTTCAGCACTCCGGCGCTGGCCAGTCGGTCTTTGGTGGGGATGCGGATCGTGGTTCCGACCGGGACGCCGACCAGCGCGTCTTGGATGTTGTTTACGCGGGCGAGTACCCACCACAGTTCCGGGGTTCCGTAAAATTCATCGGAGATCAAGTCCAGCCGATTGACACCTTCCAGCGGAATGATGAAAAGATTGTCCGTCAAGTCGGGGACAATCACGTCGGCCATGAGGCCGAAAACGATGGTGCCGCCAACGTCGTATACAGGCGTTTTTGCAAACATCGAGTAGGGCGGCAGTTCAATTCTTTGTCCAGCCATGCTTTAACTACGGTCTCGTTCGAGCAGGTCGTCAACGGCTGCCGACACCTGTGCGCTACACCATGCGTCGAGTTCTTGCCAGATGGTTTCAAGGGGCACTTGCCGGGCAAATTGTTTTAAACGCCGTATTCTTGGCCCGTCGTGCGGGTTGGGATCGTGATAGGCGTGGCGCAGCGCGAGTTCCAGATGCCGGGTCATACGTCAAAGACCTTGGAGCGTGTGTAGCCCTTGGGCGGCAGCGGAATTTCAACCGGCAGTCCCGGTTTTTGTTCGGCGTCCATGGTCTGGCCCGAATAAATGGATGGGACATTATGACTCATCATCGTGATCTTTTCATCCGCGCTGATGGCGTTCCAGAACGCCCCGGCAGCGGCGTCGGTAATGTCTTTGCTGCCCGTCGGCGGATGGTCGTACTTCTTGTCCATCTCCAGCAACTGCTCGGCTTCATGCAGCATTATTTCATTGCGGTGCAAGCGGATGCGGTGTTCCTCAAACCCGGCGCGCCACGCATGGTATACGCTTTTGTCTTTGTCGATGGATAGGCGGTCGGTTTCAAACCCACGGCCATCGAGCATTTGCAGGGGCATGGCCGATTCGTACATGTCCGCCGTGACCATGCCGAACCGGTACCCGCACATGTCTCGGAGCCAGAAAAAGAAACGCTGAATTTTTTCCAGATTGATGGGCTTGGTCGGCCCGGCGATGATGCTCAGGATAAAATCGTACTCGACGACCAACCGATACTCGGCGAAGGGTTCGCCGTCCTTGACCAGTCCTTCAATCAGTTGTGCGCCTGCCAGATGACAGATGGCCAGCCCTGCTTGGGTCTGCGTGGCCAAGTCCAAATGCGCGTAGCGCTGATGGTAAGGATGACGCAGCGGTTGTACGCGGCTCATGACCCGTGTCAGGAATGCTTTGTGGTTGAGATAGTCCCAGATGTTTTTGTCGTCATCGGCGGAAATGGGGATGCGCTGGATGCCCGGCAGCAGCGGATCAGGAACTTTTTCCTGTTTGGATGCGGTCAGGCATTCCTCGATGTCCACCAGCGACGGGAACAAACGGTGCGCGCCGCTGACGCTGATCCCGGAAATGTCCTGTAACTTCGCTTTGCAATTGCGCCGGTACTCGTCGTAGTACAGCTTGGGCACCAGTTCAGTCTTGGTGCCGTTGGGAGATTCTTCGTGCGGTTCTTCCCCAATGGGCGCGCCATCCTCGGTGTACCAGCCTGTCAGGATGAATGGCTCCATGTTTTTGAGGCCGTAAGCAACTTTGAACCAGTGATGATCCGGGCCGATGGCGGGCAGCGCGTGCCGTTTGATATTGTATACGGCGTGCCGAAACACCATTTGTTGCAGTGGCATCCGGGCTTGAAGATTGTCGATCTTGGCATTGGATGCCTCGCGCTCTTTGTTGTGCTGCTCGATCTCCGTGCAGATTTTCTCCGTAAAGCTGGATTCGTCTGCTGCCGACGAAGCAATGACTGACAACGCCGGGAGGTAGGATGCAATCTTCTGGAACCGGTTGGAGATGCGCGTGCGCACCTGATCGTACAGGTCGTAGGCGGCCAGATCAGGGTCTTTTTCCAACCGGAAGTTGCCTTCGTCCAAGCACACGCCGATCAAATTGCGGCCCAACACGTGTTGGCCCTTGGAACCGGCAGTGAGCCATATCCGTGAAGCTGCCCCGTCGGGTAAGGTGTTAAGCATGGGCACGCGATAGCCAGAATACTTCATGTCAGGGTCGAACTTGCAAACCTCGACGAAGTACGGGCTGTCACCCATGTAGGCCAGCGCGTTACCAAAGGCGGTCTCCATAACCTGTTCCTTGGTCACGGACAAGACGTTGTAGACGATGTTGGAGTTGCGGGACAGGCCGAAGAAACCCACCGGATTTTTCAGGTAAGTGGCGATACAGATGCGGTACAATAGTGCCGTGACGGCCATCGAGGTTTTGCCGATGCCCAAACTGCCGGTGATGACCATGTTGTGGATGCGCGAATTGAAATCGAGGTACTGTTTGAATATCTCCAGCCACGCAGGCCACATGCCTTCGTTTTCACCTTCGATGTGCCGCCACGTGCGCCCCAGATAATAATCGTCCAGCAGGAACTGTTCGACGCTCGGCGGTTCCTTGATGTAATCCAGCCGCCAGAGGTCACCGTCCACGTCAATCTTGCCCATGCGCACCTGTGCGGCCAGTTCCTCGTAAAGAGACTGTTCGATCTCGGTTAACGCCGGGTCACGCCCGCCGTGCAGCACGTCCGTTATCGCGGCCTCAACCCGTTCGGTGGTGGTACTCACAAATTTCGCATCCTTCGTCAGACAAAAAGTAACGACATTGGGCCTTGAATTTCAGCGGGTTGGCGGAATATCTGATCCGCACCAGACCCATGTTTTTGAGCCGCCGCAGATATTGTGCGGCCAGCAACGGCGGTTTCATCTTTCCGCTGCCGGGGCGCAGATGCGGCCACGCCAACCCGGCAAAGGTGGTGGCGCTGATGCCCGGATGTTTTTCCAAGACACCGAGCGCCCGCACGGTGGCGGGACTGGCACTGTACTGTTGTCTCGAACGCATTAAAACGGTTCATGTTCGGGGTCGTTGGGTTTGACCACCTGCGTAAAAAGGTCGTATTGGCCGTCATCGTCAGGCCGATCCCGTGGATCACCCTTTTTAGAATTGTGCGTCTCGCAAAGAACTTGGAGTTTGCCTTCTTTGGCTTCCCGGCGGTAAATGCTGATGCGGTGAGACCACTCAATATCCGTGTGCTCGAACTCACAGCCGTCGATATGGTCGATGGTGAGCTTTTCCGTGGTGCCGCACTCAACGCATTTGCCGCCTAATTGTTGAATAAGGTTGTCATAGGCGCGACGTGCCCAAATTCTTTGGCGTTTGCCCATTTACCTACAAAGAACAAATTCAGACCGGGATGGCGGGCGGTGTGGCGGCGGCGCGGATTTCCTTTTTAAGCTCGAAGATTTTTTTACGGATGACTTCGCGGCCCTGTGGTGAAGTGCCTTCCCATTTTTGCTGGATGCTGCGCTCCATTTTTCGTTGGGCGTAATCAACTTTTTCAACGATGGTAACAGTGTCTACACCCTTGGTGTCTTCGGTTTGTTTTTGCCGGACATCCTGAATGATGCTGTCGGTCATCTTCCACACCACCATGGCTTGGGCCGTGTTCAAATCTCCGCGCTGGACAGCCCGTTTGATCAGTTTCTCGATTCCGGCGCGCATTTCGACGGCATCGGCTACCCGCTCCTGATCAATCAGGTTCATCACCGCGTTGAACACATCGGCCTTTTCCGGTTGGTGCTGTACAATGCGCAAGATGTCGTTTTTTATGGCCGAGATGTCGCTGCCGTTGGTCAAGCCCACGGTCAGTTTTTTCAGGATGCCGATGGTCGGGCTGAGGGGTTCGGTCGGGCCGGAGGGATCGCACAGTTCGCGCACAAGGAGATTGTTGAGCACGGCTTCCGGCGTGGTCGGCTCCATGGGCACCGGGTTAAAATGCACTGGCGGCGGTTGAGCTTCGGTGGACGTTTCCGGCGGCAGGACTCTGGTTTCCTGCTCTGGGATGTCCAACTTCAATTCGACCGGCTGATCGGCGACGGGTTCGCGTTTCTTTGGCATTAGCGCATTAGCCCATTAAAATGGTTTTGACCTGCGCTCGCTTATTTTCCGGGACAGGTTGCCCGGTGGATTCAGCCAGCTTGTTGCGCCGGGCCGCTTCCAATTGAGCTTCCTGTTCCGACAGGGGGCCGCTTACATGTTGGCCATTTTGAATGATGACCTTCTGCCCATCGGCTGGATTTGCTGGATTTTGCATACTATTGAGAACTTATTCTTGTTTAACTTTCCAACAAATTAGTTACGATTCGCTGGGCACGACTTTCAGTGGCAAAGCGATAGGCATTTTTCAGGAAACGTTTTTTATCGGCAGGCGCGTAGTTCATGCCGGATGAACGCTTTCCCTGCTGTAACCGCCGCAAAATTTCTTTTTGGGAAAAACCCATGGCGCGCATCACATCAACCTCTGATCTGGCATACGCCATGTTTTCGTGCGGGTCTTCGGTATAGCGCTCCCAGTTTACTTGTCCGGTGGTAGTCTGTAATCTGCCGCCTTGATCTGCCAGTTTGCCAACATCTCCAGTTTTTTCAGCCGCTTGGTGTTGAGCATGATGAACTAATTCGTGGGAAATCATAATACGAGTCCCCCGCGCTACAGAATCTGCACCAAGTTGCGGTTGATAGATGAAATTCGTGTTAAGCACTACGGCTGTGCCGTCGTACATGGCCGGTGCGCGAGTGCTGGCCAAGGTTGGATGTGAACTGCTGAACCGCACGTTAAAAGGTTCCAACTGTCGGTTGGTCAGTCGTTCAAAATCGGCGGCGCTGGTGGCGCGTTCCAAGGAGTCCCGGATGATCGCTTCAATTTGATCCAGTTGTTCTTCGCTGGCTCCTCTGGCTAATTCAAAAATGTGTTGCATCAGCTATTTATCCTATTCTTCCGGTGCCCAGCCAAGAAAGACACCGGTTTCGTCCGTCCACACGTTGCGCCAAACGTTGCAAAAAGCGGTTTCATCGGTATTACCGCGTGGATTTACCAACTCCTCAACGTCATCGGCTAGTTTTTGAATTTCTTTCGGCACGCCTATCGTTCCATCATCAAATTTATTTGTGACGATGCCATTCCTGTAGACAATAACGTCTGTTTGTTCTTCATTGTCGAATTCCACGCTACGGGATGCTCCGCCTTCTCCAGTTATTACGTTGGCGACGAGTTCGTCGTAGCTGTGGCAGTTTTCAGGCTGCTGTAGGTCAGCAGAGGAAAAGCACCAGCGTTCCTGTTTTCGCGCTGGAAGTTGGCGCAGGTAATCCTTTGGACGAATCACGTCGGGATCGTCTTCCAGCAGTTTAGTCACTAGAGCGACAGCGTTCATACGGTTTGAGATGCCGTTAATGCGGCTTTGGCGGTGGCATACGTTTTACCTGCCGTTGAGCCAAGACCTTGAATATGGCCGATTAACGACGTGACCAAGTCCGCTTTATCCTGTTGTGCCTGTGACAACACTCTGGCTGTCCCGTTTGTAAAATTACGCTGGTACATCTGGGCTTGTTGCTTGAGATTATCCGGCGCAAGGTCACTGAAAAGAATTGTGCTGCACGCCTGCTGCATACAGCGGGTGAAGTTGGTTGCCAGTATATTTTTAGCGGCAAACTGGTTGATGATGTTGTCCATTTCACCCTGAAGCTTTTGCATCCGGCTGTAGGGATGATTGAGCAGTTTATTGATCAGATTGTCGTATGATTTCATCACCGTGGCTTGCAATGATTCCACGCTGGAAGCGGCACTGGCGCTGGTACCCTTTGGCCCGGTGATCGGATTGGTCAGGAAAGGACAGGCTGCAACCAGCTTGTCGTACAGGTCTTTGTCAACATCCGTGATCCGGGTCAAGCTGTCCGTCGAATTGTTAAGCTGAGTTACGAAGGATGCCGCGCTGTCGCCGTTGCGCTCCAAAAGCTGCGCCGTATTTTGCAGGCTCATGAGCTTTTTGTTCAACTGCGTCATGGCGTCCAGTTGGAACTGGGATACCGTGTTCAGTACGTTGCAAGGTGTTGCGGCCATATATCTCTAATAGCTACAAGTTGTATTTAAAGGCGATGACGCCTGATCTTATACGTAGAACGCGCAGCCCGGTGGATACCGAGGACTTGGCCTGTCAGTTCATGGAGGACGAAGTCGGACGTTTCGATTTCAGGAACAACTGGGCCAAGGTCAAAGAAAAGGGTGACGTACGCCTGCGCATCCAGCAATGGTTGGAAGCCTTGAACGCCGACGGCAATCCCGATGAAATCATCGAGTATCTTGATCGTTTGGTTACTGACCGCGCAGGAAACTGGAGATGACGCCATGGATGTGCGTTACTTTGCAGTCGAGCCAATTTAGCCCGCGCCGGAAAGTCCGAATGAATGGCGTCGGCCCATCCAAATAAACGCGAATTGCGGTGGGAATCGCGATTTCGCCGGGAACCGGCCCAATATCAGGATTGATGGCGATTGTCGGGCCTTCCGGTGCAAATGCCCGCGTATCCGCAGGTGAACCCACTTTGTAGCCGGTGGTTTCCTGAAAAAATGATCGCCAGTGACGGTGGTTGGCACCGTGATGGTATTGGCCGTGAATAACTTTCGCGCTCATATCGTAAAAAGAACCCATTTTTAATCCGTTCTTTGTCGTGTAGTTAACAAGCAAAAATATGAAAAGCGTATACATCAAAACAGCAGGTGCCGCGCTGCTTCTCGGCGGCTTACTGGTCACGGCGTTGGTAACGCCGGGTTGTGCAATCCTCGGTGGCGGTAGTTTGATCACCAGCACCAATACCATCAACACGGTTTCCAATTACATGTCAACAGCGGTGGCTGAAGGGGTGGCTTACGGCATGACGCAAAATGCGGCGGAGACCACCAATTACGCCAATCTTGCGGCGGCTGCCATTGGCGACGTTCTGGGCGGGACAGACTACTCGCCGGGTGCCTTGGAAGCCGCGCTGCAAAAGCTGCCTGTAGCCGTGCTCCAGACGCCAATCGCAGGCATCCTGACGACCACCATCGAAAGCATTTATCAGATTTACTGGGCATCCGATGTCAAAGATGCTGTGAACGGCAGCTACGCCGCCAAGTCGTACTTGGGGGCGATTGTGGCCGGGATCAAACTGGGTGAATCGGGCAATGCGCCGGTAATGCCTTTGGCGACGCTGAAACGTCCGGCAGTACGCTCGGACAACAAATAATCAATCAGTCTGCTTCGGCAGTCGTCAACTGGCCAGCGTGAGTGCGCTGGCCAGTTTTATTTTTGTGGTTGTTCTGGCAGTCGGCGGACAGCCCGCTGCATCCGGGTTAATTCAGCGTGAATTTCCGGTGGCAGATCGACCAAGTCATTCAAGGTCACGCTCCGTGTGGTCAGGTCAGCGTTGAAGATCAAAATCTCGCCGCAATTAAGACAGATGGAAAAATCATCGGGTTTGGGTTGAACCGTTTCATCCTGCAAATACGTGGCAGCGTCGTTGAGGTATTGGCAGGTGGGACAAATTGAAGGCGGTACTTTCATGTCGGTTTTTTGGCTGAACAGGCGCGGTATACGGCGTCCATTTGTTCACGCGTTTTTGGCCGGTAGGCGGTTTTGACCACACCATCTTTGAGCACCACGATCCAGCCCCGCGCATAATAGCGGTTGTTGCCAATGGGTATAGCTGATTCGGCAAGGCAGAACAGTGTGTTCGTAGCCCGATGTGCTTTCTTGCCACCCGTCCGCTCCAAGTAGCGGTCGATGGCGTGTTGAGTGACGGCGGAGACGACTGCCGCTTTGACGGCGTCGGGCATACGCTTTAATCGATGTTATGCTGATCACCGGAGATCGTCCAGCCCATGTCGTTGAAAAACCGGCGGATGTACGGCTGGTAAATTGGTGCGGGCTTGTGATTGCTGTTTCCTTTGCACTGGAGTACGGCTCCCCGGCGGCGCATATCCACCGTGACTTCGACCGTGGCATGGGGTTTGTTGTGCTTGTCGCGCAGCGAGTAGTACTCTGACTTGGCGTTGCGCCAGCGCTCGTAATAGGAACCGTTGCCGACGCAATGGTTCATCAGGCGTCCTTCGCGCTCGAAGTGAAGGGCAGTCACCAGTCGCACCCAAAAGAAGCCGTGCTCGTAGGTTTTCATCACCGGCGGCTTGTCTTTGACGTACTCCCAGATGTTTTGCTGAACATCCTGAAACCACATGGCGGCTCCAGCCAAGGCCGTGTGGAAATTGACACGGTCAAGGCGGCGCAAGCGGGTGTCGGTGGGCGGCCAGATGTTAAACCACGTCACGATGACGTTGATGGCCTGCCACAAAGGTCGGCGCTGCACTTGAACCGGGTCAAACCAATGGAGTTCCTCGCCTTGTTTGATCGCTTCCTTGGCCCACTCCGGCAATTTGGCGACGGGTGGTGGTTCACCGTATACATCAGGTCTGATCTTGGCCGGATCGTAAACCCGGAAATTCATATCCGCGTCTTTTTCGCCGATTTTGCCAAGAATATGGTTTCGGCCAACGGAGAGCACCCATTGCTGCGCCTGTGGATAGATGGCATGTGCCGCGATTTTGCGCAATTCACGTTCCACGTCATTGACGTTGATTACGTTCATGCCCACAGAGAACTAAATTCCGGGCCAAACGTCAATAAAATTTCGTATTTACGAAATTTTAACCCTGTATACCGGCTTTTTGCCGATAGGCTTTGACCGCCGCCTTCAAAAGGGCCAGCCCGCCGCCGCCAAATCGTCTTTCGGTTTCGCCAAATTTTTCAAGAGGGAAGCGTTGGGGATCGGCGAAGAGAGGAGCGATTTCTTTGGCTACCGGTGCTTCGATTTCAGCATCGTTCAGACCTTTAGCTTGCGTGGTTTCAAAATGCAGCAGGACGTACGGGTAGCCGTTTTTGTCGACGAAATAAAGCGGCCCCTGACTTGAATAGCTCTTGGCGTGGTGCTCCGTATTGGTACACCACGTGGGTTCATCGTCCTTCGCTGTCTTGCGTCGGCTCAAATGATAAACTGTCTGCCAGAGTGTGGCTCGGATCAGCTTCAAACCCCGGTATTCGGAGACCAACTTCGGGTCGGTCATGTACAGCCATGGCCGGTTTTCCACGTCGTAAGCGTAATCCTGCCCTTGGCGCATGATGTCCCGGAAACCTTCGAGATCGGCAGTCGGCATCGTCTCCAGTTGGCGGAAGAACAGTTCAGCGCTTCTGGCCCGGTTTTGTTCCTCCGGTTTTTCACTGTCTCTTTTGGCCAGCACGCTGGACTTCCAGTTGAAATAATTGACCAGATTTTCGAGGTTAATCCAGAGTTCCCGGCGGCGCACTTGGATCGGGTCGAAATGATGCAGTTCCTGTTCCGTTTCTCGCTCTTTGACCCACGGCTCCACTTTTGAAGCCGGTGGCGGCCCGCCAAAAAGTTCTTTTTTGGGCGCGGTCTTGGTTCGATAAGGCCGGAAGTTTTGGTCGATGTGCCGTTGGATCGCAGGCTCATGCAGTGTGCTGGTGTAGACACCCGCCGGATCAGGTTCTATTGGCTCTTCGGGTGACATTGCTGCTGCTCTTTTGCGCCCGGCTTCGATAAGGGTTTTGGATTCAGGAAAGAAACCTTCGCCCCCGCTTGGCTTTTGATATTTTCGTTTTCCGGTGCCTTTACAGTCTGGGCAGCGTTTGCGCTCTTCTTCAGGATCACGGGTTGTCCACGGAGCTTGGACTTCTTCGCCCGTTTCCGTGTGTTTGATCGTCTGGACGTAACCGCTGCCGCCGCAGGTGTGGCAGGCATTGGGATCACCGGCCATCGGCTGTTCGCCCCACCATTTGATTCTGGTTTCCGATGACGGTTCGGCGGGAGCCTGCTTGGGATCAAATCCGCCGGTGGGTTCGTAACGATACTTGCTGCCAAAATGGCCGCGAGGTTCGGCTTTGGCGCGGTAGGGCTGTTTCAGCAACTGATCGATGTTGATGATGAAATTCCGGGCGACCCGCATCAGCCACTTCTGGGCGCGGGGGTCTTCGACGTAGGCGGCGAGCTTTTTGAGTTCTCTGTCTATATCCTGAACGTTTAGCACGTTCAGTTCGAGTAGCAGATTAACAAGCACGTCAGCTTTCACGCTCTAAATACAATGATTGACCGTCGTAGTTATTGCATGAAAAGAACAACGTTTCTCGCAATTCTATTCACAGTGCTGGGTATTGGTTTTGTCTGGGCACAGACAAACGTGCCCGGAACCAACGTTCCCCCGGTCGTTAACGGCGGCCTGCCGTCGCTGTCGGCGATCCCCCAGTGGTTGCAGGTGCTGATCATGCCGCTTACGTTGGTGTTGGTGGCGCTGATCAAAAAGTACCTGCCCGTTGTGCCTTCTGGTTTGCTGCCGGTGGCAGCGGCTCTCGTAGGCGCATTGGTCGATTTGCTGTCGAACTTGGTCGGGCTGTGGGGCAGCCAAGGTCTGGTCAATTCGGCGCTGGCTGGAGCCGCCTTGGGTGGTTTGGCCACGTGGTTGCACCAGTTGGGCAAGCAGTCTGGCGTAATTCCGCCGTCACCACCGGCAACGCCGTCAAAACCTGCGTAATATGCCAAAATTTGGCATTGCAAAATTCAGTGATCTATCCGGGCCGACGAATCCCACGGGGATTCTCAGCCCGGCTTTTTTGATGCTGAAGCAGGCTCTCGACGGCGGGGATTCGTCTGAAAACGTCACCCAAGCGCTTTACGACTGGCTGGCACAGCGCAAGGTTACGCCGGAGCAGGTTGACAAGTTTCTGGACTTGGAGCCAGATCAGGCATTTTCGGAATTGTTAAAAGCCATCGGTGGGGGCCTTGTCCACGATCCTGAAAGGGGCAGAACCTTGCCACCGTTGGTGGTCACCACGCTCAAGCGCGCATTGGCACACATCGCTGGTAAGCACGTTCTTCGTAGCGAGCGTGAACTTGGCGTTGCTCAAAACCGATTGAGCCGGATCAAGTCCAAATTCGCCATTGAGTCGGCACAAGAACTTGTTGATTTGATGCTTAATGGTTAAAGATTATGAGCGCTTATTTAACTAGCTACCAAATGCTCACAAATCACGTTTCCATCCATGTAAAGTGTTGCCCCGTGCTGGTATAGCTGCTCGCAGAAATCCACCGAATCGTCGAAATAAACAGTTTGTCCGTCCGTGAGTCGGAGCATCTTGTCCGTGCCTGAATTGATCCGGCACAATTCCATCAAACGCCGCGACACCAACATGCAGCCAAAACCGGCAAAATCAGCCTGCACCAGACTGGGAGCTATGGCGCTGAAGTGAACAACAACGCCATCAGGCGTGAGTCGTCCGCTGGCGAACAAGTGGGGAGAATGTCTCATGGGGTAATAACCCGACACGGCTTCCTTGCCGGAGTTTTCCGCTTGAATCAAAAGTTCCGCCAAGGCGTTGGGAGGCATGACCACGTCCGAGTCCAGCCACAGGTAATGCTCGCTTCCAAAAGCCAGCGCCAGTTTTCGGGCATCCTCCCGGTTGGCGGCGATGTTAAGTTCCTTGGCGACAATCGGATCATTATTCTCAAGGACGGCAGCACGCCGGGTGATCAGCACGTTAAAATCGCTGACCGACTGCGACCAGACTGCTTCCAGACACCGTGGATGGACGGTTTTGTCTGTCGAAATGATGATGGTCGTATTCATTTTACGCGCATGACATAGACTACTTCGTAGTATGTTGGTATCGTGGAAGCTGAACCGGTGGACACAGAGATACTGGTTACGGCAGTGGCTATGGGAGAGGCACTGGTTATAAAATGGTTATCGGTAGCAGAGCCTACACTATGCGTGTGTGTGGCTGATCCACCCGTGCCGCCGGAAGTTGTGGCTCCGCGCAGGAAACGCTTGGTGGCGTCCGTGGAGCCGTTCAGATTGGGAATGACAATTCCGTTATAGACGCTGTTTGCGTCGCTTAAAGTTTGTCCATTGCATTCCACGTAGCCTATGGGCAGTGCGGGCGTGTTGGTTAGCGATTTTGCCCATGCGATGATGCCACCAACGGGAACTCCAGAATATCCCGGAGCGTAATCGGTGCCCGAAGTGGCCACGGTATAAGTGTTGCTGCCGTTGCCTTTGATGATTCCGTTGAGATTGCCCAATGAGTTTTGTTTGGCATTGAAAGTGCCCCAGTCGGTGCTGGATAGATAGCCGTCGGTATTGCTGCCCGATTGAGTGATTGACAACGTCCGGTCAGCGGACAAATCTCCGCCGCCGGTTAAAGGTGCATTAGTGTTGATGGCGCGGGTCGTTGTAACTTTGGCATTGAAAGTGCCCCAGTCGGTGTTCGAGAGATAACCGCTGGTGTTGGAACCGGATTGAGTTATGGAAAGTGTGCGATCAGCGCTCAAATCGCCACCACCCGACAAGGGTGTATTAGTGTTGATGTTGCGTGCTGGCTGGACAGCAGCAGCAGCAGCATTTGTTCCTATGATAGCAATACTAAGAGCTTCCCAAGCTGTATTACTTCCCGTTGTAGCTAACGTATACGCATTGGTTCCAACATCGGTACCGATGATGGCAATACTGAGTGCTTCGTTTGCTGTGTTAGTGCCGGTTGATGCAATGGCGCTGGCGGCTCCAGCAGCCAAAAGGGCAGCGGAAGCGTTGGTTGAAGCGGTCTCGAATGTAATCCAGTCGGTGCTGGACAGATAACCATCGGTATTGGTGCCGGACTGAGTGATGGAGATTGTCCGGTCGGCACTCAGATCACCGCCGCCATCCAAAGGCGCAGCAGTGTTGATCAACCGCGTGTTTGGCGGTGGAGTAAAACCCAAACTAGCAAAGTTACTTCCCGTGGCAATTACAATGCCGGACAGTGTGTAGCCTTGATACACTGCATTACTTCCCGTTGTAGCTATGCTATACGCTGTGGTTCCAATGTTAGTCCCGATGATGGCGATGCTGAGCGCTTCCTGTGCAACAGCATCGGCGGTTGCCGCCAGTGCATAGGCACTAGACCCTGTGTTTGTTCCAATAACTGCAATCGAAAAGGCAGTGTTGGCAGTGAGTTGAGCCTGTGCGGCAGCATTGGTGCCTATAACGGCAATAGAGTAGGCTGCTTCAGCTACGATTAAAGCTTCATCAACGCCGGTGCCGGATGCAGGTATACGCAAAACGAGGGGTGACCACGCTGAGGAATTTGCGGGAATGCTGCCATAGTTGTTTATGATGCAAGTAAACTGGCCGTTGCTGTAATTGACCGTGTCCAGTGTAGTGGACGAATAAGTTCCTGACCGTGTCCACGTGCCGACAAAATTAAATGCGTTAGATTCAGCGTTACGCTGAATGCCGTTTGCATCAAAATAAGTGTATACAGCAAGCATGTTATGGTTTCATTGGCCGGTTCAGCATCAGCGGCAGATTTTGCTGAATGATGGCGGCGGTGTTGGTTGAAATCTGTCCGTTTTGATCTTTGGCAAACATGAACACTGCGCCGGGTTGGCTTACCGCTGTGCTGCCGATGGCCAGCCGTTGGTATACTCCGCCACCCGCAAAGATATTCTTCAAGCTCAATTCCATGATCACGTTGCCAGTGCTGGCGGCCCCGCCGATTTGGTTGGTGGCTTGCCCACGATCCGTGGGCACGAAGGCCAGTTCCGCCCGGCAATAGCCCAGCTTGGCTTGATAAAGCTGCGTGGCGGGGTTTTGGGAGACTTCAACGCCAAGGGTCGTGGCCGTGGACGAGATCACCGTGTCATGAAGACTGGTGCATCCGGTGGCAATTGCACAAAGCAGGCTGGCAAAAAAGATACGTTTCATTTGGGTATATTTACAGTTAATGGTTTTCCGGGAACATCTGAAACCTCAATTACGATGTTCTGATTGGTGGCGACCCGGACGACGGTGGTCACGCCGTAGCCGAGGTCGAAGTGCGCGCCAGCACCGCTGTCATTGAAACCGAGGCCAATGACCTGAGTTTTGATGACATCGGCGGCAGCCGTATTGGTGCTGTTGACGCTAACGATGCCAAAGCCCAAGATGACGTGGTGGGTTGTACCCCCACGATTGAAGCTCACGCATCCAGTCAGGAACAGCGCGCACGCGATGAAGATCAGCTTCACGCATTAAATACGACGCAGTAGTTATTGAAAATGAAGCGCATTTACACCGACGAGCGGTTCCCCGGAATGGAAGTTGTCAATTTCGGCGGGACACAATTTTTGGTGCTTCAGGGCGGCCAGATAAAGGACAAGTTCACGTCCTACGAAGCGGAAGGTGAAAACGTCAGCGAAGACTACGCTCAGCGGCGCGCCCACGATTACTTTAACCGCATTGCGGCGCACAGTGAGGAACCGAGTCCGGCGGAGACACCGGTGGATAACCTGCCGCCGCTTCCAGCGGGCATGACGGCGGAGAGTCCTGTGGCGCAGCAGGTGGTGGGCTACCTGCTGGAGGATTGACTGCGCGGGCCGCGCTCTTTCGCAAAGCCGTAACACTGCGCTGGTACCGGCTGATTTTGGTTTTGGCGATCTTGGCCCGGCGTTTCCAGTAAACCAGCATCCGTTCGGATTTTTGCAATCGACCGGCGGCGGATTTTACAAAAGCCGCCCGTGTTGCATGGCGCTGTTCAGTGCTGCTCTGGCGTTCGTCGCGGCGGCGGATGCGGTCAGCGATCTGGCCGTCGATTACCGCTTGTTGTTTCCGGTACTGGTCGACGGCATCTTGCCCGGCAAAGTCACAGCGCATCTCGCCATCTTTGCGCCCCGACTTGCCCGCGTTGTGGGCGAGTTCGTGCGCGGTTACGTATACCAGTGCTTCGCGATAATTGTTCAGGAACATCACGGGCATGTCCTTCCATTTATAGTCGTAGGAAATGCGGCGGGGATTAACGAAACGGGCAGGTGCTCCGATGCGTATACAGGCATGAAAGCCCTCGGCGTCCGTTCCATAGCCCCGGATGTAACCGTAGCCGCCCCAGCTTTTGCGGGTGTTCGTTACTTTGAGTCTCAAAGGCGAGCGTTCGATGGGCCACACTTGATGCACGGTACTGAGCGCAAACCGGACGAGGATGTCGACTTCGATGTCGTCGTACCGGCTGCGGTTGGTGATTTTGAGTTCCAGTTTCATTGCAGGGTCTTTCCTATTCTGGGCTGCTGCTTAACTTCATCGGCGATCATCGCTTTGACCCGGCCTTCGATGCGCTGCAAAAAGTTCAGGCTGACGCGATTGAACCTTGGCTTTTTGCCGCCGGTGAAGGTGAAGTGTTGGGTGGCGGCGAACTCCAGTGCCGTTTGTTTTACCTTGCTCCGGTTCAGGTGGGGAGTCGGATTTATGTTTTCTGTTTCGTTCATATTTGTCTTTCTGTCGTACGGTTGATTCGTTCAACCGTCACACTATTTTACCAAACGATAATTGATGGAAGTTAAGAACGGGCTGGTTTTAAGTCATAAAACCCGCGTCAACATTGAACTAAAATAATTTGTTGACAGCGGATTCGGGCAAAATTACCAATGTTTACAACGGCGAGATGGCGGCGAGAAATTTGTAAGCTGTTGAAAATCAGCATTACAAAAAGAGTTGGCGGGACTATTTTATGAAGGGCCGGGCGGCAGTCAAAAAGGCTCGAACTTTTGTGAGATCAAAAATCTGATCGCCGTGCGAGCGCAGGTGGGTTTCGGCGTCGATCCAGACGGTGGCGTCGCCGACCGCACCGAACAGGATGTGCGGATGCTGGAGGAAGTCCTTCTTGACCAGCGTCGCCATGAGGGTGCCGAGTTTTTCCACGAAGATGCGGGGAACGCTCGCCATGGAACCGGTTACGTCGAAGATGACGGCAACAGGGTGACTTTCGGGATGGGTGTCGCTGTCAAAGCTTTCCCGGATGTTCCGGCCCGCCTTGTTTTTCTTGGACGGATCGAGTTTTTCGTGAACCTTCATCTCCGTGTGGCCAGAGCGGATTTCCGCACTGTGCGTAAACGGATCGGTTCCTTTTTCCGTATGCTCCCGCATACGGGCGGTGTATGTTTCGTGACTGTAGTCTCTATAGCCCATAGGCTTATACCTTTCGTTTTGTTTTAGTGGTTGTTGGTGCTGCTTATGCCGCCGGTTTGGTAATCCAGCGTTCGCGTAACTCTGTTTCAGCCAGCTTCGCAATATGCTGTGCCGCGTGATGTCCGTTGCCCCGAACGACGCCCCGGTGTTCAAGTTGCTCGTACAGCAGGCAGACCTTGTATACACGGTTGCCAAGTTGGGAGCAAGCTTCCTCCAAATCCATGGTGTTGATCTGATCCTCGGTGAGCAAGGGCAATTCCACATCTGCTGGATTGGTTGCCAGTCGCAGGGTCTCGCCTTTATCTACGACGGTTTCTTTCGCAGGCAGGACAGCTTTAACAGCGGCGCGCCAGCCTTCTTTGATGTCTTCCGTGACATCGGCCCAAAGCGGAAGCGGATCGCCGTTGACGGCTTTCCAGTTGCGGATGGTGCAGTATGCACTGTAAGCAAGTTCCGCCGGTTCAGGTGGTGTGGTGGTGTTGGGCACATCGGCCTCGTCAGTTTCGTCTTGTTTTCCCATAATGGTCAGTGGTTGTGGAGGTACCAGAGGATGCCGAGACAGATCAGCACGCCGATGGTGGCAACAGCATATATGACCCAGCTTCTGGCGGTTGTTGGTTCGTCATCAAAGCCGCAGTCACAACCGCAGTCATGGCGGTGCTCCTCGACAGTTTCAATTTCAGTATCGTCAGGTTTTCCCATAAATTTATGCAAGTCGCTTTTGGATGTACTGAACCATGTCGCCGACGGTCTTGATTTTCTCAAGGTCTTGGTCGGGCAGTTCGAGGCTGAACGCCTCTTCGACGGCCATGGCCACTTCAATGATGTCCAGTTCATCTGCGCCCAAGTCTTTGACGAGATCGGCTTCTGGTGTCACTTGTTCTGGCTTAACGCCCAGTTGGTCGATTAAAATCGTTTGAACACGCTCTTGGATTGTTTTTTCCATAGATTATTTAATTGTTGCTCGTGGCATTGAGAACGGACGAAATTTTCGCGGGCCATAAAGTTGTTTCAAAATCTGTTCAAAGTCGCGGAAGACCTCGAACACGTCCTTGGGCCGATGCGCCACAGACAGCAAGCACGAGCGCAGCAAACCTTTGATCGGACGTGGTACCGTGGGCGGCAACTCCGCTCCGCTCTTGGTCATTTGCCCACCGAGCAGCCGGATCATGCAGACCGCTGACATGTAGATGTCGGTGGCGGGGCTGGCGGGTTTTTTGACAAAGATTTCCGGCGGATAGTTGACCTTTTCGTCCGGGCAGATGGCTCTGAATTGGCCGCCGGTTTTGACCGAATATGCCCAGTCGATCAAGATGCCGTCGTGGGGCACGGGGTCGGTTGGGCAGAGCATGAAATTCCGGGGCAACACGGCACCGTGTACGATACCGGCCTCATGGGTGATGACCAGCGAACTTAACTGCCGGTTCCACATCCACGCGGCGTCATGCGGATCAAGACCTTCCGGGTATTCGTCCAGCACGTCCTGCATTGTGAAGTACCCGTCGAGTCTGCGAAAAACGTTGACCCGCTTGGTGATCTTGTCCTGCTTCAACTCGAAAGCGTCCAGCAGTTGGGGAATGTGCTGCATCAACTTCAATTTCGCCCGTTTGGGGTTGTCCCACAGATAGCGAAGCTGGGCACTTTCATTGGCGATCAGGTCGTTATTGGCCGGTGTACGGGTGACTTTGAGCACGACGCGTTCTTTAGCTTGATTCGTGCCACCGTAGATTTCGCATAGATCACCGGACGCGACCCGCTCAGTAACCGTGTAGACACCGGTTTTGGTTTTGACCGTTATCTCGGTTATGGCGCTGCGGTCGCCGTACTTGCCGTCCTTGACTTTTTGTTCGGCGAGCTTGTGCCACTTCTGGAGCAACACGAAAGCATCCTGCGCTTTTTTCTTGTCGGCTGTGCCAGTATATCTGTCGCTATGCGTCAATTTGGCCCATTCCCGGTACTCCGTTTTAAGTGACGCCGGGGGATCATCGTCGAGTGGGCCGAAGACATCTTCCGGGCATATCGCCTTGTTCAGGACGCGAAAGGCTTGGGTTAAAGTTCTACCGGTCATGCGTAAACTTTGTCGTCTTCCAGAACATATCTTCGGAAATCCAGTGGGATCAATGCCTGTAAATTTAATTCCTCAAGGACAATGTATACAGCTTTGGCTTGGCCGTTCATTTCATCCGGCGGCATGTTTCCCAACCACATCAACTGACCAAAATCAGGATCACGTTTGCAGATGGAGGGGAGGAACTGTCCGAGGACTTGGCGTTGTCGGTCGGTCAGCTTGACAGGTTTTTCTTCGGCAGCCGGGCATTCACGATAAAAGATTTTGTTCAACCGCTGACCGGCAACATCATAGTAGCCCTTTTCATCGGTGCCAATCCAGATGTAGGGTCGTTGAGCTTCAAAAACAAAGCGCGTCGGATCGTAAATTTGGTTATCGGGCAGTTCAATCCATCCATGATGGGTAAAAGGTCTTCCGGCGAAGGAACTGGTGGAAGCAATCGGCCCGTGCCAGACGCCGTAACGGACATGGGATTTGGCAGGAACCAGCTTGGCCTTGAAAATAGCCACGGCGACGGCGTAGCAATTGCCATTCCAGCGGGCGACAGGCCACTTTATTCGGCGTTCAATTTCTTTGATTCCGGTCAGGAGCATTCCTGAAACTGTATACGCCGAAAGACAGTCTGTCAACGGGAAAATTCAATGACGCGACGAGTCCAGTGTCTGGTAATAAAACGTGTGAAGAAAGCCCAAAGGAAAATCTCTCACGCGCCACGCCCAGAGTGCTCGGCCTGAACGTCCGTTGCCGTCGGTGAAGGGATGCAGGACTTCGTAAGCAACGTGCTGCTCGTAAGCACTCAGGTCGTCATTAAGCAGCAGATCAAGCAGATGATTGCGTATCTCCGGGCCGCCTCGCGGTGGCAGATGGCGGCCCACACGGACATCAAGACCGAATTGGTCGCGAAGTCTTGCGCCGGGCTGATAAACCCTTACGAAGTGCTCCAACTCCTCGACGGTGACCTCCTCCAGAGCCAAAAATCTTTGGAATTCCTCCAGTTCGGCCCGTGTTGGCCGCCGCCGTATGCCTTCAATACGGTTGCTTTCGGTTACAAATTTTGTGATGTCATCCATGGATTGAATCTATTGGGCCGGAATCGGGCCGTCCACAAAATTCGGAAGAACCCGTCCAACAGGCTGGTATTTAAGTGGACGCATTATGAGCAATGAGCAACCGAGCGCGCCACGGGCCTATGAGCTACTTGAGCTTAAAGAATTCAAAAGCACGATACCGCCCCATTTGCTGTGTAAGCTTTCGGAGAGCGAGCGGTATTTAGTGGAGACAATGAGCAGGTTGGAAAACCAGAACAACTGGTTGGTCAGCGCGCTGCTCAAGGTCAACAAAGACGTGCTGGATTGCGACCGGCGCATAACTGAGACCAGCAAGACCATAGCTACGTTATCGGACTGGAAGCAGTTGATTTCGGGCAAATGGGCAGTGGTTGCCGCCCTTGGTCTGGTTGTTTTATCCGCGTTACTCAAAATGGTATTTGATGCTTTATGGCACTTGTTGAAGCCTTAATGTCAAAATTGTTGCGGCCACCGCGTATTCTTTTGGCGGAGGATGACTACACGGTCGGCAATCTTTTTTTAGTCAACATTCGTGATCAGTACGAATGCGACATTGACTGGGTCATCGACGGCGAGCGCGCCATTGATTTTGTTGGGGAAAAGCCCTACGACGTTGTTTTTCTCGATCTGTCACTGCCAATAAAAAGCGGCATCGAAGTTTTGCGCTACATCAAGGAAGAAAAGCCCACATTGCCGGTCATCGTGGTTGCCGAGCGCGCTGAGGCCACCGGCTGTATGGATGGCGCGAATCTGGGAGTGGTGGGTTTCCTGTCCAAGCCGCTTTCTTCGGTCAATTTTGCCAACATATTCCGCACCTACGGTATCCGGGCAATTCCCCGCCGTGAGTACGCTGTTGCTTTGGAACCGCAGCCTGCGTGATTAACGCGGCGGCGCGGCGGGCATTCTTTGGATCAACTGATGGATTTTTTCCAGAACTTTGGCGTGTGATTCCGGCAGTCTTTCGATGCGCGCTCCTTCGTCCAAAATGTGCTGGAGTTCGCCCCGGTCGAGGTCTTTTCCTTCCACCAGTTTGCGCACGATTGCGCCGTCGTAGCTGTTGCCCGCGACTTCGGTCAGGAAAAGCAGCATGATGTCTTTCAGGGCACTTTCTTCCGGCCCGGCAAAGAGACGCGGCGGCCCCGGCAGTCGTCCGGGCGGGCCTCCCCGGCGCATCCGGCGCGGATCAAGCGGATTACTCGTAGTGCCTGCTGGCGGCATTTGGCCGCTGGTACTTCCCGGCGGCGGTTGAGGGCCTCGGCGGGCCTCGTCTTCTGCGCCTTCGTGTAAATGTCTTCCGGTGATCAAGTCTTTTGCTTTCATGTGTATTAACTACTAAGGATTTTTCCTCGAAGCGCGTCGCGGAATTCGGCAATTGATTGGCCCAGCTTGATGCGGGAACAGACGAAGCGCAAATTTTGGATGCTGCGCGCCAATTCCGTTTCCAATTCCACGTCTGCACCGCACAGGGCTTCAGTCAAAAGTTGTTCGGATTCGTTCGCGTATATTTCGTTGAATTTGGTGCTTTTGTCGAGACCCAGCGACAAGTCAACAATGGACTCTTCAACGTTGTCGATCCGGTCGACCAGCTTGATCCGCTTGACCCGCCGGGGGCATTTGGCCAGATGATCGCGGTCAATCTGCTTGCGTTCGGGACGGGGCAGTTTCATGCCCTTGCTGGGATTGGTCAGGGCGACCACAATATCGAGGGTTTCCTGCCCGCACGTTTCCAAAATTTCAAACTGCATCTGGTGGAAGACATCGAGGGTTTTGGGAATATCTTCCAGTATGTCGTGGAGAAAACTTCCAGCCACGTCAGCGTCTTCCGTTCCGGGAAGGGTGGCCACCCGTCCCGCCACGCGAATGAGATGCGTGATGTAAGGACGGCCATTGTTTTTGCGCGTCTGTTCTTTGTGGTAGCGCGCAGCTAATTGGGCGGCAGCGGTAATGATGCTCATGCCAGCTAAATGTATACGACGATATTTGACAGTCAACGCAAAATCGTGAATAATAGATAAAACGCTTCCGTAGCCTAGTGGCAAGGCATTCGTCTCTAAAACGGAGCACGCGGGTTCGATCCCCGTCGGAAGCGCCAATTGCGTTCTTCGAGTCAGATGTACGAACCAAAATACAAGCTCAACCGGAAAGACGAGGCGCGCTTTCGCGAACTGGTGGTGAAAGAGGCGCTTTCCACTGCCACGGTGGCTGAAAAGATGGAGCTTGAAAAGTTGTCGCGCAAGCGCACACAAAAGGGTTATCGTCATCCAAAGATGCAGATCGCGCTGCGATGCCAGCGCAATCGGGATCGCAAACTGCGACGGCTGTGTAAAAAGGTTGATGCGCTGATCGAGCAAGCCAGCCCGGCATTCCAGCGGGCCTTCGGCAAAAAGCGCTTCTCCGATGCCTTCAAAAAGCAGATATAAAATTTTGAGTTGACAAATCAGACAACAACGTATACACCATCACGATTATGTTAGTCTCCGAAGAAAGAGCGCGCCGTTGGTACAAACGAAACAGTTGGGTTCATCGAAATTTTGAATATCTTTTCAAAAATCCGCTCTGGACAAAAGAGCCGCCCGCCGGATTTTCGATTTGCCCTTACTTCTGGCTCAGTCTCTTCAGTCTGCTGGTTTTCCGGCCCTTTGCGGTGGCGTTGTCGCGGGTGATCGGGCCACTGTTTCTGGCCACCGTGGGACGGCCCTTTGTGTCCGTTGATAAATGGCTTCTGCTCCAGTTGCGCCGGTTGATTATCGGTCGGCGGGCGGAGGACGAGGAATACAACGATACGCCCGGCTTCGGCGTCGTGGTTATGATCTGTGCGTTCACATTGCTCGTATTGCTCAATTTCGGATTTTTTGCATTGTGCCGGTGGTATATCCACGACGTGACGCAGGAGCCGCTGTTCATGGTTGAGTTCTGGGCAATTGCCGGTGGCATTATCATCGTCATCGCCTCCTTGATTCATGCCGCCATACGTTCGCGTAAAAACCTGCCCCGTTGTCGTACGGAAGCGTACCTCTACGTGTGGGCGATTCTCGTCATTGTGGCCTTGCTCATTTTTGCGCCCGGCCAATGTAAGAATTTGGCAATAGACTTCTGCGCGGATTTATGGGTGATTATAAAAGTCATCGGCTATGGGATCAGCGCGGGGATCAAATGGCTCGGCTATGCACTGTGGGTTTCGCTCTGGTTTTTGGGTCATTACCTGTGGGCAATTTTTAAGTATTCCCCCGGTTCGTGGTCAATTCCGTGGTGGGTCTACTTTGTCGCTATCGTGGTGTTGACTGCCAGTTACGGTTGGATTGCCGACCGCTGGCTTCAATGGATCGAACAGCGCATGGACGCCAGAGAACTTCGCGCCCGTAATCGCCAGCGCTGGGTGGACGTGTTGTCCGAATTGATGTGGAAGGAATACTGGGTCAATCAGGCCACCAGTGACGGCAACATAGACAGGAGCAAAGCGTTGAAGACGGTGGCTCCATACGTTGTGCGCCGGGCCTGTGAGATTTACTGGAAAGACCAGTTAGACGTACTTCAGGAATACGCACCCTACTATCCGACATCAGTTTTCAAGCAAATAAAAGCCATCGACGGTGCGCAAAAGAGGATCAGGGCCGCATGGGACAATGTGCCCTATGATTCCGTCAAGAATAAGTTGTCCGACTGGGTGTTTGACGAAGAGCGCATGAAGGCCAGCATTTACACAGCGCAACGGGATGCGCAATTCCAACAGCAGATCGAGGCGGCGACGGCGCGCTACGCGGCAATGCGGCGCAAATGCGAAGAAAAGATGCAGCGGGCAGCGGAGTCACCCATGCACAAAGCCTGCGTGGAAATTACCACTGGCATTTTGGACGCAGCCAAAATGGTGGGCCGGGGCATTGCTACAGGAGCCAAAGGCATGGGATACGCTTTCTTATGGGTGTTCAGGCAACTGGTTATTTTCGTGTCGTTCATGTGGATGTTAATCAAAGCCAAAAAGCACAAAGTCTGCCCTTATTTCCATTTTGAGGATTGATCACCACAGCAGGGTGGATGTGTTGCCTTGAACCGCATTGTCGCGTTCCACCGCCCATTTTTGACCGGCAGTCAGCAGGTGGCTGGGCCGGTCTTTCATTTTGGCCAGTTGGACGTATATGCCGGTTTTTTCGTCTGTGGCGGTACCAATCTGGTAAGTGCCCGCGTTGATGTGAGAAACCAGCAGGCCCGTTTCGCCGCCGGGCTTTTCCACGCAGGCCAGCGCTGCGCTGTAAAGCCGGGCCAGAAGCGACGCGGTCACGACCGGATGGTTGCGGACGCACGATTGCAGGGCGACGTGATGGTTTGGGTCGATGAATTTATATTGAACGAACATCTTGCAAGTAAAGAACGTGAATTTCAGCGTGTTCCTGCTTCTGTTCGCACCAAAATTTCCAGCCACAACAGCCAGCGATGGCGGAATCATCTTTAAATAAAGCGTCTAAAATTCCTTTGCAAATGTTGTCTACATCTGGTTTTTGCCGGTGAAACTGTCCATTCATTTCGGCGCGTTTTTTCTTTGGCCATGATTCAGGCATTGGGATGTAAGCGAAGACGATGATACTGTATACATTATCTGGCAGTTTTCCAGATGCGGCCCGGATTTGGTCGCAGTATTTCCGATAGCGTATGACCACTGGACGTTTTTTCCAAATGTCAGAGTGCGTTTGTCGGGGTTTTCCCATTGGATTTGCAGCAACAACGAAACTATATCTGCTACAATGATTTACAGTTGACGCTATGAGAGATTGTGGGGCAGGCGCAGAAATTTGTTTTTCCGGTTCTTTTGCGATTGACGGTTGTTGTATTTTTGTGTTTACTCCCAGCAGCGAATCTCGCTTGGGATGATTCATGAGAATCTCAAGTGTCCATCGATTGCGGTTTGACATGCTTTAAATAAGCGGGCAACAATAGTTAATTTATGCCATATTCAGAACCTGAATTTAAAGTCCTGCGCGAATACGGTATCATCGACGATCAAGGCAAGCTGTCGCAGGTTGATTTGGAGCAACCGGAAGAACGTCCCCTCGGCCATGGCCCGTTGCTCGAACCGGGAGCCGTAAACAAGCTGTTGGCAGCGGATACCACCCCCAACAAAAAATGGCTCTCGTGGATTTTTTATCAAGCGGCAGGCGGGGACAAAGGCAAGGAAGCGTCCAAGCGTGCTTTGGAGCAGATCAAAAAGCGCTTCATCGAAGAGCGCGTCAATGGTTTTCAGCATCCGCTCAGCAAGGAATACTACTCCGGTGTGCCACGGGCGGAAGCGGAAGCGCGCTGGGAAAAAGCCAAGTACAAGTTCAAGGAGATCGTGGACATCGCCGATCAGGATTCGGTTAAAAAACTGCGCGTCTTTGGCTTTTTCCGGCAGTGGCCCGGTCAGGCCCAGATTTACGCCAAAGTCGAGAAAGCCATCACGAGCTTTTTGAAGCTGTACCCGAAGCTGCTCCAGATGAACAAGGAACTGCGCCGGGAAAGTCGGGAGGAACTGCCCGCCGAACCGTCCCAAATCGGCAGTGTCGAGCAGATGGAGCAGATCACCAAGAAGGTTGACCGATATTTTGCCTCTAAAGTGGCGCGAGACGACATTCGGGTGGACGTGATCTACGACGACGATTTTGTCACCGCGCTGGCTCCGCTGACTTATGCCGCCGCCGTCAAATACGGCCACGATGAATGGGCGTGGGCCAATCGCGCAAAATTTGATGAAGTCCTCAGCGGCGAAGGCCACGGCTACAACGACCAGTGGCAGTCCAACACTACACAGGGCAAGGTCTATGTATACTTGATGTTCAAGGTGCCGGTACCCTGCTGGATCAGCCGCAAATCAAGCCAGTTTGAACGTCGGCGTCTGACCAATCTGGCGCTGGAAATAAATCGAGACACACTCAAGCGGGTTAATCCTGACGACATCGTTTTGTGGGACGAGGAAAACATGAACACCCGGCGTCTGGGCGACATCAAGCAGATGATTTTGGATGAACCGACCAAAGCGCCTGATCCCCAAGATGATGAAATTCCCATTAAGCGTGGGCCGAATGTCTACAAGACCGCCGAAGAAGCCCAACAGGTGGTTTGGCATCTCAACAAGGCGGTGGAAGCCATCATCAAGTGGGCGCGCACGTTCAATCCGAAGCGGGTTAAGTCAAATGCTTTGACTTTGGGCACCGGCGAAGAATAGTTACGGTGTGCGTGCTAAACAATTGGTAAATCGGCTGCTCGAAGTTGGCCCGGACGAAGTTGATCCACGGCAGTATGTCAGGACAACTACGCCGTGGTGGGAAGATTTGGACGATTTCACGAAAGCTTACATGGAGGCGGCGCTGTGGTCGACCAACGACGAAAGCACTCCTTCCGGCGGCGAACCTCTCGATAAAAACTACAGCACCAAGGATATTGCCCGTGAAACAGTGGATCAGATGATGCAGGATTGTGCGCGCTTTCAGCAGGAAAATGCGGCGGATTTGGCGCTGTACGACATGACCAACGTTGAGTGGAGCGCGGCTGCGCAAGGAGGTCACGATTTTTGGTTAAGCCGAAACGGCCATGGAGCCGGATTTTTTGACCGTGATAATTTACCGGAAGATGCTCGCGACCGGCTGCAAGAGGCTGCCAGACACTACGGAGAAGTTTACCTTTACGTCGGTGACGACAAGCTCATTTATCAGGATTAGTCTTCGGCGCGTTTGAGCACGTTGCGGATGACTCCCTTCAGGGCGTAAGCCACGGACGTATCCTGCACGCTGTGAAGGTCGTCGATGATCAGTTCGGCAAAGGCCGTCCCGAAATCTGCATGGATTATCGGTGGGCAATAGGCCGAGGTCAGGGGCACCAACGAATGATATTTTTTGTGGTTGGCGAACTCAGCGGTTGGCCCCCATGTCTTAATGTTTACACCCACGCTGTCAGGATAGGGAATGTTATTGGCGATCAAAGCGTTGGCCATGTGGATGGCGATCAGCCGTTCGACGGAGTGGCCCCGCTGGGGGTAGCTCTGGAGGAGTTCTTCGTACGTTTTGCAGGTCTTGCGCAATTCCGGGTCACTGAGCTTTTTGGCAAATTCATCAATGTGTTCTTCGTCAGGAACGCCGAGCTTTTTGTCCCAGATGGTCTCAGCGCGGTCGCCGCCCCGGCGCAGGATGAACTTCCCAAATTCACGCAGCACCGCTTTGCCCGCATTTGGATTTTGGAGGAGGTTTGGATGGAGCCGGACGATAGGCTCAGCCGCCGGACTCAGGGCGACGCCATCGCCAGAATCGTTGGGGGCCTGCTGCCATTGGATGGTGTGCCACAGTTCCCGCAGTTCCGACCACAGGGGGTGGTCGATCAGGATTTGACCGGTTTCCACGACGACATCCTTTAAGGTAGCCATAAATTTATTCTCTTATTGCCACTGATCCACCGGGCAGGTTAATTGATTTGCCATCATATCTTGAAAGACTGTGCTGCCAGCCATCAGCCGCAACGGCCTGTTCGGCAGCTTTTTCATAGTCCAGCGCACCCCAGTCTTTTATTTGCTCAAACATGGAAGGAATTTTTCTACCTGTATACCGGTCGGTTTCAGTCCTGTCACCCCAACCCAATTCTTTCATGTACTCAACCGGATCGCTCAAACGGTCTTTAGCGCTTTCTTCAACCCATTCATCCACAGCCAGATCAATCAGACGCTCGCGTTGCGGTGTTAATTTACGAAATTCACCATTAAGTTTGAAGAACGAATCTTCATCCAACTTGCCAGCTTCAACCATGGCTTTGGCTTTGTCTTCGTAATCGGAATGCTCTTCCTCGAATTGCTCCCGGATCATGTTTTCTTCGTCTGACATAAGTGTGTCACGAAGTTTATCCGTGTCGATAAAGTTAATCAGCCATTCCGAATAGGTATCAGGTTCATCCTCAAAACTGTTTTTAAGGTCTTCCAGCGCTTCTTTCTCGGCGTCACCTTCGGTCTTGTATACGATGTAATTTATATCGCTGTCAATCGCTTTAAAAGTAACTTTGACGTAATCGTCTGGAAGCTCAGGGTCTATATCCTTGTTTGTGTAGTGGTCAGGGTCGAACACAAGCTCTTCGCCCAAATCTTTTGAAAGTTCCCATTTGGCCAGATCGATCCAGTCCGCGCCAATATAGCGTTTAATTTCGGCTTTGGGATTGACTGGGAGATCAGGGTCAAACGGCACCGGCGGCTGTTCGTTTTCCGTTACCTTGGCGATTTCCTTTTTGAGCTTTTCAACGCGGTCGTGATCGCAGTTCTGGCACAGCCGCTTGCTCCGGGCGTCAGCGAGGCTTTTGTAAAAACCATGAACGTTACCGCATTCTGGGCATTTTACGTAGTAATCGATGTGGCGCGGCCACTCGGAGAGGTCAGCGTAGATGCCGCGAGTGTGCGACCAGTAGGGGGCTGGAGCTTTCTTCTCGCAAACGAGGATGACAATGTCCTTTGCGTTCACTCAAGGCGTCGCCTTTTTTGTAACTTTGAATTCGTTCGGGCTGTAGTCGCGAGTCATCGGCGGTTTCTCCATGCCGAAAGTCAGCTTGAATTTGCCGTCGTTGCCAACTGCGCCGATGGTGCCCATGTAGGTTTTACCACCTTCGGCGACCAGCACTTCGTCACCGATTCCAGCAGCAGCAGGTGCAGCGCCGGGTGCAGCGGCGGCAGCAGGGGCTGCTGGAGCAGCCGGACTGGCAACCGGTGAATTAGGAGTTCGCGGCCTGAAAGGGGCGCTGTTGTCGTGGCCGGTTCCGGGAGCCAGCAATTCGTCGATATTGCGGTGGGCATGGGACAAGGCAATGTTGTGGGTCGCGTCTACGACAACGCTTTCCACCTGCTTGAGAGCCGGTGTCCCGGCGGCAGTGCGCAGTTCTTCCACGGCGGCCAGATCATTGGAAACTTGCAGGTGGCCGGTGTCGGTGTCCGGGACGAGCCAGCGGCGCTGGAGGGCTTCCTGCATCCCTTCCGCGCCCAGTGAGGCGATCATTTCGCCGTTCATGATGACCGGGTTCATCCGGTTGCGCCGATCCAAAATTGTCTGGGCAATTTCCTGTGTCGTTTTCATAGTCTGACCTTAACTACTGTTGTGTTATCCGTTTTATTTCTTCGTCGCACTGCGGACAATCCTCCGGTTCAAATGAGTCATCGTGCGCTTCTTGCTGCTCCTGCCTGAAGGCAGGCATACCCTTAGCGCGCCATTTGGTGACTTCAACGCCAACTTGCTCAAGGGAGAGGTTGTGCGCATCCACCGCGATCATATCGTCGCGCTGGCTGTACAGCACGAGCATGTAAAGCGTTTGACCGATCAGCCGATGGGCCTCGGCCTTGGCCGGGAGCGCATCAGGATCGGGTTGCTGCTCCAGCAGGGTGGCGACTAGCTGTTTGGCTTTCATTTGGGCGGATTGGGGATGGTTGACCATTCGTCAGCATTGTTGTTGTCGATGTAAAAGTAATCGTACAGGCCATATTTGACCGGGATGCGAAAAACGCCCGGTTGGCGCTTCCACGTCTTGGTTCGGCCATTCCGGCGGGCACGCAGCGGCGATTTGCCGTCTCTAGTTGTGGCGGTGCGATGATAAAACATATTCGCCGTCATGGCCGAAATCGCGTTAACTTCGCCACGGGTGACTTCGCCGTAAACCGCATCTACGTAATGCTGTGGATCAACTTCATCCGGGTCAGCTTCCAGCAGATCGTATACAATGTGTTGGGCACGCGTCATTGTTGCTGAACCTTGCCCACATTTTCAAACTCAGCAACGCGCTCGATGATTTCAGCGAGGTCGGCTGCGTCTTGATTCTGGTTGGCGCGTTTGAGCCTTTCGGTCAAGCCGGATAAACGATTTAACTGTCTGGCCAAATCATTGTGCCAGCTTAAACCAGCCTCTTCGTTTTCGGGATCAACGTAATAGATTTCTGGAACAGGATCAGGAAGGCGCAGTACTTCACCTTTGGGGCGAAGTTCGTCAGGGCCAGCTTCAACCAGCTTTCGGACTAACTGTTGAGCGCGGTTCATGCACTGGCAATGGCCTCCTCACCGGGCAGTTTTTTCTTTTTTTCTTCTTCATCTTCCTCACCGGGTGGGACGGGGCCTTCACCGGGAGGCGCTGCGCCGGGTGCGCCGCCTTCATCGGGAGCAGCACCGCCGGGTGGAATTTCGTCTTCCGGCTTGCCCTCCGGCCCAAAGGTGGGTGACATGGGCGGAGCGCCGCGTCCAGCGCCGCCAGTACCGGCCAGCGGCTCGTTTTGCGCCATATCCACGTCGCGAGGAAGCTGCTCTTCGGAGCCAATCAAGACCTTCAACTGAGTGGCCAGACTGGAAAAATAGGAACGGAAATTCCAGTTGTCCACGGCCAGCATGTCCGCCGCCGCTTTGAGGATTTCGAGAGTTTCGCGGTTGATGGAGCCGGTGATTTCGTTGGCGCGCCACGCCTTCAGGAATTCCCGGACTTTGTCGGCATACGGGAAATTGCGGCCTTTTTCAGCTTCTTCTACCATCCCGACCAACTGATCGGTGATACGCCCGTGCCACTTGATGATGTCCACACCGGAATACGTTTCAAGCACGACGGCATTGTGGCGGTCAAAGTCCACGCAGCCCATGCTTTCGTAGTCGTGAAATGTGTTCATGGACGGCGTTATTCTTCGCGTTTTTCAATGCCTTTGGGATCGCGGCGTCTGCGTAGCCGAGCGAGCCGGGAGTTCCAAGTTTTTTGGACGCCCATGCCGGTCTCAACCGGAGCGATGGCGGAAGCCATGGTGGTTTCGCTCACCTTTTTCTTCTTTTTGCCGAGGTTATGGTCGGTGCGAAAAAAGGGAGCTTGCTTGCGTTTGCTGCCGAGGACGCATTCGCTCACGTCGGGTGATTCCAGAAGTTCGTTGGCCAATTCAGCCGCCTTCCGGGACTCCGTCTTTTTGGTTGATCCTTTGGGTTTGCCTTCCGGGTCTTCGCCCTCTTTGGCTTTGCCCACGCCCGCCTGTTTTTCGCCCTTCTTGTCCGACCGGGTGTTGTCCACCGGGTTGAGATCATCGTCTCTGTCCACGGGGGTTGCGGCAAACTCCTGTCCCTTTTTGAGCACTTTTTCGAGATCAGGAGCTTCCTGCTTGTTGTCAAGCTCGGAGGCCACGCTGATTTCGACAAAATTCATTTTGTATTCCGGCGGTTCATTGGTCTGGGCAATATCGCCGTCACCCCGCGTGGCGACCCAGCCCAGTTCGGCCAGTTTGTGGATGTTTTCCGGCTCGGAAAGCAACTGGACGGCGGCCCGATAGGCTTCGGCATCGGTAAATTTGACTTCCGCCATCTGGTATCCAGCTTCGACGGCTTGGCCAATGCCGATGGACTTGAGCGCGTCCGCCAGCGGCTTTTTGTTGGCGACCATTTGCACGGCCTCCAGTTCGTCCGCTTCCTCGAAGATTTTGACGATATTTTCGCCAAGATCAGCGCTTGTCTGGCGAACGGCTACTTCGCCGAACAGAAATTCAAGCAGGTTTTTTCGCATAAGCATCTCAGCTTAATTACGCGGGCCGTCCGAGTTGCCGGTAGCCTACACGTGTATACGTCAGGTCGGCGGCTGACTTTCCAGCAGTAACTGTTTGTCCTTGGCTTTGGCGGTTTCGATTTGGCGGTTGATTAAGACGCCCAACTGAGGGGCACTGTAGTTGGGGCCTTTTATCCACTTTCCATCTTCGCGCACGCGCATCCAACCGTCGGTAAATTTGCTGACATTGGAACGGTGGACTTCATCCCAACCGGGCTGCAAGTCCGCACCCATGGCGACGCCGTTGCCGACGGCAAAAACAATCAGATCAAGACTGGCGTCGTAAGCTTCGACGATGGCTTCGACGGAGTCTTCCTTGAACAAGGGCTTCGGAGCGGGCCATGCCGTGAAATTATCAGTTGTACCGCCGGTGTTGTTGAGGTCGAATTCAATGCCCCATGCGTTGGCCAGTTCGCACAATTCTTCGGCCAGCCATTTGAGCCTGCCCACGCGGACAGCTTTTGACGGTACTGTCGGTCGATCAGGTGTTTCCTGCTGAGAGTGCGACATTAGGTATTTGACTTGATCCTGTTCGGTTTGCATAGGTTTTATCGGTTGTGCCAGACAAAAGCGTCTTGGAACCACTTCGGAAAGAACTCAGGATTTTTCTCAAACAGGGGCATAAAATCGCCGTCGAGCACGTAGGTCACGCCGTGGTCGGTGTCGGAGCGCACGATGCGCCCACACGCCTGTACGATGGCAGTGATGGTTTGCAGGGTATACCATTCCTGATCGATGTCCTTTTTGGCTTCGACCTGTTTGTCTCCCAGATTGGGATAAGGTATTTTGGCAATGATCTGGAACCGGGCCAGATCGTCATCGAGGCTGAAACCTTCGGTCATGGAGGGACTGAGCAGGACGGTCGGCGCGCCGTTCCCAGTGTGCTTTTTGAAAGCTTCCTCGCGCTCGTCGGCTTTGCGCGGGTACAGGATGCGCTTGGCGTGCTCGGTCGTTTTCAAATACTTGAAGATGGTGTCGCCCAGTTTGTAGCTGTGACAGTGGATCAGCCCTTTTTCGTTGGGATGCGCCGCCAGAATTTTGTCCGCTACCCGCAGCAGGCGCGGCGTCGTTTCATCAATGCTTTTGCGGCCCATGGAGCCGCAAAGCAGCAGATGGATCGGACGATGTTCCACGTGGAATGTGCTGTTGAGGTCGAGGCGGGCGACTTTGGCCGGATCAAGGCCGAGATTGCGGCAAAAGACCTTTTTTGGCCCCGGATAGGCCGACATGTAAATGCGGATGCGCGCCGGTTCCAAAAGCAGCGGCTTGACGAAAGACTGGGCGAACAGCGGCTTGGCGATGCTCTCCAACTGACCGTCTTTTTCCTCCTGCCAGTACACCCAGTTGTCAGGTGCCCGCAGGATGTCCACAATGGCGGCCTTGACCCGGTTCAAATGATTTTCAGCCTTGTTGAACTCGATCTGGAGTTTTTGGTTGGCGTGGTCGGTGATCAGGTTTTCCTGCAAAATGGACAGGCGGTCTTCAACCGCGCCGACGTACTTGGTTTTGAGCCAGACGGCAAACTCCTCGATGGTGGGCATGGCTGGCACCGGGCGCAAAAAAGGCGTCCATTCCTCCAGTGATTCGCGGGTGATATGAACATCCACGAAGTTGAGGATTTGTTTTTCCAGCGTGTGGCACTCGTCGGCCACCAGCACGGCCCGTGGCACCAGTTGTTTGACGTATGTGCGTTCGGTAAAAAAGTACGGGTAGTTGGTGATGGCCACCGGCGCACGGCAAAATCTTTCTTTTTGGATTGTATACAGGCAAAAACCGGCGGCGCGCTCGTGACAGCGCAGTCCTTCGGGCATCCGGCTTCCGGCCATGCAAGTCGTGTATTTGGGGCACTCATATTCGATGGCGGATTTGAGTGAGCAGCCCTTGTCCCGGTGGGGAACCAAATAGCGCGGGAAATCGTTCTCCAGTTGATCCTGCAAAAGCTTTTGGGTGACCAGATAGTAGCCGCCCGCTTTGTAATTCGGCACGGTGCCCTGCGCCGCCCAGAGGCAGACCGCCACACCGATCCCGGTTTTGCCGATGCCCGTGGGCGCGGCGACAACAATGTCGGTGTAGTTCAAATCCAGTGCGCGCTGGATGAACTCCAGACTCCTGATTTGCTTGCTGCGGGGCACCGGCAGCGGAAAATAATTCAAGGGCGCGTTGGCCATATACGCCACAAAGAACGTATTCGTAGTTAAGTTGTGTCAGACGCAATTTATCCAGCAGCAAAAGAAGGATTTCTCAGCAATACGCTGAATTGGCTGACCGATCCCATCGTCTGTGTTCTGGTGGGAACGGCGGATTACACGTACTCTGCCGCCCATGCCACGTTGGCGGATGTGCCCTTGGCCGCCCGCATTGCCGTGTCTGGCACACTGGCCAACCGGACGGCTTCCTTGGGTGTTGCGGATGCCAACGACGTGACTTTTGGCACCGTGTATGGCAGCGTCGTAAACGCCGTGGTCTTGTGTTCCGACACGGGTACGGACATCAACTCACCGCTGGTTGCCTATTTGGATAAGGCGGTCGCCGGATTGCCGCTCCAGCCCAATGGCAACCCGATCACCATCGCGTGGGACAACGGCTCCAGTCGTATATTTGTGTTGTAAATCTGTTCTGATGGGCATGGAAAATCAAATCACGCTGAATGAACAGGCGATGGCCATCCGCAGTTTGCTGCGCTGGAAGCACAACTTATTTTCCCCGCATCAACTGGCTCAACTGGAGGCCGCTGAGCGGACGTTGTTTGGTTTGCAGGATTTGAGCGAGCGTTTGGGTACGATTTACAAGGAAGACGCCGAGCGGGCATCCGATGAAATGTCCAATCTGTTGATCGATCTGCTCCAGCTACAACGGGCGTAGTTAGAGCATGACGGCCCGCGTAGTCGTTGACACTTTGCTGGAAACTGGCCCGGATGAATTTAATCCGCGCACAGTGGCTGCGCAGTACATGGAAACCGTCGATTTTGACGAGGGAGTCGATGACATCACCCGTGACGCCCGCGAGCTTTATCAGCGACTGGTCAAGGATGGCACCATTAGCACCTTGCAGGGTGAACGCCGCCAGTCTCCGTTTGACAACGCGTCCATCGCGCAGGCCATTCTTCAGCGGGCGATTGAGCGGCGCGGTTCCCTTGGTGCCAAAAACGCATACCGGGCAATGAAACGGTTGAATTACTACAATTTCTGATATGGCCACCGAAAGCACACTGCGGTATTTGAAGGTTGATTATCAGGCGCACAAGGACGCCTTGTTGCAGCGCATTCGCGACCGCTGGCCGCGCAACTGGAATGATTTTCTGGCCAACAGCTTCGGCATTGTCCTTGTGGACATCGTGGCGTGGGGGTTGGCCACGCTGGCATTCCTGCTGAACCGGATTGGAGCCGAGAACTTCGTCTCCACGATGACCTTGCGGGAGTCCGCCGTGCGTTTGGGCAGTCTGGTTGGCTACAATTTGCACAGTCCGCTTCCCGCGACGGTTTCCTGTGAGGCGATCTTGACCTCGGCGCAGTCTGCCGATACGGTAATCGCCAAAGGAACGCTGATCCGCACGTCCGATGGTTCAGGACTTCCATTTGAAGCGGCGCGAGACTACACGATTCTGGCCGGGAATTTGACGCCGCGCAGTCTAGTGGTGACCTTCTCGCCGCTGATCAACGGAGCCAAAGTTATTAACAGCTTTGTTTCCGTCGTAAATGGTTCAGTCAACGTTGATTTGGTTGATTCGAGCATTGACCTTTCACAGTTTGTTAGCTCCGGCCAGTCGTTCAATCTGGTGGGCGACACGATCAACATTTACACGATTCAGGGTTTGGAAAATGCGCCGGGCGCGGCGAGCAATTTTACGCGGATGGTGCTGGATCGTGCTTTTGCTGGAACCACAGGCACCCTCGCTGCGCAGGTTTACGAGCAGCGCATTCAGTTGGTTCAGGGACAGACCATCACCGACATGTTCGTGGCCCCTGCCACGGTAACGCCCAGCTATGCCATCAAGTTGAGTCGCACACCGGTTATTGATAACTCGGTTCAAGTTACCGTCAACGGCGAACTTTGGACGCAGGTCAAGCCCACGGACTTCAGGAGTGCTACCGATACGGTTTATCAGGTGACAACGTACGTTTCCGGCAACTCGGCCATTGTTTTTGGCGACGGCACTTTTGGTGCGGTTATCCCGGTCGAAGCGGCTATTGCTGTTGTGTACCGGGTAGGCGGTGGCGTGACGGGCAACATCGGGCTGAATACGATCAATACGACGATCACCGGGTTGGTCACCAGCCTGTCCAATCCGGTGCCGGTGGCCATCACCAACGCCTCGTCCACCGGTATTGGCGGTCAAGACGCGGAGACGCTGGAGCAGGCGCGCCTCAACATTCCGTTTTACACGCGCACTAATGACCGGGCGGTCACGCTGGCCGATTATCAAGCCCTTGCGTCGCAGTTCAACAACCCGTTGGCCGGTTCCGTGGCTTTTGCCCGCGCTGCCGTTCGCTCTGAAAACTCGTTTCTGGAAGGCAACATCGTTGTGATTTACGCGTGGACGACAGGCACCGGCGGTGGTCTGGTCAACTTGACGCCGCAGTTGAAGTTGTCCCTTCAGGATTATTTGCAAACTAAGGCGGTGGGAACGGACTTGGTCGAAATTTTTGACGGCGTGAACCAGCCGGTGCCGGTGGCCCTGCGCTTTGAGGTTACGACCGGTTCCACCGTTGCGGACGTTCAGCAAAACGTGATCAGCGCCATTACCGCTTTCATCAACAGTCTGGTGCCCGGTCAGACGCTACTTTTTTCCGATTTGATGCTGACACTGGAAGGTGTTTTTGGCCTGTCGACGTTCAACGTGGCCACGCCGCTGTCGGATTTGATCGCGCCCAATAGTACGACGCTGTTTACTCCGCCGCAGGATACTTTCGTCTACGACATCATGCGCAACGGAGCAGGCAACCCGGATACTGACGTGTCCGGCAATCAGGTCAGCCCGTACACGGCGCAGTTGCCGATTTTCCCGCTGCAAGCATGGGCCTTCGAGTTGTTTTTGGGCACCAATCAATTGACCGTGGTGCCGTATGTGGCTTCCGGTCAGGCCCGCGTTTTCGGTACGAACATTACGACAGACGACAATTTCCCGTCGGTGGTCAACTTGTTGACGGGGCAGGTCACGCTGTGGTTGATCGGCGCGCCGGGCGATTTGACGATGCAGTTGATAACGGCTCAGGGCTATTCGGCCCTGCGCGTGGTCAATGTATACATTGGCTATACGGGTGACAACACGGCTACGGAACGCCAACAGATTCGGGCGGCCTTGCGGGCGTGGAGTAATGGCTTGGCTATTGGTGGCACGGTCTACGCGGCCAGAGCGCCGGGTGTGCTGGCATCCAACGTCAGTATTACGGACGTGGTGGAAGCGGTGACCAGCGTGGATTACGTAACACGGGTGGCTTTGGACACTCCCGCCAACGCCGCCAACATGATCACGGCAGCGGATTTCGAGTTGCTTCAGTTGGGCAACATTGTGCTCAACAACAACACAGATTGATTTTTAACTGGCGGCGGATTTATAAGGTGCTGCCGTCGTCGGCTGAAAATCTTCCCGGCTGTGGGCAGCGCGAGTGTGATAAGTGTGTTTCCCGCCGGGTTCCCAGTAATCGTAGTATTGATCCCGGACTTTGCGGTAAACGGCGAATCCTCGGTCAACCGGATGTCCGGCTCCATACCACTGCATTCCTTCGATTTTTTCACAGCCCATGTGCCGCAGGGTGGTGTCGAGCGCCAACGGATTGAAAAAGGTGCAGGATGAAGGATCATACGGGCTGGTGTCGACCGGGCAATGCAGCAGTTCAAGGTGTTGAAGCGAAGGTTCGGAAAGAAATCCACCTTCGATAAAAAGCGTGCCGCCAATCTTTAGATTGTCAACCAAGGTGCGCAGGCCACGGAACGGATAGCGCAGGTGGTAGAGCACGCCAAAGAAGACGATGGCGTCGTAAAGTTTGCTGCCCGGCAAGTCGTATAAGCTTAGGTGCTGGAGATTGGTCTTGGAATTGAAAAAGGGCAGCAGGAAGTTTTTGGCCCCGGCGGATAAATCATTATCGATAGCGTCAATTTCGGCGGCTCCCATGCGCTCGATATTCAGGCTGAAAAAGCAGTCCCGCGCTCCAACGTCGAGCACGTTTTTGCCATTCAGGTCATACTTCTTGAGCAGATTGAGCGCCCAGTGACACACAGGCATGAATCCTTCGATGCCCGGCGTCATACAACCGCCAACCTCGATACAGTGGTACCATTTATATTTGCCGATTTCTATCTGAATTTCTGCGGTATTCATAGTTGATGCTTGTTCGCGGTTTCTTGCGCTTTTAAAATTTCGGGATCAAATTTTATCCATTGTTTGCAGCCGGTGCCGCCGTGTGGAAAGGTGGCTACGTAGTGGTAACGCCAGACGCATCGTGGCCATGTGATTTCCGAGTGCCCTCGCCGTTGTAATTTGGTGGCGTCGCAACTGCGGTCGTTGTCCTCGATTACGAAAGTACACGGAAGATCATGGCCATCAACGTAGCGCACGGCTTCGTAAAAATGGCCTTCATCTTCTCCGCCGTCGCCGATAAAGCACCAGACGTGGTTCTTGCCGTTTTGTTCCTTGATCGCGGCAGCCACGCCCGCCGCGATGCAAGAAGAGCCTGCCAGAACCGAGGAGGTCAGGAAGTTTACGCTTCGGTCGAAGACAAACATGCTGTCGCCTGCTCGAATCATCTTTTCGAGTTTTTCTTCGGTTCCACCCGCCAGCAAGTAGTGGTAATGGGATCGGTGATTGGAAAAAATCCAGTCATCGCTTTGAATGTGCCCGAAAAGCTCGATCAACTGTTCCTCGTTGCCCCCAGCCAGATGAATTTTAAAAGGTAGCTGGCCGTTCTCAAAGAGGTCTTGGATATGCTTTTCAAACGCAATGAGTTGCTCTTTAGTGCGCTGTTTCATGTCGGTTTTTGTATCGTTCGATGGCTTCGAGCCAAGTTTTGCTCATGGGTGCGTCGGGATGGGGTATCAATTGCAGTCTGGAATATCCGCAGTGCTTGCAATGAACTTTAAAACCTTCGGCTAATTTTTCTGCGGTTAAGTCTTTGAGTTCCGCGACCAGCGGTGGATAACCGAAAAGACGTTCCGAAGCTCCGGCGGGGGAGCATTCGTAAAATCCGCTGTTGGTATAGGATATGCCGCAGCGGCTGGTTTGAAAGCATCCGAGGTAGTAGTCCTCGCCGCAGTCTTCAGGACTGACGCTAAGCGGAACGTGGTACACTATGAGTGGACTGCCGTTTTTGTCGCTGTTGCAGTTTGTAATGCCGTATTGTTGCGTTACGGCAAGCTGCTTGCGCACGAACTCGCCGTGACCGTTGGTGCATACAAACAGATTCACGGCGGGATTTGAGCGCTTTTTGTAATCGGCCAGCAGGGCACAGATGCGCTCAAACTCTGGATGCAGTGTGGGTTCGCCGCCGTGCAAGACCAGCCAGTCCCACAGCCAGTTTAGCCGCGCCGACTCATTGAGCAGGTTTTCGATTCGTTCGGCGGGCATGATCTCCTGACTGGGAGCTTGCGAGATGTTGTTTGAACAGTGGGTACAGCGCAGGTTGCACCGATACGTGATGTGGATTTCAAGACGACGGATATTGGGAATATGGGTGCTGGGATGTGCGTTGCTCATACGAAATTATCAATGTGCGCGTCTATCAGGTTAAGGATGTTGCGGTTTTTGGAGTCGTTGGCGCACTGATGGCGACAAGTCTCCATCGGATTCAGTGTTTCAAAAAAGCGCTTGGTTTCATTGCTGAACCAAAGGTCTTTGAAACGTTTGTCTGCGATGGAGCCGAGGCATCCAGTATGGTCGTAGGCTTTGTTGTGGCAGGCGTATACTTTCTGGTCTGCACCGATCACGGGCACCATCTGCATGAAAAAACAGCGGGTATAGCTTCGATTTGGCAGATGCGCGCTGCTGCCGAGATCGAAGGTTGAATTGACCGTGAACGCATGATCCACAAGCTTTTGGGCTTCACGCAACTGGGCACCAACCTCGTCTTTAATGGGTGCATGGTAGTTGATGAAATCAGGCATCCACATGGGGCTGAAACGGACGTTGGTGACGCCGCAGTCTTTGAGCGCTTTGGTGAAAGGCACCAACCCGTGATAATTTTGGCGGTGGATGATGTAATTGACGCCAAGGTCGCAGGCCGGTTGTTTGATTTTTGCAAACTGCCGGATATTATCAAGCACTTCGTCAAAAAGGCGTTCGGGTACGCGGCGGGACAAGGCCATCTGTCCGGCGGTGGTGTAATCGACGCTGACGCGAACCCATTTTGCCGCTGCCAGAACCTCGGCCCGCCGTCCGCGCAACAACTGACCGTTGGTGATGATCGAAAGATCGATGCCGTATTGCAGGGTGCGCTCCATAAAAAGAACGATGTCACGGTGCATCAGCGGTTCGCCGCCGCCGGAGTAGGTCACGGCGCGCACGCCGATTTCTTTGAAGTCATCGAGCACTTCCAGCATTTTGTCGGTTGGGATCACGTCGGCTTCATTCATGTCCTCGTGCATTTTGGATATAATGTGATCCAGACCGTCTTCGGTGGCGGGAATTTCTTTGCGGTTGCTTTGTGCGTATACACAGTTATGAACCACAAATCCGTTGGCTTCGTAAGCTTCAATAGGGCTGCAAGAAAAGTTATAGACTAATTTAGTTTTTGCAATTTTCCGAACAGAATCAATTTGTCGTAGTTCCAGACCCCGCTCCAGTTGCATTCCGGCAGCATAAAATTTATCAGCGCGTTTTTCAGTTGTAGACAAGGTTCGGTGTTCTTTTTTAAGAATATCACAAGACATTGCCATTTGCTGGCTTGGTAATGTTGAATTGTTGGTCTGGCATAATTCTCCATTGTTCGCAATATACGATGATTGTTGAAGCACTGGCCTTGTGTTAATTCGATTGCTTTTTTCTGTCCAGTTACTCTGAAATCCGGGTTCCTTCGATTGATCCACATGAAATTGTTGCCCGTGTGCTGAATTGGAAAGTTGTTTGCTTCCAGCCAGTCTTTGAAGGCGGATTCGTGCAACGATGTTGGTCGCTGCACTCGATTCCGAAAAGCTTTTTGAGCTATTTTTGGATTTTTCATTGGATTTTTGTCGGACAACATTCGTTGGCGGGCTGTTTTTGATAAAAATTCGCGGTGTGCTGGGCTGAATTTTGTTTTTACGCCTCTGCGTGATAACGCCATTTTTTGGGCTACTTCTGGGCGTTTCATTGGGTTGTTGGCTGTCATCAATTTTGATATGCGCCGGTAATGTTCCTCGGAAGCTGCCATTCTTGGTTGGTGTTTTACCACGTAAAGATTCCACGTTTGGCGGTGTGCTTTCACTATTTGTCCGCATCCGCACGCGCACAAAGGCGGTATCCCCTTTGTGAAATTCACCAGCAGCCTTCCAGCTTTCCAGCGTGAGTAGCGGGTGTTCAGGAGAAGCTTCGATGGAATAACTGCCGCATTTGAGGATAACTGTTTCATGTACAAGGCGTTTGCTTACGGCGGTTACTGTGTTCAGGCTTCCATCAGGCGCGAATACGCGGTCGCCAGTTTTAATGTTTTCGATTGCACTTTCACCATTTTCTGTAACTACACGAGTGCCCGCAACGAGGCAGAAAAAACAATCGTGATTGCAACGATTTATCGGCTTTAAGCGCACGTAGATGGGAGCCGTGATCGTCCCATCACGAAAAGATTGAAGTTTGTCGGGAAACCCGACGATCTTCAGGTCGCTGTACTTGTTGGTTAACATTCGAGTGTATAATTGTCGCGATATTCGACCAATAGCGTTGAATGCTCCTGCAATTCATCGATAGCGCGGGCATATTCCCTAAATACCGCATCGGGCGTATGAAGCTGAACAACAGGAAATCTTAACATCTGGCTAAGAGGTTCTGAAAAATCCTGTGTGTGCGTCATGCCGCTAAAAAGCGGATATTTTCTATTTCCAACGAGGGTGCGAATGAGGATGTTCGGATTGAATTGGCCGCCCGACATGCTTTTGATTTTGGACAGGTGATTGATCAGGGCATCAAGCGCGTTAAGGACAAAATCGAAGCGCTCGATGTAAGCCATGACGGTAAAATTTTGCAGGGCGTAGCCGGTTGCCAGTCCAATGATCAAATTCTCGGCCACCGGCGTTTCGATCAATTGCTGCTCTGGAATATCAACCAAGGTTCCTTCCGCCCGGTGGCTGTAACGTACATTGTAGCCGATGAAACGCATCTTAGGTTGGGCTGAAAGGTGTTTCATCGCTCGGCAAAGTTCGTCTTTATAGGTCATAGCAGTCCTTGTTGTTGAAGATATGCTTCAGCCGCTTCCGTACTGTTGAAGTGTGGATTGGGAGCGCCATAATCAATTTTTACCTGATTTAGCAAAACGACGCGTGGTTTGGATAAATTCTGGACATTGTAAGTGGGCCAGCAAGGGCCGTTGGCCACCATCACAATGCCTTTGGCGCGCAAAGAAATGTTGCCAATCTGTGTCACCGTCATGCCTTGTTTTTCCGTGCAGAATAAATGGGTTACAGCGGAGGCGTTGGTTGTGATGACGCGTTGTTTTTGCGACAGCCGCTGGATCAGATGGTTCATGGCGGTCGGGTTCCAGTTAAATTGGCCGCTCAGGGGTGCGGAATTGATGACCAGATAATCAAAGTCCGGGGTCGGGGCATTGATGCTGTGGAGCGCCGGATACTCGAAAAGACAGTCCGTTCGGTCACGAAAGAGCGGCTCTATTTTGGATTGCTCGCACAGGCGGTTGAACCAGTCGATGAAAAAGAAAACGACATCGTTCCGCTGCGGATGATTGTGCCAGTACTGCTTGCCGTTGTAGGCTCCAGTGCCCATCCAGCAGTCAATAGCGCCCGGTGTCTTTTGCTCCAGTGGTTTAAGTGTGACGTTGGGTAGATCGGCGATGACTTCCTGTAGCTGATTGAGGTAATCGGCCCGGCAGTAAAAAGTAAAACTGTGATCGGGATGCGCCGTCGCGGCTTTGCGCAGGAACACGCATTGCCACAGGCAGTCGCCAAGATGCCAGTTGTTAAAATAGTCGTAGTTCATTTGGAAACCGGGACAACGTGATAGTTTCCAAAGAGACGGGTGTTGCAGTCGAGATTGCGGATGCCGCTCATGTGAACATGGACAGTGACCACCGTCATGGCAGGATTGAGCGCGGAACGAATTTGATTCATGGCGAAGCAGAGCTTGGCGTCGCATCCCGGAATACCGGCGGTGTGGTTGCTGAACTGCTCTCTGATGGGCAGCGGGCTTTTGAAAATGTAGGTGTCGTACGAGCCGCCGGTGGTAAACGGCACGAGCGAGCCGTCGCGCTGCGCATCCCACCGCGAAAGGCAAAGGACGTGGATATTCAGGTCGAAACGTTTCAGACATTCCTCCGTTTCAGGCAAAAAGTGGATGTCGGTGTTGATGACCGCGCAAGTGTCTGAATACCGGTTGGCTACTTGAAAAATTTCAAAATAGGTCGGTCGCTTCGGGCAGGGGATGTGCTCGATTTTTGGGCCGTCAAAAGTTGCGCCGTTTTCCGTGAACAAAATAATTTTGCTGACGAACGGCAGGCTTTGATTGATGGACAGCGCGAAATCAAGTTCCTTTTGGCGCTCCGCATTTTTGTCTTTCCAGTACTCGCAGAGGATGATCATAGTGTTTATTTCTGAGCAAGGCGTCACCGCCGTAATCCGTGTAGACCTCCCAGTCCGGGAGCATCGCGCACAGTTCCTTAAAAGTTGCTTGCCCGCTGTAAATACGGGCGTCGGCATACTCGGTGAAGAACCATTTTGTTTTGGGAAAAAACTGCGAACCGCCCTTGATGGCGTCCACTTCGCAGCCTTGGGTGTCACACCACACGAAGTCAACTTCATCCAGCCCGTGATGCGCGCAAAGTGTGTCGTAGGTGACGCCCATGACCTGCGTGGTCTTCAGGAACTTCATCTTGGGCCAGTACTGATGGATCAGTTCTCCCGGCGGATGCAACGAGGACGAGCCACTGTAAATCGCGCCGTCATCGCTGACGCCTTCAGACAGGTGGAGCGCCATCATTTTGTCTTCGCTCGCGATGGCGGCGCGTACGAAATTGACGGTGGTGGGCAGGATCGGGTGGATGCGAGGATCGGGTTCAAGGCCAACGTAAATGAAACGACGGTGCAGGCCGTCGAGCCAGTCGATGATGGCGCGGGTGTGGTATCCGTCATTGACGCCCAGTTCAACGATGCGCACCGGATCGCCAAAAGTGGGCAGAATTTCCGGCAAATCCTCAAGCATCTTTTGTTCGTTGCTCATGCGTGCCTTACGTTGCTAAAATTTGTTGTTGACACTTGGCCGGTCATTGTATACAAATCTATGATTACAAATGTTGTTCTGGACTGTAACTGACATACGGGCGCAAATGCGCTACACCTGAAGAACTGAAAAACAAACCGGGAATTGTCCCGAATTAAACTTATGACTGACTTGGAACAAAAACAGAAACGCTGGGAAATCATCGTCGGCTCCGGCGCGCTATTGGTGGCCTTGGTCATCCTTGGCCCGTTGTTTATTACAATTTTACACGGGATCGGTGCATTGGCGGCTTTGGGATTCACCGTCGCGGCGCTTTTCGTTACCAGCAAATTCATTCCGGCCTTTGCCGAGTTAGTCGCCACTTGGCGGTTGAAGGCATTGAAAGCCGTGGCAGCGCAGAACCCGATTGAGCAGTTCGAGAAGGAATATGAGGCCAGCATGGTTGCGTTACGAGGCAAGGCGGACAGCATCATGCAAATCAACGTTTCTTTGAGGGATATTTGGCGGCAAATTCAGGAACACGACCGGCTTCATCCAAATACACCAAGTCAGCAAATGGAAAATTACCAGAAGTTGCGCCAGCTTCTGGTTTTCCAAAACGACCAGTATGTCGTGGCGAAGAAAAACCTCGCCGACTATGCCGATTGGCTCGATGAACAGCGGTCGGAATGGAAGATTGCCCAAAGCGTAGCCAAGGCAATGAAGCAGGCCAAAGCCACGGAGACTTTCCAGACCAAGCTGATGCACGATGCGGCACTGGACGCCGTAAGAACTGGCATCAACACGGCCTTTGCTCAAATTGACTCCAGTCTGATGGAAGCGCAGGGCAATCAGCCCACCATTTCCACCACACCCACTGCGACACCCATTGCCAAAGCACAGTCCACCAAGGAACTGAACGCTCCGCCCGACCTTAATCTGGATTTGGGCAGCGACAACACAGTTGACGCCGAAGTGATCCCGGAACGTCGTGGCAGGAAATAACCGACAACACCAAATCAACACCACAGGTACATGAACAAAAGAAAATTCGCAATCATCGCGGGCATCGTTCTGGTCGTATTCTTTATTATCCTAACCTTCGTATTTGGAGGCGGGGCAATCGACACCGACGACGCACAACCGGACGGTCAACAACAGCAATAATCTCAAATAACCAAACGACTTCTCAACTTCAGTAAACCGAAGTCAAAATATGAAACGCGACATAAGAATTGTAATCGAGCCGAGCAAAAAGTTTGAAGCTACCAAGGAAAGCTTAAACCGGCTGCGGAATCGCATCAACAAAAATCTTGGTGAACTGTGGAATGGGCGCATCAGCATCAGGATAAACATCGCGAAACGCAAACCTGCCGCGAAGAACACTTAACAATCATCAAACCATAAACAGTTAAAACACATGAAATCACTACTCACCATCGCAATCATGCTGGTCGTCGCCTGTGCCGTGCCAGCCCAAAATACCAATCCGCCCACTTTCATCCGGGGGGACATGCAGATTAATTTTAACTCGAAGGTCAACCCCGGCCCGACGGCAAAGGATGTTTACACCTTGAACATCAATGTCTGCAATAGCGGCGGCTTTCACGGCACCATCACTGATACTCCGCTGATCATGGGCGGCTACATCACCAAAGCGGTCACTCGCCCCCGCAGCCTCTATTATGACCTTTCCTGTGATGTTATGAATCCCAAGACCGGTCAGGTCATCGGTAAAAATATCAGCCACTTATGCGGAAGAGTGCCCATCGGGTTGGATGGCGTTTACAACTACAATTCCGGCGATTTGCAGTTCAGCGTGCTGGACAAGCGTGCCGGTTCCGACAGCAAATTTAGCGGGCTTGCCGCAGGCAAACCGTTGAACAGGCCGGAAGACTGGTTCACCAAGGTCAAGCTTGCACCTGTTTACATTACTCGCCAGATCAACGGTAAAAAGCAGCAGGTTGTTGTTACAAAGTATGATAAGATGGAATTCCAGCAGCTTACGTTGGCTGCCGGGCCAATTCCGATGTATCAAACCGCTACTGCCAACGGTGAACTGTACTACGACTACAAAAAAGAAGAGTGGTTCATCAAAGAGGTAAATGTTAATTATTCAATTCCGGCACCCGACGGTAGTGGTTATGTGCCGAAGGTTGATCGCTTGACTGGCACCATTCGTTGGATGCCCGATGCCCATCGTGCAACCAGCGGCCTTGGACAATACGTGTTTGATGTCCGCGTTAATGAGCCAATCCCAAATGAAATGTCGGCTAGTTCCGCTGCGGTGTCGGATGAAGCAGCATTTACTGAAGTTGACACTTCGGTTCCAGCGCTGACTGGCAGTATGAGCTATAAGGACAGCTTTAAGCAAGGTACGGTCGACGCCGTCAACGATCCAACCGGCAAGAACGCTACAACTTTAACTTCTGCGGTTACCATTGATCTCAGCGGCAACGGCATCACAAAACAGGAGACGATGATTCTTGGCAAGATGCTTATATTCGTCTCCGTGGTTCCCGTGAATTCCGACTAAATCAGCAGCAACCAATTATTAACACCGTAAAATTATGAAACGAATTTTTATTGCATTCGCCCTGTTGGCCGGGGCACAGGTCGGCCTGAATGCCCAGACAAATGACATAACCACCAATACCCCAGCGGCTCCAACCCTCAGCACCAACACTGCGAGCAGCGATGCGGGAAAGGAGTACGGTTCTTACGAACTGACGCTCGGTGGTACCGGAGTTACCTCGCCCAAAACTGGCGACACGCAGTTTGGCATTGATGTTTCCCTCTCGGTTGACCCGTTCAAGAAGGCTCCCAACGTCTGGGTGGGCGCGGCACAAAGCTTGTCGTGGGAACCTGCCTTCGCTGGTGAAACGGACATTTTTTCCGATTATTCGTGGCATCTTTACAAGCAACTGTGGTTGAACACCGGGTGGAGCGCTGGAGTTTCCTATGACACAACCTCGTCGGTTATCTGGCACACCGGCCCGGAAGCCAGTTTTGAATACTACATCGGTGACAGTTCCTTCCTCTTTGCCGGGGGTAACTTCGATCTGCCCAGCCGAGGCGATAGCGGATTCCTCTGGAAGCTTGGTATCGGTCTGACGTGGTAAACAGTTGCTGCTTTTGGTGTACGGCCAATGGCGTTTCGGCGTCATTGGCCGTATTAAATTTTTCTGTTGACAGCGCGGCAGAAGCCAGTACATTGGAAGCATGAACGTTGATCGACTCAAACAGGTGCTGGCTGTCCCCACTCAATCTATGCGGGAAGACCAGATGGTCGAATTCCTGAAGGCGCAAGTGGCCAGCCGCCCCGGCGTTACCTGCACGGTCGACAGCTACAACAATGTCTTTTTGAGGAAAGGTACCGCTCAATTTTTCCCGTGCGTGGCGGCGCACATTGATTCGGTGCAACCGGTGGAACGGTATTTTCGGATCGTCCAGAAGAACGGCACCTTGATCGGTTACGACCGCAAATGCAAGCAGGTGGGCTTTGGCGGCGACGATAAGGCTGGTGTTTACATCTGCCTTGAACTGCTTGACCGCTTTCCCAATATCGCGGCAGCTTTCTTTGCCGCCGAGGAAATCGGCTGCCGGGGCGCGTTCAGCGCGGAGGCCAAGATGTTCGATGGCATCGGTTACGTGTTGGAATTTGATTGCCCGGCCCGCGACATGTTTTCCTACACGTCGAGCGGGATGCGTCTGTTTGATAATGCGGGCGATTTCATCCGGGCCGGTCTGCCCGTTCTCAACAAATGGGGCGTGAACAAGTGGCAGCATCATCCGTTTACGGACGTGATGGCGTTGCGCCAGCGGTTCAGCTTTTCCTGTATGAACCTGCCGAGCGGTTACTACAACTGGCATAGCCATAACGAATGTGTCAAAGTCAGCGACACGGCCAATTCACTGGAAATGGCCACGGAGTTGATTGCGGCTTTGGGAGCGGTACGTTACGATTACGTCCATGACAAAAAGCTGGATGAATCCAAGCCGCTGGTGGCCGTCACCGGTTTGACTTTTCCAGTACCTTAATCCCACTGGGTCGCGCCTGCGTTGGGCGTCAATTCTTTTTGCACCTTGGTTCGGTTTTTGCCGTGCCCTTTAACAAACCGGGTTTGTTCTTCGTCTTCTTCCGGGTTGTAGTCAATTTCGCCGTCCACGGTGATTTGATATTTTTCGCGGTCGACCGTGCCGATGTAATGTTTGTTTTGCGGGCCGGAGCGGTTTAAGAAAACAAAAAACCGCATTTTATTCTGCTTGTACTCGGCATCCGTAGCACACAGGCCGATGGCCGCGTCCACGACGCCGCCCTTTTCAAATGAACCTTGAAAAGAAGCGACGCTGGGAACTGTGCGACCGACAGTTTCCTTGTTGCAGCGGTCGGGCATAACGATGCAGCAGCCCAGATCATCGCCCATGGCGCGGGCCTCGGTGTAGATGTCCGCTTGCTGGCGGTAATCCGGGACGTTCTTGCCGGTGTTGCCCGGCTTTACTGTGTCGGCGTAATCAATGAAAATAGCTTTGGGTTTCAAGCCAAACGTGCGGATGGCCTGTTTGGCGTGGGCCTTGATCTGGCCGATAGTGGTAGTTTTGGCCGGGAAGCTTTTGAAAAAGAAGTGTCCCCACATTTTCTCGTCTACAACTTTTCGGGCGTTAAGTTTGAACTTCTCAACGCCTTCCCACAGGATAGCTTCGGTCGTACCCGTCAGGTTGTAGATGGCGCGCATTGCCGCCTCTTCCTGTTTGATTTCACAGGCGTAGTACAGCACGTCGGCGTCAATAGCGTGGCTGGAGGCCATGTTCAGCGCCAGATTGACGGCAAAGGTCGTTTTATAGCCCTTGGGCGGGGCAAGGAGCACGATCAGGTGCCCGGCGGCCCAGCCGGTCTTCCAAAGCTTGTCAAACTCACGATAGCCCGTGTGGATGCCATGATTAACGTTGGTCATCTTATCGATGATCTTTTCAAGGTCACGGCGCAATTCGATGCCCAAATCCTCGTAATCGAAGCCGACGTTCATCGCCTCTTCCATGACTTTGACGGCATCGACGGTCTCTTCCTTGCCTTCCTGCTGGGCCAGATGGATTTTGCGCAGGGCGTCGAAGATGGCGCGCTCCTTGGCAAATTTGAGCGATAGATCAAGGATGGTATCCACGTCGGCGCAGTCAACCTGTGACAGCTTGACCACGTACTCGATCAGTTCCTTGGCCCGTTCCGGGTTTTTGCGCTCCGTCCTGACAAAGACGTAATTGCCCAGTGTGGTGAAGTTGGGATACGCGCCGTATTTGGCCACGTGATCTTTGAGCCGGAAGACGACTTCAACCGCGCTGGGGCCGTTGAAGTACTCCGGTTTTACGATCTCCCCGAAGCGCCAGAACTTCTCTGGAAATCGGATCAGGCAGGCGAGAATCGCGTCCTGAAAATCATCCGAGAAATTGTACGTTTCCCACGTCATGCAGCATTAAGAACGTGAGTTAAAAAGTTTACCGGCGCGTGAGGAGCGAGGGCTTTCCTTCGAGGTAAAGTAGACACTGAAACTGCTGGAGTGCCCGGCCCAGATAGACCCAAAATTCCAGTGGTTTGACGATGGGTTCCGGGTCAATGTTGAAATCATCAGGATGGTGTCCATAGTGGTGAAGTACTTCGGCTACAGCTTGAGGCATAATGGCTTCGCGGACATGAAAAGTGTTGATGGCGGCGGTGCTGTGCTTCTTCAGGTATCCCAGTACTTGGGTAACGGAAAAACGATGCTGCTGAATTTGCTCCGTGCCGCATTTCTTCTCTAAATAAGGTTGCAGTTTTGTGAACAGGTAGGTTTCGTCAATTGCCAGCCAGTACGGATCAAGCGTCAGTTCGTGGGCGTCAAAGAGCGAATCCCACGCCGGGCCGCCGTGGAGAATTTTATAGCCGACGACATATTTTCCCACGACCGTCTCGCTGTGGAGCATGTGCTTTTCGAGCGATTTGTCGGTAAAGTTTTCCTCCACCAGACAGGACAGGGATGACAGGGCGAAAGTCCCGAATTCCCGGTTGCACATTTCGGCGTACATGCGGGCGCGTTTGAGGGCGGTTGTTCCCAGCAGCATTTTGGCCCGGAAAGGCCGGGGCAACGCCTGCTCGGTTTTGACGATCCGGGTTTTTTGCGATTCCCGGTGGCCGACCATGTTAGCCAGAAGGTAAAGCCGCAAGGAACACTGCGTCTGGCGGGCGGCGGCCAAAAGCTCTTTGGCGAAGCGGGTCACGTCATCGGGGGTCGCCCGGTTGAAGATGGTCTCGTAGCAATCGAAATAGGTGCGCTGGACGTGCGGCAGTTCCGGGTCTTCAAGATCGAAATCGTAAGCTTTCTCGTAGCCGTCCGGGATCAGTTTGAACTTGGCCTTGGACAGCGGAACTTGGGTGGCCCGGCGGCCTGAATGCTGGATGCACCCGGATTGATGCGGGCACGCTTGGCAGCGCGGATCAGCCTTGTTGTATTCAAGGCTGTAGCAGGGAAGCGGTTTTTGCACCGGCACCAATTCGGTCATACGCTTTTTAAGAACTGCGTTCTATTCCGGGTGATGGACGCCGCCGCACAAATCGAATCAAAGCCCAAACGCCATACGATCAAGAAGGTTTTTACCCTGCCTGACGGCACGGTTTTCAAGAGCGAGAACGTCGATTCATTTTTTCGGAGCATGGTGGTTTATGCCACGGGTTATGAAGTCGTGGAGGAGGAGAAAAAAAATAAAAAGGGGGCGGTGACCGCAAAAAAGCTTTACCACAAGATTGTATACGACCCAAAAAATCCATTGCAGGGCAAGTTGCTCAAGCCCGGCGAAATGTCTCCAGTGTGCGCCAAATGCGGATTGAAGGATAATGGGGCGCAACATCCGTTCATTGACTATGCCGGGCCGACCAACCCGCTGGTGACGATTATTTACGACAGCGTGAGCCGTCATGAGGATACCTACGGCACGCTGGCGTCAGGTGGATCGGCTTCGGTTTTGAAGCGCATCATCCATGAAACTTCGGACGTAACGGGAGTGACCCCCAAGGATGTTCGGTGGGTGCCGATCACCCGGTGCGCCAATTGGGCGGACAAACTCGTCAATTACAAGATCAAGGGCAACTGGTGCCGGTATCACGTCATTCAGGATTTGTTGCTGCACCCACCCAACTTGATCATGCCGGTGGGCACGCAGGTACTGGGATTGCTGAGCCATAAATCAAACGCGCAGGATTGGGGTGGACGCCTGCTGACGTGGCGCGGTTGGCCGGACGACTGGATTACCAAGCCGGATTTCAATCTGCCCCAGCCCCATCCGGCTGATCCGACCAAGACGGTGCTGGGCCATCCAGTCATGGGGGCCAAGCCGGACGTGCGCATTCCCATGCTGCCCATTCAGGCACCCCGGATCATTCACGCCATTAACAACCCCTACGTCTTTGGGCGCTGGAAACAAAACCTGCTCGACGGGTTGTGGATGGCCAAGCACGGCGTCAAACCGAACGTGTATACACGAGATTGGTACCGATTTACGGAAAATATCGAGGAGATCGAAGCGGCGCTGAAAGATATTCTTCGGCATCCGAAAATAAAGCTCTGCTACGACACGGAAACGACGGGGCTGCGCCCGTGGGGCCAAGGTGCGGCCATCGTCAGCATGATGTTTCGCTGGCTTGATCCGGCGACGGGGCCGCAGTCCGTTGGTTTTCCGTGGGATTTTGAAGGCAGCGCCGTGCGCCCGCACATGGCCCGGCTCCGGCCCTTGATCTGGAAAGTTTTAACCCAGTCCGGTTTGATCGGGCACAACCTGACCTTCGACGTTTTGTTCACCTACGCGTGCCTCTGGAAAGACCAGTACGTCAAGGACGGGAAATTCATCGACTGGAGCGATTCGGCGCACAACCGGCAGCGTGACGGGTTGCTGTGCCAATTGGCGGATGCGGCTGATTACGATACATGGCACATGGCCTACACCAACCGGCAGCAGCGCGGCTCGCTCGGCTTGGAAGCCATCGCCTACGATTTTGTGCCTGATCTGGCCGGGTACGAAGAGGAGATGACCCTGCTGATTGATCTGCACGCTGATTTGATGCACCCCGGCAACAACAAAGGCGGTCATTACCTGAACTGTCCGAGGGACAAATGGGCATCGCACCTTGTTCCCTACGTCATGGGTGACGTGGAGGTTTGCTACCGGGCTTTTGAGCAGATCAAGTCCAAGCTGGAAAAAACGCCTCTCTACAAGATGCCGCTGGCCAAGCCCGGCGAGGCGGGCCGTTTTCGTGAATTTGCCCCGCCGCCCCGCATGTGGGTTTACCAAAACATCATGTCTCCAGCAGCCAAGGTGCTGATGAAAATGATGGGCCGGGGCATGTTCGTAAACGAAAAGGAGTTGAACGAGATGGAAGTGCGCCTGCCGCTGGAGGTCGGCAAATTGCGCGACAAGCTGCGGGACGTGAATCCGAACATCGTCGATTGGTGCATCGCCAAGGAGAGGGAAGCGACCGCCAAAGGCGAGGAATGGCATCTGGATTTGGAAAACAAAGCGGACTTGAAGCGCATCCTGTTCGACGAGGCCATGCTGAATCTTCCGGTGCAGCGGCTGACCAAGGGCGGTAAAAAACTTTTCGGCGACACGGAGGAAGCATTCAAAAGGATGTCGCGGGAAGACCAGCTTAAATATGCCGCGATGGACAAGTGGACGCTCAACCGGCTGGCGGTCGACCACGCGAACATCCGCCCGTTACAGGAGTACCGGAAGGCATACAAATTGTATTCGACCTACGTGCGCCCGCTGCGCAACATTCAAGCGGCGGGCATCGACAAAAAGGCCAGAGGCAAAGACCCGCACCTGTGTTTTGACCAGTGCATCCATGCTAGTTTCATGCTCACGGGTACGCGGGGTGGACGCCTTTCCTGTCGCGATCCGAATTTGCAGCAGCTTCCCCGTGACGGCGAGGTCAAATCTCTGTACACGTCCCGGTTTGGGGAGCGCGGCTGCCTGTACGCCGCCGACCTGAGCCAGATCGAATTGCGGTTGATGGCGGCGGCGTGTGGCGATCCGACGATGGTCAAAGCATATTTCGACGGTATCGACCTGCATTCCCTGACGGCCAGCCGCATTTACAAAATCCCGTACGAGCAGTTCACGAAGGAGCACATGAAATGGCTCCAGTCCAACAAACGGGACAAGGAAGCCAAAGACCTCGAACTCAAGCGCGTGCTCGCAAAAACGACCAACTTCCTGACGGGCTATGGCGGTGGCGCGTTCGGGTTGCAAAATGTGCTGGCCAATCAATCCATTTACCTGCCGCTGGAAGAATGCGAATCCATCATTGATTCCTTTTTCGATTCGTATCCGGCGTTGCGCCGCCTGTTGCAGTACTACAAACGGTTCATTTTGGATACCGGCGTGGCGGTTTCCATTTTCGGGCGGGTACGTATTTTCGAGGAAGTTTTTGGCGGGGATGAAGAAGCCAAGGCCAAGGCGCTACGCGCCGGATGTAACCACCTGATTCAATCCACGGCCTCCGACATGATGCTCATGGCCCTCCACGTGATTGAGCAGATGATGCGGGAGGAAGATTTGGAGTCCTTGCTGGTGTCCACCGTCCATGATTCGCTGCTGATTGACTGTATACAATCAGAGTTGCCAAAAGTTCACGATATTGTAATGTCGGTGTTGAACCATTTTGACATTGTTTTGCCGGTGGTTTTTGGTGAAAATTACGATACCAGTTGGATGTTGGTGCCCTTCAGCGGGGATGCGGAAGTTGGGCTGGATTATCTGAACACCAAAAAGATACCGCCGGAGAACGTTGATTGGGACAAATTGCTGGCCACCGAAGAGAAAGGTAGTTAAGTCAATGAATGCACGACAATTTTTTAAACGCCCGTTGACCGCTGGTGGGACTGAAGCTCCAACGGAAGCTCCGCCCACAACTAAACCCGGTGTTGAGCCAGCCCGACCGGATAAAAGCCCTGACGAGCCGGAAACCCCATGGCGGCGGCGCGACGTGGAGCCGGGCCAAGAACCAGCCCCCAAGGCGGCCTACGGCATGGATCAAACCTACACGGATTCCAATGCCCGGCAGGTAATCGCCAACCTGTTGGAAGACGACAAAGGCTGTTAATGCCCAAGCCACTGGCCAGACGGATTCTCACCGAGGCTCCCATTGACTTTGGTGGCCAACCCGATTACATCGACCCGGAGAAAAAGCGCCGGATCGAGCACGGGGAGCACCCTTACGGCCCGGACTTCCCCGGCGACGTGGCGGCTTCGGAGTCTTATCCGGCCCTGATCCGCAAGATCGAGCATTATACCGGCGTGCATCCCCGCAGCCGGGCTGATGTTCAGCAGGTGATGGGCCAGATGATGCAGTCGGTGATGACGGCCATGCGCATCGAAGAGGAACACCGGGATGAACTGCAACAGCTTGCCGTCAATTTAGTGCTCGACCTGCCGGAATTCCGGGGAGCCAGAAAGGCCATTGAAAGCGGCGATTTGAAGATTCAAGCCGAACTGACGGAGAACGTCACCTTGAGCCGCAAGCATCTGGAGCCGGAGCCGGACGACCCGGAACGCACCGATCTTCAGATACCTGAAATCGCGCAGCAGTTGGGTGACGAAGTTGCCAAGCGGCGGTTTGTTAACATGATGATTCAGGGCAACGCGATAAACAAAAATTACGCATTCCATCTCGCCGCCGACCGGCTTAATCAGATTGATCCGCGTTTACTTAACATGTACGGCACGATGGTTTCCGTCGGCGAGTTCGCCTATTGGGCCATTCCCGAAGAACACTGGAAAGCGTTTATGAGCGAAGCTCCGGCGGGCGGCAGCGTGAGCTTGACCAAAGACCACGATGGCGTGCCTTTGATCCGGGCGCAAGCGGTGGTCTTTCCGGTCTTGGTGCAGGAAATCGTGAAAGGTCTGATGGAGTACCTGTCCTACGAAGACGATGCCGACCCGGAAACACGAAAGTATGTCCGGGGCAAGGCTGACACGCTGACCGACGAACAATGGGATGTGATGCTCGGCCCCGGCGCTTGGCGGCGCTTCATGCGCGCTTTCGGCGACACGGAGGAAGATCAGGCCATGTTGCCCCACGTTTACGACTATTTAATCCATCAGCCCCCACGGGAATTCAAGCGCATCGTCACCCAAGTTATACGCGGCGACCCGGAAGGCCAACGCTACATCCGCGATCTTGTTCAAAAGCTGCGTTCCAAACAGGGCTAAACAAGTTTGGCAGGCAGCAACGTCTCTCGCTTGCAGGCCGGACAGGCGTATACATGGTAAGAGTTTTCTCCCACCACGACGCCTCTTACGGGATCGGTTTTGATGCGCGTACCGCAGTGGCCGCAGCTTCGTCCCAGCGGTTCTTTCCGGGCGGCGACTGCCGCTTTGATGTCCGGCAAAGGAGTCATCTTGAACTCGACTGGAGTTGTTCCGGTGGTGACGGTGGGCGTGCAGTAAACCATGGGCGCGTCGGGCGGCAGGTACCGCTTTATGAAGAGGACAATGACAATAATCAGCAGGCCAACAAAGGCGATTAGTTCTACGAGAGCCAAAGCCGCCAAAACAGCCAAAATGGGTTCAATGTATTGCATAAATTTTGTTGTTTACATTTCAAAGTGATTGCATACAATTAGACCGACATAGTAAAAGAACGGCTTTATGAGACGACTCGGCACACTTTTTGGCGCTTCTCGCGACTGGGAACGAAGCGAACTTGAGCATGAACTTGTTACGCATTCTTCGGCTGCCTGATCTTATGGAAGCAAATACGCGGATACTGGAACTTCGTCGGCTCCTTAACCAACACAATTATCGTTACTACGTCCTCAACGCCCCGGATATTTCCGATCAAGAGTTTGACGTGCTCTTTGCCGAGCTAGTCGCCTTGGAGCGCAAATTCCCGGAACTGGACGATCCCAATTCCCCCACCAAGCGCGTCGGCGCAGCCAGCACCAGTTCTTTTGCCAAGGTGAGGCACGAGCGCCGGATGCTCTCTCTGGACAACACGTACAATGCCGATGAAGTGCTGAAAGTCTTTGAAGTGGGAGAAGACCTTTTTGTTGAACCAAAAATTGACGGCCTCTCGTTAAAGATCATCTACCGGCACGGCAAACTCGCGCAGGCGATTACGCGAGGCGATGGCGAGCAGGGAGACGACGTGACGGTTAATGCCCGGACAATCATGACGCTGCCTCTGGCACTGGCCGAAGAAATCGAAATTGAAGTCACCGGCGAAGTCTACATGACGTATACAGTCTTTAACCGCATCAACGCTGAATTGGAAGCTGCCGGTGACGAACTTTTTGCCAATGCCCGCAACGCAGCGGCAGGAACACTCAAGTTGAAAGATTCCTCTGAGGTCGCCAAGCGCCAGCTTTCCTTTGTCGTTCACGGCTGCTTGACTGAAATCAAAGGCATCCGGCGGCACAACCAGTTGATTGATTATCTGGAGATACTGGGTTTTCAATCTACCTTTCAGTTGCCCACGACTGGCGAAAGCGGACAGGTCACCTGTCTTTACAAACTTGGCGACAAATCGGATTTGGAGCGTCTCATTCAGGATGCCGACATCAATCGAAAAATTTTGAATCTTGCCACCGATGGACTGGTTTTCAAAATTGACAGTTTGGCCAAGCAGCGAGAACTGGGCGAAGGCACGCGCTCGCCCAAGTGGGCGGTGGCTTACAAATATCCGCCAGAGCGCAAGATGACCCAACTGCTGGGCGTCACGGTGCAGGTGGGCAAGACGGGCAGGATCACGCCGGTCGCTGAACTCAAGCCGGTGCCTTTGAGCGGCACCGTCGTCCGCCGGGCGAGTCTCTGCAATCAAGACGAAGTGCAGCGCTTGGGCATTGACGTGGGTGACATTGTCTACGTTGAAAAGTCGGCGGAAATTATTCCCAAGGTGGTTGGCGTGGCGCGAGAAGTTCGCGGAGACAAATACTGGCAGATGCCGGAGAAGTGTCCCTGTTGCCAGACCAAGTTGGTCAGGCCCGAAGGTGAAGTGGCTTACTACTGCCCCAATTGGGATTGTGACGATCAGGTTTTTGCCCGGCTCAAGCACGCGACGGGCAAGAGCGCGCTGGACATTGCCGGTTGCGGCGAGGCGATGGTGCGCGAATTGATGCGCCACGGTGTCCGCAAACTTTCCGATTTTTTGACCATCAAGGACGCCAGCTTCTTCAAACCCGCAGCGCGTAAAAAATTTCTGGAAGGCCGCGAGCAGTGCAAGCGACAGCCTTACTGGAGAAAGCTCCACGCCTTGGGTGTAGACGGCATGGGCAAGGAGCGCTGTCAGGATTTGACGCGCTGGCCCACGCTGTTGCACATGCTGCACGATCAGACCGTGGCTTTCGCGCTCGAAGAGCACTTGAAGCAGTCGGCGGTCAAGCCTACCGAGCCGGAGCGCCAGATTTTAAATGCTGCGCCGCAAAGCATCATGGGCAAGGTCGTATACAAGTCGCTGATTGATTTTCTTGCCGCCCAGCACGCTGAAATAGACGCTTTGGAAGCGGCGGGTTTTCAGTTGAAAGCCGACGAGACGACCACCGGAAAACTCACGGGAAAAACTTTCGTCATCACCGGTACGTTGGTTTCAGGCAGTCGAGATGCAGTCATCCGGCGGGTTGAGACGGCGGGCGGTGTGGTGAAATCCAGCGTCAGCAACAAGTGCCAGTTTTTGGTGCAAGGAACTGACGCCGGGCGTACCAAAACACAAGCCGCAGCGCGGCTGGGGATTAAAGTCATCACCGAAGAGCAATTGTACGAGATGCTGGAGATTCCCATGCCGATTGCCGAGGCCCCGAATCCGTTTCGGGAATTCTAACCATCAAAAATCAACTATATGTTCACACCAAGATGTAATCACGCAGGCTGTAATTGGATAGGCACACCCAAACAAACCAAAGTACTGGCCGAACAAGCCGTACGTATGCACACCGGGCGCGTACACAGCCACACCATCCGCACGCCCAAGCACCGGCACACAGTTCCTGCCGTCGCTGAATCGCCGGTTCCCGCGCCCGTCAAGTCGGCCAGACGCCCGTATACGCGCCGTCAGCATCCAACGGCTACACCGGCGGCGGTGGCTGCGACCAACGGTGTGGAAGTAAGAATTAACTTCTGTAACAAATGCGGTGCTTCGATTGAAGCACAGGCTGAAGGTCATGTGCTCGCCGGATTGATGCGCAGCAATCCCAAACTGCGCGCCAAGGTTGAAAAGCTTTTGACCAAGTACGTTTAATCCATCGGTTCAAAAGTCCACTCTAAAACACTATGAAAGCAACCAAGCTCAGCAGGTTTAAACAGGCTGCCGGTAAGCTGCACACCCACATCGTGGTTTTCAAAAACGGGAGCGACGAGGATATTGCCGCCCGGCTTGCCCTGTGCGGGCAAAGCACGCGAGCCATCATGGAGCAGACCGGACTGACGGAGAGTCAGGTCATTTACCGGCTGCACAAAGCCCGCGTGAAACGGGCGGAGTTTCGGAATGGCACCAGCGATTTTGCCCAGCGCGCATTGCCGGTCATCACAAGGATGGCGGCGGTGGTGGTGAGGGAAAATATCGCGCCGAAATTTGCGCCGTTTGCGTCGGCCCGCTTGAATCAGTAATGGCGGCGGGCGTTTCAGCCGCCAAAAGATTTTTTAAGAAAGTTCTTGCATACATGCCGCAGGGTGTGCTATCTCTAATCACACTTCGGCGCATGGTGCGTCGGAGGCAACGAATAAACATTTTGAACAGGTTAGCAAACATGCCGTCAGTGCAAACCCCAATTACGGGTAGAGGGTATAATTTTGCCCTCAACCATGATTGGGCGAAAGCCTGTGTCATATCGTTGTCCGTCCGTACACAGGAACCCGGTCTGGAGGTAAGCAGGTAACGGACGTATACTTGGTGAAAAACCCCTGCTTACCAAAAAGTAAGCAGGGGTTTTTCATTTTACAGTTTATGCTCCGCGAGGAGCCGAGAGCCGGGCCGATAATCCGGTAAAGACCACCGTGAAGGTCGGGACGAGCGAGGGAAGCTCATTCCGGCGGAAAACCTGTGGGTGCATCGAAAGATGCGATAGGGTGTTTATTCACTAAAAGACCCTGACCCCGTCCGGCGATCTTTGGCTGGGGGGTCAGGGTACTTAGTGCTATATGAAGATCGCGGCAGCGGCGGTGCGCATAGGGCGCACCATTTACATCGGATCAACCCATTTTGAAGCGTCGAGGAAATTCATTGATTTACCCGGTATGGCGGAAGCCAAAACCGAGGACGGTTACGTGACGGACACGGGCCGATTTGTCGACCGCGAGGAAGCTTTTAAGATTGCCGTTGCCAATCGACAAGTTTACGACGAATTCGCCGATCCCAAACGCAACATGGCTTTTTACGGTACGAACCAGCCCAAACTCGAATCCAGCGTCATCGAGAATTACGCAGTCTTTCGTACCGAAAACGATTTTGTTTAAATGCCCGATGGTGTAACTGGTAACACGTCTGACTCTGGATCAGAAGAGTAGTGGATCGTCCCCACTTCGGGCAGCCATTTTTGCCGCTGCATGATTGGCACGTGTTAGAAACGTGATTTAGCGCGGTTATGTCGCGGCGTGACGCGGGTGTAGCTCAACGGTAGAGCGCGGCCTTGCCAAGGCTGATACGACGGATCGACACCGTTCACTCGCTCCATTTTGTTGCGTAGTTAGGGCATGGAATATGGATTCAAAAAGCCGACGATTGCCAACGAAACCAGTGACGGCAGGCATATCGTTCTGCTGGAAGACCTCGTGTACGTGGCCAAAAACGGCGTCCAATACATGATGCCGACCGGTTCCCCGTCGGATGGGGCCAGCACGCCCAAAGCGATCTGGAATCTCATTCCGCCTTTCGGCACCTATTGGATGGGAACCGTCCTGCACGACGGCGCTTACCGCAACGTCCTGCAAGTTTTGAACAGCGACGGTACGTGGACGTTGGCGACGTTGACCAGAGACCAAAGCGACAACCTGCTGCTCGAAGCCATGGAATCGCTGAACGTTGAACTGCTGCTCCGGGAGGCCATTTACGAAGGCGTCCATTTGGGCGGTGAAATTCCGTTTGACGATGACCGGCGGGTCAAACTCAAAGCGTATCGCGCATCAATTTCAAAGGGGTCGTAGCTCAATCGGTAGAGCGTCGGTTTTGCAAGCCGAAAGTTGCCGGATCGTTCCCGGTCGATTCCACCAATTTCTCCAGTGGCTGAAGCCTCTTTGGTGGGGGCAAAGGCAGGTTCCGTAAGCTTGGAATCGTCTCGTAGCGTGGGAAGAGCATGGCAAACGTAATGTGGCTAAGGCTGATTAGGTAGCTCGGTCAGCTAACGTCGTTTACGGGAAGTGCCAATCAAACCAACCCGTATTGCAGGTAAAGCCCTGCTTTGGTATCGAAGTCGGAGTGCTACCGATGGAGCCAAATGGCCGAATACTCATAAAGACTCACGTTTGCGACTATGTTGGGTGATTCCTGACATCTGGGGAATTCATTTGGGGTCGTAGCTCAGCGCCAGAGCGCCCGCCTCGCACGCGGGAGGTCGTGGGTTGAATCCCCATCGGCTCCACCAGACGACGGTATCCGGGGAGTATTCCGGTTGCGCACCGGAAGGTGGACGCAGAGGCCACACGATCAGGCGCGGCGGTTGCAATCGCTGTCGCAAACTCGGCCCGGCTCTTTAATTTATGCTGCGGGTTGGTGTACTAAGCGCGGAGCACGCCCCGGTCTTGGGCGGCGTGTGCGTGATGCCAACTATTGCGCCAAGTCCATAAGCGTCTGGAGAATTGAGACCTAACCAGCCGTGAACGGGAAGGCGACGCCTGCGAAAAACGGGCAGCAGCACCCTTTTGGGGTCGTAGCTCAGTTGGCAGAGCGCCTGAATGGCATTCAGGAGGTCAGGGGATCGTACCCCCTCGGCTCCACCAAAATTTTAAGTTGACAAGAAATCTAACGCGTATACACTCCAACCACTATGTCAACCAAACTACATGAACTTTTGGCAGTTGAAACCAGCCTGAAACAGCAGGCCGAAAAGTGCCGCACCGATCAGGCCAACACCTTTGAAAAGAAGCGGCATCTTTTCGAGGAAAAGCACGTCGTCTTCAAACCCGACGCGGAAAAAGCCGAGCCGCAGACCGAAGCCCAGTCCTTCTTGCAGACCTCGGTCGGCAAGGAACTGACATGGATTCAGGGTCATCTGACCAAGGCACTCGACGCCTCGTATCAGGTGGCTGACGCCAATACACGGGCGAAGGCCGACATCGTGCTTGATGACGACGCGGGTACCGTGCTAATTAAGGATGTCCCGGCGACGGCGCTGCTGGAGCTTGAAAAGCGCTGCACGGAAATCCAGCAGTTGATCGCGGTCATCCCGACGCTCGATCCGGCCAAGGGTTTCGTGGCGGATGCGCAGCGCGGCGCTGGTGTTTACAAAGCACGCGAAGTGATCAAGATTCGCACGCAGAAACAGTCCAAGCCGATTGTGCTGTACGACGCCACCAAGGAACATCCGGCTCAGACTCAGTTGCTGGCCATCGATGTGCCGGTAGGCAAGGTTGAGGAAAAGGAGTGGTCTTCGTTGATCACCCCGGCGGAAAAAGCCGAACTGCTCGACCGGATCGAAATCCTGACGCGAGCCGTCCGCCGGGCGCGCTCACGGGCCAACGACGAAGAAGTCGACCTGACCAAGAAGATCGGCAAGCAGTTGCTGAGCTTCGTGTTCAGTGGCAACAAATAGTCTTATGGACGAAAGCGCAAAACGCAGACTGGACGTGTGGCGGCGTGCTGAAATGGAAAAAGCGCAGAGGCTGACCACGAATACGCAAGAGCACGCGACGTGTATGAATGCCGGTGGCCGCAATCTTCGGGGTATAAGGGAAAGCGAGATTGAAAAAATCTATAAAGAACGGCTGAAACAACTGGAGGGCAAACCATAATTTCGGGTGCGGCGGCCTGTAAATTGATTTTACGGGCCGCTCGCCCAAGCTCAAGGTGATGGTTAAAATTAAAGTTCAATGTCAGGCTATCACCCGAAGGCTCAACCGTAGCGCACCTAGTGCGTTACACAATAGCAAGACGTGACCTGACAGGTGTTGTCTAACAAACCGGAGTCGCTGGTTCAAATCCAGTCACCGCCCCCATAAAACTATGGCGGTGTAGCTCAGCGGTAAAGCGCCGGGATTAAGCTAAGGACAGCAGGCTGTTGGCGATCAAAGTTCAAAAACGCCTTGGTATAAAACTTAGGCCGGGGAGCGTGGAAGCCCCCCGGCCTTCTATTTTCAGACCGGTATTTAGGGCATGAATCCGATTTTGCGCCGGGTGATGGGACTGCAAGAGCATGAAGCCGAAGATGGCAAAATGCTCCAAGCACAGGTTGTATACATGACCCCGGACATGCTCAACAAATCCGGTCAAACCGATCCCGGTGCGCGTTGTGGCAAGTGCATATTCTTTAACACGCCCAAGAGTGAGTGCTTCGTCACAACGCCGCCAGCTTGTGATGGTGAACATGGCGTGTGCGCAGCCTTCATCGGGGGCAAAACTTTCCTGAAAGAAGGTGCGACGCCACTGGAGTTGCTGCCCAAAGAAGCCGTCGGATACATCGAGGATGGGCCGACACATTGTGGCAACTGCGAGTATTATTCCGGCGGCAAGGACGAAGGCTCCTGCAAAGAAGTAACCGGCCCGATTTTTTGGGGCGGTTGCTGCAACAACTGGGAATCAGCAGATGAAGAATAACTTTTACGGCGATAGCTCAATTGGCAGAGCAGCGGTCTCCAAAACCGCAGGTTGGGGGATCGTGGCCCTCTCGCCGTGCCATTTTACGGGCCGAATGGACTGTCGGTTATCTTGTTATTGATACAAACCGCCGGGGAAACCCAGCATACCCGATGCCAAAACCTTGCCCGTTATTTTTCGTGGTAATGCAGGATGTAGTACCTCATGCTCTGTTCCCAAGGTGACAGGCCGTAAATGACGGCTTCCTGTAGTGCCTGTGCATTGCTCCAGCCATCGTGATGGATTCGCCAGCAGGCGCACATGGTTCCGGTGCGGTCACAGCCCCACTGGCAATGGATGTAGACCGGCCCATGGGCGGTCTCAATCAAAGAAAATACCCGGTGTACTTGGGCATCAGTGGGAGCGGAAAAACCACCAATGGGTACGTTGAAGTATTCGATGCCTTCGGCCCGACACGCCGATTTTTCGTACGGTGCCGTATCGCCGGGCAGGCGGAGATTGATTACTCTGGTCACGCCAGCTTTTGCCAGTTTGGCAATGGCTTCGTGCGAGGGTTGTGCGCCGCGATAGACTTTGTCGTCCAAGCGGTCAAAGTTGCCGATGCCGTTATTCGGCGGGAATCCCCGCTGAGTTGCACAGCCAGTCAGGACAAGAGCCACAACCATAGCGTAAATGATTTTCATGTTTTAAATACGGCAACGTGCGTCAAGTGGCGAAGACAACGCTCTGTAAAAGCGCTACCCAAGAGGAAAACACCGCTGGTTCGACTCCAGCCGTTGCCACCATTTATGGGCTTGCGGCCTGATCCGCCGCGTGGCGCGCTACGGGCTGAATTAACAGCCAAGCCCGCCAACGTAGTTAAAGGTATGAGTTTGACAACTGATCCAAAAGACCCCGATTTAGGATACGGTGCGGACAAAGTGCCGACACCGCAGATGAAAAAATACCTCGTGCTGTCCGAAGAGGAGCGCGCCAAAGGATTCATTCGACCGGTACGTCAGTCGTACATCCACAATACCTGCCGGGCGAAAACGACCATGGCCTTGGCCATCGCTGAAACTTACGCTCGCGACCCAAAATTTTACGGTGCGACCTACTGTTGTCAGTGTGGAATGCACCTGCCGGTTTCGGAGTTTACGTGGGAAGGCACTGACGAACTCGTCGGATCATAATTTTTGGGACGTTAGCTCAGTCTGGCTAGAGCAACCGGCTGTCTACCGGAAGGTCACGGGATCGAAGCCCGTACGTCCCGCCATTTGGCCTGAGATACAAGAAGTGGCCACTTCTTGTGGCGGCGCAGCCGCCGTAATATCGAGGGCCGCCAATTTACCCAAGCTGAGCATCGCAACGGTCTGTTAGTCAGGCAGTGACGAAGTAACGCGGGCGGGCGGTGCTCCTGCCGCTTGGGGAACTTTTGGTTCTTGTGGAGTATGACTAAAGTTGTCCATTGCAAGCACAGTAAATTCGATGTATACATCGGACGAGGTACGCGTGATTTTCCAGAAGGTTCAAAGTGGGGCAACCCCTACCGGATCGGAGCCGACGGCACCCGCGACGAAGTCATCGCCATGTATGAAGACTGGATTAAAACTCAGCCAGAGTTGTTGGCCAGCCTGCACGAATTGAAGGACAAAACGTTGGGTTGCTGGTGCTGGCCGATGCCCTGTCATGGTGATGTTTTGGCGCGGCTGGCTGATGCCATACCAACCAAATCTTAACCGGGATGTAGCGCAGTCAGGTAGCGCGCCAGTCTGGGGGACTGGAGGTCACGGGATCGAAGCCCGTCATCCCGACCATTTTACGTTCTTGTGGGCGTATGAACGCACTAGCTTGTCCAAACTGTCGGGAAACAGCCGACATGCACCACAGCATGATCGAAATATATGAGAGACCCCATTTTGAAGATGGCGACGGAATTAAGATGACCATCCAAGGTACGTATCCTCCAAAAAGTGAGGCAGTTCCAGAAACAAAAATGCAGGGGCGTAGAAACGCAATAATAATCAATTTTGACTGCTCGTGCTGCGGGCATCAGTCGCGTTTGCTTATTCAGCAGCACAAAGGATCAACTCTTTTTGCATGGCTTAATTCAGATTCTCCGGTCATCATTGACTGACCATTTCAACTGGGTGTAGCTCAATCTGGTAGAGCGCGTGTTTCGGGTACACGAGGTTGCAGGATCGAAGCCTGTCACCCAGACCATTTTCAGTTCTACGCTGTATGCGTGTTGAATGTACTGTTGAAGAAACAGAATTGGACGGTGATCACGGGCCGGTACCAAGCGTTATTGTGACGTGTTCTCGCTGCGATCATTGCACGGAAAGTTATGGAACGTCCGATGTAAGCATACGGCGATGCTTGGTTCTTTTGAATGAGGAATGTCCGCGAGAAGAAAACAATTTTTACATTGCTGACGGGGCATAGCTCAATTGGTAGAGCGCTCGGTTTGGGGCCGAGAGGTTGCCGGATCGTGCCCGGTTGTCCCGACCATTTTAAAACGCGCCGTAGCTTAATGTTAGAGCGGCACCCGGAAGTGCGAGATGACGTGTTCAACTCCGTCCGGCGCGACCATTTTTCAGCGGCGTAAAGATTGCACACGGCAAGCCTACTGTGTGCAAAGCCGCCCCTACAGGGCCGCAGGCATAGGCACTGCCGTCGCTGAAAAGCTTTTTATTCCAGAGTAGCTCAATTGGTAGAGTACCCGGCTGTTAACCGGGATGTTGCTGGATCGTGCCCAGCCTCTGGAGCCATTTAACTTATTGTATACAAATCGTTTACACCGTATGCTTACAGTCTTGTAATTTCCTGTTGACAATCGCCTGTTGGACGCATACAGTTTGGGTATGAAACCTGAAAAACTAATCAGGTCGGTGCGTGCGCCGCTCCAACGCGGATGGCAAGCTTACGGAAATTGGTGTAAGGAGCACCAAAATCGGCTTGTCATATTTACTGCCTGCTGGATTGCTTACATTCTAATAGTGGGGTTTTTTGTCTCCCCGTGGGTTTCACCCAAAGTCGGTCAGATTGGTCTTCACTGTGTGAATGCAGGCTGTTTCTTGATGGCGCTCGCAGCATTGCTCAAAAAGTAAGTCTATGAAAACATCAAAATTCACTCAATCAATAATGTGTCGTTTGATCGCAGTCAGCCTCATGGTCATCCTGCTTATACTGCCTGTGTATGCTGAGAATACCAACAAACAGCTTGCGGCTAACCCCGTACAGCCCAACCAAACGGTGCAAATATGTGGTGCAATTATGATAGTGATTGTAACGGCAGGCGGCGTAGTCCTTGTAATGTGGTTGAACAGTTGTCTTCCGTCTGCGCCAGCGACTCCGGCACCGACTCCGGCGCAGCCGCCCCCGACTCCAGCGCCTCCACCACCGCCGTTTTTCCCTCCAATGCCGCCGTTTTTCCCTCCCCTGCTTAAACAGCAGGCTATAATGCAACCGGCAGCGGAGAATAGTGGCCAGACCAACAGCAGTCAAGCCCTGATAGCGACCAACAATTCTACTGTTTACTATTGGAGCGCCATTGACAATGGATGGACTGACTGGCAGACGAACATTTACATTTGGTCATTCAGCACCACTTTTACCAATTTTGTTCCACGGGCCGGAATCCTTGATACACAGGGCAATCCCATGACCACGGCACATCTTGAGTCCACCACTGATTTGGTACAATGGAGTCAGGAAATTTATTCGGCCACCGGTTGGGTAAGCTATACGTCTATTCCCAACTGGGTATCCCAACCAGTTTCTGATTGGGGTACGTATTTTGGCTATAGTGCGTCTAAATTGGCTAATATCGTTTACGTCGTGTATGATTCACAAGGGATTCCAATCGTGACCAATGGCTCATGTGGATATACAGTGACTAATAGTGATGGTTACGCGACGACGATGACTTCGGCATCAGGAGTCATTATTCCTGCTTCCCCGTCAGTACCACATAAATTTTACAGGTTAGCTTCACCTTGACTCGTTGCTGTGCCTATTTTACGCGCAGCCGTTGATTCGGCTGCGCGTTTTTGCTCCCGTAGCTCAGTTGCATAGAGCAGGAATTTTCTAAATTCAAGGTCGCAGGTTGGAATCCTGCCGGGAGTGCCAATTTTATGGCGGCGGTACAAACTGAACGGTGTAAGGGTCAACGAACACAAAATTAGTGTCGGTCAAATCGAAAGCAGAACGGAAAAAGGCGTTTCCTGCCGGATTGGTAACAGCAATGGTTGGATAAGTATAAATGTCATCGTAAGGGCCGCCCGCATTGAAGGCATATTGGAGCGTCAAGCTGGTTTCAAACAGATCAGCATCAATGACCGGCGTGCTCAGCTTAAAATGATAAAAAAACGGTTGAAGCGATCCCACGTGATACCGGTACTCAAGGGTAACATCCGGCAACGTAAACAAATTAGTGTAAGGGCCGGTGACATCTGATGATGACCGAATGACCACATTGCTGAAGGTGACGAGATTGGTTACGAACTGCGCCTTCGTGGACAGCGGACAGACCAGCAGCGACGCAGTGCAGATCAAACCGACAGTTGTTGCTTTGATTATGTTGTTCATTTTATATGGATTTTGCGTATTTTAACTTCAAGGAAAAACACCTTGTGGAGTAAATACACCAAATGAAAAAGGCATTATCCGTGTACAGTGAAAAAATCGAAACAGCCGCTGCATTTCACGGGCAGCACAAAACCGACAATGCTGTGGTCGTCCAGCATTCTGGCTTCGGTCACAACTTCCAGCACCGAGCCATCAGCGCGCTGATACCGGTACGTATACGAAAAAGTGTGCTGGTTGTGGTCTAAAACGAATTGAGTCCACGCGTTCAGCAAGTGGGGCAGGTCTTCCGGGTAAACAAAGTGCTGCCAACCGTCGTACTGCATTTCGCCAAGGGTGCCCCCGACGAGTTTGAGTTTGGCGGGATTGACGTAGACGCATTTCCCGTGTTCATCCGTCAAAAACATCGGCACCGGGCAAAGATCGAGGATTCGTTTGTGGCGGCGCACCTGCGCGGCAACCTCCTCGATCCTGTCCTTGTATTCGACGAACCGCTGCGCAAGCTGAAGCGCAATCGAACGACTTTCAGGCATCATAGCTACCTAAATACAGTCATAATCGCCGGTATTTAAGGCATGTGTAAACCGATCCGTTGCTTTCTGCTGACGCCCACAAATTTTTACAACCTGTCCCTGCGCCGGTATCGGTCGGACTGGCGCGAGGATACGCCCAAAAATCCATGCCCGTTGCCACAGGGCTACCACGACGTGAGCACCGAAATCAATCCCAAGATTGAATACGCCGAGCATCCGACGTGCGGCGATGACGAGAAACAGTTTCCGCACGATGATCTCCGCTGGCCCCGCCAATGTGCCTGCGGCTATGTGTTTCTGGAAAGTGACGAATGGCAGGTCAATTACGACCGGCTGTACCAGCGTTCGGACACGCAGGAGCTTGCATCGCTGCGCCAGCCGCCCGTGGGGGCTATCTGGGACGCCGCGTGGATGCCGGACAGCTATAAACGCTCGGACGGGCATTACTATGTCTGCCGGACGCCGGGCGGCGAGTGGTCGATTGACAGTCAGGCTTCCAACTGCACCCGGCCCAAGGAACCGCACGAATGTTGGGTGCGCCATGGCATTGCGCCAGATTTGACCGTAGACAAGAACGGGAACACCTGCGCCGCCGGTGCCGGATCAATCGTGTGTGGCGGCTGGCACGGTTTCCTGCGTGGTGGTTATCTGGTCACTTGATTTTGTCCCCGTAGCTCAGTTGCAAGAGCCGTCGTTTCCTAAACGACTGTGTCGCAGGTTGGACTCCTGCCGGGGACGCCACGGAGGGTTGGCAGAGCGCGAATGCTACGGTCTTGAAAACCGTCGACCGGGTAAAACCGGCACAGGTTGAATCCCTGTACCCTCCGCCATTTTGTAGTTACGACGTGGACGCAAAACAAGTCGTGGACGCACTGCTCGAATATGGGCGCATCGATTACGGTAAAGATGTATACGGGCGCACCATGTGGCAGCCTATGCCCGACAATTACTGGATCAGCCCAGAGGGCAAAATAACCAAGGTGGGTGGCCACCAAAAATGGGCACAGGAGAACGTCATCAAAAATCCTAAAGTCATGAATGTGTATTCGCACATGAAACAGCTTGGTTGGGTGCGTGCCACGGTGGAGCGGCGCGTTATGTACGCTAACACGGAAGCACTAAATCCCATGCAACGGGAAGCAGTTGATGATTTTGTTAAAGAGCGCGGATACGAGCTTCAGTACGCGATCATCGCCTGAGTGGAGGGTTGACCGAGTCCGGTAAGGTGCCAGCTTGGAAAGTTGAGGCCACGGTAATACGTGCCAAGGTTCAAATCCTTGCCCCTCCGCCACCGTAATTGATTTTTGGCGGGTTGACCGAGCGCTAAGGTGCCAGTTCCGAAAACTGTGGCCTGCGTAACAGCAGCAGAGGTTGGATTCCTTTACCCGCCGCCATTTTAACGGGCCGAAGTGTTGTGGGTTATCTCAATGCTAATGAGGAGATACAGGTTCGAGTCCTGTTCCCGGCTCCAATGCCGGGATAGCTCAACGGTAGAGCGCTAAAAACATCCACGCCGATCCTTGCCCGTTATATTTCGTCACGTAGCTCAGCCCGGTAGAGCAGTCGGTCGATAACCGACAGGCCGTTGGATCGAAGCCAACCGTGACGACCACTTTGTCAAGGTAGCTCAGCCCGGTAGAGCAGAAGACTGAAAATCTTTGTGTCGGTGGATCGAAGCCACCCCTTGGCACCATTTTACGGCCCGGTAGTGTAGCTGGCTAACACGCTGCCCCTTCAAGGCAGAGATCATGGGATCGAAACCCATCCGGGCTACCATTATGGTCTGAAACCCAACGCAACTGCTTACGGGCACGAGCGACGGGCTAACACGCTGGAGTAAAACCAGCGTCAGGCCGCCATTTCGTAGTTAAGGCGTGCTGTACAGCTTCACGTTTTACAATTACCAGACCAAGGCCACGCAGTCGGTCACGGCCACGGATTGGGTCGATGCGTGGCGGCAGCTTGGTATACGCTTTGGCAGTCCGTTTTTACGCGGCACGTTCCAGCCATGGGGCCAGCCGGTGCTGGTTGGCCCGACCGGACAAGCTTCGCAGCCGAGCGAAGAACGTGCGCCCTTTGGTACCGGCCAGCCGGTCATATTCGGTACCAGCCGATGATTTTACGGGCCGAATTGATTGGGTTATCACTTGAAATGAACCATCCCAGTCTGACACCTTGCCCGTATTTAATTTGGCCCATTCGTCTACGTTTGGCTTAGGATGGCTGCTTCTCAAGCAGCAGAAACCGGATCGACACCGGTATGGGCTGCCACTTTGTTCTTTGTTGCGTGAATACGGCCCAAAAAGGAAATTTGTCCGAGCTAAAAATTGCTGTTAGGCTAACAGAGCTTGGGAAGAATGTGTTGCGTCCGTTTGGAGAAGGTAGCCGTTACGATTTGCTCTTGGATGAAGGTGGTATTTTTAAGCGTATACAGTGTAAAACAGGTCGGCTTAGGAACGGTTCAATAGTTTTTAATACTGCCAGCGGTTTCAGTTGGAAAACAGGTCGGCGTGATTACAAAGGTCAAGCTGAACTTTTTGGAGTTTACTGTCCTGACACAGGTTGCTGTTATTTGGTTCCTGTTGATTCTGTTCCCGGCAGCAGTATTGCATATTTACGCGTTGATCCCACTGTAAATAATCAATCAAAGCGCATCCGATTTGCCAAGGATTTTGAACTTTAATTTTGACGCTTCCGTAGCTCAATTGTATAGAGCGCTTCCCTCCGAAGGAAGAGGTTACTGGTTAAACTCCAGCCGGAAGTACCATTTTGTGGGCCGCTGTCTGAGGGTTATCAACAAATGCCTATTAAGCGTTTCTGTCAATGTCCTCCGACGATTTTTGCCCACTTTGTTCCCGTAGCTCAGTTGTATAGAGCGCCGCTCTGCGAAGGCGGAGGCCACTGGTTAAAGTCCAGTCGGGAACGCCATTTTAACGGGGGATTAGCTCAGATGCCAAGAGCGCCTCGCCTACACCGAGGAGGTCGCAGCACGTCACGCTGCATCCCCTACCATTTTGCCTGTGTAGCTCAATTGGCAGAGCGGCGCATTCGTAATGCGCAGGTTGTCGGATCGTCACCGGCCACAGGCTCCAGTTCTTTAATGGTGGCGTTGGTGTAGTGGTAGCACCTTTGTTTGTGGAACAAAAAGCACGAGTCCGAATCTCGTACGTCACCCCAATTTAAATAGAAACAACACCGGCATGGACTTCACGATGGCAGCGACAGCACAAAAGTATACACTTTTTGAGTTCAGCCATTAAGATTTTGAATGGTAATCTTGATAAACCCGCGCTTCCTTTTAGTAAAATAACCGAGTCTTTATCTTTGGTATGGTGAAACTCCAAGGCATCGACGCAACGGTCGTAACCACAAATTTTGCACTTGCCACCAAATTGATTTACAATCTGGGTTTTTATTTCAGAACGTCGTCGTTGCCTGTTAAAAGTGTGCCGTTTACGATAAGCTTCGTTGCAATGATACGTTATGGTTGTTGGACTGCATCCGAGTTTTTCCGCTATCTCTTTGTTGCAAATTCCTTTGCGTTTTTAATTTTAAGATTTTTACTTTCAATTTCATACATTGGAGAACATAATTTCTCCAATAACGGCCAACGACCGAGCGGGTGAACGGAACGGTCTGCAAAACCGATTTAGCAGAGTTCGAGTCTCTGGTTGGTCTCCAATTTGCTTTGGTAATTAAAGTAATGAGTGACAGTGCTGAAAAAAACGCCCGCATCCAAGAAAATGCGCGCAACATCGTGGATTTGCTGTTGGAATATGGACGCATTAAGCATCTTGAAATTCCGATCAAAATTCAGCATCCCGATGGTTCAGTCACTGACGGTGTCTTTACAGGTTATTATCCGGCGGATATGAGCCTCACTGGCCAGCCCACGCCGTCCGTTGGTTATAAAACGGTGACCAAAGATTTTAGTCACGGTATGCTGAGAAATGGTGATCAAATCATTGGTCATATCCCAAGTTTTATAGAATGGGAGCAATGGGTGGAACAACAGCAGCGTGAAGCTGCCGCCAAAAAGGCCAACGAAGGCCATCCATGATCTTGAATTTTTGCGAACGTAGCTCAATTGGCAGAGCACCGCGCTTCCAACGCGGATGTTGCGGGATCGTTTCCCGTCGTTCGCTCCATTTTGCCTGTGTAGCTCAGTTGGTAGAGCGCGTCCTTGGTAAGGACGAGGTCACCGGATCATTCCCGGTCTCAGGCTCCATGTTATGAATGCAAAGGCGTTAGTGAATCGACTGCTTGAGGTTGGGCCGGATGAACTGCCCGCCAAAGCGGAAGTGATGCGGCTGCCCGGTTGGCGGGACAAGATTAAGCGCGCCGAGGAATTTAAGTATCTCAGTGATCGTTGGGGTCAAGATTTGGAATCCGGCGAAGGTGTGCCGAAAATTCCCGGTGCATCCCGAAAAGTAAAAAATATCATTCAGCGTCTACAGCGGTGTATTGGTGGCTGGGAAAACAATTTCATCGTACAGCGGATAATGGACGGGCAGTATGGTGTTCTTTTTGAAGAAAAATTTCTTAATCCAGAGGGAAGCGACGATGAACAGGCCATCCGCGACGCGTGGGAAGGCCCCGTGACGACGGAGGAAATTGAACGAGACCTTTGGCACAGAATGAGCGCGCTGGAAACTCGGTTTCCGCAAGCTGAATTTTCTATAACGGTTGGCCCGCATGTTTTTAATGGGCGCTATGCCGTACAGGCGTTTGTTCCGGCGAACAGAATCACGCCGGAACTTGGAGAGCAGTTAAGCGAAGCTTTTAGCGCTATAAATTGATTTTTCACGCTGTGTGGCGCAGTTGGTAGCGCAGTTCCCTCATAAGGAAAAGGTCGGCGGATCGTACCCGCCCACAGCGACCATTTTTGCGTTGGTAGCTCAATTGGCAGAGCACCCGGCCCTTACCCGGAAGATTGTGGGATCGTTGCCCACCCAACGCACCAATTTAGGCCAGCATAGCTCAGTTGGTAGAGCGTCAGTTCTGTAAACTGAATGTCGGGGGATCGAAGCCCTCTGCTGGCTCCATTTTGCGGCGGTAGATCAGCCCGGTAGATCGCCACGTTGACATCGTGGAAGTCGCAGGATCGAAGCCTGCTCGCCGCACCATTTACCGATAAGCGACAGTGTACGTAATGGCTCCCGTTGAGGCGTTGATGGCCGTGACGGTGATGACCATGCTGCGCTGCCATTTGGCGGTAAACCGCGCCGTTTCCTGCGTCGTCTCGACACCAGTCGATGGGTTGACTTGAATGAGGTCAAAGGCAGGGGCCGTGGCATCGTTGCAAGGGGCTTGAAGGTCGAAATGAATTTTGTCACCGACGTATACAATGATGCCATTGGCGACACCGTATAGTTGGCTCTGGTAGTTGGTGGGGAAGACTCGCAAATTGTCGCTGTTTTGATTGAGCAGCGGATTGACGCCGATCACTGATACCGTAAACGGGCGCACTCTTACGAAATTCTTCAGGTACGCGTAAGGCGTTTGAAGAACCACACCGTTGGTTGTTGTGCTGTCTGCCATATATCTTAACTACGTCAGCCCTGACCGCCGCCTGCAATCGGGAAGTCCGAACCGCCAGTGACGGCCATCATCATGGCTTTGGGTGGGATTTTTGATTTGGTTTTTTCTCCAGCCAAAGGAGGATGCTCTGGTGGTGGCCACTGGAATTCGTGTCCGCAGATATTACAACGCCAGCCGTGTTCAAGACCCATGATTTCGTGCATACTGTTTCCGCTGCAAACGGGGCAACGGGCAATGGGGTGCTCCAGTTCAAGAAGCACAGTTACAATCTGTTTTGCATTCATCACTTTAACTATTCTCGTCGCTAAAGAAAGACAGCCCGATTTCGCCGCAGTCCAAACATTCCGCGTAATCGATGGAATTGTCTTCCGGGCGGCGCACGACCTTGACGTTAAAGCTGTCACACATCGGACAACGTGGAGGCGGAGGGACTTTTTTAAGATAGTCCTTGGGCGGGACTTCATCTGGCCCGGCTTCCAGAAGGATGTTAACGATTTGTTCGGCTTTCATGCGCTCGTAGCTCAATGATAGAGCAGTGGTCTTCGGAACCACAGGTTACTGGTTAAAGTCCAGTCGGGCGTACCATTTTACAGCGGTATGCCGCTCAAGTGGCAATTGGCGGTGTGGTGATGTCTCGATCCACAGCGACCGCAATGAGTTTCAGGCCGTTGCGTCATCAACGGTCGTTCAGGCGGTGGTTCCGCCGCTTCAGGTTCAGCCGCCTGCATTGGTTCACGTGTACCGCCCGCTTTGGGATCGTGATGCTGCATGGCAATATCACGCGCTTCTGGATAGTCGATACCGAGCGTCTGCATCAAATAGCGAATGGTTTGGTGCAGAGTTTCCGGGTTGTAACCAGTACCGGTGTTGCCCGGCCCTCCCGTGCTGGCAACATTTTCATATTCCAGCAGGCGGGCCACGATCTGGGCGGCAGATTCGTGATGTGGTAGCCAGCTTGCGCCACTTTTTTGAAGGCGTTCTTTGCTGGATGTTTTTTGGCCGCCGTGTGGCATCCAGCTTGCACCTGTGTCTTGGGTGCTTTTTTTGCGGGTCGATGGCCGCTCCAGTTTGGCAAAGCGTTTGCCGGTGCTCAGTTTGGCTTCTCGTTCGTCGATGTTCATACCGATGTTAACTACGAAACGGTCAGACCATCCTCTTGCGCGGCGTCAGTGACGCCTTCGACGTAGCGGGGTTCGACCGCCATGGCGTCGCCCATGAATTGTGCATCTTCAGGGGCGGTTCTTCGCAGCCCTTCTTTACCGGCGTCGGTTAAGGGCCGAACCAAAACGATGCTGCCGTGATTTTCGATTTTAAGATCGGCGCTTGTGGGAGTATTGGGTAGGCCGTATTCCAGCAGACGGTCGACAATTTGTTCGGCGGACTCTTTCATGTTGAAAACCTTCCAGTCACCGGGGCGGTCATCGCTCCCGGTGTATGTTTTGACTTTTTCGGCATTGAGCTTGGTGAGCAGATAATCGCGCATCTGATAGGCCATGGTGTCAGGCCACTTTGCTGCTTTGCACGCGTCGCGGACGAGGCCAAAAAGCATCAGCATTCCAGCGCCTTCATCGTATTGCTGGAACGTACGAATAACCTCCGGCCACTGCTGCTCGATAACGGCATTGGCTTCTGGTGGGATCAGGTGCTCAATGTCGCGTTTTTGATACCGCGTCGTGTGCGGGAGATGCGGATCATGCGCCGGATCGCCACGATCTGGCAGCGGCTTTGGATTTCGTTTCATCTGATTTAATTACGCGCTGTGGTTTACCGGGAATGGCAGACCGGCCCGCTTCAGAGGCGGTGATCCTTGGTGGTTCAAGTCCACTCAGCGCGACCAATTTATGCCGGTGTGGTTAACGGGGAATTGGCAGACCCACGGCGCTTAGGACGCCGCAGCCTTGGGGGTTCGAGTCCCTTCACCGGCACCAATTTCAGATGTCCTTGACCACCGTCCAAAAGTCGGACGACAGGTTTGGGTCGGTAAAATAGCCGTAGGGCAAGGTGAAATAGCCGCCCAATTCGCCTTTGAGACCCCAGTCTTTGCCCCACGAGTTTTTGACGAGGAACCGCTGCTGGGCGTCGTTGTAGCCCATGGCCATGACCGCATGACCACCTAAAACTTGTTCGCCCGCTTTGGGCATCTGGACGATTCCGGTGCTGGCGACTTCGTCAGATTCAAACGATTCGTATACAGTGAATCCGAAGACGAAGGGATTGCCGTTAGCCAAGCTAACGCGCATGTCAGTAAGGGTGTTCAGGGTGTAGTAGCTGTGGATTTTGTAAGGAATGGCGTCGCCGTAGCATTGTGTCGTGGGAGGCATGGCAAATTTATTTTCGACGTAAGGCCATTCGGTTTCCGGGCAGACCCCGTAGGTGGCCAATGATTTGATGCCATCACGCAGTTCGGCTCCGGCGTCCTGACCAGCAGTACCTTCCAGTGTCCGTTCGTTGTAATAAACAAAAAGACGGCTCAAATCCTTGAACTGTTTACCGCCGCGTCCGTTGGCACATTCGTTGTATTCCAGCAGATTGGTCAATGCGTTGGCAGTGCAAGACCCAAGTTGGCCCTGATCTGTAATTTGTGAGCAAAAACGGCGCAGATAAACGTGCGCCGGAAGCGCCGTGGTGCGCAGGGTTTTGAGCGTGACCATGCGCTCGAATTTGAAGTCGCGGATGTCCGGGCGGTCGCGCCGCCAGCCGTATTTGGTGTTGTGTCTAAAGGCCATAATTTTAATCGTCGATGTATTCCAGCCATTCTTTCAGTGATTGAATACTGAAAGAATGCAGGGCGTGTTTGTTTTCGTGAATGATGTGGTGCGAGTAGCTTTGGTTTAGCCGGTCAACAATGCTTTCCCAGTTGGTTGGATCGGCAATACTGTGGGATGCCAGCCATTCAATTTCCTTTGATCCAACGAACGGGATTTCGTTGTATACGAAGTCGGCGGCCACGATGTTGAAGGTTTCCGAGAAACTGACCTGCATTCCATAATCCATGCGGCGCAGCACTTCGATGAATTGATCGTGCGGCATCCACGGATGCTGTACCAAATGATTTGGCCCGTGGGCGAACAGGCTGATCAAGTTGCGCAAAATCGGATCGGAATTTTGTTCAACACGGGTGGCGTTGATGTGGAATCGTAATGGCCGCCCAATTGAACGGGCAAAAATAATCGCGGCCAGCGCCTGCTCCAAGTGATTTTTGAGCGGTCGGATCGCGCCAAAGCAGCCGATGTTCACGTGCGCCTGATGTGATTTTTCAAATGGCGGAGGCAGTCGTTTCTGGGTCAGGCTGTCGGTGTAAATGTTTGGCAGATAAAGGGAGTCCATACCCAACGCCAGATCAAGTTCCGTGGACATTTTGCGGCTGTTGGCTCCGACATGGAAATTACTGAAAGTTTTGGCCACCTTGCCGTAGCCGTACAGCCATTCCAGCGCCATGCCTTCGCCGGAAAGAAACGGTGCGTTACTGTGAATGCGAACGGCCCACTGGATGGCGGGATGAAGTTGGAGCAAGACGGGAAATTTTTGGGGAACAACCCACAAAGCTTCGATGATTACGTGCGTCGGCAAATAGCGCGTGACTTCACGGTCAATGCTGTTGTTGTCTACAACTTCGATGATTTTGGTCTCGACGCCTTCCCTGCGGAGAGCTTCGGCGACGAACTGGCAGGAATTCAGCAATCCGTAGGACGGCCCATAGTGATGCCGTTTCAGGATGAACAGAATCTTGTGTTTTGTTCTCACGGCTTAACTACTTCCGTTCATCAGAAACTTTTTGGAGTATTCGCCGGGTGGTTAAGGTGGAATTGGCAGACCCACTGGACTTAAAATCCAGCAGCCTTGCGGGTTCGAGTCCCGCTCCGGCGACCAGTATTTAAGACGATGATCCCGGCGACAATCATATCCGATGACAATGCCATGGAGGTTAGCTTCGATGCTGAACCGTGGTTTCAACAGGCCACGTATGACCAACTAATCGATTTGCGCAAAATCGGATTTGCCGGGAATTATGCTGCCGATTATGTAGCCGAATACATTGCCCAAACCAATCCAGAGGTTAAAGCGGTCTACGACTACTGCAATAAAAACGACGTTGGTTTTGAAGTTTACATCGACGACGACGAAGCGGAAGTGTGGATCGCGGCGGACTACGCCAAAAAACTTTTGCGGCAGGTCACCGGCGAAGATTGATTTTCGGCGCGTGGTTCATCAGGAATGGCAGACTGACCTCATTCAAAATGAGTGATCCTTGGGGGTTCAAGTCCCTTCGCGCCGACCAATTTCCTGTGAAAATTTTGTTGACGTTTTTAATCAGCAGGATTACAAATATCGTGTTCTTTTTGATCGCGGGGTGGCGCAGTCCGCAAGCGCGCTTGGCTCATAACCAAGAGGTCGGAGGTTGGAATCCTTCCCCCGCAACCAATTTGGCACAGGTACAACTGGGTCAGCGCCCGGAATTGATCAGCCGGGCATGGACATTCTTGTGCGTTCCGGCACGAACTGACGACGGGGCCGGGTCGAATTGATGGGCCGAAGTTGGAAGGTTATCATCCTTGGACAACCCTTCCTGCACCACCTTGCCCATCGTTTTTTGATCTTTGAAATGGGGGCGTACTGGTTTCGATTTGAAACTGAAGTATGCTGTTGCACGCCGAGGATGATTCGTTGGCCTCGCTAAAAACTCGGATCAAAACTCAAATGCTGACGAAGCAAATGATTGTCCGGCAGGCTTGCTGGCTCAGGCGGAAGCGATTTTCGCCAACCCTGATGCCGTCCTGAATGCCGAACTTGCTGTGGCCTAAAGCGCCACACCGTTCGCCGCTGGATGCCTGCTACGGCGGGTCGAGCGATGCAGCAGGATCGTGTGAGTGCCGAGCAATGTCGGCGCTTCTACGGTTGGATCAACCGAACCTGCTCAGATTTTTTCACATAGATGCCCAACTGGCTGAGCTTGTACAAAACGGGATAAGCGTGTAGTGGCAACATGCAACGGAGTCAAAGACGCGAGTTCAACTCTCGCCGCCTCCACCATGTGTCCGGGTGGCTCGTTTTTAACATCACGGTGCGTCGTTCGCACCGACCTTTCTGAGGGCTTCCCGGACGTTATTTTTGGTGCTGTTGCAGATCGTAAAATCTGCCCGTAAGTGTGGGAAAATCACGTAAACTACCACGGCTTGATACCAATACCATCTTGAGCGGAATGCGCTGACCCGGTTGTGGGAGACAAGTACAAGTTGTCGTCAATAGCGTGACTGGGGGTCGCAGTGTGTTCCAGACGCTCATTAGCGTTAGTACTGCGGCTTATTTAAGCAACGGCGGAACTGCGACCCACTGCTGAAGGTTCCAAGACAGCACCATTGCCAAGGTAGCTCAGATTGGTAGAGCACGACCCTGAAGAGGTCGGTGTCGCTGGATCGAAACCAGCCCTTGGCACCATTTTTGGCACAGGTATTGAAAGCAGTTCAGGGTGGAACTGAGATTCGGGCGTGGTGGCTCCCACCCCCATGAGAACGCCCCGCCTGTGCCTTTAGTAGTTACGGCGTGGGTTTGGCACCAAAACAGCTTGTTGATTTTTTGCTGGAAGATGATCCTGATGTGATTCGACCGAAGGATTATCTTCAGCATCTGGACAATCAGATGCCAAGTCATGCGGTTGAATTGGACGGCATTGCGCGTTGGGTCAGGGATAGCAGTAGTGCTACCGGTAATTGGGATGAAAGCTGGGAGTGGGATTACGAAAATAGAATTTTAACCGTGCATAACGAAGACGGCACGATCAGCACAGTCAGCGGTGAAGAGATTGCGGATTCGACACCAACTGATTGGCGGTTAAACCGCCTGCGCGGGCCATAAACTTTAGCGGGCCGACTGTGGTTGGTTATCATAAAACCGTTGGTTGCTGGTTCGATTCCAGCCTCCGGCGCAAATGCCGGGGTAGCTCAATTGGCAGAGCAGTGGTTTGGCGAAAGCCATCTCCGACCCAAACCCTTGCCCGCTTTTATTTACTGCATGTTTGATCCAGACGTTGTCAGCAAACGAGAAGTTCTGCGCATTCTTTCCCCTGAAAATGGCCGAAAAATGATGCGGCGGCGCTGGGCCTACATTATCGAGCTTCGCAGAACCGGAGTTTCGTGGGTAAAGATAGCCAAAATTCAACAGCGGTCAGTCGGCACAGTCAAAAGATTGTTCAAACGCGGGCAACAGGAAGAAGTTGGTTATCTTAGTTCCAGTAGAAAACGGGCACCGGGCGACGTACTAGGATGTATTTGTTGTGTGTATTATAAAAAAGCACAAGGTTGGCATCGGTTTCCGCCAAGATGCCTTTTACACCGGTTCAGGGTTGAGCCAACGTCAACCTGTAATTTTTTCGTAAACAAATCTTAAAAAATGCAGTTCTCAGCAATGTAGACATTCGCAGGCCGCCAACTTGCCTGCGTCCAACAAAAACAGAATCAGGCCCATGGCATGGGCCAACGGTGAAAACCCGAAAACACATCGTAGTTGGAGTGTGATTGTCATTCCAAGGATATGGCACTCATCAGCACCAAGCAGTTCGACACCCGGTCAGCCAAGCGTTCGCGCACGACCTCTGTATACACTCCGTTGCCGGGCAAGAATCAGGTTCAGGACTCGGACGGCGCGTACGTCTGGAAGGTCAGCATCTGGGACAAGCTGGCGCGGTTTTTGATTCTCGGTACCGAAGGCGGCACCTATTACATCGACGAAAAGGACTTGCTCAAGCAGGGCCACGACGCGGTGTTGCAGTGTATCAAGGCCAGCGGTGTGCGGACGGTCAAGGAGATTGTAGATGTGTCCGTCAAGGGACGCGCCTACAAGAACGACCCGGCCATTTTTGCACTGGCGCTGGTCGCCACCCACGGTGACGCGGAAGCCCGGCAGGCAGCTTATGCCGCGCTGCCGAAGGTCTGCCGGATTGGTACGCACCTGTACCACTTCATGCAGTACTGTTCGGCGATGCGGGGCGGCGGCTCTGGTTTCCGGCGCGCTATCGCCCGCTGGTTCACGGACATGCCCGCTGACCGTTTGGCGGCGCAGGTCGTCAAGTATCAGCAGCGCGACGGCTGGTCGGCTCGTGACGTGCTTCGCGTGGCCCACCCGGTCACCGAGGTCAAGGCACAGCAGGCCGTCTTCCGCTGGATCATCGGCGGCAAGGACGCGCTGGGTGCCCGCGAGGTCACCCGAAAGTTTCCCAACCTGCCGAAGTCAATGGCACCGGACATCCCGCGTATTCGGAAGTATCCTTCCGTCAAAAAGTATCTGCCGGACATCATCGGCGCGTTCGAGGAAGCCAAGACTGCCGACGAAAAGGCGCTGGTCAAGCTGATCACCGAGCACAACCTGCCGCGTGAGGCCGTACCGACCGAGAAGCTCAACAGCCTCGCGGTCTGGGAAGCCCTGTTGCAGAAGATGCCGTTGACGGCGACGATCCGTAATCTTGGCAAGATGACCAGCCTCGGTCTCCTGAAGCCGCTGGGCGAAGCCACCAAGCTCGTCCAGAAGCGGTTGCAGGACGGCGCGTTCCTGAAGAAGTCACGCGTTCACCCGATGCAGGTCTTGATCGCGACCAAGATTTACGGTCAAGGCCATGGTGACAAGGGTAAGCTAAGCTGGACGCCGGTTCCGTCAATCATGACGGCGCTGGACGAAGCCTTTTACGCGGCGTTCCCGAACGTTGAACCGTGCGGCAAGCCGCTGTTGATCGCGCTGGACGTGTCCGGTTCGATGTCCTCGGCGATGGCAGGAACTCCCCTGTCTTCGTGTGAGGCCGTCGCCGCCCTGTCGCTGGTTCACGCCAGCGTCGAGCCGGAATGCCATATCTTCGGATTCGCGGATACCTTCCGCGAGCTTGGCATCCGCAAGGGCATGACGCTGGAAACGGCGTGCCGTCGGGCACAGGTGAACAACTTCGGTTCGACCAACATCAGCTTGGCAATCGAGTACGCACTGCAAAACCGTCTGAAGATCGGCGGTCTGATCGTTATGACCGACGGCGAGGTCAACCAAGGCCCGCATCCAACTCTGCGCCTGCGGGAGTACCGTGAAAAGTTCGTGCCGGATACCCGGTCAGTGTTCGTGGGTACCTGCGCCAACGACTTCACGGTCAACGACCCGGAGGACAAGTGGGGCATGGACGTGGTCGGTTTCGACGCGTCGGCTCCGCCGGTAATCGCCGACTTCATCCGGGGCGACCGCAAGGTTGCTGCCGACGAAGCCGAAGATTAGCGTAGACAATCACGGCGGCTGGATGGATATTTCCGTCCAGCCGCTTTTATTTCGATGATAATTGAAGAAGGCACACATGAAGATTTTAAGCATTGTGCGCTGACAGCGCTCAGCACCGGTGACTATGATGACGGTCTCGGTGCTCCGTTATGGCTGAAACAACGCATGGAAAACCTGCGCAATTTACCACCGCCCACTTTGGAAGAAGTGCGCGCTCAATTTGAAGCAGCAGCAAACTGGGAGGACAACTGGCGCGCCCGTCTGCCCGACCGGTATTCTTAATTTATGCCAACTTTGGAAGAACATTGCGCTGAATCGATCAGCACGTATGGTCAAGGTTTTCGCGAAGTCCACGTGTGGTTGGATGCCTGCCACGATCTGCCCGGCTGTGGCGGCGTTGCTCACCGGCGTAAACGCCATCATGAAGCCGGGATCGCCGAAGTAGCGCACCTGTGGGGGCCGAAGGCCGCTGAAGCTGCACGGCAGCATATTCTTTCGGATTTGAAACAGGTTGGCTGGACGGGGCCGTTTCCGTTGAACGAACGTCATTGTGAGCGAATGGGGCTTTGGGTAACCCGATGATCTTATGGGCAAAATTTACGCGCCATGGGATAAACAGCAAGTAAAGGGTTTGAATGCGTGGCAGCAGTGTGACTGGGTGCATCCCTTCACCTGTAGCAACCGCAACGATGACGCCCACCACAAATACGCTGAAGAACATCATGAAGGCGATCACGGGATTTTAATCGCCACAGAAAAAGGTTGGGTGTGTCCGGTTTGTGACTATACGCAAAATTGGGCGCATGATTGCATGGCACAAGGCGCGCCGCTGCATCCGTTCAAAATTTGAAAATCGTGTTCTTGGGAACATGAGCATGAACACCATCACATTCAAAGACCTGAACAACAAGCGGCCCGACGAGATTATCTTTTTGCAGACGGCGGAAAACTTGCCGAGCGGCGTCACCATCACTTTCAACGACAAGCTGGACGAACGCACCCGTGGCCCCCGACGCTATAAAGCGCAGTTGTGGCCCGGTGCCGGACACGGCAAATGGGAATACGTCGGGAGCGAAGACGGCGAACTGGAAAAAGTGACGCAAAAAAATATCGGCAAGGAAATCATCATCAACGGCATCTGGGTTGAGGACGGTGAGCGTCGTGGTTTTGAAGTGTATTTGGAGGGTTGACTGAGTCTGGTAAAGTATCTGGTTGCTAACCAGAAGTCGGGGTAACACCTGCGCAGGATCGAAGCCTGCACCCTCCGCCATTTTATGTTCATGCTGCAATTCGACAGCGGTTATTTTTGCGCTGGAGCCGAATTTGAAGGCAGCCTGCTGATTTGCACGCGAGCGGCCCCGATCATTCATTGGATGGTGGGCAAGTCCTACGACGATGTATACCTGTACGCCAAACGCAAAGGCTGGAAAATTTCAAGAGTGGCCCGTAGCTCAGTTGATAGAGCAGTCGACTCATAATCGTCAGGTCGTGGGATTGTACCCCACCGGGCCAACCAACGGCGCGTGGTTTACCGGGAATGGCAGACCGGCCTCCTTGAGAGGGAGTGAGCCTTGGGAGTCCAATTCTCCCCGCGCCGACCATTTCATACCTCCGTAACTCAATTGGTAGAGTACCGCACTTTTAATGCGGGAGTTGTGGGATCATGCCCCACCGGAGGTACCAATTTATACCGGTGTGGTGTAATGGCAGCACAGGCAGCTTTGGACTGCTTAGTTCCCGTCCGATTCGGGCCACCGGTGCCATTTTGTAATTAGTTTGTGAACGCTAAACAAGTTGTATACAGTCTTCTTGAGATGAATGAAAATGCTTTTCAGGAAGCCATGCGAGATGCTACGGCGGCTATTTTAAACGACCCCGCCGTGAAGTTATTTGGCGGTGGGCGGCCAGATTCACGACGAGCAGTTGATGCTTACGATGTTAACTGTGGTTTGTGCGAAGAATGGGCCGAAGATGTCAGGCGACGCTACAAGGCAGTAACAGGTCAAGACGATGTTGAAGTCCTTGATCCCGGCAATCTGACGGGTGATCCAAATGATTCTTTATCAGGCCATGTCTTTATCCGGTTTATGGATCGATTTTATGATGCTGAAACTCCAGAAGGTGTAACCCAATGGCAGCATTTACCGTTATTTAAGAAGCAATGTGAATAAACACCTAATTACTTTATGAAACTGCTGAAACAAAAAGTGCTTGTGGTCAACCGGCTGTGGCAGGCCATTGACGAGACGAACGTCCAGACGGCCATGTGCGACATGGTGCGCGGCGTCGCCACGGGCATTGAGATGGGCGAGATGCGCGCCGTGCCGTGGTCGGAGTGGGCCGTGCTGCCCATTCGCGATGGCGACCGGTTCCTGCGGACGATCCATGGCCCCATCCGGGTGCCCACGGTCATTTGCAAGTCCAGCTACGCCCAGATGCCCAAGCGGGTGCCCAAGTTCAACCGGCGGGGCGTCGGCGAACGGGACGGTTTCATTTGCCAGTACACGGGCGAATACGCGCCCGACGGTACCATCGATCACGTCATTCCCCGCAGCCGGGGTGGCCGGAACGCGTGGGACAACGTTTCTTGGAGTCGGAAGGACTTGAACCACCGGAAGGGCAACAAGACGCCGCAGGAGGCGGGCCTGAAGCTCCGGCGGCAGCCGTTTCGCCCGAAGTCGGTTCCGGCCTGCACGCGGATTCGTCCGCTGCACGAGGACTGGAAGCCGTTCCTTTTTGGCCGGGGCTGATTACGTGTAGACGCCTACAAATTTTACTTGTAGGCGTCTACAACATGGTTTAGGTTTGCGGCATGGAAGCCGTTATCGAACAACATCCATGCAGTTGTGAGTTTTGCCACCCGAATCACTATTTGGGTTTAGAGGGTGATGTTGCTGAAGCACCACGTCCCGATGTCCAAAACGATCAAAAAGACGAAAGCAGCGGGCTACGAATACTGGACGCGGCGGCCCGGCAATATATGTGGCTCCTCACCGGGACGCTTTACTAAGGTATGGACGCACCGGGCGGAACGTCGTCAATCTCGACGGATCGAGTACTTGGCGTCAAATAACGACTTTGAAGCGGCGGAGGTAAAAGCGGTTTTCAAATCCTGAGTTGATGGCCGTAGCCACTTCACCATGACCGTGTCCGGTTTTTCCGAATCATAAAGCGGCAATGTCGCGGCGATGGTGTAGCCACAAACCAGCAGGAACTGGATGGTATCTTTTTGATCCGAGCGCACGTCACAGATGGCCGCCGGAAAACCACAAATTTCTTCAGCCTGCCGGATAATGAATCTCCCAAAGAGCCGCCGTTTGACGGCGGGATGCACCCGCAGGTTCTTCCACTCCACCGCACCTTGAATGGCTTTGTGCGGCTGCCAGACCAGATTACCCACCAGACAGTCTTCGCTGAACGCCAGTATGGCGCGCTTGTACCCGGTATGAAGTTCCGCTTCCGCCCGGCCCACCCAGTCATTGTATCGGGGATAACCCAAGGATTGTTTGGCCAAAAAACCGACAGCCGCTTGGATTTCCTTGCGGCTGTCGGCTGAGACGAAGCGGACATTCACGACCGCTTAGGGGTTGCCCTTGGGTACGTTTTGCAAGAAGCCTTCCTTGCTGCCGGACACGTCGACCTTGCCCGCCCGGATGATCTTCATTGCCTCGGACTGGGTGCAGTAGTTGATCACGATTAATCCCTCCGGTTCCTTCTGCCAGAATTCCAGATCGTTTGGATCGTCATGCACTTGCTGGTCAATGCGCGCCCCGGCGGCGATTTCCATTTGTTTTACCGCTGCGAGTTTGTGAAAAGCCGCTGTGGTTACTGGCGCATCGAGCGATGAGCTTTTGGGCATTGCGGACAAGAAATGCTTTTTGGCAAGTGTGCCGCCGGAATACTTCCTCGTGTTTGCATTCAAACTTCCAGAGTACAGTTTACCGGCGCTCATTCCCTTGGAACCACTCGACCCCAGCGAGGCGGTTGGTGTGCCCATTGACATGTTGTATACATGGACGGACGACATGTCTGCCGTGTTGACCGAGGTATCGGAGTTGAGTGGCATATCGCCAAAACTGCAAGTATCAGCCTCAATGCTAGTATCACCTTCAATTGCCCCAATTTCATCACCCCCTGCGAGGTAGTTCATTTTTATGCCGTGGTAGCCGCGTGTGACGCTGGGAGCAGTGACCGGGCGTGGTTCCTTTGACAGGAAGTAGCTGATCCCCAGCGCAAAGACGCGATCCTCGCCAATGATGGCCTTGGCCACGCTGCGTAGTTTTTGTTCCGTAAACACGTACTGGCGCACCTTGCCGTCTTCCGCCCGGAAGCCATCCAACCACAGCGCGCCGTACGGAGTGCCGGTGCTGGACAGGTAATTTTGTTTGGGCCACTTGAAGTTGCACTTCTTGCACAGACGGTCAGGGCCAAACGGTTCCTTGTGCTTGGGGCATTGATCCTTGTACTGCTCCAGTTGGGCATCTTTGCAAGGCAATCCAGTTACGGCATTGATGCCCTGCACCGAGATGACAATGGCCGTGTGGTTGGCGTGGCGCGAGCAGGCGTTAAAATCCAGCCACAGGCCCGTATCGGCCATGATGGGCACGAAGTAGCTTTTGATGCGCCCGCTGCTGCGCAGCCAACTGTCCGGGCAGGCCGGATACTCGTCGACCAGATACGCCCGGCGTGGTCGGTAGGGCGGCAGACCATGGGTCAATTCCTCTTCGCCTTCGCCCTTGGAATGCAGGGCTTCGGGCAGATTCAGGCCAACGGACAACCCGTTGATGGTCATCAGATAATCCGTTGAATTTACGGTTGTATCGAAATAATTCATGGGCAAAAGGGGAGCGCGTTGCCGCGCTCCTCCGGTTGATTGGTTAGTACTGGCGGCGGACGCCAAACGGATTGTTCGGCTTGGTGCCAGCGGCACCCAGTTGGACTTTCAGTTTGGGCAGTTCGTCTTTTTTCTTTTTCTCGCGGAATTCGAGTTCCGCTTCCGGGTAGGCGGCGTTGAGGCCGTCTTTGGTTTCGGCCCGTTCCAGAAACCGCAGGACGGCTTCTTTGTTGTCGGGATCGATTTCGCCGCGCTCAAGGATGATGCGGCACATCTGCCGGTTTTCCATTGAGACTTTTGTCCAATTCCGGTGGTTGACAAGGCTGTAACCGTTCCGCAACGGTTGGCCGGGGAAGAGCGGGTCTTCTTCGACCATTGTGTCGGGTTTGGCTCCGATAGGCCACAATTTGGCCAGCTTGCCGTCCACGGTGATGGTTTCCTGCTCCGGGTAATGCTGCTCCAGATCAGCGAGGTATTGCAGCGTTTCGGTCAGCGCCACGGTGCCGTCGTCTTTGAAGGCGATCAACGGTTTGTCGCCGAAGCGCTTTTTAAGCGCGGTGCTGATTGGGTCAGCCGGTTTGTCCGGCAGGTAATACTTGAGCAGGATCGCCGGATCAGCGTCTTCGAGCCGGGTTTTGAAGCCCAGTGCTTTGAGTTCCTGAATCCGGGGATCAGTGCCTTCGCCGCCCGGAGTTTGTTTGTCGGTGGATTTGCCGCCGCGCAGGGCTTTGAACACTTTGCGGAGCACCGGCACCGGCAGTGACTTGTAGATTTCCCGGAAGTCTCCAAATTTGAACACGTCATCGTCGTCGATGTCTTCGACGGTGGTTATGCGTGTCAACCTTTTGAATTCCTCCTCGAATACAGCCGGGGTGAGGCCCAATACCGCAGCGGCAGCGGCCATGCGGTCGTTCCAGTTTGTTTCATTCATGCTCTTTCAGTCTTTCATTCTCGTCGATGTTTTTCTCAGCCGGGCGGCTCGACGGCGGCCACCCGCTGGTGTGCGCTTTGTGCGCGACGTAACTACAGAACTGGATTTTTTATTTTTACAAGAAAATTTTCGTAATTAAATTGTGACCAGAGCCGAGCACATCGTAGACGCGTTGCTGGAAGACGACTCATTGGATTCGTTGGAAGGGGCCGAACCTTGGGATTATTCCCAAGTTTTCAAGCCCGGCAGCCCGCAGTATCAACGATACCAACTGCGTAACAACCCGCCCACGACCAAAGCGGAGGCTCACCGGTTGGGCGTTAACTGGTTTGTTCAGGGCGGGCGCAAATACGTGTTTCAACCGGCAGCGGAGGAGCCGCCCGGTTATCCCCGTAAATCACACACGCTGGCGACCAACCGGAATTTGCGCCGCCGGTCTTTTGGCGCGACCGATGTCTACAGCACGCGGGAACGTGACTGGCCCACGCCGAGCAGGCGTCTGTACTACAAGCACGCCGACCGGGCGCTCAAACAGCGCGAGCAAAACATTGGAGGCGGCATTTAAAAATGTTCCACGGGGAACAGTTCTACAAATCATGGATTACCGGCTAACCAATCGTGAATTTTCCAGAGTGTGGCGGCGGAGCAAACGCTACTCGGATCACGAATTGAAATGGCTTTGCCGCCGTCGCGGGCTGGCCCTGCGCCGGGAGGGGAAGGATTTGAAGGCGGTCGATCCGAAGACCAACAAAGTGGTGGTTCGTTTTGAACCAATTCCTGTGGCGATGCTCCCGGAACCGCCCCCCAAGCGCTATTAAATTTTGCTATTGACAAGTGGTGTTTTCGGTATACATTTTGGGTGTATGCAGGAAAAGATTGTCATCGTTTCGGGCGTGGTGTTTCCTTTTCAGCCGGTGCGCCCCGCTACGGGCCGCACGCTGCGGGCTGTGCGTCTGATCGAGGACTTATACCAAGAAATCAGCAAACCGGGCTTGTGGTGCGCCCAGCCTCTGCTGGCCGGGGAACGGGCCTGTCTGGCGGTCGTCGACAAGAGGCTCTACGTTCAGGATGGCTTTGGCAAGTGGTACAAAAAGCCGCTCCAGCATACGCACGATTTTCTGAAATTGCCCAACCGGACGGTTTTTGACGGCGTGGTGTACGAAGAAGAATTTCACCCTTTTGACCTGTTGGCCCTTGACGGAAAATCTATGTTGTATCGGTCGGTGGACGAGCGGGAGGTCATGGCGTTCCAGATGGTCAGGTTCATCCAGCATCGCTGGATGTTCCCCAAACCGACCAGAGCGTGGCTGCTGCGCGGGGCCAGAAATCTCCCGATGTATGAAGGCATTGTTTTGAAAGACAACCGTTATCCGACGCATTATTATCCCATGGGCGGAACGCGGAAACGGACAACGCTGGCGTGGTTCACGCGGAAATGGTCTTGACGATTTGGTAGGGCAGGCTTACCGTTTAAGTGTTTCATAGAGGGTTTGGTGGTTAGTCTGATTAACGGCGGTCGTAGTTGGAACGACCGCCGTTTTATTTTTTCAATTTGCTCCTGCGAAAATACGTTCTTAAAAAGCATGAGCAAAACTGTGCCCGCAACCGTGCCCACGACCAACGTCGTCGGATATTACAACGGCAATAAATGGCCCATGCAATTGGTGATTTCCAAATTGAGCATCACGCTTTTTTTGCAGCCCGGCGAATATGTCCTCGACCGGCAAGGACGAAAAATCAATGACCCGTTCTTCGAGCTTTACGCCAACAACAAGCAACTGCATCGGGAAATGTCCGATAAACCAGTACCCGTGATCCGGGTGCCCGTGGCCACCATGAACGTGGCTCCTCGAAGCGATGGCTTGTCCGTACACGCCGTGACGGAATTTACGCAGGACAAACACGGTGTCCGTCAGCCGGTGATGCCCAAGCCGAGAGACATACCGGAACAGGCGATCAATAAGCCCTCGGTCGTTGCTATGTCCATGGACGAGGCGCGGCGCGCCGGTTTGATCAAGAAGCCGAGGGAAGTGCCGGAGAATTACGGCGTGACGGATACAGATGGAACACCGCCGCGCTTGTCGGACGTGCCAATGATCAAGTATGCCATCGATTCCTCGATGACCAAGCGTCCCGCCGACTTGCCCAAAGAATTACTCCAGATGCCGTCGGAGATTGCGACCCAGCGACAACCATTGCTGGCGCAACTCAAAAAGGCCGAGACCACCAACGCTCAACTCGACAGCGAGACAGGCTTTATGAATACCATCGTGCGCACGGCTCCCCCCAACGCGCCGGTGGTGGCGGGCAAACCGGCGGCCATAACCGAATCCGCCCCGCTACCTGAAGTTGCGGTTGTTGCGGAAGTGGTGCCCCTGCCGGAACCGGAACTGGACGAAGTGCCAGAAGGTGGAAGTCTGCCCCCGGTGCCCACGGATGAAACGCCGCCGGTTCCGCCGGATGAAGCGGCTCCCGCGCCAGAGACTGATCAGCCATTTGTGTGCTCGATCTGCCACATTGAACGCAAATTCCGGTCACAGCTTAAACAGCACGCGGAATCAAAGCATCCTGATCAGGTCGACGCCATCATGGCTCCATACCCGCTGACAACCTGAAGTAGTTAGGGCATGGCCACAAGCAATGCCAGTGAACCAGTCAAAACCAGTCAGGACAGCCCGGATACGCTGCCCCTTCGTGGCTATACGGTTGACCAGTTAAAAAATTACATCATCCGCAGTTTGGGCGGGCCGGTGTGGAATGTTGAGCTTACCAACCAGCAGATTCTGGATGCCATTCAGGATTCGATGTCGTTGTATTCTCAGTGGGTTCCCAAGATCAAAGTTGGCAACATCATCCTCGTCCGGGGTCAGTTCAAATATCTCCAAGGCGTTGATGTAGGACTGGGTGTTGCCAACGTCCAGTTTGTTGAACCCAACCCGGTGCCGACGGAAATCTTTTATGGCAACCTGATCAACCCGGCTCCGCTGTTCCGGCTGGGTCTCGATGAATACGACATCTTCCTACGCTGGCGCAAGACGTGGCAGCGAGTGACCAGTATTCGGCCCGACTGGTTTTATGATGAAATGGAGCAGGCACTGTACATCCACAATCCCATCGAGCGTTATCAAGCCGGTATATTTGCCTATTGGCCGCATACCCGGACAGAACAGCTTACCGCGACCGGGGCGGATTGGGTAAAACGCTACTCGTTGGCGCTGTCGCGGTTCAAGCTGGCCGACATCTGGATGAAGTTCAGCGGAGCCATTCCCGGCCCCCTTCAAAATTTACAGCTTGACACCGGGCGGCGGGATTCGGCACAACAGGAACTGGACAAATTGATGGAACTGCTCAAAGGTATGGGCCGGATGGCTCCTGCCATGCTGGACGAATAATATGGCCAAACCTAAATTGCCAAAAGGCTGGAAGACGGTGCCGTTGGGAAGCATCCTTGATCAGGATCAGATCACCCAGACGCTCCAGATTATGCAGCGACCTGTTTCCGATATTGAAAAGACCAAGATGCTCAAGGACTATTACGGGCAATTTCGCCAGCAGCTTGAGGCCAAAGGTTTTGATCCCGATTTTCTGGCTTATGCCGTACCCTACTGGATCGGCCAAACCGCCGAACAGGAAGCGGAGCACGAACAGCAGGAAAACGAAAAGTTTGCGCAGAATTTCATCCGGGATCGGCGCAATTAGTTTTGAGGAGGACGGTCTTCCGCTTTTTGGCTTTGGAGACCGCAAGGGGCTTCATGTGGATATGGTTCCACAGGTAGGACAACGGATAGCTTTTTTGCGGTATGCGTGACTCGACCATCAGTGTTTGAACGTTCCTTTGTTTTGCTCCACGCCCTTGGCCTTGTCGTCCCAGAATTCGTCGATGTCGGGCGTCTTTTCGTGGGTTATCTTCAGATCGGGAAGATCGTGCTCCTTCAGCCACGCCTTGATAGGACGAATGTTGATCGGCTCCGCTGCGCGAGCGGTAAAGATGATGACTTCGTGGCCGCTTTCCAATGCCCGCCGGATTTTCCGCACCATTTCTGGAACCGGTTTGCCGATCTTTTCCCGGTCAAACTTGCCGGGCAGGCGGCGGGCTAATGTGCCGTCCAGATCAACGGCGATGACTTTTTTGTCCTCCAGCAGGATGTCTACGAGTTGTTTTGCGCGCATATTAACAGTCAAAGCTAACTAGCGCGGCTTCCTTCCTCTTTGCTTCCAAATATACTCCCAGCCGACTTCCTCCCTTTTTACCTTCCGCCGGTGACACTTCTCGGCATTCCACCGGGATGCCATTCCATACCGGAGCTACCGACCGCCTGATCCCAAGGGCCACCAGCGCCAACGGATGAATCACAATCCTTTCAGGCAGCCTGTGCTGGCGCTGTTGGTACTGCTCCACCATCTCGCTTAGGATTTTCTTTTTCATTCAAAGCCATCAGTAATTTTTCGTTGTGAGCCAGCAGTTGTTGCACCAATGCCCGATATTCCTGAATCAGTTCGGCGGCCAGCAGCAGGGCCATGCCCCGGTTGCTGATGACATTGGCCTGAAACTTCAGGGCCAACTGCTCTTTTTCAAAGTCAGTGCGCATATTAAAATACATTTAGAAGTGCAAATTCTCCAAATTTTTCTAGTGCTATTTCGTTGTAAGCCGCAGCAGCTTCTAATTCTTCGTTAAAATAGCCGACGTGTTTACCTGCGACGGTTGTTCGCCATTTGGCATGACGTGGATACCAAGAAACACCTTTAAACTTAGATGTAACAGCGTGGTTGTTGTAGGATTGTTGTTTCGCTGCATTGGCTTGATTTTGGCTGTTGGTTGCCGACCGAAGATTGTGCCGCCGATTATTCAAAGGATTTCTATCCTTGTGATCAACTCTTGCTTTTATCTTCACGCCAAAAATGAATCGGTGTAGATAAAGATGTTCTGCTGAATTCGACATGACATATCCGTTTTTAAGCAAAAGCCAACGAAACTGGTTGACGCGCTCAAAGTCGGAGTCGTCAATCAGAGCTTTTTTATCGGTATTTGTCAGGTCAATTTCGCGCATTGCTGTTCTTTTAAGAACGAACTTATGGCTGAGACAAGCGTCCCATTATTTTCTCTCGTATACACTTCGGTCAGACCGAAGGTGATCCCCCAAGTAATGGAGTTATGGAATTCGCGCTCCAAACTTCATGACATCGAATGGTGCGTGGCGGTGGACGATGGCGACATCGCTTCGTTGGCCGCTGCCAGTTCAGCCACCAATGCCGCCGTCCTGTCAGGAGCTTGTCGTTCGGCCAAAACCACAGTCAATAAAGGGCCGAAAAACTGCAATGCCGGGTGGAATGCGGCAGCGGAGATTTCCACCGGAAAGATTATCATTGCCGTGGCCGACGATTTCATGCCACCACCCAATTGGGACGAAGTCCTGCTGGCGCTCGAACCCAAGACGTGGCTGGACGAAGACCGGGTCATCCACATCAATGACGGTTATGTGCGCGATCTTTGCACCTTGGCCATTTTCACCCGCACCCGCTACGACAAATTTGGCTATCTCTGGTATCCGAAGTATCAGTCGATGTTCAACGACACCGAGTTTACCGAAGTCGCTTACCGCGACGGTGTGGTGATTGAAGCCATGCACCTGTTGTTTGAGCACATCCACCCGGATTGTGGCAAACGCGAGCGGGATGACGTGGATCGCGCTCACGCCTCCCAAGAGCGCTGGAATGCCGGGGAAATGCTTTTCAAATTTCGCAAAGCCAGAGGTTTTCCGCTGGATGACGGCCCCAAAGCGCCGGTGTATACAGCGGAAACGGAGGTCAAGCCCGAAGCTAAAAAGAATGATGAATTCGTGGCCTACATGCAAGTGACGCAGGATGACCTGTGCCTGCTGGAAGTTTGCAAGCGACTGGCCGAGGAAGGGGTTAAAATTTTCTTTTTTGCCCAGCCCAACGAGTACTGGTCGGGGGAGGCCATAGACACTGTATACACGGGTGAAGTCGACAAGGTGGCCGAGCAGGTTCGGGCGCTGGGCCTGACCGTGCATCAAAAGACTTTTGACGTTAAAAAATACCGGTTTACCGGCGATGATCGGCTGACGGTCGAAACCCGCGTGCGCAATGACAGTTTGGCTTGGGTGCGCAGCCTTGGTTATCACAACATTTTGATAGTCGACGGCGATGAACTTTGGATGCGGGGGACGTTGGAAATGCTTCAACCCTACATTGAACAGGGGCACACCGCGATCAGTACCTACATGATTCCGGTCATTGGTCTGCCCGGTTATCCCATTGAAATGGCGCAGGACTTGGCTGTCGTATACATCGGTGGTACCATTATTTTCAAGTCCTGCCGCACGCCTACCGTCCGGCAGACGGTCATTCCTTTTCCTCGCATTTATCACTTCACCGGTACGCGCCGCACCATGGAGGAAACCATCAGGAAACATCGGCGTTCCGGTCATTACGACGATCCTGATTACGATTTCGAGGGTTGGCTGAAAAACATCCTGCCCAACGTCAAGCCGGGCCTTAAGAACGCCCACATGTACAAGAAGTACCAGATTTGGCCAACCGTGCGCGACTGGCGCTCCGATGAAATTCAACAGCTTCCCGTGTCTTTGCATCCTTATCTTGGTTTGCCGGACAACATCACAAAGTAATTCCGTTCTTTCACGACGATGCAAGCATCCAAACTGCCGTCTAATTCGCATTATGTCATTGTCACGGTAAATCAACCGATGCTTTGGCACCAGACCGAAGAGGAAACGTGGCTGTTGAACCCCAACCGCCGGTACATCATCAACGCAGCGCGCATTCCTTCCATCCACCAATATATTGAATCGGTTTCCGAATTTGACTCAGCCCCGCTGCACAATCAATTGCACGCGGGCCGGAACATCACCGGGGCCAAGATACTGGTCGAACGGTTTCGCGAACGGGGCATCGGCGATCTGCTCTTTCTCACCGGCCCGCTGGGCTATTTGAATCACGTTACCGGCGGCAATGTCAAGGTTGATCTCTATGCCTACAGCGACCGGGGCGCAGTCCTGTCGCATTCTCCCCTGTTGTACCACCGCACGGTGTTGTGCGGCCCGCTGGAGTACGACCATCTTAAATTTTACAACTACCACTGGCTGGTGGGATCGGTAACGGAGTGCGACGAGGAGCAGGATCAACTTAATGTATACGACGCGCTTTTCAAACAACTGGGTTTTGATTACGAGCAGATTGATCCGCGCTGGAAACGGCCCTCGGCCACGGTTATCAGTGATGATTTTTTGAATCTGGACGCGGTGTTCAAAACCATCTTTGACCAGCGCAAAATTGACCTGCGGCGCATGGGTTACTACGTGGTGGCTCCCGTGGCCAATTCGTCCTTGCGCTGCATGAATTACAAGACATGGCTGGAGATCATCAAGCAACTTGGCCAGCGCAGGCCGACGTTGGTGGTGGGCAATTCAAAACTGCGTGTCCCGGACACGGACATGAGTTTCGGCTCGTTTCAAAATCATCTGGCCAATCTGGGGGGCGGCGTGATCAACGCCATTGACGCCACGCCCTTGCGCGTGTTGATGGCCCTGATCAAACAGGCAACCTGCGTGTTGTGCTTGGATTCCGCGCCGCTGTATATCGCACAGGCGCTCAATACTCCGGCGGTTTCGGTGTGGGGCAACCTTGATCCGGGGGTGCGCATCGGTTATGACAAAACTTACATGGATTTGGCGGTGTGGAATGAGAACGATTGCAATCACGCGCCCTGTTTTGCCTACGCTGAATTTCCGCACCACAAATGTCCCCGCGCAGGCGGTCAAATAGTTTGCGAAGTTCTGGCCACGGTCGAACCAAAGCACGTTCTACAAAAGGTGGACATGGTCGAAAGCGCAAACGCCACCCTCGGCCAGTTCAAAGCCAAATGAAAAAAATCGTCGTACCCAAACTCAAAAATATCAAGGTCGGCAACGAGACGTTGGACATTGATTACTTGCTTAATTCCGAATTCGAGGATGTTCGAGAGGCTTCCGAACAGCTTCCCGCCGCCATTGCGTGGCTGGGTTTTCATCGGGGTTATGCCTACGAACGGCTGACCATTACCGAACAGGAATGGAACGAGACCGAGGCCCGCGTCTATTTCGAGTTGCGTAACGGCGGTTTCATTGAAAAAGGTTACGGCGACAAGATGACCGAAGAGGCGCTGAAGAAAGCCGTTCTTCTGGATCAGTCGGTTTCGCAGGCAGCGGCGGAGTATGCCTCGGCCAAGCGCTGGCTCGAAGTATACAACAGCGTGATCGAGGCGATAATCGCCAAATTGGATTTGGTACGTACGTCCGAGGCCACACGACGACGCTTGATTGAAGTGCCGCCGGATGTCCTCGAAAAATCAGCAACACCACCATCAACCAGACATACATAAAATGAGCACAAATGTTAATCCCGACATCCTCGCAGCCTGTGACTACGAGGGACAATTTTTGCAGGCGCAATCCAACGCACGCCGTCGCATTAAAATGGAGCGTGGTAAAATGTGGTTAATCCGCTTTTTACCCGCCAAGCTGGGGCCGAAAGGTACGTGGTTCGCCCGCGTTGCCCAGCACTGGCTGTCCATGAAACCCATCATCTGTCCGCGCAATACATCGCCGGATTTTGGCGGCGACCCGGATGCAGATTGCCCGTGCTGCGACGTGGCAGCGGCGCTCAACGAGAGTCCTGACCCGGATGTTTCCAAGTTTGGTTTCAAATCGTTCGGCCAGCCGCAGTGGTTGACCTATTGCGTGGTTTTTGAAAAGGACGGCGTGGCTCAAATGATGCGGGAAGTCTTGCTGCCGTACGAATTTGCCCACTACAAAAGCAGTTTCGAGGAATTGATGGCTTTTTACAAAGCCGGACTGCGGCGCAGCCCCGACAGCGTCTTCGATTACCGCATGGGCAACGACTTTGTTGTAACACGGACGGGTAAGGGCATGAAGCTCGACAAGCAGGACAGCGGCCCCATCTTTGATTTGAAAGAACCCAATTTCAAGTCTTACATCGAGAAGATCGAGGCCGGGATCAAGCTGCCCAAAGTTACGATTCCGACAAACGACCAACTTTACATCTTTTCGCAGAAAATTCAGGAATGGGCTGACAAACTGCAAGGCGGTGAAGCTCCTGAAGGCGGCGCACGCCGCCGCCGCACATCCGCCGCACCGGAAGAAGCCGAAGAGGGTGGTGAAGGTGGTTATCAGGAGCACGACGACGAACCGGCTGCGCCGGTTACTCGTCCACGGGGGACAACAGCCAGTCCCGCCCGGCGGCCCACGTCGGCACCGGCGGCAGTTGATGAATCCACGGAAGCTCCGCCGGAAGACGATTCCAATCCCGAATTAAACCCGGAAAAGCCTGCTCCGCGCCGTCCAGCGGCTGCGGCGGCCCCGGCAGAAGTGGTTGAAGCTCCGGCTCCGCCAGTTCGTCGTTCGGTTCCGGCCCCGGCAACCAAGTTGGCTCCTTCACCCAATCGGACACGGGCCGTCGCTTCCGAAGCAACGGCTGCGCCGCCCGAAGAAGTGGGCGAAGAGGAAGATTTGCCGGAAGAGGCGACCGATCAAGCTCCGCCCGCCGACGCGCCGGTGGAGCAAGCTGATGCGGGCGCGCCAGAACCACCCGCTGTTACCCGGCGAGGCGGTATGGGCACGCAAATCAAAGGCAAAATTGACAGCTTAACCAAGCGTGGCGCATGAGCAAAAAAGTACCAGCAGATTTGCAGGACTTCGTGCTGGCCAGCATGAATCGACACGCCCCCAGCAGTGCTGAATGGGGCACGTACGAAGTGTCGGCCAGTAACAAACTCATTTTGTCGAAGATCAAGTATGTCCTGACCACGGGCATTGCGTCATTCGACGAAGTATCGGGCGGTTTTCCCTTTGGCCGGATTGTCGAATACATCGGACTGGAAAACAGCGGCAAAACCGCGATGGCGATCCGCACGGCGATCCGTGCTCGTGAAGGTTGCATCAGTCAGGTCGTCCGGGATGAAAACGGCACTTTGAGCTACCACCCGCTGAACCCGGACGATTACGACGTGGCGGTGCTTTACATCGACAACGAAGGTTCCTTGGACGAGGACAACAAGCTCATTGTCGACGGCAAAAAACTGGATGTCATCACGGGCCGCTGCGACACCATCGAAGGGGTTTTCAAGATGACCAACGATTTTCTGGATGGTGCCGAAGCAAGGGCCGACGCCAATGCCGACGCCGCCGAAAAATCAGGCAAGGAACCCAAACTGCAATTTCTCGTCATCATTGTTGACACGATTGCCAGCACCAGTTCCCGCGAAGAACTGGCGGCAGCGTGGGGCAAACGCGACTTCCCGCGTGTACCCGGAGAAATCAGCAAGGGCTTCAGCAAGATCGTCCGGCGCTTGAACGTGATGAACGCCTGCATGATCTGCACCAATCAGGTGCGCACCAAATTTCAACAAGGCGCGCCGGTCACGGGCGGACGCAGCGGCAGTGGCGCGCCCCAAAGCTGGCAATTTTCGAGTCCGGGCGGTTATGCTTTGAAGTTTTACAGCACGCACCGGATTTTTGTGCAAGCGCTGGCGTCTAAATACAAGCTGCTGCCCGACGCCAAGTTTCCGGCAGGGCTGCTCATTGCCTTTCATTCGGTCAAAAACCGGCTGCGTCCGCAGGACAGGGATGGCCGCATGGTTCTGCTTTACGACAAAGATCACGGCGGGTTGAACAACGAATTCAGCTTGCTGGAAAACCTGATCTTCACGGGCTTCATCGAAGTGAGCAAGGAAAAGGGCACGGATTTCACGTGTAAATTTGCCAAGAATGGCATCGTGCCCACGACCTTTGGCGAGGCGCAGGTTAAAACCACGCTCGACGAAGACGACGACGCGGTCAAGCCCCGGCGGGCCAGCCGCAAAGACCCCGGTTTCAAGTACCGTTCCGAGTGGCCCAAGTTTTACGCGGAGCACAAGGACGACATTGAAAAACTCTGGCAAGCGGCTGTCGTCTATACGTTTAACACGCCCGGACTGGATGGGGCCGTCCTCGCGGATGATGATCTGGTGGAAGACATAGAGGAGACCTGATTTATGGCAAACATCGAATACGACATGGACAAGGAACTGGAACACGACGTGGCCAGCATGATCGAAGACGCGGCCCTCAGCGAATTTGAGGCTTTGCGGGAACTGAGCATCATTGTGCTGCCGTGTATGCGCATACGCATGGACAAGGATGGCGAAAGCCAACCGTGTACAGGTGAAGCGGTTTCGGTCAAGCGCATTGGGCCGGTGGAGCGTTTGTTCATGTCCAAGAAACCACATTTTATACTGGTCGTTGATTATGGCGCATGGAGCGCCGCCGACGAACAGCGGCGCAAGATCATGTTGCACCGGGGATTGATGCGACTCGTGGCTGAAAAAGATGACGACGGCATTCATCTGAGTACGCGCACGCCGGAAATCGTCGAATTTATTCGCACGGTGGAGCGCTTCGGTGCCTATACGGAGCAATTGCTTAATTTGCGTGAAGCTTTTCGCAATTCAGTCAACCGCATTCTGCCGACGGTGGAGGCCGTGGAAGAGGTTGCGGAAGAGGCCGTGGATAACTCGGTGGACAATTAGTAAATAGGTGTGGATAAATTTGTCATGTATACGTCACGAAATTTCTTGAGAAAATTTTTAACCCAGTTACAAACGACAGTAACACTGTTGCAATAAATTTTTTATGAGCGACGAGACCAAACCCAACTTCATGCGATACCAGCGGGTGGCTGACGTGATCGCAACCGAACCTGCACTCAAAGCACGAATGGGCGGCAAAACCGAGGTAGTCCTGAAACCCAATGGGGATAAAGTCGAGTTTCCGAAGGAAGTGGTGGACGTGACGGAGCGTATTCACGCCAACGGCCACGATGCCAGTTTCTATGGCAAGGACAAGATCGTCCAACTGGCAATTGATATGATTCTTCACGGCGGCAACGGCAGTATGGCGGCACTTCCCAAGGCTGAGCCGAAAATTGAACCCGCCGCATCCAAGACAAGAAAAAAACGGCGCAAAGTTGCAGTTCAAAAGCCTGCGGTTCAAAAGGCTGCCGTTCCAGAAACCACCGCTGCAAAACCAAAAAAGCCGGGAAGGAAACGGCAGTCCGTGTCCAAAGTCGAGGTTCCCAAAACGGCACCGGTGGAGGCGGAAAAACCGAAAGTTGAGCCTGCGCCGCCAGCGCCCGCCGAGAAAAAAGCGCCAGCGGAACGCCCCAAGCGCCCCAAGCCACATCAGGCGGAGCCGATCATGGTGACGGTTGCTTCACCGCCCACGCAGGCGCAAAATAGCGTGGTGCCCTTTGCCGTTGGTTGCGCGGTCAACAGCAATTTGATCTGCGCGTCCCAGTTGCTTGAAATTCATGACCGGACACTCGAAGGTAAGGAGATCAAAGAACGGCTGGACAAAATTATCGATGAAATCAATCGTCGGACGGTGATTCCCAGCGCCAGCCGAGGTTAACGCATCTGTAGCGGATGAAATCGATATGCCGAGGGTTAAAAAAGAAGCAGACGTAAACGAGCACATTTTTCCTGCCTCGCAATTAACGCCACTGGCGGTAAAGTGGAAGGAACTATCCGCCGCCGGGCGGCACAAGGAGGCCATGCTGGTCTTGGAGCAGATTGTGGAGGGTTCCACGGCCATGTTCGAGCGGTTGGCCCAGTACGAGGATTTTCATTACACCGTTGATTTGCCGATCTTGGTGGGAGCCGCGCAGGAAAAAGTCGTCAAGTGGCTGATCAAGTGGCAGCCCAAAAAAGGACGGCTTTTTTCGTGGTTTAGCAAGTGTGCCAAAAATGCCTTCCGCTCCGAACTGGTCAAGGTCAACCAGTATCGGAAACGTTTCCACGTCACCAGTGAGCATCTGGAAAAGTTTTATGGCGTCGAGGATCACGAGGTCGACAAGCATGATTTGGCCAAGGAAGTCCGGGACAAGATTGAAAACATGACCTGCCGCTGGGGTGATCCACAGGAGATCGGAGCCATTCGCTACCTGATCGAGTGCGTAATTGACGACGACGAGCACGACAAGCACGCGGCCATTCGTTCAGCGGCCTACGCCTATGGCATTAGCCACGAATTGTCCAAATTCTTTTATTCATGGGCGCTGTCGGCGTTGCGGCACGCCATGTACGACCGCATCCACATGCCATTTACGGAACAGGATTTGTTTGTGGCGGCGGAGAGTTACGATCACATTGTTGACCTGCGGGAAATCCTCACGTGGGAGCAGATCAAGCAGTTGATCGCCATCTGGGGCGGCAAGCGCTTGAAGATTCCCACGATCAACCATCTGGCCAAGCTCAAGGAAAATTACGCGCTGTATCACGCTGTAGACAAGAGCGACCAAGACCCGGATGCCGTGGCGGAGATCGCCAAAAAATTCAAAAAGACGCCCCGGTCGGCGCAGCAAATTTTTGAAGAAATGGTGGACACGCTCGATCCCCGGCGTTATGGAGAGTACTCGATCTATGACGAGAATAATGACATCTGAACTTTTCGAGCAGATGCGGCCCAGTATCCGCCGATATTCGTTGATTTTTAAAGAATCCACGCTGCGACCGCCGGTGCTGGATGAAATGATGCCGGACATTTCGCGACTGATCGCCTCGGTCGCCCAGCGCTTTTCCGACCACACGTCACCCCACCTGCAATTTGACGAAATGGTGGGCGAGGGCCGGTTAAAGTTGGCCGAACTTTTGCATCGCGGCGAACTGGATCGCCAGCACAGTCGCGCCGACTTCTTCAAATTTTTCAAAGCGTCCATCAACAATCAGGCCCGTAGCCGGGTGCAAAAATATCGGTTCACCGAAAAGCGCACTGGAGTCAAACCACCGCCACGGGGACAGCGCTTTCTGCCCAAGGTGGTCGATCCCGACGATGACGCCCCGCCGGTGCCGGAATACCACAAGAGCGTCGAACTGAGCCTCGACGATCCCGATTTGAATTTGCAGGTGCCTGACGAAGGCAGCCGCCCTCACGAAACGCTGCATGAGGTTGCCGATGAATATGCCGTCTTGCTGACCGAAGTAGAGAAATTGGTTTTTAAGCAATTGATTCAGGCCAACGATCTGGCCTACGGTTACGCGCTGCTGGATGCCTACTTCCACAAGAAACCCGGAAAAACTTCGGTCAAGATCAAGCACGAGCACATGGCCAAGGGCATCGGTTTAGCGCCCGAACTTTTTGAAGAAGCTGTTCTATCCATACGAGTAAAAATCAACAATTACCGCAGTATGAGCGAAGAACAACACGAACAAAATTCCCGGCACAGCGCCATCCTCTCCCAATTGAAAGAAGTTTTTGGTCTGCAAATCCCGCCGGTGGCTGATGACATCTTGACGCGGCGGTTGCTGACTTTGGCGGCACGGGATCAGTATTTGAAGGTCAACAAGCAGGTGGCGGAGATGCTCGAAGAAGTGGGAGCCAAAATCCCGACCGTCCTCGGCCATGAACTTTCGTGCTACGGCGTGTTGTATCAGAAAAATCACCGCATCTGTAATTCGTGCGGTTTGCGTTTTAGCTGCGCCACCGAGGCGGCCAACGTCGGGCTGACCAAGATCACCATCAGCCCCAAGCTGCTGGGAGCGCGCCAGATTCGGATACCGGCCATGTTGCCCGCCGTGGAAGGCGAGACGCCTGCGGCAGCCGATTCCAAAGACAGCGAAGTTATCGCCTACCTCGAAGAGACCTTCCGCAAAATTGTGTGGAAGGGCGAAACATGGTTCAGCCCGGTGGAGTCCGAGACCAAAGATCGGCATTTTATTTTTTGCACCGGCGCGCAGCCCGTACCGCTCAAGCTGCGGTTCTGCAATCCCAGCGAGGAACTGAAAACCAAATTGACAGCGGGCGGCAGGGGTTACTGGTTTGCCCCGGACAATCTGACCTTGCGCGAAACACTCGCTTTGGTTGACCAGCACGCTAAAGAAAGCTGTCAGTGACGCCCACGCGTGTAATTCTTATGGCCAAGCCCATTGACCCCGTTCCAGAGGATGCCAATCTGACCCGTTTTCAGGCCCAGATCAAATTGGGTCTGTTCGCGACGCACGATTGGATCATGTTTGCGTTGATTCTTTTCAGCTTGCTGGCCATCGGGGCGTTTGCCGTCACTGGGCAGTTGACGTGGATCAAGGCGGCGGTACTGCTCCTGTGCTCGTGCCTGTTTGCCTTGGCGTGGTTGATCGTGCTCGTTTACCGCTGCCTCGTCTTCATCTTGGACGCGCACTCCGACATCGGGCTTTTGCCAGAGGCGGCGGCGCGCATCGCTGTGGGTTATTTTGAAGGCCGCCCACCCAAAACGTAAGCTGTATACACCCGTATGAAACTTAAAGTAGTTCAGCTTGAAACAGATTGGATGACGAACTTAAAACGTCCAGAATTGGGTAAGGAATGGGCGATTATTGACGAAGACCACAACGATTGCCCGGTCGTCTGTGTGGCTGTTACAGCGATTTCAGATTATCCGATGGAAGCATTGGAGGATATTTTAACTGTAATGTGCGAAAGATTCAATGTTTTTGAACCGTCTGAAAAGGTTAAACTAATCTTTGAGCACTGAAGACACGCGGTACTCGTACACTCTTTTTACCCATGTGTAAAATTCAAGTTGTGGCATTTGTCGTTTAGCGTAGTTGCAAGTTTTACAACAGGGAACGGAGTTATTGACTGCGTAACCCAGTGTGTTGTTGATCCGATCTATCCCGTTGTGTTTTACAATGCCGTTAAAAACGTTGGGTCGGTTTAAACGGCTTTTGTTGTTTCCTTGAACAGGAGTCGCGCCGCAGTAAAAACAATTTTGCTGTGTAATTTTGCAGAAATCGTCAAAATTAAGCTCGAAATTTATGCCTCGTATTTTGGCATTCTTTTCGTAATAGCCGAAGACGTAGCGCATGTACGCCAAGCCTTCTGGCTTTCTGCCACGTGGTTTGCTCGACAAAGATTCAATGAATAAGCAGCCACAACTTTTGGTTCTTCCTTCTGTAAGATGCGCCGTCCTAACTATTGTTTTATTGCCGCAATCGCAAATGCAATGCCACATTGTATACATACCTGTTTTGGTTCGGACAGACTGGCTGGGCTTTACTACGATCAATCGTCCAAATTTTTTGCCGATTAAATTTATGCGTTTCATTTGGTTTATCATTAACTACACTGGTTTATGACTTCTTGCGTTGGAATTTTAACATACAGACGTTTGGGCGCGCTTCAAACCATGATGGAAGGTTTGCAAAAACATTGCGCACAATATCCAACAGCTATTGCAGAAGACTGTGGTCAACGTGATGGAACCGCAGATTTTTTGCAAAAAGGCCGAAAACCGTCACCACGCAAAGACCTGTTGGCAACAGAGTACGTTGTGCCTGATGCTCCAATGGGCGTAAATTACCCGAATGTACGAGTATTCATGGGTGACAGGAACCTCGGTGTCACCGGAAATACTAATCGTATTATTCGATGGTTCATGGACGAAACGGATGCTGATCATCTGTGTCTGTGCAACGACGATCTGTTTGTAGACGGCGACTTCGTGAAAGCCTACGCCAGTGCGCACAACGACCTGAGCGTCGGCCTTTTTTGTTTTTGTGATTTCGACAAAGCCTCACCCGCCATTTCCGGCAATCCTGAATCGTACAAGTGGACGACTTATCCGTGGCGCGGGTACAAGGTTAAATTGCTGCCTCGCTTTACGGGCATCATGCTGTCCATCACGCGTTCCTTGCTGAAAAAGGTGGGTTACTTTGACGCGGCTTTTGGCAAATTCGGCGAAGAGCACAGTGACTTTACCATCCGGTGCCGCTTGGCCGGAGGCATCAAGCTCGAAGGGCAGGACATGAACTGCCTTGACGTTGAGCACAAGCTATTGCGGCATCAGGATGTGGAAACTTCGGTTCAGGGCACCGTGCGCAAGTGCGCCGACGAAGAAGCTGCCACCATTATGCGTCGTTGCACTGATGGTTACAAGTACCGGCACTACTATCGTCCCTATCTGCTCCTGCGGCCCAAATTTGCCAATGGTTACACCGGCGGCGGTATCTCCGTCGATGATTTGCTGGAGTCTGACTGCAAGTTGGTGACGGACTTGGTGTAGTTATGGCATGAAAAATAATTGGATCGGCAAAGTGCTCGGCGAAGACGCTACGCCAGCGCCGCCCGCGCCGGTAAAACCAGCCCCCTCGATTTTGCAGCAGGTGCTCGGCGAAGAAGAAGAAGAGGAAAAAACTGAGCCGAAGGAAAAACCCAAAGCCGAGGAAGCACCCAAAGCCGCCGAGGCGGAACCTGCGCCCGAAACCGATGCAGACACGGCTGCCGCCGTTGCCGAACCCGGTGAGCCAGATCACGTCAGCGATCCCGTCCAAGTCCTCGCTTCCCTGTGGTCAAGCGGCGGCAAAATGGACGTGGCCATCAAGCTTTTGACCGAACCGGTCAGGTACACCGACTTTATTGGCTTGGTGCAGGCCATTGGCCCTGAAAGCGCCTTGGAACTGGGCCAAATACTGGACGATCTGGTCGAGGGACAGGGCGGCGACGGCGCGCCACCGGCGGACAACATCTTGTCCCGCGTGGATGGTTTCAAAAAACAGCGTATCGGAGCCGAAGACGGCGAAGTTCCTCAGCGCTCAGCCGGGGACGATCTGGCGGCAGTTACCCAAAGAGAATGAATCCGTTTTTAGCCAAAGTCACAGGCCGGATACAGGAAGACGACGCAGTGCCGGTACCGGCGGGCGCAGTCACCCGGCGCACGTATCGTGACCGCATGATCCAGCAGCGGCAGGGACGGCGGGCCGAGGACGAAGATTCCACCGCGCTCAAGCGGGTCGTTGGTGAAGCAAAGGACACCAGCATCATCCCGGACAATGCCGAGGAGATCAACGACATGGGTCTCTCCGTGCTGCCCAAAACGATGAAACCGATCAAGGACGTGGTTCAGGAACCCTCGCATCCCAGCGGCGACCGCGAAAAGCTGATGACGCCTTACGCTGCGCTGACGGCCCCGGATGCCACGCCGGGGGCCATGACTCCGCTCGATCCTTCCAAAGTGCCCGGCAGTACCACCCAGAGCTTCACGGCAGCCGAACTGGAAAAAGCCGAGCCTGAACAAGAGGTTGCCCCGGAAGAAATTGAAGGGCCGGGCGTCGACAAGGCCACGCGGGCGATGGATGTGATCTTGGGCCGCACACGGGCCGGAAAACCCGCTGCTGACCGCGCTGAGGCCCAAAGAGCAGGCGCTATTACGTCTGAGGCTGCTGCGTACGCTGCTTTAAAGGTTGATCCGCCGGGCATGGCTGAAACTGTCGGGGCGGCCATGGTACCGGGGACACCGATGCCGGAACCAACGCCGGGTGATGGCAAGAGGATTTGCGAAGCTTTCCGGCACTTTATGGGCTGACGGCCCGCCTGCTGCTATGCCAGAAACTGAAATTCCAACTCCTAAGCTGGACAGCAACCTGCACGTCGTGGTTACGCGTGAGCCGTTCATGGATTTTTACAACCTGACACTCGATGATGGCACCACGGAGGAACTTGAACTGGAAGAGTGTAAACAGTGGTTTAAGGAACGTGGGGCCAACATGGACAAGCTGGACAAGGTGATGGATCACGTCTGGAATTTTTACCGGGCGGAGATCAATATCGTCAATCCCAAGGAACCGCCCCGTCCCAAATTGGCGCACGCCCCGAAGGTCTAAAAAAGCATCCCCGCAACCTCGATTTGTATACGTAGTATAAGCCTGTTGTAATCAGTTAGTTATGCCAAGTATACTTCAATTTTGCTTTGTTTTTTGTGTCATCGGGATTTCACGGTTTCAGTTAGTTTTCAAGTGTCTTAGATGCAGTTCCTCGATGTTTACACCGGCCAAGGAGCTTTATGCGTGTTTACAGCAAGCAGTTTTCTGCCGTAACACGACATGCGACAATATCTTGTTGAAGGCGCGACCGGTGCTGTTCCTTTTTTTGTAGACAGGACAAAACCGTTTGTATTTGAGACCCGCACGGACGGCGCGTCCACGTCAAGAATTCCCGGTCGTTTTTCCATTTGTGATTGCGTCAACGGCAACAATCGGCGCTATTCCAAGAAGGTCTGGGAAAAGAACCTTCAAAACGGTTCGGTGCTCCGGGAGTCGATGAAGCGCAATGCGGCCTTTGGCCTTCTGGAGCATCCCAAAGACGGCATCGTCACCCTGCTTTCCCCCATTTCCCACCACGTTACTGAAGCTGACCTCAAAGAAACCAAAGACATCACGGGTAAAACGATCTACGAAGTCCACGGCACCATCGAACTTCTTGAAACCCCCGAAGGCGGCAAGCTACGGGCTTTGATCGAGGGCGGCTACAACCCGATGGTTTCCAGCCGGGGTTATGGCTCGCTCGAAAAAGGGACGGACGGCGTGGATAACGTGTGTGAGGACTACATTTGCGAAGGATGGGACGTGGTGATCAAGCCTTCCTTCGAGACAGCGGAACTCACCCCGGTACGCGATCAGCCAGTAGTCGCTGCGGAATCCAGAAACAGTCTCAAGGCGAGCGATCAAACCGTACTGGCTGAAGCCGCCACTAAAATGAATTTGAAGGAATCTCCTTCAACTGGTGCAGAAATCACCCCTGCCGCCAGCGCACAAACAAAAACAAAACCTATGGAAATCAACGAAGTAAGAAGCCGTGTATCGGCGTTGCGGACGGCTGTGGAATCGTGCCCGTCTGACCCGAATCGCATCAATGCGCTGCGGGAGGACATCGACTCAATCGGTCGGGAAGTTTCCCAGTATCGTGCCGCTGATCCGGCCAAAAATGATTGGGATGCACAAAAGCTGCATCGCGAACTCGACAGCCTGAGCAACAAGCTGGGCGAGACTGCATCGGCTCCGGCCAAGCAAGCCAAGAGGCTGTCGGAGAACAACACCAAGCTGATGAAGGTCATCAATGCCGTCGCCCAGACGGCGCTGACGTACAAGAAAAAGCTTGGAGAGGCCCTCAAAACCGTCACCAGCAACACCAAGATGATCGAGGAGTTGACCCGGCGCGGTCAGGGCTGGCAATCACTTGCCGAAACCCGCAAGCAAAAGTACGCCACGCTGGAGGATGATTTCAATACTTCCTGCGAGGCCCTTGACCTGATGCGGGATCGCTACCACGAAGATGTCACCGAACTGGGTCGGCGCATCATCGTGCTCGAATTCAAGGAAAAGGCGCAGACTCCCGAAATCCAGAAGTCGTTGAAGGAAGCCACGCGCCTGCGTCACATCGCGGCCATTCGCGAGACCTTGGAAGGCAAAAAGCCGGTCACCGAGGAAGGTGACAAGGGCAAACTGGCTGGCGCGGGCCAGCCCAAGGAAGGCGAGGAAGCCACCACGGTCAAGAAAGAGGGCCAAGGCAAGGGCACCGGCGAAAAGGGCGATCTGGTCGCCAAGGAACCCGGCAATGTGGCACACGAATCCAAGGGCGGCCAACCGGCGACAGCGTCGGTGGCGGAGTCCAAGGATGCTCCAAAGGATTCAGCAACCGCTGATAAAGCCCCGGCTACTACGTCCGTGGCTGAGGCGAAAATTCTGCTCAGAGAACGTGACCCTCGTGGGATCACGGAGTCGTATGAGATGGTCAGACGGCTGAGCACAACCGCCAAGTAAAAACCACAACCATCAACAAAACAACAATAAGAAAAACCTATGGTTATTCTAAATGAATCGGGAAGACCGATGTTGGCGTCGGATGGCGGTCACATCAGCCGCTTTACCGACATTCTTGAGTGGGGCTATCGACTGGCCGAAACGCCGGTCGGCGTCCCCGAAAAAAGTCCTCGCGGCCTCTGGGAGGCTCGCGGCTGGAAAGAGTTTGTCGCCCACATGCCGGAATACAAACGGCCTCTGGCGGCGATCATGCTCGAAAACTGCCGCAGCCGCTTTGGCCGGTTGGACGAAGTGACGCGCACGACCTCTCTCGGCACTTTCGATAAATGGATTTTTCCAATTATCGCGAACATGTCCGAGAACGACGTGATCGATCAACTGGTTGCGTTGCAACCGATGGCTGGCCCGGTCAGCCAGATCGTCTACATGGACATCGTGACTGGCCGTCGCAAAGGCCGCACTCCGGCAGGCGCTCCGATGTGGCGTGCTCTGCAAGGCGCAACTGACCGCGACGATGACGGTGACGAAATCGTTCAGGACGAGACGGGAACCAGCAATGGTTCCGGCGTCATTGTCTTGGAGTGGACGCCGATCCGCCCCGGTACTCTTACCGGCAGCGTCAGCACGACAAACATTGCTGACGATGGCAACGGCAACATCATCAACACGTCGACCAACGCGACAATCGGTACGGTGGTTTATCAGGGTACCGGCGCGGGCACGGTCACGGTTAGCACGCTGACCTCGGCGAGCTACGACATCAACTACGCGTTCAACTCTGAAGGCAACCTTGCCATTCAGGATTATGAGATGAAGCTGTCGTCCACGCCGGTCACGGCCAAGGTGATGAAGCTCAAGACTCTCTGGTCGGAAGAAGCCGATCAGAACTTGCAAGCAATGTATAATATCAAGGCGGAGAGCGTCCTGCTCAATGCTTTGACGAATGCGTTGCAGTACCAGAAACACCGTCAGGTTATCTTCGACCTGCGCGCCAAGGCTGACGCTGGCTTCGTTGTGTGGGATGCGATTCCCCCGACGAGCGTCAACTACCAGACGCACAAGTTCTCGATCATCGACGCGTTTGAAACCGCGAGTAACTTCATCTTCGGCGCTACGAACATGGTGGCCGGTAACTGGTTACTGTTGGGCCTTCAGGCCGCGACGGTCGTTGCCACGCTGCCGCAGTTCGTACCCAAGAACAACCGGACACAGATGCAGGGTATCACCTACATCGGCGACCTTGGGAACAAGAAGGTTTTTGCTGATCCTCACTATCCCAACAACGAGTTCCTCGTTGGGCACAAGGGGGATCAATTTTTGACAACCGGTTATGTGCTCGCCGAGTATCAAAAATTGTACACAACGCCCGACATCGTCCTGCCGGACTTCATCCACCAGCGCGGGTTTGCGACCAGCTTCGCCCGGAAGATGGTGAATTCAAAAATGTACTGCCGTGGCCTGATTCAGAACAGTCCTACTGCGTTTGGTCAGACCATTGGATAACAGTTACTTACACAGTAATTTCACCGAGGTCAACAATAAAATGTTGACCTCGTTTTGTTTTATGTTATCCTTTGTTTATGAAGAGCGAGTACACGAATGAACAGTTGATTGAACATGCCAAACAATTTGGAACCCGCGCTGATTGGCGGGCCGCAGGTGAAGTAGAACGTGGAGCAGGGCACCAAAGTCATTATGGCTGTGCAGTAAAGCGCGGCAGTGAATTTATACGCACATGCTGTGCGCACATGCCCAGTATGCGCGGTAAATTTACGCCTGTTCAGTATTCGGAAGAAGAAATTGCAGCGTCTGCTGCTAAGTTCAAACACCGTAATGACTGGAAAACTACGGAACCAAATTATTATCAAGCGGCGCATAGGCGGGGCCTTGTGGACAAGGTTGCAAGTCACATGGTGCCGCAGGCGCACCCCTATTCCGGCAGCTACATCGTTTATGCCTACGAATTTATTGACCGGCACGTTTACGTCGGCCTGACCTTCCTGCCCAAAACCCGCCATGGCCAGCACATGCAGCGCGGCCCGGTTCACAATCACATGCAGGTCTGCGCCCAGTATACCTATAAAGTGATTCAGGACGCGCTTGGCAGCCCGCAGGAAGCCGTCCTGTGCGAGCGCCAGTGGATTACCCAGTACAAGGCCCAAAACTGGCAGATGCTCAACGAAGCTGAAGGTGGAAGCCTTGGCACCGTCCAGATCACCAAGTGGACGAAAGAAGCTATCCTTGCCGAGGCCAAAAAGTACACTACCAAGCAGGAATGGATCGACAACAGCCAGATGTCCTACCGGCTGGCCAAGCGTGAAGGCTGGTTCAATGAAGCCGCAGCCCACATGCCCAAGCGGGTGTTGGGCATCGGTGCAGGCCGGATCGTATCAAAAGCTACCCGCCGTAAGCAGTGCGCTGCCAAGCTGGGCAAAAAGCTCACGCAGGCGCACAGGGAATCAATTTCAGAATCAATTACCAATCACTGGAATCAAGTTCATGGCGGCGTGGTCGTTTAGATTTTTTTGTAAAACTCATGCCACGCAGATCGCACGTATCTTCACCGGTTAAGCGTCGTGCAATACTGATACCAATTCTGGTTATCCACCATGCAATACCGTCACGAATATGTTCGGGCACACCAAACGTTTCAAGTTCACTTTTATTTTCAGAGTAATGAATTTCTTCGCTGAATTCAGCACAGATGGCTTCAGCTAAATGACCATGCTCTAATGCGTGGCAAATTCTACAAAGTGAAATTAGATCATCGGTAAATTGGTGCTCAAGACCGTGATGTTCGTAAGTTTTGTGATGCGTATCAAGTACGATTGGACGTTCTTGCTTACAGCGTGTGCAGGTATGTCCGTCGCGAGCATCAACAAATTTTGACACTGTCGCCCAATAGGATGTATGCAGAAATTTAGTATAATCCATGCTACGTATACATTCTGACAAAACAGCTAAGTCTATGCCTTTAACGTCCTGTTGAAGAAGTTCCCAGCTATTGCGCACCGTTATTTCCAAAGTCGGATTAAGCCACGCTGCAATAAAACGCTTGGTCAGGTGATCCGCGTGTGCGTACTTGGTAAGCGCTTCCTCGGCTGTTAATTTGAGATATTGTCGAGGCATAAGCTATGTTCCAATCCTCCATTCAGGTGCTACCCAGTTTGACTCGAAATCCAGTGGTTCAGATAGGGAAAAAATGTGAATAAATTCGTTGTAAAAAGCGTCTATGATTACAGGATGTGTTTTGGCGTCCACGATCAATGCGTTTTCCAGTGAATGTCCGGCATTGACCGTCCAGTTATAGCTGCCTGTCCATAGAGTATGCGGTACAAATTCACTACTTTTGTGGTCAGCTTTGTGCTCCACTATATCACCAAAAAGAGCAAATTTATGGTGCATTCGTGGAAAGGCAGCCTTGCGTGTTGAATTGTAATTGCCCATGCAACGGATGCCTCCGCCATCGCAACTACCGCAGACCGACAGTGTACGACCTACGCGGATAATCCAGCCCAAGTTACGGTCTTCAATTTGGCGATATAAGTCGGCCAGATGCTGTTTCCAGTCCGAGCGTTTGTGGCTGTCAATGTCTGGTCGCCACAAGTCTTCCTTTTGCACTACAATAGCAGTTTCCGGGCACAAAGCCAGCGCTTCAAGAATAGATTCATTGGTTAGCCACGCCACGCAGCCAATGACAGCTTTTGATTGGCTGATCATTTCGACCAGTCGATCTTCAAAGTTGTTAAATACTACTTCTATACCGTTGGCTTCCAGAAGTAGACCGTTGTGACGAATTTCGTCTCCTACAATCGGTATATCAGATCGATTTGGAGCTTCGGCGGGCCATAACTTATTGAGATTTTCGTAGGGCATATAAACTGTTGATTTATTCAATGGTTTTCATCGCCGGATACGCTTCCAGATCGTGGCCAGCATGATGGACACTGGCATTTTTCGTCTTTAAAGCCTCTGTTTTTTAATTCTTCCATTTTGCGCAGCATGTCGGTGTCAGGTAGGCCAAAGCCCAAACTTTCTAAAAGAACGTAGGTGGTGTCTTTTTCCAGTTTACATTCAAATGTCAGCTTGTTTAGCTTAGCTTCGTAGCTGTTCTTGGCAGATGCTTGCAGTTTTTTCAGAGCAGCAACAGTAGCGTAATGCGGATAACAGCAGAGATACTGGTCAATAAACTGGCCGAATGTCATTTCAAGAGCGTACAGTGCTCCTTCATCTGTATCTTTAAATTGCTCCAAGTACCTGTGAGCAGCAGTGTCTATCTCCTCCATCGTACCGCACAGGATCGGCACGGGTTCGCCGAGGATAGGATCAGGCAATCCAATTACATCAGGAATACTTGAGTCATAGAGCAGCCAACCACAGATTACTTTGCGCTCTGAATCACGCTCCATAGCATATTGATAAAGTTGGCCTTGAACCGTATTCGTATCATGAAGATGGCCGCTCCTTTCCGTTAAATCAAAAGCTGACATTGTTTTCATATAATGTGTATACAGCGCACAAAATGCTTATGTCTATAAGAACATATTCACAAGCTGTCCACAGTTACTCCACAGGCGGCTTTGGTATTTTTATCCATGCCCCACACTTTGGGCAACCGATGGTCGTAGTGGCTTTCAGCCAGCCCGGATCACACTCGAACTCAAACCCGCATTTGGTGCATTTGACCTTGGGGCTGTCAGGATAGGGAATTTTGTCGGAATCAAGACCCATGTGAAATTAAAATCCAAGCAGTAAATTTCCAGCAGAAAGCCATAACAGATACAATCACGGATATTTTGAGTAGTAACCGGTGCTGATTGTGCGCTTCGTCAGCTTTGGTAACGTCATTACCTATTTCTCTTGTATAAGACAGTGTAGTCGCTGTCAGAAGTTCTTCTGGTTTTGTTTTTATGGGACTGAGAAGCTCTTCTGAAGCTCTGATTGCTTTTATTCTATTTGAAATTATACCGCAAACAATATCCCAGCTTTGCAGTCCTTTCCATCCAGATAGCAGTGCCAAGAAACCAGATACCGCTTGTAAATAAAGGTGCATTGACATCCACGAATTAGCCGGAGACAAAAGTGAGACATTGATCGTATATGCAAGGATTGCTCCAGCAATAACAATAGTAAGTCTATCTAATTTACTGCGAAATTTTAGATAGTCATTGGCTCGATTGTATTCGTTCGCATTTAGAGTCAGTTGTTGCTCTGCGTATTGTTGTTGGCCGCTGATCATTCGTTGTTGTTGTGCTCGTGCTTCGTTTTCCAGCACAACAACAACACGATGTTCGATTTCTTTGATTTGCTCAGGTGTAAATGGCATATTCTTACCCACAAGTTTCAGGCAATTCTTTGTAGTTTTCCCTGCGCCAGACCTGAAACAGCGTCTGCCTGCCATCCCACAGGTAGGGCATGAAAACCTGTGCCAATTCAGCCTGTTGCATCTCGACCAGACTCAGTTGAACCTCGATCCAATCCTGCACCAGCTTCCATGCGGTGCGCTCGGCCTGCTCCCGGACTCTGGCTTCAGTGCCGGTTTGGGGCTTGTGGATTTTCTTCATCAAGGCTTCGTATACAGCGTCCGTGTTGGCAGGCAGGCGGATCGTCACCAGTTTCTTGTTGGGCAGGTAGATGCCAAAGCACAGGGCGATCAGACGACCGTTATCGTAAGCTTTGGTGATGTCCGTCGCGTTGGCGCGGGCGATGATTTCTTCTATCCGGCTGATGGTTCGTGACACCGGGACATCGCTGGTGTAGTTCTTCAGCATATTTTAGTTTTAGTAGATTACACTGTGTACTTATTGCATGAAAATCATTTGTACTGAATGCAAAGAACCTAAAAATCCAGAAGAACTGGTTAAGAATAGGAAAGTTTGTAAAGTTTGTCGCGTACGTAGAACTGTGCTTTGGCAACAGCGTAATAAGGAGAAGATTGGAGCAAAAGGTAAACGTTGGCGTGAAGAGCATAAGGAGCAAATTAAAGCGTATCACAAGCACTGGTATGCAACACATAAAGAAGCACATAAAGCGCGAGTGCAATCTGCTGCGCAGTTAAATCGCCAAAGATTTATAGCTTGGAAGGCTCAACAACACTGCTGTCGTTGTCCTGAAAATCACCCAGCTTGTTTGGAATTTCATCACCGTAACCCGGCACAAAAAGAAATGAACATTTCGCAAGCTTGGAGGCTAGGATATTCTTGGGAACACTTGATGCGTGAAATAGCAAAATGCGATATTTTATGCGCTAATTGTCATCGTAAGCTACATTACGAGGAAGGTCGAACAAATAAAAAGATTGCACGAGACTTTAAAAACGTAGACAGTTATCGCATTCTAAAAACCAATATAACCGCAGTACAACGTATTTAAACTGTGAAGGCCAGACAGTTAATCGAAGGCAGAGGCAGGCTCAAGACCATCCAGTGTGCCGATGGCTGGATTTTTTACTGGCCTGCCGACGTTATGGGCGAGCAGTATTTTGTCACGGGTACGAAGCAGGGACAAAAGCGCATTGCCTCGTCCGACCTGTCGTTGTATTTGATGGAATTAAAGCGGGTGTTGGGCGGTCAGGTACGCTCCCGGCGGCCTGCTGGTATTTAGAGTGTGGCAACACCCACACCATTTCAACTGGCCAGCCGGAAAGCGCCGCAGGTCGTCGTGACCAATGTATACACTTACGATCCGTATAATTTTCCGCAGCCGCCCGCCCGTCCCGGAGCCAGCACGACTCTTGCTTCCGGTCTCTGGCAAGGCATCCCGGCCTGCGGCCCCAATGCGGCTGGCGCGCCGCCACCAACGAAGTTTTTGGCAGTAGCCGAGACCGTGATCACAATTACCGGGAGTGCGACGCCGGACTACGGAAACAATCACGGCAATCCATAATGGCTTCCCCCACACCATTTCAACTGGCCCAGCCGCACCCGATGCCGCCACCGGTACGGCAACAGTTTGTGTTTGATCGATACAACTTCATCGTTGCACCCGTCACCAGCGGAAACAACGGGCCGAACGGCCTGCCCGGTTCCGGGGCCAATAGCGCCGGTGCGCCTATCCCGACATGCACAGCGGCGGTTGTGGTTGGCCCTTTGACGAGTGCCGGGTCAAATGCTTTGCTATTTAAGCCAGTGGAACCTATTTTTGGATGATATGAGTACTGCCAGAAGATTGATCGAACAAAAGCATCAGCCAAAGGATGATCCTGATGCTGTACGCGGCAAGGATTATCTGAAACAGATGCCCGATCCGAGAATCGTCAAAATGGAAGTCGTCTTCCGCTTTGGCGAACCGTTTGACGAAATGGGTATGCGCAATCTTATTGCGGATGTGTCAGAAGCTTTGTTGCAACATGCAAACAATGTCGGTTTTTCGCCGGAAGACAACAGTGTAGCGGAGTGTACCGTAACTCCGATTCAACCGGCGCGGGGTACCCCGGCTGGTTGGGATTTGCTGGGCTGACGCGTGTAGTTATGTCAGGTTAAAAAACCGATAAAATTATGGCATCGACGAATACAATCATTGACCTGAACACGCGCTATTGGCCCGGCCCGAACGCGGCGGGCATGGGCAAGCCGACCATTCCTGATCCCACGCTCAGTATTTCATCGGCAGGCACGCTTGCCGGTGAGGACACGTACGGGACGCACCAGACCCTGTTCATGGGGCGTAATGGCCCCGGTGTTACCCGTGATTCGGTTGGCCCGAATGTGCAGGGCGCGCAGCGGCGGCCTGCCGATTAACGATCAGTAGTAATTTAACAATACGCGCAAATCGTGGTTGGGCTTCAACCTGCGTTTTGCGCGTGTTGCGGCTACGTACAACAGGTTTACTTCGTCCCGTGGAATTGTCTTTTTGTACCCCCGCCGGGCGTCTTCCTCCGGGTCGCCCGTGCTGACCGGCAACAGATTGTCCTCTTCGTCGTAAAGACTGGCAAAATCATTGGTCAGCATCACGTTATTCCATTCGAGGCCCTTGGCTTTGTGCGCGGTGACGATGAAAACCTTGGCCAGTCGCGCCGCCGTGATGTTTTTGCGGATGTTCTCGACGTGGTTGGGCACCGCGTCTTTGTACTCGTTGATGATGTTGACGCGGGCCTGTAATTCCGGGTCAAGGCGGGCCTCAGCGAAAGCCTTCAGTTCGTTAAAGCTCTTGAAAAAGGAAATCTGCCGTTCCTTGATCTGGTCGTACAGCCCGGCGTACAGGTAAAAGACATCCATGATGGCTTCCAAAAAGGCATTGAAGCCGTCGCCACCGACCATGCACATGGGCGTCTGAGCCACGGCACAGCGGAGAGCTTGCCGGAAAATTTCAACGTTGGTGCGGCAAATGATTGTATACGGTTCGTCGCTTGGCAGGGTGTCAGGCAGTTCATCAGTGATGTCCGGGTGGCCCACTACTGGTTTTTCACAATTCAGACAGTCGATCAACAGCTTGTTGGCGGCCCCGGCGATCTTGTCACCAAAACGAAAACTCTGAGTCAGATACAGGGTGGGGGCGTCAATCATGTCCATGGCGTCAACGGCTCCCCTCCACGAATAAATTTGCTGAAATTTATCACCCACCAATATGACGCGGGTGCCGTTGGCCATCTGCTGGCGTACAATGTCCACCATTACCGGTGCCTGATCCTGTGCCTCGTCCAGCAGGATGGTTCTGGCGGGAATGACCGGCTTTGACAGTTGATACAGCTTTAAATAGCCGCTATGGGTCATGGGAAATGGGTCATTACCCCGCTTGACCTGTTCCCAGACTGCCCGTGCGCCGTCAATCAATTGACTTTCATAGCCCGCCTTGAATTTGCACAACAAGTCCGGGGCGACATGCTTGAGGCTGATCGCTTCGTCGGCGCTGTTGAGGTAGTTTTCGAGGGTTTTACAGACGAGCGTCGCGGCGTATACGTCCGCTTTCAAAAACTTCATTACGGCATAATAGCGCAGATTGCCCAGATTTCGATAAGGTCGGCCATGCGTGGCATAAGCCAGCGCGTGCCATGTTTTAGGACGGACGTTGGGGCCGAATTTCTCCTTGGCTTCGATTTCAACCGACTTGTTGAAAGCCAGATACAGCATCGGATGGTCGTGGGCGTTGGCGTACTCGACAAGGGTTGAGGTTTTTCCGGTTCCCGCCAGCGCGATCACTTTAAGGGCTTCCCCCGGTTTGACTTCTTTGCTAATGACGGCTTCCTGTTCGTCAGTCAGTGTAATCATGTTTGGGTTAGAACGGCTTTTCGTCTACACCGCCGAATATGTTTTTGCCGGGGCACTTTGTAAATGAAATATAATTGCCGGGTGCGCTCCTTGCCCAAGCCAAGTTTAGCGGCAGCCGCTTCCAGCGTCAGGTGCGCCAGCCGTTTTAATTGGCGGATGCGCAGTTTGGGCCGCTGAAGGTGTCCGAAGAGTCTCCTTTGCTGACGTTGGCGGCCATTAGTTTTTGATGGTATCAGGAAGTGTCCGCCGGGCGACGGCAATGCGGGCGATTTCCTTTTGACATTCGGCACAGGCCACGAGAATTTCACCGGAGTCTTTGGTGTAGCTGACTTCGACTTTGCCCCGGAAGTGGCACTTGCCGTGCAGGAACAAGGTACCATGGTCTTTGTGGGTGCAGCCGGGGGTTTGGCAGCCGCTGGCGATCATCCGCTCCAAATCTTCGACGTAAGAGGCCATGTTTAATAAAAAGGGGATGCCCCAAGGCATCCCCCGGTGGTTCGTTCAGGGTTAGTTGGTTTCAGCCAGTTTCATCAGGTTACCGGCACGTTTTTCGAGATCGAACCGGCGGTCGACATATTCGTATTCGCGAGCGGAGGCGGTCAGGCCCTGTACCATGTCCCACAGGGTTTCGCACTTGCCCTCTTCACGCTTGGCGTATTCAATGGCGTCGGTGACTTCGCCCACGGTGAAGCTGTACTTCTTGGCGAAGGTCTTCATCCAAGGCAGTTCGAGAACATTGGTGTCAGGTACATCGAGCACCTTGACTAGCGGCAGGCCCATGGCCTTATGTATGGCGTCTTCCATCGGTTTGGCGCTGGCGTTGCAGTATTCATCGAGAACCGGCATGATTTCGCGGTCGAACCGGGCAGGCGCGCCGCTGGTGTGCTTGATCAGAAGCTGCTGGACGTTGCTGGCACCCCAGATGATGTGGTTGCCACAAACGCCGTTGTGCAGGAATGTCATAATGCCCAGTGTCCGGTCGCCGACCTCGGAATTCCAGACAATGAAACCACGGTTGAGCTTGGCCCGTTCGCCACCTTCGAGGAAGGAGCCGCCGTCGATCATGAAAACGAAAATGTCGTGATCGGAGGCATAGAGACCACTAGGTTCAGTGGCACCGCTGCCACCTTTGACGTAAGCCAGTGGATTGTGAAACTTGCCGCTGCTGCGCTGTACAATGCGGCCAACCGCATCCACCACGTCGGCGTCCCAAATACGACCGTAGGTAGTGGAAGTCACCGCTTGCAAGGTGTTGATGCCGCCGTCCGGGTCTTTGATGGTCATCAGCTTGAACTGGGCTTTGGGAGCGCGAGCAATACTGTAATTGAGGTTGTCCGCTGCCAATTGTGGGGAGAGAGTGCGGAGATAGGATGCCGGAGCTTTCGAGACGCCGCAAAGCTGGCCGAAGCTCCAGTGGGTAGGTTCGGTGGGCCGGATGGTGTCATTAAGCAGGAGGCGGTCACCTTCGACTTTGACGTGAAGCTTGTCGACGGGAGTGTCTACCGACGCCGAGATGCTGCGCCGATTGGTTACAGCGGCAGCGAGAGCAGCGAGGGTTTGATAACGTTGATCAGCAGGCCGAACGGCCCACTGGTTGTGAGCGACCATGAGGTTATTGTTTTTCATATAACAGTGTTTATTTGTTGTCTGTTCATCCGGCTAACGGGCCGGTACCGGCAGCGGTTCCGTTACCAACTGTACGTATAATGTATACAGTGGGTAGGCAATTGTCAACAGTAAAATTTAACGTTTTTGGCCTTTTTTGAAAATCTGGTTCTTTTTACATAAACCATAATGTATTTAGTTTATGATTAAAGCCGCTTACATGTGTAAAGAATGTAAGAAAACAAAGCCAATTTCTGAGTTTTATCTGGTCACACTCAAGACCGGCGCGCAGTATCCGCGATCACGTTGTAAACCATGCTATAATACCAATTCTTTAAAAGCATTCAGCCGACATCCTGAATGGTTGCGGCGAATGCACCAGAGGAAAAAAGAAAAACGAGCCGCATTACCATTTCGATTAGAAACGCTACGTGCGATGAACTTAACTATCGAAAAAGCTTTTGAAATTTATACAGCACAGAAAGGCTTATGCGCTGTATGCCACAAGCCACCGGGAAAGCACAGATTAGCCTTAGACCACGATCATAAAACAGGAAAACCAAGACAATTTCTTTGTGCTGGCTGCAACAGTGATCTTGCTGTGCTCGAAAGCGGGGAACACCTTAAAAAATTGCAGGATTATCTGGAAAAGCATCGGTGTAGTTAAATCAAGATTATATGCCAGCACTATCAAAATCACAGCAACAGGCGGCGGCCATTGCGTTGCACGCTCCAAAAAGTGAGCTTCGTGGAGCTTCAAAACAAATGGCCACTTCGATGTCAAAAGGTGAATTGCGCAAATTCGCTAAAACTGAGCGAACAAGTCTGCCCAAGTACGTAAAAGACTCAGTCGAGCAAATCAAGGCAATGATCAGCGAAGGTCGCCATAAGGTGGGTTGTACTTGCGGGTTTTGTAAGAACATGGGCAAAGGCTTTGGAAAGAAAAAAGAAGAAGTTGAGCCGGAGGAGCCGAAGGAATCGCCTATGAGCGAAGGGCAGGACGACATCGGCAAGCTCAACATGTCGCCGGAAGCAAAGCATTATGCCCGCCGGGGCGGTCTGGCCTCGATGAAACGCCAGCCCAAGGATTACGTCAACATGGTCGCGGCGGACACGAACCAAAAAGGCAAAAAGGCGGGCTTCAGGAATTTTGACGCCGCTGAAAAACCAAGCGGGGGATCGATGGGAGCTTCACCGGGATTGACCAAAAAGAAAAACGAATCACTGGCGCAGGAAGTCGTCGACACAATGTTGAATGGCTGATGAACGCACGTCAAATAATTGCCAGTTTGCTGGATGAAGCCTTTGTACCGGATTATTCCGATCCAATGGGTCGTGATTATGCAGCCGAGCGTGGAGAAATAGCGCAGCAGTTGGCAATGCAGCACCAGAAACAACTACAAAGCCAAGAGCGTGAAGCTGGGCTGGAAACTGAACGTGAAATGGCCGAAGAGGAAAAACTTCGGCGTGAGCGTGAAGCTGCGGCTCGGAAAAAGGGTACCTTGCTCCACGGGACACGGTTAAAAGCACGGGATTACTTCCGCAGTCCTGAGCGCAAAACATGGCCGAAGATGCCGGAGATCGAAAGAACCGGCGAAGTACTTCCAACTGATTTCGGCACCAAAAAACAGGAACCAGAAATCCAGATAAAGGGTGCCCAAAAATATCAACCGAAGCACTACATCATGCCCAAGCCATGGAAACACTGGCAGTAAATTTCAACATGGGGAGCGCCGCCCGGCGGCGGCAAAAGCCTTTCGGTATTTGGCCAATTCGATCCGTGCCTCGGCGGGGGCCGGTTCTTCACGATGCCCTGCGGAAGTGCGTACAGGGTCAAGACGCCGGTCACGGCAAACAGCCTGCAATTCTGGTTTTACACCGTACAGCATGTGATAGCGCACAGCTTGGGGCATCTGTGACTGTTCTGCTATGGAAATCTGTTTTCTCTGCCCCAGCCAGAGCGTTGCGAGAAGCAGTGTTACTAAATCCATGAGATGAATGTATACGTTTTAATCTGAAAGTCAAGTATGCCTGAAGCTTCAACAGAATTCGGCAAAATTAAAGACCATGTCCACAGCATTGCTCACGACATGGAAGCAAGCCAGTCAGCGTCGAAGCAGACTTCGGATGCACTTGGTAGCCTGTTGAAGACGTTGGTGGTGGTGGATGTCACGCTCAGGGGTTTGGAAAAGGCATCCATTTTTTCACCCATGGCCCGCAACCTCAAGGAAGCGTTTACCACGCTGGGAAAAACACGAGATCAGCTTCAGGCGGTGCATTATCTTCAATTGAATGCGGCGCAGGAGGAATTCAAGGCAGGCAAGATAACGGAGGCCCAACTTGAGCGCATTGAAAATATAACCAGAGGTCGACTGCCGCTGTTGAACGCTCAGTTGAAGTTGGAACAGGAAATCAACAAGGTTGGTGCTTTGCGTTTTGGTATCCTAACGGCTACGGCGGCTGTTATGGGGCGGCTGTTTTACATTAGTCAGGATTTCAACGAATCGGCCATCAAAGCCAATGCAGATTGGAGAAGCCGTCGTGATCTGTTTTACACCAATCTTCAGGTACAAAAGGAAACGGGCATTGTGTTTCGGTCGGTGGCTGATGCGCAGCGCGAATTGGTAAATTACGGATTTCAGACCCGACAGGATTATGCGGATGTGCTCAAGACGGCGGTCATGCTCCGCGAAGGTTTGGGCATGTCCGTCCACGCGGCTACTGATCTGGCTATCGTCACCGAGCGCCAAGTAAAAGTTTCCTTCAAATCGACCGTGGATGTGGTGGCGCAATTGGTTGACCAGACTTCGTTGGCAGCAGATGAAGTGGAACGGATCGCTAAAACCTTGGGGCCACTGATTTTGGCCATTCAACCAAGGGGAGCACCGGCGTTTCCTCAGATCGTGCAGGCGCTTGCTCAGTACGAAGATGCCATCAAGCGTTTGGGTGGCATGGGCGATGAATTTACCCAGATGATCGCCAAGATGCTTACGCCTGAAGGCATATTGCAGGCTGGAATACTTGGTATACGCGATCCCGGACAACTTTTAAAGGCAACAGGTATCCAGCAGGCAATGGATGCGTTTAACCGCTATGCAGATCAAATGCTGGCGGGGAGTGCTGAAGGCTCGATGGAAAGAGCACAACGTATGCAGGCGCTTGCGGACATGTTCGGTACAACTTACACGCAGATGTCCTTGATGGTTGACGCGGCTAAAAACGCCAACGCTCAGTTAAATGGCCGAATCACACTGGAGGAGCGCTTTCACAAGCAGATGCAAACAGCGGGCGAAGGTATTAAGCGCATATACAGTAGCGTTACTGCGTTGCTGGAACGCGCTTTGTATCCTGCTATTGTGGGCATCAACCTGCTGACTAATTTCATTGCCAACATGCTGCAAACGATTTTGAAGTATAAGCCTGTGGCGGTGGCGGCAGCTATAGCTATAGATATTGCCATCGTGATGACGGTGCTGAAGTTGCGGAGCGCGGCCAAGGCTTTTTATGAGGTTGTTTTGGCGGCTCAGATTGCAGCGATCAGCCTTAAAAATTATGCAAAAGAGCAAGTAGCTCAGACTGCGGCCACCAATCTTATGAAGGGAGTTGGCGGTTTAAAACAGGTGGAACAAAAAGTAATTCCAAACTTAATTCAAGGTGATTTATTCGCGCCAAAAACACTAAAACAAGGTGAATTTGCTTTGGAAATTGAAAAAAAGCTGGCTCCTTCCATCGGTCAGCAGTTTGGAAATGTGTGGAAGGAAAACTTCGGTGGTTGGTTAAAAAGGTGGGAAGGTATTTCGATTAGAAGCACCACTGAATTAGGAACTAAGGTAGGTTGGGTTGGTAGAAGTGTACAAGTATTGACAGCTACCATGAAAGCGGGCTGGGTCGGACTGGCACAGGGCTTTGGAGCACTTGGTCTTTTTTTTAAAACAGGCTTAATCAGTTTAATAGCAACTGTGGGACGCTTTTTACTAAGTGGTTTTACTTGGTTGTTGCGGGGTATTTCACTACTGCTTAGCCCATTAGGACTTATAGCTGCCGCACTGGGTGCTGTGACCTTCGTGTTAGTGAAAACGTGGCAGACCCAAACCAAAATGCTCGAAAATCAGATGCAGACGCATATCCGATTGGCGGATATGCGCCGTACATATTTGGATACTGCCAAAGCGCAAATTTACATGGCTACTCGTACAGGTGATAAAGCACGGGCGCAAGAAGTGATGGCCATGGCTTATCAGTATATTGATCGGCAAGTTAAACAGGGTATTTTGACCAAGCAGGAAGGAGGCATTGAAAAAGCTAAATTTAGTGAGCAATTGAAAACGGTGGTGGGGTTGGCCCAGTATACAGCCACCCAGTTTGGCAAGCTGAATCTGACCCCGGTGGAGCGAGAGGCTCAAACCAAGGACAATCTGGAATTTCAGCAGAAAATTGCCGATAACACCAAACGGTCGCTGGAAGAAGCGCGCAAAGCCATCGACGAAGAAAAACGTCAGGCTGAGGCTGACCAGCAGGCTCGCGAACTGCGCTACTTGCGCGATGGCGGTGCAGTAGGCCGGTATAACTGGGCAGCAATAGTACCTTAATCGACGTAAGTAAGTTATGGCTGTTGAAACCATCATTGACCCCGTCATCCAGCGCGATGATACGCTGCTTTGCGGCAGGCTTGTTGCACTTTCAACCACACGTTCGCCGTTTCAAGTTAAAAACCCTTTGACCTCACAACCGTATCAAGACGCAGTTTCGATAGATTTTCCGGCTATGCCGGATACGATTGAGTTGATGCGCTCGGCGGAGTACAAAGTACTGACTAATATGGTTATGCCGGACGGCGTACACCAGTACATGAAGACCAACGTACTTGAAATCCCGCTTTCATTTCGACTACATGCCGAAGATTCGGATTTTTGTCCGCAAGGAGCTTTAACACTGCTCCAGTTAGCAGCACGTCTACACTCGTTTATTTTGCCAATTAGCTTGGGAAATTCAAATACTTCTTGCGCGGCAGTTCCGGCCAGCGACACTCAACTTGTTGACGATACACCGCCGCAAAATGTGCCTGCCGAAATTCCAAAGAGTGGAACTACAGACGCAAATGCACAGGAAATAAAGGCAGGAAAGACGGCAGATGTACAAACACCTATAACCGGAGCCAGCAGTGTTTCTAACCCCGTTACTTGCTGGTTGCACTTGATGTTCATTGACGATAATCAACCCGGTATTTCGTGCATCGGTTACGTGAAGGAAGTTGGGGTAAAACTCAATGGGCCGTGGCGGCGTAGCGCATCTGGTGGGTTCAATCTGCCCACGTCGGGGGATTTTTCCTTTACCTTTGTCCATCGTCCGGGTCATGGTAACAGCAATATCGCTTCACAAATTTTGGGCGGTCTTGCCATTGCCCAGCAGCCGCAGGCGTATGCAAATACTGTCAAAGATAAACTCTTCAACACTAGGAATTTAGTTGTGGCGGCTAATTATCGTGGTTTCAGCGATTAAATGAAAAATTTAAGCTGGCGTATTCACCCCAGTATTCCAGTGCTTTTTTATCGTAGGCCCGCGCTGCTTCTTCCTCTGTTGGGTGTCGTCCTATAAAAAGTGTTTTACCGTTTACTTTGATGGTGGCGCGCCAGCGGTTTCTTTTTGGATCATACCAAACACCCTTGAATTTGGACTTCGGAGTCGTTCCTGCCTGCGTTTTCTGTTTTAATCTATTGGCTCCGTTTAGCTTACAGTTGGACTTCCTGAGTACTGATTTCCGATTATCCAGTGTATTATGAAAACGGTGATCGACATGCTCACTCGGTGCGGCGCGCATGACGACACGGTGCATTTTTTCCATGTGACGATGGCCGTCCGCATCGTATACATGTCTGACGGCGTAGCCTTTTGAATCGCATGACCATTTTGGGCCTGCAATGATTCGTTCGTAATCCTCGTCGTCAACGATTGCAACTTTCCCTCTGGATAGTTCGATTATCGCCATTTTACACTGGAAAATACGCGATTGTCTTCTCGACTTTTTTCGACAACGAGCATGTGATCGGCATAGTTAGCTGCTGTTGGGTTATGATCCACTAAAAATATCAAAATTCCAAGTTGGTTGGCAAGTTCACGAAGATGGGAATAGATGCTTTTACAAACAGTTTGATCTTGATGGGGCAAGACTTCATCCAGCCATTTAAAACCGATCCGGCGCGATACCTGTCCCACTTCCGCCAGTGTTTCGGCGATGATCAAGTTGGTCAGGCCCGATTCGCCCTTGGAGCTTCCGGCCAGTTCCTTGCTGCCGAGGGTGTTGTTGACTTCGATGACCAGTTCCGCCTTTTCTTGGCCGCTGGCCAGTTCCCGGCGGGTGCCATAGACGACCTCGATGGTGTTGCCGGTCATCATGCTCGACACCCGGCGCGCTTCGCGGTTCAACGGCTGGATGGCATCCTTGAGCACCATGTTGGGGATGCCGTAGGGACTGAAAGCCGTATTCCAGTAATCGAGCACGCGCATCGTGACCTGTGACTCCAACAAGGTTGTGGTCGAAGTTTCGACGGTTTTTCGGGCAAGACCCAGTACGCGCTCCCGCTCCCGCAAGGTGGCTTCCACGCTTCTGAGTTTTTCGTCCGATGCACCGCGTTTTAACTGTTCCCGGCGAAGTTCAGCCTGATGGATTGAATTGAGGATGTCGCGGATGCCGTCTTCAAAATCTTCGTAAGCTTTGCTCAGGGTGCGCACTTCTTTTTCGGTAGACAGGGCCTCCAGCTTTTCCGTTATCTCGGCGTACAGCTTGGTCTGGGCTTTGATGGCTTCTTCGTTATCGTCGTACTCCGTCCGGGCGGCGCGCAACTGTTCATCCGCTTGCTGGAATTTTTGCTTGAGGGTTTCCAAGCGGGCAGGATCAATCTTGTTGGTCATCGGCTTGCCGCAGGTCGGGCAGTTTTTGGCTTTGCCGCTGTCCTCGTAATTTTGGTACTGGCGTTTGGCGTTTAACTGGGTTTCCAGCGCTTGTTCCCGTTTGTCCAAGCGGGCGGTACGATGGCGCTCACAGTCATGTATACGCTCGGCGATTTCATTGCGTTGAATTTCAAGATTGTGATAGTCCGTGGACTGGCGCTGCTCGATCTCTTTGAGCTTCCGGTTTATTTTTTCCTGCTCCTGCTGGTATTGCTTGATGGTGCTGTGTTTTTGGTCAATACCGGTCTGGGCTTCGGTCAGCAAGCGCTCGTTTTCAGCTTTGCGCCGGGCATAGTCCTTTTGTTCGCGAGTCACGTCTTCCTTGGCGTCCAGACAGTCCTGCTCCGTCTCGCGGGCGCGTCGACTGGCCTCCTCGTGGGCTTTTTCGTCCTTGGCCAGCACCTGTTTGAATTTCCCGACCGCCCGTTTGGACTGCTCGTGATATTCGTTCCACGGCGGTTGCCGCAGCGCTGTCATCACCAGTTCCACACAGTCGGCTTGCGACAGTTTGTTGAATTTCAGGTTTTCGCCGTCCACGAACACCGTCCACGTGGCCAGCAAAGGCGGTACGCCAATCAAGCGGGTCAATTCGGTACGAGTTTCGGCGATCAGCCCACGTTCGATGGTTTTGCCATCGTAATGAAAGCGGAGGGCTTCGCCGGTCTTGCTCATTTCCTCGCATTTGTATCCCAGTTCCACAACCAGCGGTTTGTCGTGGAGCAGGGCGTCAATGCGGACGTAGGTGTCACCTTGTTTGTCGGTGCTGAACTGTTTGACGTACTGAAAGCGACCCGGCACACCCAGCAGCGCCCGGCTGATGGCTTCACCGACGCCGGTTTTGCCTGATCCCACGGACTGAAGCGAGCCGCCGGAAGCGCTGTTTAAGCCGGTGACCATTACAAGGCCACGGTCAGGGAAATCGAGTTGAACGTTACCGAACTTCATCCAGTTTCGGAACGACGCTTTTTTGAGTTTCAGGTCGGCCACACCCAATAGAACGTAGTTAAGCTGATGCGCGCAGAAACACTGGTATCCCTCATGCTTGAGGCCACTCCCAACGGGGCGGTCTTGGCGTTTGGCTACGGTGCTCCGGCCACCGGTTTTTACGGGAACCGGCTGGATGACGTGGTGACCAACTTCAAACAGTTGAATCTGGTGAGCAAGGATGCTCCCACGCTGCAAGCCGTCAACGATTTGATCCAGCAGCAGAATGCGGCTTTCGTGATTCAAAAGAATCCCAACGACATTCATGTATACAGCCGCTCGACGCCTTTAGCGCTGGATCGGGAGGGCAAGGAGCGCATCCAGACCTTGTTCGGCGTGAACACTGACAGCAGTAGCGTGGCATGGTCGCGGGACTTCGGGACAACGGCCCAGCAGAAACCCGCCAACGAAGTTTTCGGCACGGTCAAGGAGCGCCAGCAGCGGGAACTGGACAAACAGCACCAGCTACAACGCGAGTTAGTGACTCGCGCCGCCGGGGCCGCGCCCCCCACCGGGGGAACTCAGCCCGCGCCCAATCCGGGTGGAGGAGGCTATCAGCCACGGGTGAAACTGGGCTTCGATTACGACACGGGCAGCACGGACGGCATTCGGATCGTGAAAGTCACTCCCAACAGCCCGGCGTCGAGAGCCGGGTTGGTCGCGGGAGACGTGCTGTATACGGTCGGCCCTTATACGTCATCCCTGTCGCCGCAGGGACAGGCCAGCCATTACCGTCTCAAAACGGCGGACGATTTGAAACACGTGCTGGGCGAACTTGATCCTGACGTTCCCGTGCCGTTGGGCGTTCTTCGAGGGGATGGCAGTATGAAGCTGGCTATGGTGCCGGAAAAGCAATGAGACTTTTTATCGCAGAGCGGTTGAGCTACGACAAACTCTTCAGGATTTCCGATCCTAAACGAGTGACACGCTCCTTGACGGTACGCGGGCCGCCGCTGGAGATCGACAGCTATCAGGACGCGGTTTATTACGCGTTCAACTTCAAGAGTCATCCCAGCACGACGGGACTGCGCTGGCGCGGCTACGTCAAGTTCATCAAACCGAAGACGGGCCGTGATACGCCGCTCCAGCACGTGGATTGCGTTGTCGATTGCAGTTGCCCGGATTATCGGTACCGCTGGGCGTGGGCGAACAAGCAGCGCGGTTCCAGCCAAGTCGGGCCGCAGTCGCTCAATCAGGCGTGGAACCGTGCGCCGCGTAAAACCAATCCCAAAGGCAAGCCCGGTTTGTGCAAACACATTCTGGCGGCGCGCCAGTACATTTACGGATTGCTGGCGGCCTTCCCCAGTGACAAACCGGACACGGCGGACAAGCTGAACAAGCTGACCAAATTCGCACAGAAGCGCTGGACGGATTTTCCGGGTCAGATGCGGGCCGCCAAGGAACGCGACGCCGAAACTCGTCGACGGCAGGCCCTGCGCAACGTTGTCGGCCCGGTGTTGCCCATACAGGCGGTTCCGGCGGATCGGCCCACCAGTGTTGCCGGTCGAACTCAAGTGCCGGAACCGGAAAAATCCACTGCTGCGTTTACAGCGCTTCAGCCGCCGCCGTTACCCAAACCGATTTCCGGCAAACCGGCTAAACCGGCGAAACCAACCGTGCCGCCAAAACCAGCGGCAAAAATAAAACCGGCACCGCGAACAAAACCGTGGCCGCACGGCGCGTACGCGTTGCCGGATGATGCCAATAATCAAGATTTTAAAAATTATCTGATGGAGTGTGTAGTTAATGCAAATGGCGATTCTATGAGCACTACGTTAAACGAAGCAATCAAACTGGTCGAAGAAATGGAAGCCGACGAGTTGACCGCCGCGCCAGCCGCAGCCGCGCTGGATGATCCGGTGGACAGCGCAATGGAACCCAGTGAACCGCCCGTCAGTGACTCCGCCGTCGGAGCCGACACGGAGGAAGACACCGCGCTGGGGTTGCTGCGCCAGATGCGTGATTTTCTCGCCCAACTGGCAACCGCTTTGGCCCCGGAAGAAACTCCCGAAGCTCCCGAAGGTGAAGAAGTCCCCGGTGGCGAAGGAGCCATGCCCCCCGAACCTCCTGCCGACGAAAAAGAGGAGGACGAGGACGAGGAAGAAGAGCTTCCCGACCGGCGGCCTGTTGAAAAGTAACCCAATGACAATGTCCTAAAGGCCACTATGTATCCCGGCGAATATGTACAGCCATTAGTCCGCAAGATGCTCGTTCAGGTGCCCGTCATTTCGGGCTACGTGACCGCCCGCTTGCAGGCCCAAGATTATTTTCCGGCGGCCATTTCGGGTGTTCCGGCGACGAACATGCTGGTGACTTTGGAGAACACGGGGGTAAATACCACCGCTGTTCTTTTGCAGGAAACCAGCGACCGCAGCATCTCCGGCACGCGTTATACCGTCATGAACGCGGTGACACTGGTGCCCGGCGGCCAGTCTGTCCAATACGTCAATCAAGGCTATCTGCCCTATCTGGAACTGTATTGCAGCGGCACCAACGGTGACAGCAACATTCGGATGCAGATTGACGCGCAGCGCCGCTGGACGGAGATGGGTTTCGACAAGTTCGATCCGTTTTACCCGCCGCAGCTTTTCCAAGCCAAAGAAGTTCCCGGCCCGCTCTAATCGAGCGGCGTGTTCGGGTTGGCCACGGTCGAAAAAAGCGAACTCGACGACTGACTGCCCGCGCCCTTGGTCAAAGACGAACTCTTGGCCTCTCCCACGTTGATGTCCTGCCCCGGCGCTTCGGTCTGGGGTACCAGTTGCCGGTCAGCCGCCTGAACGGACACATTGTTGAGATCGGGCTGGATTTCACCCCGGCGCAGGATCAGCTTCATGGTCACGGCGTTATTCAGCACTGTATACACCGTACCGGTCACAAAATACAAACCTGACCATGACGAGGTTTTTTCGGACTGCTGATTGACCACCAAGTTGACGATGTCGCCCGTGCGGATGCTGATATTCTTGTCGAAGTCGACGTTGACCTCGAACGTATTCATCCGGGCGTTTTCGTAGGTGTTTTGGGCCAGCGCAATCGCTTCTTCGGGCCGGTTGGCGCTCAAGTGGTACATGATGCGCCGCCGTCCGCCGGTGACGCTGCTCAGTTGGTACAGTCCTTTGGCAAAGCGCAGGCTTTTGTTGGGATCATTGAGGATGTCCTTGGTTTCGCCGGTCAAGGGGTCGTATACAACGAGATGGGTGCCCGATACGCCTTCTTTCCACAACTGCTGGCTGCGATCCAACTGAATCAACTGTCCGGCAGGTTGCTGGAAATACTGAAGCTCTTTGACGCTCGTCTGATAGTCCGGGCTGTGGAAATGGAGGACGTTGTCCAGAATGAAAAACACATAGTTGCCCCGGCCTTTGGCGTTGACCGCCCGGCGCAGCAGCCGCTGGGTGATGAAGGATACGTCGTCTTCAAAACTCTGGATGTAAAGATACTCGCCGCTGGTGGGTTCGACCACGACATCCAGATTATTTTCGTTCGCGATGGTCTGGATCATGGAACTGATCGAGCCTTTGCGGGCGACCGTTTTCTTATCGCGGGAAATGATGTACAAGGCGTCCGAAGTGGTGATTTCCAGCCGGTGGCCCGCCGCCTTGCTGATGCCCTGCAAAACTGCGCCGTAATGGACGATGTAGTGATTTTGCCACGGCAGCCAGATGGTCTGCTGGGGTTGGCCCAGTCCGAGACGAAAGCGAAAAGCCGGAGTGCCGCTCGTCATCGCCGTGCGCAGGACATCGTTGACAAAATCGGGCAGCAGGGTGGAAAAAGTGTGCCGGTATTCCTTCTTGCCGTACACGTCCTCCATCAAGTGGCTTTCGACATAGGTGACCAACGCCGGAGTCAAGGGCAAGGTCGGCTGCTGCGGCAGGGTCAGTTCAAAATTGACGACTGCTTGACCGTCGACCTGTTGAATGGACGCAGCCATGTGTATACGGGTTAGTCTTCTTCATCCACCGCCGCAAAAAGTCTTTCCAAAGCATCCAGTGCGTCGTTGGGCAATGTAATGCTGCACAGCACGACCGAGGCGGTGGGCGGGCTGCCCAGTGCTTCGTACAGGCGTTCCACAATCGACTCGTTGGCCAGCACCAATTCCGCTTCGGCTTGATTCAGGACAATGCCATCCGCGTCGTCAGCGGCCTGCTCGTTCGGGTAAATGACGACCTCCGAATTCTTGGTCGCTTCGACGGTGGAATCAATCGCTTCCCCCTGAAGTTCCTCGATCAATTGCATCAGATTATTTGGCTTTTTCATTTTGCATCAACATAGTTACAGTGTGAAATATATCGAGCGTAAGCAGTTCCTGTACGATCCCGACATCTTCCGGTTGTCGGATACCCAGACTGCGCTCGGCATCCATGCGGAGGCGGTCAAAAAGTTCAGCCCCAATCCCCGGCCTAAATTCATGGAAGTGGATCGCCGGGCCACAAAGTATGACGCGCTTTGGCATGTTCCGTTGGACGACAGAACCGTATTTTCGCGGGTTTTGGACATTCCTGCCATCGTTACTAAAGAGCGTCCTGACTGGAGATTAACGCGGGTGGGTATTGTGCCTCAGCAGAAGCACAAGTTTTGGGTGGCTAACCTGCTGCTTCAGCAGGTAGACTATTTTCCGGTGCGCGGCGACATGGTGTATTACGACGGGTACCGGCACATGATCATCAACACGGTTTTGGAACCCAACGCCTTTTGGCAGCAGACAAACGTATGGCTCGGCATGGTATGCGAGACAATCATCCCGGCGGAAGGCGACGCCCGCCCGTTGGTCAACTTGGGCGCGGCGGCTCCGGCGGAGATCATCCAGACACGTCCATTGCCGGAAGCGTAGACATTGATGACCTGCGGGCTTACATCGATGTCCTGTGGCGCGAGCAAAAATATCCAACTATTCGGCGGTTGAAGAAGCTGGGATGCGAAGTGTGGATTGAATCCGGCGGTTATATCGCCGCGAGATACGTGGGCGCTTATCCGTTTGACAATGTGCCGACCTCAAACTGGCAGCGAAGCACCTGTTGGAAGCACCGGCTGTGGTTCGTGAACGATCACGACGATGAAGAGTCTACCATCAGTTTTTGGGCGAGGTACATGGCTGAGCGGATTGCCACTGTGTTGGGATTCAAAAATTGCGACGGTAATTTGGGAGTGGTGTTGCCCAAGATTTTATTGTCGGTCAAAGACGTGGTGTTCGTCATAAAAACTGACTGTATACGATGATTGACCTATTCAAGCCCATCTCCGGGGCCATGGAGGAGATATTCGAGCAGGAGTTCGATGACCGCAAAAAACGCGATCAAATCGTCGAACGGCTGATGGTGTGGCTCACCGGAGAAGCCCGCAAAAAGGAAATCCCCGACCTTGACAAACGCATTGAGGATATGCGGAAGCGGACGAAGGACATGGTGGAGGACATGAAAGTCGTAATTGAGGACGGGAAGCTCGTAGTTAAGGTTGCCGGTTCAGCAGAGCAAACGTGGCGGCTGTACCGTTTGGGCAGTAGCTGGTTTGAGCCGGATAAATACGCGATTGAACGAATACTCGCCGGTCTTTTAGACGAAGCCGGTAGTTATCACAAATGAAAGACATCAAGCAAATCGTAGCCGAGTCCGTGGAAAACGGAAACAAGAACTACATCAGCGAAGCCGTAAACATGCTGCTTGGCGGCGACGTGAAAAGCGGTGACACCGTAGCCGTCGTCGATGATCCGATTTACGGTTATTCTGGCGCGAAGGGCAAAGTGAAGGGTGAGTCGCGGCAGGGCAGCGGCTTCGTCGACGTGGAGCTTGAAAACGGCACCACGATGCCCATGCAGACCAGCCTGCTTGTCAACGTACGCACTTAATTTTTCGTCGGCCATAGTTAAGGTATGGCCGACGGCACACTAAACGTACAGGCAGGCGCGGTAGGTAGCACATCCATGCGCTACCATGAGCTTGCCGTTCAGGGCTGGCTCAACAATCTTTTCTTCGTCCGTGTCGGTTATCCCGTGCCGGTGGTCTTCGCGGCCCCGATGGACGCCTTCAGCCAGTTTCAGCAACTGTGGCAGCAGGACAACAACCCCTTCAAATACCTGTTTGACCTGAAGGACGCCAACGGCACACCGCTGTACGAGCCGTTCCCGTCCCCCATGCGGTATCCCATCCTCTCTGTATACAGGAAGGGCTGGAAATACCGCGCCTATCAAAATTTCTCGATTCATCGCTGGCGGCAAATCAACTGGCCTACGGTCAGCGACACGGGCACGACCATTTACGGCATCACCCAGAATGGCACCGAGCTTGGCCGGTGTGATCTGGGCAACGTCACCACGTCCCGGATGCCCATGGCGTGGGATTACCGTTTCCAGATCGATCACTTTTGCAACCGCCCGGACACGCAGGCGGTTTACATCGAGCAGTTGATGCGCGAATTCTGGCGCACCGGCGGGACGCCACAAACATGGATACGGGTGCATTATCCCGGTTGGGGGCCGCGTCTGGTGCGCCTGTACATCGACGGCGAAATCGAAAGCCTGACGCCGGAGGAACCGGAAGCGGACAAGTACGTTGAATTCCGCACGAGCTTCACGGTGGTTGTGGAAGGCTTCGATGTTGATCTCAACTATGAGATTTATCCGGCGGTGTGGGAATTGGTCTACGGCCAGACCACCATCGATCCGGTTACGCTTCAGCGCAGTTTCATTTTCTTCGGCAGCGACGACCTGCGCCTTGGTGACAACAACCCCACGCTCAACGAACGGACGAACGTGCCGCCGGACACTCGGTGTCAGGTGGAACTTAAAGCCAAGCGAAACCGGACGGCGCAAGACGTGGCCCTTTCCGGTCTGTCGAATGCAGACACGTTCGGCCAATTTTCAATCAGCACGGTGTAGTTATTACAAATGCTCGAAGTAAAGCGCCACCGTATACGAGAACTGGGTGTGCTGGACAGCCGGATCGCAAAAAGTATTTCGATGACCGCAGTAGTTAAAGCGAGTGAAATA